ATAAAGGAGAAAGAGCTTATGATATATATTCTAGACTTTTAAAAGATAGAATAGTATTCTTAAGTGATGAAGTAAATGACACTACGGCTAGCTTAGTAGTAGCACAATTATTATTTTTAGAAGCTGAAGACCCAGACAAAGATATATATTTATATATAAACTCACCAGGAGGAGTAGTAACAGCTGGTATGGCTATATATGATACTATGCAATATATAAAACCAGATGTAGTAACTGTATGCATGGGTATGGCTGCTTCAATGGGTGCATTTTTATTATCATCTGGTACAAAAGGAAAAAGATTTGCATTACCAAATAGTGAAATAATGATACACCAAGTTCTAGGTGGAGCAAAAGGTCAAGCTACAGATATAGAAATTCATACTAAAAACATATTAAGAACAAAAGAAAGATTAAATAGAATACTTTCTGAAAACACTGGTCAAGATTATGAAACTGTGGTAAAAGATACTGAAAGAGATAATTTCATGACAGCACAAGAAGCAAAAGAATATGGATTAGTTGATGCTGTTATACAAAATAAAGAAGAAATACAAAAATAATTAGGTTAGGAGAATACGATCATGGCAAAAAAAATATGTGACTTCTGTGGAAAAGAAATCGAAGGGGAAATGAGTTTTTCTGGAGAAAGTAGAATATTTTCGAAAGGAGACTCTAAAGAATCTAAGCCAGTCAGAATTTGTCCTGACTGCATAAAAACTTGTATGGAGCTTATAGACGAGCATAATAAAAAGAAAATGACACATAAACATATAGATTTAACACCAGACTCTATTAAAGCTGGTCTTGATGAATGGGTTATAGGACAAGAATATGCTAAGAAAACTATAGCAACTGAAGTATATAATCATTTAAAAAGAATTAAAAGATTAGAAGGAGATCCACAAGCAAATAAAAAACTTAGAATAGATAAATCTAATATTATAATGGTTGGTCCAACTGGAACAGGTAAAACCGAAATCGTAAGAGCATTAGGTGATATACTAGATATACCATATACTATACAAAATGCTACAAGCTTTACTGCTTCTGGGTATGTTGGTCGTGATGTAGAAGATATATTAAGAGATTTAATGGACGCTGCAGATAATGATTTAACTAAAGCAGAAAGAGGTATAGTTTTTATAGATGAATTCGATAAACTTAAAAAAGAATATACTGCTAATGGAAACAAAGATGTTGGTGGTGAAGCAGTGCAACAAGCATTGCTTAAAATGATAGAAGGTGGAGAATATGATGTTAAAAGAGATAAGACAGATAGAGCATCTTCATTTAAATTTGACACTACTAATGTTTTATTTGTTCTAGGTGGAGCTTTTGAAGGTATAAGTGAAATAGTTTCTAAGAGACTTAAACAAGAAACATCTATAGGATTTGGAGCTCATAAAGAATCTAAAAAGAAAGTAGAATATAATGAAATAGCAGATAAAATAACACAAGCTGATTTAAAAGAGTTTGGTATTATATCTGAAGTTCTAGGTAGATGCCCTGTAATAGCACCATTAAATGAGTTAAGTGTAGAACAATTAATACATATCTTAACTCAACCAAAACATGCTATTGTAAAACAATTTACAGAGTTATTAAAATTAGACAATAAAGATTTAGTAGTAGACTTTACTAAAGAAGGTTTAGAAGCTATTGCTAAAGAGGCTAAAGAAAATAAAATAGGCGCAAGAGCATTAAGATCTATGTTGACTAAAATATTAGGTGATGCAATGTATGACATACCTAAAGATAAAACTATCATAAAATTAACTATCGACAAAGATATGAAATGTGTATATGGTAGAAAAGCATTAAAAACAGGACCAGTTGGTGCTGCTGCTGCAGAAGCAGAAAAATAATAAATATATAATATAGGGTAAAAGGGTAGTGCAAAAGCTACCCTTAATAAAATAAAAGGAGAATTAAGAAGAATGAAAAAAGAAAACGTAAAAGCAATAAACAGTCAAATGAAAACATTAGCTAAAGAAGTAGAAGGTATATTAGACATTGGAGAAAGAGCCAATGCAAGAGCAAAATATATTGAATTATTATTTAATATATCTGTTAGTGGAGCATTAGAAAATGGATGCAGCTGTGGAGGTAATTGTAGTTGTGGCAAAGATGCTATAAAAGAAGATATACCTAAAGAAGTTGAAGAACCAATGGTTGAAGAACCTGTTGAACAAGTGGAAGAAGAAGTTCCAGAAGAAGTGGAAGAACAAGTAGAAGAAGAAACTGCTGAAGAAACAGAAGATCCATTAGAAGATGGTGAAGAAATAAGCGACGAAAAAGATGAAGAAGCTGACCCACTTGAAGATTCTGAAGAAGTAGAACAAGATGCTGAAGCAGATGAAAGAATAACTTATGAAACAGAAGAAGGCGAAGTTCTAGATGTAACAGATATATATAATCAAATAACAGATGTAGAAGACCCAGAAGAAAAACGCACTATAGCTGGTTATATAGCAGAATATGATAATTGTATAGATGAATATAATAGCTTAAGCATGTTAGAATCATCTGGAACTAAAATATATTTAGCATACTGTATTAACTTCTATGGCTTAGATGAAATAAATGAATGTGTAGCTAAATTAACAGAAAATGAATTTACAGATGTATATAAATATATAACTGATAACAACGTTGAAGGATTCACTCAATATGTTGACCAAACATTTGATGATGAAGACGAAGAATAAGACGTTGAATTATAAGTAATTATTATATAGAAAAGCAGGGCCCAGCTTTGTCGGAATGACTAAATGGGCAACCCTACGATGGGCAAATAAAACTATAACAAACAAATAAAAATTAAAGGTAGACATGCGTCGACATGTCGTATAGGAGGATTTAAAATGAGAAACATAACAATATCAGGAACAATAGCAAACTTTGGACAAGTAGATAGAGCAAGAACAACTGGTGAAGGTGAAAGAAATGACGCTTTTACAGTAAGATTTATAAATGTATCTATGGATAGAAAAGATGAAAGCACTGGATATACTAAACATGAAGTAATGAAAGTATTAGCAAATGGATACTTAGCAGAAAGATTAGCTAAATTCGCACCAATGGAAAAAGTATATATAGTAGGTAAATTAGAAAAAGAAGATGATTATGTAACAGAAGATAGAACTGTACCAGGTCAATGGATAGTAAGAGTTGATTCTATAGATAACTGGCCAGAAGCTGCTAATAATGAAGAAGGTGGTTCTACAACAACTGCAAAAACTACATCTACTAAACCAGCAGCCAAAAAACCATCTGCTAAAAAGAAACCATCTATAAAAGAAAGACCAAGTAAAACAGCTTAGGTTATAAAAACTGAATAAGACTATATATTAATATAAAAAAGCGATAATGTACGATTTTTTTTCGAATATTATCGCTTTTTTGATAAAGATGTGCTATAATTACATCGAATATAATCGCAAACAAAAAGTCAATAGTGGACAACTACATTAGTGTTGTAAGGGTTTTATAAGGAAGAGTGTTTGACCTAGGATAAATCGAATGGCCCGACAGGGAACAGGTGAAATCGACTAAACACTTGTAATTAAGTTTGCACAGCATATATGAGATAATCAATGCTATTTCTAAGGGCTGAGAGTGGTGACTAGATACCACAACAATCAAAAGCTAGGGGTGGATATTCTTTGAGGAGTATATCTCACATTAGCAGATTCGGGGGAATATGAATCTACACTTAAATGAAAAGCTAGAGATATATATTAACTTGCATTGATCCAACGTTTCATGGTCGTAACATGAGGACTCAAAAACATTGGAGTATAGTTATCTTACACTTGTCTGTAGGGTAACTATGTCCATTATGGATCTAAAAACAGTCAGTTTCCAAAAATCGGAAGAAATTCAAGGGTATTCACTACAAATTCTAAATATCAACAAATAGGAGGCATACATGATAGATAATATCGATAAAACAGTATATGATACCGTTCAAAAGGGATTAAAAGAAATAGACAACGAAGTGGATAAGAATAAAAGCATCGAAGAACAGGCAGAGATAGTGGCAAAAGATATGATGCTGCATAACTTTAATAGCAAGGTAGACGTTGATGGAATATTATATATATTTACTTTAAGTACAGGTAAAAAAGGTAAATTACCTACATATGTATTAACTGTTACAGATGTTAATAAAGCATATGGAGTACAAAAAGAGAATCTAAATCTATTAGAAGCTATAAATAAGATGGGAAAACTAGATGAAGGCAGTCCTATTAATCTAGCACCTAAAGTATATAAACCTATGGTTTTAGAATTAGAAATAGATGATTCATTAGAAGAAGAACAAATGATAAATCTATTATGTAAGACAGCAATAGCTAAGTTATTAGGCGAATTTATAATAGAAGAATTGCCAGAAGAATAGTTTAATAGGAGGAATATAATGATTAAAAAGAAAAAGAAACCAATACAAAAAGTAAAATCAACAACTAAGACACAAAAAATAGAAACACTGGAAGAAGTCGAACAAGTCAGATTAAGACCAGGTAACTTTTTCTCTAGTATAGATTACACTATATATGAACTAGCAGATAATAGTACTGATGAACATCTTGAAGGCTTTGGTGATGTAATCAATATAGAATTAAAACCTGATGGAGAAACAACAGTTGAGGACCATGGTAGAGGATTACCAGTTACACCATCTGAAAAATATCCAGACAAGAGTGAAGCAGAAGTTGCTTTCTCTAGTATAAGAAGTGGTGGTAAATTTGGTACAGATGGAGCTAAATCTTCTGGGCTTAATGGTATAGGTTCTGCTGGTATAAACTTTTTATCAGAATATTTTGATGTCACAATAAAACGTGACGGTAAAAAATATCATATGCGTTTTGAAAAAGGTCAATGCGTAGAAAAGCTTACAGAAGTAGGCAAAGTAGATAAAAATGATACTGGTACTACTATAATAGCTAAACCAGACCAATCAATATGGAAAAATTTAGATGATTTTGATATACCAGCTATTAAAAGAAGATTAAAACAAAAATGTTATCTTAATACTGGATTAACTATTAACTTTAAAGCAGAATATGGTGATTATAATCTTGATGAATCATACCACTTTGAAGAAGGTATTAATCAGTATGTTAAAGATATTCTAGGTGATGAAGAACCTATAACTGAAATATATAATTTAAATAAATCTGTACCTATTGATGAAGATGGAAACACAATAGATATGGATATAGCATTCTGCTTTACAGAAGGAGAAGGTGGAGATAATATTATAGGATTTACTAATAATGTATCTAATACCGATAGAAGATCATCTCAAATAGATGGCTTTAAAGCAGGCTTAGCATCATCTATTAAAAATGCTATAGAAGATTCAGATCTTAATAAACAAAAGTTTAATATAACTAACGAAGACACTAGAGAAGGTATAGTATCTATTGTATCTATTAAGTTATACAATCCTTTTTATGATGCACAAAATAAAGATAGAATAATCATGCCTATAGCAAGATCTACAGTGTCTAATGCAATAGAAGAATATTTAGACGATATGTTCGATAAAAATCCAACACAAAAAGATATTATATTAAGAAGAGTTATAGAAGCAGCTAGAATAAGAGAGACTGCAAGAAAATCTAAAGAAACAGCTAAAAAAGTTAAATCTGTTGGAGCTGGTAAAGTAGAAGGTTTAACTAAATGTACTTCTAAAGACCCTACCAAAAGTGAAGTATTCTTAGTAGAAGGAGATTCAGCAGGTGGTTCTGCTAAACAAGCAAGAGATCATGAAACTATGGCAATATTACCTGTATTTGGTAAAATAAACAATACTTATAATATTGATATAGACAAACTACTAAAATCTCCTAAGATAATGGAAGCAGTCAAAGCATTTGGTTGTGGTATAGATGAAGAATTTGATATCGAAAAATTAAGATATCATAAAATAATACTTCTAACCGATGCCGATGTTGATGGTTTGCATATAAGATGCTTATGGATGACATTCTTCTTTAAACATATGAGAAAAATAATAGAAGAAGGTTATTTATACATAGCCTTACCACCATTATTTGTTATAACTAAAAATCCTAGAACAAAGAAAGAACAAAAGCTATTTGCATATTCACCAGAAGAAAAAGATGAAATAATATCTAAACTTACTTGTAAATATGAAGTATCTAGAGAAAAAGGTCTAGGAGAAATGGATTGGCAAGACTTAAGAGATAGTACTATGAGTAAAGATAGTAGAAAACTAAAAAGAGTTACTATCGAAGATGTTGAAGCATGTATGGAAATATTAAATGTTTGCATGAATGATAGAGAAACAACAGCTAGAAAAAGCTTTATATTAAATAGAGGATTATAAAAACAGGGAGGAATATTATGGCAGAAGAAATTATAAATGTTGAATTAAGTGATGAGCTTTCTTCCAATTACTTAGATTATGCAGATGAAACAATACAAGAAAGAGCAATAGCAGATATAAGAGATGGACTTAAGCCAGTCCATCTTCGTATCTTATATGATATGTATTCATTAGGAGTTGATCCTAATAGTAAATTTGTAAAATGTGCAAGAATAGTTGGAGATGTAATTGGTAAGCTTCACCCACATGGCGATACTAGTGCTTATAAAGCATTAGTAGGGTTAGCACAACCATGGAATATGAGATATCCATTAATTACTTTTAAAGGTAATGTTGGTTCTATAGATAATGACCCACCAGCAGCCATGAGATATACTGAATGTAAATTATCTAAAATAGGTTATGAAATGGCTCAAGGTTTAGATAGAAATGCAGTAGACTTTGTACCTAACTTTGATGATACATGGAAAGAACCAATAGTAATGCCTACATTAATACCAAATTACTTAGCTAATGGTACTGAAGGCATAGCTTGTGGTTTTGCGCCTAAAATACCAACTCATAATTTAGGAGAAATATATGATGCTTGTATGTTTGTATTAAAAGACATAATATCAGGCAAATTAAACGAAATATCAGATGATGAACTAGAAGATTATCTAGTTAAAGGTATTATGAAATACATGAAAGGACCTGACTTTCCAGGTGGAGGTCTTATAATAGACAACAAAGAATGGCCTCAAATAATAAGAACTGGTAAAGGTAGAATAATTACATCTGCTAAATACGAAATAACAGAGACTAAACGTAAAGACAAACAAATGGTAATAACAGAACTACCTTATCAAGTTAATAAAAAAGCATTAGTTGAAAAGATAGAAGACTTAGTAGATAATGGCTCTATTGAAGGTATCAAAGACATAATAGATGCTTCTTCTGGGACTAATGGTTTAAAAATATTAATAACATTTAAAAAGAACGCTAATTATGAAATAATAATAAATAATTTATTAGCGAAGACAGATCTAAAGAAAAACATATCTTATAATATGTATGGTCTTAAAAATAAAGAATTAGTAGATTCAAATATATTAGTAGCAATAGATGAATTCCTAGAACATTCAGCTACTGTTGTACAAAGAGAATGCCAATATGATCACGACAAAAAAGCAGAAAGACTAATTAGAGTTCAAGCTATGCTTAAAATATTAGAATCTGATGAAACTTTAGATGATGCAATTAAAATAATAAGATATGATAAAGACAAAAAAATAGAAAATTTAATGAAAAGATTTGATCTAACTACAGATCAAGCAGACTATGTTATGTCTAGACAATTAAGTGCAATATCAATAGAACAATTCGAAAAATATCAAACAGAAGAAGATGAACTAGAAACAGCTATAGAACAACTACGTATAATAATAGAAAATGAAGATAATGCTCTTTACAGAGAAGTTTTAAATCGTTTTAAAGAACTTAAAAAGAAATATGCAGATGAAAGAAGAACAACTATTGAGCTTAAAGATGAAACTACTGTAGAAGATCTTATAGAAGATGAAGATTTAATAATCACTATAACAAGTGAAGGTAATATTAAATCTGTTTCTGCATCTGAATATACTAAACAAAGAAAGAATGGCAAAGGTTCTAAAGGTGTTGCAATGAAAGATAATGAAATAATAACACAATTATTTACATTATCTTCTAAAGATGATTTATTATTCGTAACTAATAGTGGTAGAATACATCATCTAAAAGCATATAAAATACCTAAAGTAGCAAAATCTGCTAAAGGTAAAAACATAGTTAATTATCTTTCTCTTGAAGAAGATGAAGTCGTAGTAAAAACTTTAGCAACAAGAATTGAACCAGGTACTGATCAATATATAATGTTCGTAACAGATAAAGGACAAATCAAAAGATTGTCTCTAGACTTATTATCTAAGAAGAGAAATATAACTAAAGCTATTACATTAAAAGAAGGACATGAAATAAAAGATGTAGTATTAGCAGGAGAAGACGATGAAATTATAGTAGCTACTGCAAAAGGTAACTGCATAAGAGTAAATGCTTCTGCTGTTAAACCACAAGGTAAAACTGCTCAAGGTGTAATAGGAATCAGAATGAAAACTGATGATGATTGCGTAGCAGGATTAACTAAAGTGGAAGAAGATCAAGATGTCTTAACTATAACTTCATTAGCATTAGCTAAGAAAACAGATGAATCTGAATATCCATGTGCTAAAAACAAAGGTGGTAAAGGTATTAAATGCCATAAACTATCTGAAAAGACAGGACCACTTGTAGGCATTCTTGCAATGAATGATGAAGATTTATTATTATGCACTCAAAACGGTAAAATAATAAGAATATCATCTGAAGATGTAAGAGAAACAAAAAGGGATACTACAGGTTGTAGATTACAAAATCTAGATAAAGGAGATTGTATAAAATCTATTTCTTTAGCTCCTAAAGCTATTGAAGAAGAACAAGAATAAGGAGTGACAAAATGAGTGGTTATACAAGTAAACAGGAGGCCATTCGTCAATCATTTGCAAATTATTTGGGGGCACTAATAAGTGCCTCCGCATTTGAAGGCGAATTACAAAAAGAAAATGTCATCGCATTGCTATGTGAAGAATTATGTAAATATACATGCGATAATACAGACAACAAAGTTGATATCAGTTGCGCAAATCCTATTTTTCAAGCTACTTTGTATTTGCTTAAACGATACAAACAAGACATGATAAATGATGCAAAAGAGATTGAGTTAAATATCGAAGATTCACAACCTATCATTGAAATAAATGAGATAATAAATATGTTAGATCAATATATATTAAACATATCAACAAAAGGAAAGGATGATGAATAATGGCAAAAAAGAAACAAGTAACTATAGATAATGAAAAAACCGCTCAAAAAATACAAGCAGAAAAGTTGAAAAACTTAAATGCTATAGCTGATGCAATAAATAAGAAAGCTGGTAAAGTAGTAATAGGTAAAGCTTCTGACAAAGAAATGATAAATAAATTAACAGTCGAAGTTATACCTACAGCTTCTATGAGAGTTAATAAAGCAATAGGTGGAGGATGGCCTAAAGGACATTTCTCAATATTAACTGGTGGACCAGATAGTGGTAAAACTTTCTTACTATTAGAAACTATAGCTAAAAATATGGAAGAAGATCCAAATTTTACTGCATGCTGGATTGAATCAGAAGGGTCTTTAAATAATGAACCATTAGACATGTTTGGTATAGATAGAGATAGATTCTACTTCTATCCAGTTGGTTCAGAAGGTGGAGAAACTGCAATGGATTATGCTATCACATTCGCTAAACAAGGTGTAGATATGATAGTAATAAACTCATTAAAATGTTTAACTCCTTCAAAAGAATTTAAAGACAAAATGGAAGATCAAAACGTAGCATTACAAGCAAGATTAAATGCTAAATTTATGAGAATAGTTATACCTACTATATATGAATCAAATACTGCTTTAGTTGTTGTTCAACATAAATCTACAGACATAGGTTCATATATGGGTGGAAAAACTATAACTGGTGGAGAACAAATAAAATATAATTCTTATTTAACAGTAGATAATACAAGAGTTAATATTAATAGTAGTAATCCACTATACTCTATGAAAGATAGATATATGCAATTTAGAAGTAAAGTATTAAAGAATCATATGCGTACTACAATAAACCCATTTGTACAATGTGAATACACAGTTAAAATAGGTAAAGGTACAGATATTATAGGTGAAATAGTTGATGCAGCTATTGAACAAGATATATTATCTAAAAAAGGCGCATGGATAAGAGAATACGAAGAATCTGGTGAAGAAAGAATATTACCAGATGAAACTAAATGCGCATGGAATGGTATGGCTAAATTATTAGATTTTCTAAATAATAATCCAGACTATGTATCATATCTAAAAGATAGAGTAGAAGGAAATATAGAAACTGAATCATTATCTGTTGAAGAAATAGATATACTTCAACAACAAGACAATGCAGAAGAACAATTGGTTGAACAATTGAACGAAACATTGGATGAAGCAATGGAAGAAGAAACTGAGAAATAAATTAAGGCAGTGAAAGCTGCCTTTTATACGTTTTTACGTTTTCTACATTTGCTATTGTATTTCCTAGCTAAAGACTTAATATTAAAATCTCTAGGTAGATTATTAAATGTAACTTTTAACGGTTCGTCAAGTATATTCATAAGTACTTGATTGACCGTTAAATTTTTATTATAAGCTATTGCTTTTAATAAGTCTAAATCTTCTTCATTAAAATATATACTCATTGGAACCTTCTTTTTAGAAGACATGCGTTCTTCTAAATTCATTAAGTCAAATGGAGAATTAATAGCTCTATTTACTCTTGTTTTATAGTCATTATTAGGTAAATCCAATTTTTCATTATATCTTTCATCGAAAAATTTATCTAATCCCATTATAAAACATCCCTTTCTTTTAATTCTTTTATAACAGATTTAAGTTCTTCTCTAACTTTATGAGGCTTACGTATCTTTCTACAGTAATCATCAATATCCATTTTATTAAGAATAGCGTTCTTAATAACTGTAGTGTCACTTATTTTATGTCTTAATAAATCTTTACGAATATCGTCAAACTCTTTAAGTTTTTCGTTAAAGTATTTACCTGTACTTAAATTCCTAGAAGTATATGAATTAATCAGTACTGCTCTATGAGCTTCGTTATCCATTTCCATATCTTCAAGGTCTTGATTAAATTTTTTATAAAATAATTCACAACCTCTTATTGACGCAATATCTTGATAAGCAACTGGTGTTATAATTGAATCACTAATTAGCATAAAATTACGTGCAACTAAATCATAAGAAGGCGATAAATCAATAAATATATAATCATATGGTTTAAGATATTCTACATTATTTCTGAACCATCTCCATACTGATTTTTCTCTATTAGTCTTAGTAGTTAAATATTCACTAAGAACAGATAGTGATAAATCTGATGGTATTAAATCTATATTTTTATATTTATTGTTTGGTGACTTAATTATAAGATTTTCTGCAGATATATTATCAGCTAATCCATCAAACATAGTTTTATTATTATGACTTACTTTATACATAAACTGTGTTAAATTAGCTTGGGTATCTGCATCTATTATAAGTACTTTATTATTTTCTTTACTTAATGCAATTGATGTTAGTATAGTCAATGTAGTTTTTCCTACTCCACCTTTTACATTAAAAAAACTAACTATTTTCATAAACATACTCCTTTGTTAAACCAATTATATTATAATTATATAACAAATGGTTATATAAATCCATTAACAAATTATACCAAAAAGAAAGGAGAAATAAATGGATTGTAAATTTGATAAATATGATTGTAAAAACTGTGGTGACGATGATTATTGTTTATTATGCTTTAATGCAGATAAATATACTCCAACCAAGAAAAAACAATATGGTATAAAGAAAAATACTAATAAAACATCTGGAAGAATGGGAAGTCAAGCAGAAATGATTAATCATAAAAGACTTGAACAAACATTAGATACCAAAGCTAATATGACTCCTAATAGTGGAGCAGGTAGAATCAAAGGTGATGAACAGATAAAAGGTTTAGTAAACTGGATGTTTGAATCAAAGACTCAAGAAATAGAAAGGGCCCGTGGTCATAAACAATTCACAGTTAAACGTGAATGGCTCGATAAATTGGCAAAAGAAGCTCCTGCTGAAAACATGGACTTCTGGTCATTAGTATTTTCTTTTAAAGATAATGATGAGCAGCTATATGCTGTAATGGATCAACAGCTATTATTAGATTGTATAGCAACAATGGTTGAAGATAGAAAAATAGCTAAATCTGCACAGTCTAAGATAGATATTGCTAATAAACATAGAGAATTAGTCGAGGCTGAAAATGTTAAATTACATGCTGAAATAGAATATTTAAAAGCATTATTAAAAAACAAGGAGGAATAGTTATGAGCTACTATATATTAGATAAATGTGGAAACTTCATAGCAGAATACAGAACATTTAAAGAAATAGAAAAAGCATATAACACACCATATGTTTCTTTTTGTGAATGTTCAAATTATATATCAGCTATTGTAAATAACAAAAGCTCTACATGTAAAAAAAGATTATCAGCAAGCAATGTTGTATGCGTCACAAAAGATGATTATATAAATCATTTAAAAGAAATAATATGGTTGCTAACTAGAGAAGATGTTTTGGTTATTAATAAAGAAGGCAGAGTATTAGGAGCATACAAAACTAACACAGAGGCTTTAAATTCACTTTCTATGAAAGGTATTAATGCAAATAAGAGTGTCGTTAATTTTTATATGAATATATCTAATAAAGATTTCTATGGATATAGATTTGCAACAAGAGAACATTATGTAGAAATGATCAAAAAAGACCCTTTATATTATTCAAAAGAATATGAACGCCCAAATAAGCTTAAATCACCTGTAGATATGTACAGTTTTAAAACAGGTGAATTTATTAAAAGTTTTGCAAGTCAAACAGATGCAGCAAAATATATGGGATGTTCGAGACAACTTATAAGCCAAGCTATAAAAAATGGTAGTCCTATATTGAAAACAGACTATTGCTTTGTATTAGCAGAAAAAGAGGAGGGCGAAAATAATGGATAAAGATAAACCTTCATTATGCCCATACTGTGGTAAAAAGTTAAATCATGTAATAATGGAAATAGATAGAGAAAGAAAAGTAAGTGCATTATACAAAATGAATTATAAAAATACGGCATCTAAAATATTAAAAACTTATGAAGAAGCTGATAAAGATGATTTCAATACCTATTGTGCATATTGTGGTGAAAAAATATTTAATGACCCTGAAACCATAAGCGAAATTGATGAAAATCTAAAAATTCTACGCTGTATAAAAAATAGATCAGACGGAGAAAAGATTGAATATGATTTAAATGATTTAACAATATGTCATAATTGTGGACATAAATTAGATGAAGTAATTATTACAGAAAGTACAGACAAAGAGTATAAAATTAACCATTCTAAGTTTACTGCTGAACAAGTAAGTTTTGAAGAACAAGATTATAGCCCAATTGTAATATGTGAACATTGTAAAGAGCAAGTTGATGATGCACAACAAAATTATATCTTAAGCATAATAGAAGGAGTAATATAAATATACGAGACATTTAAAAGGAGTGATTATAGTTATGGACGTAATTAAAAGAGACGGAAACGTTGTAGAATTTGACATTAAGAAGATTGAAAGAGCTATAATGTCAGCGATGGAAACAGATGAACAGGATGAGTATAAATTCAGATTATTAATTGAATCTATACAAACAGAAATTGACGAATATTATTCTGACTACATATCAATAGAAAATATACAAGATATAGTAGAAAACTGTTTAATGAAAGAAGGATTCACAAAAACTGCTAAGAAATATATTCTTTATAGAGAAGAAAGAAGAAGAGTAAGAGATAAAAAAGCAGAATCTTATTCAAACATGGAAGAAAAAATAAAATCTATATTAGATGCAGATGATATAGAAAACTCTAATACCAATGTAGATGAATATTCTACTTCTGGGAAAAACAAAAGAGTTCTTGACTATGTAAATAAAAATTATGCTTTAGATAATTTAATACCTAAGCATATATCTGAATTACATAGAAAAGGTGTATTATATCAACATGACCTAGACAATTATAATGTCGGTAATCACAATTGTATTACAGTAGATTTTGAAGACTTATTTGAAAATAATCAAGGATTTAAAACAAGAAATACAGATGTAAGAAAACCTAATAGTATTATGACATTCTTCCAATTAGTTGCTGTTGTATTTCAATTAGAATCACAATGTCAATTTGGAGGAATATCAAGTGCCAAAATAGACACAGAAGCAGCACCTTATGTAAGAATAACATTTGAAAAGAAATTTAAAAATGCATTAATGGATTGTAGAGACTACTCTAAAGAAGAAGCTGAAAGAATTATATATGATCTTAAAAAAGAAGATGAAAGTATAATACATTTAGGAAACAAAAAGTTACAAGGATTATATCCTACAGAATATAAAGTAGCCAAAAGACATACTGTAGAAGAAACTGAACAAGCATGTGAATCATTATATCATAATTTAGGTACATTAGAATCTAGAGCTGGTTCACAACTACCATTTACAAGTATAAACTATGGATTAGATACTACTGAAGAAGGTAGATTAGTTACTCGTTCTTTATTAAAAGCTAGCATCAATGGAGTTGGCAAATATCATAGAACTCCAATATTCCCTATTGCCATATTCCAACATAAAAAAGGAGTTAACGCTAATCCAGGAGACCCTAATTATGATTTAAAACAATTAGCAATTAAATCATTATCTAAAAGAATATATCCTAATTTTGTTAATTGTGACGCACCGCATCTAACTAATGATTTCAGCAAACCTGTAGAAAGATTTGGTACTATGGGATGCAGAACTATGTTAGGATATGATATTAATGGATTAGGTGATACTCAAGGAGGTAGAGGAAATATATGTCCTGCTACTTTGAATCTAGCTTATTTAGGAATTAAACATGGTATTTGTCTAGGAGAAAGAGAAAAACCAGACATAGATGGATTCTGGAAAGAACTAGATGAAATGTTAAAAGTAGAAGAAGAATCTTTACTATTTAGATTTGAATATATAGCATCTAAAAAAGCAAGAAGTAATCCATTCTTATATGAAAATGGAGTAATGAAAAATACACTAGGCAGAAAATTAAAACCAGACGAAGAAGTAAGAGAATGTGTAAAACATGGAACTCTTGCTATGGGTTATCTAGGATTAGCCGACTGTATGATAGCTTTATTTGGTAAACATCATGGTGAAAATGACGATGTTTATAAGTTTGCATATAGTGTTATAGAACATATACATGCTTATGCAGTAGATGCTACAAAAAGAAATCATCTTAATTTCAGTTGTTATGCTACTCCAGCTGAAGGTAGCTGTAGCACATTAAGAGACAAACTATATGAACAATTTGGTGAAATAAAAGGAATAACAGACAAAGAATATTTAACTAATTCACATCATATACCAGTAGATTACAATATATCTATACAAAGAAAAATAGATTTAGAAGCACCTTTTGCTAAATTAGCTACTGGTGGATTTATAATGTACGTAGAATTAGAATCATCTGTTACTCATAACGCACAAGTTGTAGAAGATATAATAAACTATGCTATGAATAGTGGAGCTTCTTATTTTGCGTTAAATTTCCCAATTTCACATTGTTTAAATTGTCATTATGATGGAGATATGAATGATGAATGCCCAGAATGTCATTCAGACAATATAGAAATATTAGGAAGAGTTACAGGTTATTTAAGCTCAGATTATAGAAACTTTAATAAAGGTAAACAACAAGAGTTTAAAAAGAGAGTTAAACATACTCTTAGCAAGGAGAAATAATGAAAATATCAGGAATAGAGTATGAGTCTATTGTTGACGGTCCAGGTCTAAGAAATACTATATTTGTTTCAGGTTGTGAACACCATTGTGAAGGTTGTCATAACCCTGAAACATGGGACGCTAATCATGGTAAAGAGTTTACAAAAGATTTGCAAAATAAATTTATCAATGCTTGTAAAGGTAATTTTTTATTAAAAGGTATTACAATAAGTGGTGGTGATCCTTTATATATTTATAAACAAGAAATACTAAACTTCTTAGAAACTTTCAAAAAAGAATTGCCTCAATTATCAGTTTGGTTATATACTGGATACGTAATGACAGTAGATTCATTAAAAGAATTAGAAAATAAAGTAGATGTAGTAGTCGATGGCGAATTTGAATTAGAACATAGAGATATAACGCTTAATTATAGAGGCTCACCTAATCAAAGAATAATAAATGTAAAAGAAAGTATCAAGAATAATGAAATTATAGAAGAGCAGTATTAACTGCTCTTTATTTTTAAAAAAGGTGGTATATTATGACATGAGTAAAATAGAAAAAACAGATATGAAAAAATTAGATGTAACCAACGCATATGAAGTAGATTGTTCTAAATGTGATAGAAGTTTTATCATAGATTGTGGTGAAGAAAAAGAACCTAGATGGTGTCCATATTGTGGCCATGAACTTAGCGATAATATTGAAATTAAACTTCCAAACGATAACGGATGGGGTAGAATACTTACAACAGCACCATACGTAACACTTGATGGAACTACTGTACCAGTAGATTCTGTAACGCTTGAAACAAGAAGAGAGCCTATATCATGGCACAATGGTAGTAGTGACAATCCCAATAGAGTCAGATCTTATTATAATCCAGAATTTTCAATAGATATCGAAACAACAGGAGATTGGAGACCTTAATATGGGATTAATATTTAGAAAAAGTATCAAATTAGGACCATTTAAATTAAATATATCTAAACATGGAATTGGTTACTCAATAGGCAGCAAACGCATAAGACATACTAGAACATCAACAGGTAAAACATACAATACGCTAAAAATATTTAAAGGATTATCATATAGGACCAAACAGAAATAGGAGGCGACAACATGATATTTTGCATAATTGGAAAAACGGGGGTAGGCAAAACGACATTAGCAAAAAGCATAAGCAGAAATCTGCATATCCCGATTATAGTATCTTACACAAGTAGACCTAAAAGAAAAAAAGAAAAAGACGAAGAAGATTATTTTTTTGTAGATCATGCATATTTTGATGAACATAAAAATGAGTTTATAGACCTAAGAGAATATACAGTAAATAATGGAGAGATATGGGAATATGGAATTAATAGAAAACAAATAAACAAGAAAAAAGATTATATAGCAGTGGTAGATACAGAGGGATATAAAAATCTTTCTAAACATTTTAAAACTAAAGCATTGATAATCGATTCTTATGACGATATTATAATAGATCGTCTTTCTAGCAGAGGTGATGACCCTGGAGAAATACAAAGAAGATTAGAAGATGACAAAGCAAAAATAGATGACTTTATGACAAGTACATCAATAGATCAAAGAACTATTATATATAATAATGACAATTTAATTTCAGCTGAAATTGATTGTGCTCAAAGTATATTAATGACATTATGCGATGATTCTTATAGAAAAAGTAAAAGAAATTCTATATTTACTACTATATGCATGATAGCGTCATTGGTATGTTTTATATTTGATTTACTATTGTAAACAAAAGGAGGGTATGCTATGAATTTTTCCGAAGAAGATATAAATAAAATATTGGATAAACTAGATGAGTATTTTGAGGAAGAAGAAAAAAGACACAAGCTATGGGAAGAAAAATATGCATGGAATATAAATGACATAAAATTTAAAAATAAATTAGATGAAATGATATCTAAAATGTGGAATGCATCTGTAGGTAAAGCATATTCTGTAGGTAGTGATGAAGATAATGAAGATTTTAATTATCTAGAATCATTAGATTGTTATTTACTAGATGAACAATTAACAGGAGAATGCACAGATTTTTATCAAGACGAAGATAATACCTTCGCTATATCAACTACACCTTTTAGATATAATGATAAAGTGTATATTCTAGAACATAGTTGTGGTCAAGGCACTTGCTATGCAATATTTACCCCAAAAGAACAAATACCAGAACATCAAATTGTAGAGGTGAAATTTAATTGCTAGAAACAATATATGAAAATTTTATGACATTAAAAGCATGTACAACAAAGAATGGTAAAGAAGAAGCATTAGAAAATTTATCTGACGATAATGATAGCGTGTTTGTTTTAAACTATTTATTAGATAAACAAATCAAAAGTGGAATATCAACAGCAAAGATAAAAAAGAAAATAGACTTAGAACCAACTGAATGTTTTGATAATATCAAAGACTTGTTAGAATATTTAATTACTCATAATACTGGTAGAGATATTGATATAATAAATGCTCAAACATTTATAAATGAATTAGAAGATGAAACATATAAACCATTTGTTACTCAAATTGTAACGAAAACTTTTAAATGTGGAGTAACTGCAAAAGTCGCATCTAAAATTATCCCAAGTATATCAAGACCATGGGAAATGAGAAAAGGGCATGCAGTTACTGACATAAATAAACAATTAAGTGGAAAAGATCTTATTATAACACTTAAAGTAGATGGATTTAGATATCCAGTTATAAAATTTGATAATGAGAACATAGATATATATTCATCTACTGGATATATAGATAATTCATTAGTAGAAATAATAGAAGAATTTAAAAACCCAGATATTCCTACAGGAGTATATGACTGCGAATGTGTAGCAATAGGAGATTTTAAAACTTCTACAGAAAGATTCCAAGCTACATCAAAAATATTATCTACCAAAAAAGAAGAAAAAACAGGTGTAGAAATGAAATGTTTCGATTATATAAAAGATATAGATACGTTTCTTAATTACGAAGTTTATAATGTGCCATGTGTAAAAAGAAAGCTACAAGCTCAAGGTATATTATTAAATGACGATAATTCTAGGAAATATAAATTTATAGATTATTTAATTCCTACTTATATAAGTAGTAGAAATAATAATATGATGGAAATATTAGAAACTACATTTGCTAAAGTAATTGAACAAGGCGAAGAAGGATTAGTAATAGATATATCTAATGCGCCTTACGAAAGAAAGAAAGGCAATTCTATGTACAAAATGAAACCAGAATTATCTGGTGACTTTAAAGTTATAGATTTAGTGCCTGGAAAAGAAACAAGTAAATATAAAGATACTTTAGGAGCATTTGTCATAGAGTATAAAGATAATACAGTAAATGTTAGTGGAATACCTGATGATTTAAGAGACAAAATCTGGAACAATAAAGAGTTCTATTTAAATAAATTAATAGAAGTAGCTTATTCATATGAGTCAGAAGATGAAGATGGTAAACCATCATTAAGATTTCCTAGATTCAAAAGATTAAGACATGATAAAGATCCAGATGATATTAGTTATGACTAAGAGGAATTAATATGGAAAAAAGTATAGAAATATATAATAAACAATGTAAAAAAAATAATTTAAAAAAAATAAAAATAGTATATATTGATTATCAAGGACAAGCTGAAATTTATATTGATAGTACATCTCCTTGTTTTAATTGCGATAGAACAAATAAATGTCGTTTATATAATGAAATTTATAAATGTAAAACAGAACAAGACTTAGAATTATTAAATAAAGAAAAAACAAGTATAAAGAATATTATAAAAGACGTACTATCTCCAATAACAACTATTTGTAGCAGTATCATAAAATTCTTTATATAAAAAAACAAAGCTCAGATAATACTGGGCTTTTTAGATAGGAGGAATATATATGTACAAACAATGTGAATTTGAAGGTAGATGTAATAATGAAGATGTAGATTGTGAATATTGTCAATATAACGCTTATGCGTGTACTCAAGATTTATTTGAGTGGAATGGTGAAGGTGAAGAACCAACACAAGAAGAATTAGATGATGCAATCAATTAAATATGATTAGAGAGCCAGTTAATTCTGGCTCTATTTAATTAGGAGGAATATATGGGATATAAAGATTTTATAAAAATAATGGGTGCATTTTTGACTATAATTTTAATATTCTATGTGTCTTTAGCTATGATATTAGTTCCTAAATCATTAAAAAATGGCTCGGATTATATTATTATAGAAGAACCAAGTTTGACAAAAGTTAAATGTATAAACTATGGAGAAGCTGTAGTTAAGAATCTAAATAAGGATAGACAAAATATAAAAATATATTTTTCATTATATGATAAAGATGACAACAAAATAGGAGTGAGTACTGATGAAATACAAAATTTGAAAGCCAATGAAACTTGGAAAATAAATAGCTTAATTTTAGAAAACGATGTTGATTCGATTCAAATAGAAAGAATTACAACACAATTCTAATTGGGAGGAATGATTATGAACAATAACACCATTAATTATAGGAAAGCATTAGAGAAGTGTGTAGAGATGATGAATATATATGGTAAAGACAATATATATTTAGAGCTAGACAAAGGAAAAGCTTATATAGTTTACTACACAATGACAGATTATCATATATTATATGAAATAGTTGCAGACAATACAAATTTATTATCAAAAATGACGATAGATTTTGATGAAAGCAACGTCAAATTTCTTATAAATGGATAAGAAAGGGGTTGATAAAATAACAATAGACTTTGATGAAAGTAATATTAAATTGCTAATAAATATAGTTAATTAACAATAATATATCAAAGAAAGGAGCTTAGTAATTTGTATACTTTTTTAATAATTATTAAAAAGGAGTGATTTAACAATGATAAATAATAACAATGAAAGGATGTTTATATATCACGTATTTATAAACCATGACCCTAAAAAGAAAGATAGTATAGGTTTTTGCAGTACAATACAAGAATTAATAAATCAATTAGACTATATAGAGTTTATGGGATTTAATACAGTGATGTCTAATCCATTATTCCCTTGTAAAAGTTATCATGGTTATGATATAACAGATTTTTATAACATTGATCCTAATATAGGATCAATGAAAGATTTTGAAGAATTATTATCTGAACTGGATAAACGTAATATGAAATTTATATTTGATATTACATTAGCTCATACAGCAGATATACACTCATGGTTCTTAGATTATGTTAACGGTAAAAACGATTATTATATGTTCAAAGATAAAATAGATAATGATATTTCTACTGATATGCATCCTACAATACATTTTTACAGACATGATTATAAAAGATATCTATTAGGAGCATTTGGAGGCCATATGCCATCACTAAATGTTCAATCTGAATCATTAAAAAAGGAAATAAAGAAAATACTTCAATTCTGGATTAGCAAAGGAAACAATTTAGGATTAAGATTAGATGCTATATATTACAATAAAGTAACAGCATTAAATCATGATGGTATACCATATTGTGAATACATAAGAAAATGTGTAGATGAAATAAACCCTAATTGTATCCTTATAGGTGAAATATGGGACAACAAAGAAATGCTAAATAAACCTGTTAAATATTCAGAAGTATTAGGAAATGTATTCGACTTTTATAATAGCTTTGGAATAATTAATCAAGTCAATCAAGGTATTCCATATGAAAAAATAAAAATAGAGAATCCATATAAAAGAAGTACAATATTCTCCTGTAATCACGATACAACAAGATTATATACAATGCTTAATAACGATATAAACAAAGTAAAAACAGTATTAAAAGCAATGATATTAAAAACAAATAGTGATATAAGCATTTACTATGGTACTGAAGGAAATTGGTACGGTATGGTATGTAATGGTAATGATTTGCCTGTAAGAAGTAAAATGGATTATGAACACATGGGTAATTTAATATCTGGTAAATATAATAGTTTAATTTATTATATAAAGGATTTAATAGCACAAGCGAAGAATAATAATATTAATAAATAACTTATCTGTTAGCACCAAAGTATACAATTACTATTATATTATGAAAATAACAGGAAATGAAAATACAGTAATTAAATTGTATAAATTATGCGAAAAAAATGATGTAGCAAATTTAAAATTTAAACCAAGAACTTCATTAAATGAATTGTTCAAAAATAATAACATTGAAAAGTTAGAAGTAAGAATAGATAAATCATTATTAAATAATGACCTAGAATTCTTAGATGATAATGGAAAAATCTTATTTAAAACAGATTTTGAGATATTTGAAGAATCATTAGAAAAAATATTGTAATTAGGAGGAACGTTATGACACTAAAAGTAAAATTGATAGCACATACACCAAATCCAGAAGAAGTTGTGGCACAAGCTGCTAAATTATGTTATTCACACGTTGGTGTTGATGGAATAATGGAGAAATTAACTCCAGAAAAAATAGAAAAATTTGTAGACCATTTAGCTACAATAGGACATGAAAGTCCGTTAGAACATGTGAACTTTACCTTCGCAATAGAAGGTATATCAAGAGTAACAACTCATCAACTTGTAAGACATAGATTAGCATCATATTCACAACAATCTCAAAGATATGTAAAACTTGATCAATTTGAATATATAGTACCACCAGCAATAGCAAATAATACTGTAGCTAAAGAAATATTTATAGAAGCTATGGAAAAAGATCAAGAAGCTTACGATAAAATAGTTGCTACTTTGCTTTATAATAAATTAGCTGGTATAGAACATATATCCAAATTAGCGGAATGTACGAAAGAATTAAGAGATGAAAATCCAGATATACCTATCATATCAAATGAAATGATATTAGAAAGACTTTATGAAAAATTCCCTAAAATATATTCTGCATTAGAAAAAGAATGTATAGAAGACGCTAGATATGTGTTCCCAAATGCATGCGAAACTAAAATAGTATGTACAATGAATGCTAGAAGTTTATTACACTTCTTTAATGTAAGATGTTGTAATAGAGCTCAATGGGAAATACGTGCTATGGCAGATGAAATGCTTAAAGAATGTAAGAAAGTAGCACCTACATTATTTAAAAAAGCTGGACCAGATTGTACATTCGGTAAATGTGGTGAAGGTTCTATGAGTTGTGGTAATCCTAGAAAACCAGAAGACTTCGTAGGCAAAATGCATGAATGGTGTCCAGAATGTGACACAGAAAATGAATTTCCACTAGAATCTAAACCTCATAAATGTAAAAAATGTGGTAAAGAATTGAAACCATGTTCTATATGTTATGAAGACAACACAGAATGTAATAAATGCAAATTTGAAAAATAAATATAATAAACTAAAGATAATAATATTAGAGAGAGATAATTAATAAAGGAGTATATTAAAATGAAAAAAGAAGTTAAAGATTCAACAGCTAATATTATTACAATAGGAGGAGTAAGTTTAATGCTATTAATAGCAGGTTTACCTCTTATACCAAGTTTAACAATACTAGGCGGAACAGTTGCAGGTTGCGCTTATTTAACACACAATAAAAAATAGAAGGGACGATATTATGGAGTTATTAAGACTATTAGCAAATAGCGATAACCCATTAGAGTCTGCAAGAAAAATGTTAGCTCCTGCTTGTATGAACAAATTAAATGAACATATCATTAATTGTAATGATTGTAAAACATGTAAAAATAGTAAGAAAGTGTTAGCAAAGGGTAATCCCGATGCTAACATTCTTATTATAGCTGGAAATGCAACAGGTAGAGAAGATGTTAATGATTTCTTTCAGGAACTATTGGATTATTCAGAAATAGACAAAAACGATATTTTTATAATTCACTCTGTTTCTTGTATTTGTACAAGAAACAATAGAGGAAAAGAGGTAGAGAGGTTATCTTCTACTAATGAATCTACTAATTGTAAATATTTCTTAGATTATGTATTGCAATTTGTAAGACCTAGAATAATAGTGTCTATGGGAGCAACTGCATTAAATCAATATGTACCCGATTCTGCATTAAATAAGAATATTGGCAAAACTGTTAAATTTAATGGAATTCCTGCAATTATAACATATTCAGCAAATGACCTATTTTTACTAGCTGATATATTAGAAGAAGAAGACTTGCAGGAGCAAACAGATAGCGTAATTAGTGCATTAAACAAAGCACAAGAATATATTAATAATAAAAGAAAATAAGGAGAGATGAATTATGGGATTATTAAACGCAAAAAGCAATAATGGAATAAGTATGCCAGGTAAGAAAAAACCAAAAATGACTAAAAAGCCTCTAAAGGTAGAAAAACCAAAAATGGCTGAAAATGAAGAAATTCAAGAAAATATCGAAAATGAAAACATCGAAGAATCTGTTGAAATAGCCAAAAATCAAGATTTAAAAGAAAATGCTAAAATCGATGTCAATGCTGATCAAAAAATCGATTTATCGATGGGCGAAAATGACGAAGATGAAAAAATTTCCGAAAATGAAAATTCTGAAGAAAAATCTCCTACAGATAAAGACTCTGCAGAAACAGATGAAGATAATAAAGTAGAAGCTGAACCTAAAAAGAAATCTACAAGAAAAAGAAAAACAACTAAGAAAAAAGTAGAAGAAACAGTTAAAGAAATCAATACAGATGTTGAAACTATTACAGACGTTAATGAAGCTACAGAATATCTAGAAGATATAATAAACTTTACATCAGAAGAATGGGAAGAAGAAGAAAAAGATTTAAGAGATAAGTTAGTGTCATTAGCAGTAAGACCTGACTTAAATCCTGATGATGTAAAGAAATTAATAGGTGAATTATCTACAGCTTATACAGATATAAAAGGTAGATTAGTTGATGTAGAAAAGTCTGCTAACTCATTAGAAAAACAAATAAAAGATATTAAAACATTGAATAGTGTTGGTTCTAATGCTACTGAAAGAAATCTTAATGCTACTAAAGCAGTTATGTTCTTTAAAAAGAATCCAGAAGATGAAAAAGCAGTTGATTTAGAACAATATCTATTAATGTTAAAACATAAAGTTAATTTTTATAAATATTGTATAGATACTATGGGTTATAACAGACAATTATTAATCACATTTGCATCTGTATTTAAAATAGAAATAAACAATATGTAAAGGAGTTAATTAAATGCTAAAACCAATAAGTTTAGAAACTGACGTAAGATTAAAACTATCACAAAAGATAGACAAAAAACTATTAAAAGAAAGAAAATCTGCAGGACAAAAATTAACATATATCAGTGCAAATACTTGTATTGATATCTTAAATAATATATTCGGTCACAATTGGTCTATGAGAATCGTAGACCATTGGATGGAACCGGGTTATGATCAAGTTATAAAAGAACAACTTGATTTCAAAACTAAAATGAAGAGATGGCCTAATGGAATTAATCCTCCAGAAGATAAGATTCAAGTAGATGGAGCAGGCAATAGATATGTTACAGTACCACAACTACCTACTGCATGGTGTATAGTAGAAATAGAAGTCAATTTAGTTGATGAACAAGGCAGTATGCATAAAATAGTTAAACAAGGATTTGGTTCTCAAGCTATTATAGGTGGACAATCTACTCAAGCACAAAATGGATATAAAGGCGCTCAATCAGATGCTATTAAGAAAGCAGCAACTCTTCTAGGAGTAGCACTAGAATTATATAGAGATGATTCTGAAGCTAGAGCATTCGATGAAATTATAAATGAATTAGTTGATACTTGGGGTAAACCAGGTATGAAAGAACAATATAAAGATACATGGAGTGCTTACACAAAAGTAAGAGATGCATATGGTTGGAGCGATGAAGACGTTAGCTATTATGTAGAACTTATAACTGGTGGAGCTGTAAGTGATATAAACGACTTGCCTGTAGAACTTACAGAACAATTATTAGATGCAATAGAATCTGACAATGAAGAAGGAGACGAATAATATGGACATGTTTAATGAAAAAATGATATGTTGTACTAAATGTGGTAGTGCATATTTAAAAGAAGAAAATGTATTTGGTTTATCAGAGGAGAAAGACTCTTCTGGTAAGCTAGTATATAAAAAAGTACAACCAGTAAAAGAAATAAGATGTAGAGATTGTGGCCATCTTGTAATGGCACTAAATATAAATGCAAATAGTCATCTTGCATTTACACAAGACGACGTAGAATACTATACAAAATAGGAGTAGATTATTATGTGTAAATATTGTGAAGAAACAAGTTGTTTAAGCGAAATAGATTATGATCTTAAAGGACAAGGTCATGGAGATGTACAAAGTGCTATAGCTAGAACGAGAATGGATATAAGACCAGAGGATGATCTGTGGCAAATAGATACTGAAGTCGTAGTATTAGTGCAAGACGAAGAAAGCGAAAGACCTAGAATATATGGTGAATGGTCTGATGCATTAAATATTAACTATTGTCCTATGTGTGGCAAAAAATTAAGAGAGGAACAATAATTATGGAAGAGATGTTACCAGCAAATGAAGGAATAAGACTATTTGATATTAACTGGAAGTGTAAAACTGCTGGTCCATCTCCTGCTAATAATGAAAGAGTAGAAGTATTTTTGTTAGGATGTAAAAAGGCGGCCGAAGGACATGCTTGTCCCGGCTGCTTTAATTCTATTACATGGGACGCATCTAAAGCAGAGTTTAGTTGGAATCCTACAAAATTAGCTGATAAAATAGCTGATTATACTTCTAACCGTTACATTACAATAGGAGGAGGAGAACCAACTGATCAAATAGAAAATTTAATTCCTTTTTGTAAAAGATTAAAAGAAAGAGGGTTTCATATATTAATGTATACTTGGAAAGAATTAAACACTGATGAGGATGGTGGATATACTCTTAAACAAGATGTATTTGATTATGATTATTTTAAAGATACACATTGCCCTACCGAACTTATGTATTATGTAGATATAGTAATAGACGGCGAATTCAAACCAGAAGAAAAACTATATATTAGTGATACATATGATGGTTTATATGGTTCTGTAGGTAGTGGAAACCAGAGAGTATGGGACATTAAAAATAATCATAAAAAATATATGAGAGACCTAAAAGGAGTACAATTAGACAGCAATAATAAATTAACATATATATTAAAGGAGGAAGGATAAGATGGGAAAGATAATAGAATTTACTACACCTATACAAATACCAAATAGTAATGATACAGTTACAACTGTAAATTTAGACAGCATTAAAGATGGTCTGTTTTTCAAATCTGAATCAGTTTATTATGTAACTAAAGTGGGATTAAGAAATTGCAAATTTATAAGTGAAATAGTTTATGATAGTAATGCAGATACTTTAAAATGTAACAATATTTTAAAAGACACAGAATCTGATAAAAAATATAGAACTGTAAGTTTTACTCTAGAAAAAGAATGTATAGAATTTATATTCAGATCTATTATAGAAGAAGATGAATATATATTTGATATTGATTTAATAAGTAAATGTTTAAATAAATCAAAAGAATCAATTAAAAAAGATGTATTCGAAGATAATGGCTTATTAATATTTGATGGTGATACTATAGAAGGAATGTATGGTAAATCAGGTGATGGTGTGATATTCAATAGAATACTATTCGAAAATATCAATAAAATATTTCTTGCAGAAGTATTATTTAAAGATTCTAAATCAGAATCAGGAGATACTATAGAAATGTTTTTAGATAATAATATGGTGCTTTCTATGAATATAAGCTCATCTAATATAAACGGTACCAGTAAAACAAATATAGGATACGTATGTGTTCAAGGCTCAATATCAAATATAATACTTACAGACAATAATCAAATGGATGTGAAAAAATTTGATACAAGTCGCATACAATTACCAGAATTCTCAAAGAACACAACTGCAGAATCACTAGGAAAAGATTTATTTATAAAGAACAGTTATAATGATAAAATTTTATATAATTTTTATAAAACCAATAAATCGTTCTTTGCTCAAAGAATAAATATTTTAAATTATATGTTAAGTTAATAATAGGAGGGAAGAGATGAAAGAAGAACTAAAAGAATGCTTGTCTATAAACAAAGAGGCAATATGGGTTAAGACAGGACAAGAAAAAGAAACTATGCCTGCTATAATAAATGCCTTATTAGACGAAGATATAGAAGAAATATATACTTGGTCTGTTATAAAAGGAGTAGAAAAAATAAAAGTTAGTCCAGAATATGGATATAAAAAAGAACCATTAAGTGGTACTGCTGTATTAAATCCTAATCAGTTCTTAAACTTTTATAAAGAATTGCAAGACGATAAAGATGTAAGAAGCGCAGCTATTATATTTAGAGATTATGACGCTTGTTTAGAAACTAATCCTATGTACAAAAGAATGATTAAGGAAGTAGTTGAACAAAGCAATAAAAAATATATTCCTATAATATTTACTGCAGCATCTTATGATGTACCAGCAGACTTATTAGATACATTTACATTAATAGATTATACTGCTCCAACTAAAGAAGAAATAAAAGAATTATTAGATGCGTATGAAAAGAAAACATACAAAGAAATAAATAATAAAGAAGAAGTAATTTCATGGGTTCAAGGTTTTTATTATAGAGAGATAATAGAATTACTTGATATATCTTTTTATAGATATAATGAAGTTAACTTATCTTTATTAAAAGAAAAGAAAATAGAATTAATAAATAAGACTAATCTATTGAGTTATGAAACACCAACAGTAACAATGGAAGATATAGGTGGCAACAAACGTTTTAAACAATGGTTTGAAGAAACTAAATATTGCTTTTCTAAAGAAGCTAAAAAGTGTGGTGTAGATGCACCAAAAGGATATTTAGCTTTAGGAATAGCTGGTTGTTCAAAAACTTTAGGTGCAAAAGCTATAGCACATGACCTAGAAGTACCATTCTTGGCATTAGATATGTCTAAGTTATTATCTTGTAAAGTCGGTGAATCAGAACAAAGAGTAGCAAGAGCTATAGAATTAATAGAATCTTGCGCTCCATGTGTATTATTAATAGATGAAGTTGAAAAAGCTATTGGTGGTTATGCATCATCAAATGCTTCAGATTCAGGGGTTGTTGCTAGAATATTCGGTAAGATATTACAAATGTTAAATGATAATGACAGAGGTATATTCTGTGTCATGACTTCAAATAATGTACAAGACTTACCACCTGAATTAACTAGAGCAGGTAGATTAGATGCTATTTGGTATTTTACTCTACCTACTGAAGATGAAAGAAAAGACATATTAGATATCCATTTCAGAAAAAGAGGTTATGATTTAAGTAATAATCTTATAAATGAAGCGGCTAAACTAACTAAATCATATACTGGTGCTGAGTTAGAACAAGTTGCTAAAATGTCTATCAAAAAAGAATTTGTAGACAAAATGAAGAACAATAAAAAAGAAATGAACATAACAGAAAACATAATAGAAGAAGCAATTAAAGATGTAGTTCCTATATCTAAATCTTCTAAAGAAAAGATAAATGCATTAGAAACATGGGCACAAGGTAGAGCACTTTATGCCAATGCAAAATCTGATTCTGATGATAAATTTGATCGTCTAGAAGAAATAGATGTTTCTGAATTCGATGTTATGTAAGAAAGGAGTTTAATATGGCTATAACTATGGACGTTGGCGGTGATAACAAAGCCGTCAATGAGCAACAAAAGAATGATGGTCTAGACGATATAAGAGCTACAATTAAATTAGGACTTGAGAAAAGTCAAGAGAATGCAGAAAATATATCAAAAATATTGGATGGAATAGAGGTATTTAATCCAGTAGGAGTAGACCAAAATATAATACAATTACTAGAGTCAGTAAAGTTTTTATTTGACACTACTGTGCCAGCCATACTAAAAGGAGACTATGAAACATTAACAAAAAATAATAACACATCAGTGAGTGATGATAGTATGACTAGCATATATAAAGATATGAGAAAACAATTAGTAAAAAATTTAAGTAAAGAAAATAAATAATTAAAAATATAAGGAGGACATGAACATGTCAGTATGGAAAAAAGTTAAAAGTGATGCATTAGGAAGAAACGTAGATGAAAGTATATTAGATTCAGCTTTAGCAAGTATGGGATTAGGATTAGATAAAACAGTTAAATCTATCAGAAATGGATTTGGTAGTGATGTTTGTGACGCAGCTTTAATAAATAAAGATGGTAGAGTAACATCTGTAGGTATAGTTTATAATAAAGATAGAGGTATAGAATTAGTAGGTGATCCATGGGGTACTGGTTTAGGTAAAGATGGTGGACACCAAGGAATATTAGATTCTATAGCACAATCTTATCAAGTAGAACATATAAAAGCTAAAGCAGTAGAAAATATGTGGACTGTTGAGTCTATAAAAACTAATGCTGAAGGCGAAATAGAAGTAGAATTAAGTTCTATGTTCTAGAAGCTAAATAAATTTGATAAGGGTTTATATATTAGTTTATATAAGCCCTTATTTATTATAAGGAGAAATTTATGAGACCACAAAATTATAAAGATATAACTGATTATGAAGGTATAGATATATGTGGATTAAGAGGTCTATTTACTAACTATAGAATCGATCGTGATTTATTACCTTCTAATCTAAAAGCCTTGAGTATAAGAGAAGGCGAAAATGATTTTCTAGGTACACTAGAAGAAAAAGTATGGGCAAATCATATGGGAGATTTCTTAGTAAACCGTACAGATTGCCCAGAAAATATAGATTGGAACATAGAAAATCAATATACTTATTTAAGTAAGAGAGATACAGAAGCACTTAAATGTGCATTATTATATTAATAAAATGGAGGATATATAAAATGAAAAAAGTTAAAATGATAGTTGACAAACAAGGTAACGTTGTTACAGATTTAGTTGAAGGATTCTCAGGTATGAGTTGTGAACAAAAAGCTAAAGGTATGGAAATACTAATAGCAGGAGTAAACAGTTCAGAAACACGTCAAAAACCAGAATACTTTGAAGATAACGGTGATGAAATGATCGATATCTTTACTCAAAAATAAAATAGAGTAGGCCAGTCTTAATTGACTGGCTTATTTAATAAGGATAGGAGAAAAAACAAATGGATAAAGATAATACAATTGCAACAATAGAATGGGTAGACGAAGATTTAAAAGAGGCCCTAGAAAATAGAGGATTTGAACCAACAGGTGATAATATAGATATATTATTAACCAATGGATTAAAAAAAGCTTTATGTGATAGATCTATAGAATTCGGTTGGGACATTATCGACACAGTAATTGATAATTGTGAAGATGAATTAGAATAAATAAAAATTACAAGAGGGAGGCATACAATGAATAAAGAATATGAAGTGTTGGCAGGACTAAATGACCAACAAAAAGAAGCAGCTATGCATATAGATGGGCCAGCTTTAGTCACTGCGACTGCTGGAAGCGGTAAAACAACTGTTGTTGTTACAAGAGCACAACATATGATAAAAGACATGGGAATAGATCCCTCATTAATATTATTAACTACTTTTACTAATAAAGCCGCAAATGAAATGAAAGAAAGAATCGTAAGTGTAGTAGGTGAAAGAGGTAAAAAGATAACTGTAGGTACTTATCATAGTATATGTAACAGAATACTGAGACAATATTGCACATATATAGATTATGTAAGAACATTTAGTATATTAGATGCAGATGATTCAGATAAAATAATAAAAGAAATAGCAAAAGACTTTGGAGAAGATTTTGCAAGTCTTAAAACATATATAGGCAATTGTAAAATCAATTGTAAAACTCCAGCTATGGCTCAAGCAGAAGCACAAGAAAGAAATACTACAAGATTATCTAATTGTTATCAAGCTTATCAAGACAGACTAAAAAGAGACCAATGTATGGACTTTGATGATTTATTATTAAATACTGTATTGCTATTAGAATCTGAGCCAACTGTTAAAGAACAAGTAAATAGTAAATGGCAATATGTAAGTGCCGATGAAACTCAAGATAGTAGTGAATTAGATTCAAGATTAATGTATGCATTATCTGGACCCAATCACAATATATTTTTCGTAGGCGATGATGACCAATGTATATATAGTTTTAGAGGTTCTGATGTAACAATAATACTTAACTTAAAATCTAAATATCCTAATTTAAAATGGTATAATTTAGGCGTTAATTATAGAAGTACCTCTAATATTGTTGATGCTGGTCAAGAAATAATAAAACACAATAAAAACAAACTCAAAAAAGAAGTATCATGTGGTAAGAATATTCAAGGCGCACCAATAATAATAAGTGAAACTGGAAACCAAGAACAAGAAGCAAAAAGAGTAGTAACTTTTATAAAGACATTACACAATAGATCTTCTATGCCTGTGCCATATAAAGAAATGGCTATATTATATAGAATGTCTCATTTAAGTAGAATATTTGAAAAAGAATTAATGAAAGCTAAAATCAAATATAAATTAGTAGGTGGTACTCCTTTCTTCAGTAGAATGGAAGTTAAAGATATATTAGCATATGCAAGACTTACTGTTAATCAATTTGATACTCAATCTTTTAAAAGAACTATAGCGATACCTAAGAGAGGTATCGGAGATAAGTCTATAGAAAAAATAGAATCTTTTATGGTAGACAATGCTGAAACTGATATGTCTATAAGAAAAGCATTAGCTCATAAAGATTTACCATTGAAAGGCAAAGCTAAAAAAGGTATTGAAGAATATAATAAGCTATTAGAAGATTTTGATGATAAAAAAGTAGAATTATCACCAGAAGATTTCATTAAATATATTATACAAAAATTAGACTATCTAACATTTATGAAAGAATCAAAAGATTACAAAGACAACTATGAAGAAAGAGTCGAAAACTTAAATGAATTAATAGCAGTAGCTAAAGAATTTAATGATATAGAAGATTTACTTGTAGAAGCATCTATATTCCAAGAACAAGATAATGTTGGAGAAGATGAAGATGCTGTACAACTAATGACTATACATAAATCTAAAGGATTAGAATTTGATGCAGTCTTTATGACTAATACAGTAGAAGGTACATTACCTCATTATAAAAGCCTAGAAGACCCTGCACAATTAGAAGAAGAACGTAGAGTTATGTTTGTTGGTTGTACAAGAGCAAGAAAAAATCTGTTCATAACTTATCCTAAGAAACAAATAGTTATGAATACAGAAAAATATGTTAAAAGAAGTAGATTTATAAATGAAATAAATAAAAAACATATAAAGGTTATATAGGAGATACTTATGACATCAAAAGAGTATAAAGTAAACAATACAGCTCAAGCTGTAAAAGAAAAATTAGAATTGGAAGTAGCTGATAATAATGATACAGATACTAAATCTGAATAATAATATAGGTGTGACACATATAGGAGACGATAAAGAAGAATTTTTAAGGTTCTTCGATATTGTTAAATCATGTAATGCGCAAGTAGATCCTCAAACAAATTGTTTTGTAATAGATTCTCAATTCAAAGAACTATTTCAAGAACAATTTGAAACACAAATGGTTCAACAACCGTGGGAAGAAATGGGAGCTGATATGAAGCTCCCTCCGTTCTCATATCAAAAAGAAGCCATATACTTTTGCCTACACCATCTTAATAGTTTGATTATTTGTCCTCCGGGTACTGGTAAAACTCCAATCTGTATAGGAACATATTTAGAGTTATTAAAACATGGCGTTACAGATAAACCTGGAGCTATATGTGTAAAGGCATCATTAAAATACCAATGGGTAAAAGAAATACAAAAGTTCTCTAATCTAAGAGCTAAAGCAATAGATACACCATCTAAAGCAAGAAAGAAATTCGATAAACAATTTGAAGATGTAGATTTAATGGTATTAAATTACGAAACATTTAAGAATGAAAAAGTCAGAGAGAAACTTATTGAAAAAGAAATAGAAGTTATTATGATGGACGAAATTCATTATATAGGCTCATCTTATAAGACAGCTAAGTCTAAAGCTTTATATAATTTTAATAATCTTAAAGTTAAGATTGGATTTACCGCAACACCAATAACAAGAGACCCCGAAAATTTATTTAGTATATTTAATATGATCGATCCTGACTTATTTAAGAATCATAGTGGGTTTGCTAGAGATTTTCTTATATATAGAAGTTTCGGACAAATAGCTGGAGTGAAGAATCAAGATGTATTAAAGAAAAGAATAGCACCATATATGTTCATTAAAACTGAAGAACAAATTGCTAAACAATTGCCAGAACTAATGGTTAATGAAATGCATTGTGAAATGACTCCAGAAATGAGGAAGATAAATACACAAATCTTTAATGATTTAGACAGATTAAAAGCTGAAACAAGTAAAATAGAGAAGCAAACTCGTGGTGAAGGATTAGAAAACAATGAAGAGTATAATACTTTAAGAGCTCAAATACTTGCCTATCAAACCTTCGCTCAAGAACTTATTGATGACCCTAGATTATTTGATTTAAGCGATAGTAATTTGTTAAAGAATTATATATGTAAAGATAAAACATCTCCAAAATTAGATTTGTTATTGGATTTGGTAGACAATTTGATATCAAATGGTTCTAAGGTTTGTATCTTTACAAGGTTTGAAAGAATGCAAGGTATTCTGCAAGAAGAAATAGAGAATAGATTCAATACTAAATGTGCTATTATTAATGGTTCCGTTGATGCTAAAGAAAGACATAGACAAGCTTATGATCTATTTCAAGAAAATGATGACTACATGGTTCTTATAGCTACCAACGCTATGAGTGAAGGTATTAGTCTAAGTAAATGTAATTATCTAATTGAATATGATTTAGCTGATTCATATGCTATGCAGACACAAAGACACGGTAGAGTCAGAAGAGCTGACTCTGTACATGATACAAGTTATGTATATCAATTAATAATGGATGAACCTAACGACGAGTCATGGGATATAATAGCACAGAAAATAATTAATAAGAAACGTAATTATGACAATGACATAATACAAGATTTAAATAAATAAAATACAAGAGGAGGTATTATTATGGGTGATTTCTTAAAAGAATTACAAGAGGCAGTAGAAAAAGAAGAAAGAGAACGTCTAGGCTTTGATAAAATGACAGGGGATGCTAGTTCTGACAGTGCATTAATAGACTGTGATAGTAAAGCAGATTATTTTATTAAATTAATAAAGAAAAATCAAGAAGAGATAGATAAAATTAATGATTATGTTAACAGTGAATTAGAAAAAACTAGAATAACATATGAAAATTATAGAAATGAACAAATAGAAAGTAGACAAAAACAAATAGCATATTTCCAAAACATGTTAGAATCATATGCTTATAATGCTATACAAGGTAAGAAAACTAAAACTATAAAATTACCTCATGGTAAAATGTCATTTAAGAAACAACAACCTGTTATAACAACTACAGATGAAACTACAGAATGGCTAAAGAAAAATAGACCAGACTTAATTAATACTGAAACAAAATACAATATAAATAAGAAAGACTTAAAAAAAGATGGGTTTATTAATGATAGTGATGTTATGTTTGTAGAAGTGGACAATGTACAAGTAGAAGTTCCAGGCGTATCTGTAACACAAAAACCGGACAAATTCGAGATAAAATAATGTCATTACCTAAAGAATTTATTGCGGACTTAAAAAGAAGAATAGACTTAGCTGAATTAGTAGATGAATATACTGATTTAACTAAAGGATATGATAACGATTGGTTTGGATGTTGTCCGCATCCAAACCATAATGATCCCACTCCATCATTTCACGTAAGAGAAACCAACGAAGGACAAAAATGGTTTTGTTTTGGTTGTAATACAGGTGGAGATTGTATAGATTTTATAATGTGGATTGAAGATATGCAATGGAAAGATGCTATAATGTATCTAGCAAATAAATATAACATACCTATGCCCAAAAGCAAATATGAAAAAGAATATAGAAGAAATAAACTATTAGCTAATAAATATCATAAGGATATTAAAGAAAGAGCATATAAATATTTATATGATAGAGGCTTAAGTAATGATGATATATCTAAATGGAATATAGGATATGACAAATATAATAACAGAATAGTATTTCCAATGGCAGATAAATATGGTAACATTATCGGATTTAATAAACGTATTATTGAATCTAAAAACAAACATGATAAGAAATACATACATTCTCCAGGCTCTGAAATATTTAAAAAATCACAATATTTATATGGTACAAATCATATAAATAAGAAACATGAATATATTATTATTACAGAAGGGGTAATGGATGTGATTCTAGCAACAAAATATGGATTACAAAATGTAGTATGCACATTAGGAGTTGCTTTAACAAAAGAACATATTCCTTATCTTAAAAGTCTTAATAAGACAGTCGTACTAATTTATGATGGAGATTCTAAAGGTATAGAAGCCATTAATAAAGCGGCAAATTTATTATTAGATAATGATATATATTGTAAAACTGTAATACTTCCAGATGGAAAAGATTTAGCAGATATATCATTAGAATATAAATATAAATTGCCAAATTATATAGAAAATAGTATGTGTACTTATGGATATTATAATGCAAAGAACGCAGTAGATGATTATATAAAAGAATTATATGAACTAAAACTACGTTATCAACCTATAGTAAATAACATTATAAAAAAAGTTCCTAACCAAGAAAAGAATACTATAAAATCTTTTCTTGAAAACGAAATAGGATTGAAGGTGACAAACTAAATAATGATATGTGATACTTGTAAACTAAAAAAGATATGCAAAAATTATGATTATTTGACTGAGCATGATGAGCTGACTATATCTGACTGTTCTTTTGCTCAGTCAGAAGATCCTTATGCATTTTTAAAAAATCTATGCAAACCAATGGATATAACTGAATTAAAACATGAACCAGTTCAAGATCCTGGCGTACTGTTTAATAATACAGAAGAACCATTTAAGCCTAGAATAGTTAAAAATGATGAAGCAGAGGATAAAATAATCAAATGTCCTACTTGTGGAGAAGATACTTTTGAAAGTGATATAAAAGAATGTAGCAAATGTCATAAAAAAGTATGTTCTAATTGCAGTACAGACATAACAAACATGGCTAACGATGGAGAAGATGTAGTTATAACTCGCCTATGTAATGAATGTAATGGCATAGACGAGTCAGGAAATGCATATGATTCATCATCTAGTTTTAAAGATTTATTGAATTTTGATTTAGATAAGAAAGGAGATAAATAATGCAAAGACCAGTTACAGATCTTACAGAACATCTTAAAAGATATAATGATGCTGTATTAATAGTAGGTAGCAAAGCTTTACAACGAGTATTGCCCGAAGAACAGCAAAAAGATCCAGACTTTATAAAAAAAGAACCACTATTCTTTCAACCTGGAGAAAATAGCATGAACATATTCTCTAGAAAAACAATGATAAAGAATCCAAACATGTTCTGGAAATTTTATGACCAAATGATAATGAAAGATCCAGAAGAGTCTACTAACACATATAACAAAATAAAAGAATTAATAGATATGAATCTAATAAAATCTGTAATAGATTTTAATACAGATGGAACACTTAGTAATATTAAATCAGAGTACACACCTATGAGAGGTAACAGAAATGTTTTACAATGTGTCAAATGCAAGGAAACATTCTACGCTCCTGATATTAATTTAGATGTAGACAAGCCAATATTGTGCTGTGATTTAAATGGTGGTTCATGCAAAGGCAAAATTAAACCAACTATTCCATTTTATGGAGAAAAATATAGTACAGAAGATACTTCTAAAATATTCCATGATATATTTACATATGATGAAGAAGATAAACCTACTGGATTAAATACTCATACGTTAATATTAATTGGACCAAACTTTACAGAAGATTTATTAGATGAAATAATCACAGGGTTTAATCAATTTAGACCTCAACAACCAGACACATTTTCAGTATTTATAACTGATAATGATGATTTATTTATGAATGATTACGCTGCAGACTTTGGAACAACATATGATATAGAAGAATCTTTAACCAAATTAATAAATGCATTAAAAGAATAATATTAGAAGGAAGGTAAGGTAATGAGCAAAATCTTAAAAAAAGATACTGCTATAGCCTGGGAAGCTGTAGAATATCTTAAAAGCAAAGACACAATAGAAAATATACCTGTTTATTGTCTAGGCAACTTATTACAATTGAATAAAGGTGAATCTTATCAAGATTACAAATTAAAAAATTTAATGAGAAATAAAGGACTTGTATTTAGAAAGAAAATAATTAATAACAAAAACGAAGAAGAAGGTAAAATAATATTTGTAGAATGTGTAAAAAAATATTATAATTTACCTAGCAACTGCACAAGTTGTAATGATATAACTAGTGACTTTCTAAAAATAGGAGACAGTTATTCAGTTGAAAATTGTATAGAGTGTCATAAAAAGTGCTTAGACTTATTTAACAAAAAAGAATTAATGAAAAAATAGGAGGATTCAATATGAACAAAACAGATTTAGTATCAAGAATAGCAGAAAAAACAGAAATGAAAAAGAAAGATGTAGAAAAATTAGTAAATGCATTTACAGAAACAGTAGAAGAAGCATTAGTAGATGGTGACAAAGTTCAATTAGTAGGATTTGGAACATTTGAAGTAAGAGAAAGAGCTGCAAGAAAAGGTAGAAACCCAAGAAACCCACAAGAAGAAATAGATATACCGGCTTCAAAAGCACCAGCATTTAAAGCAGGAAAATCTTTAAAAGACGCTATTAATAAATAACGCATGGCATATATTAACGAGAAGAGATAGAAAGTATCTCTTCTTTTTTTATTATTGAAAGGAGACTAACTATGAACGGAAAACCAATTGAAAATGCAGAAGTAATAAAGAAAAGATTTTATCAAGAAGCTAAAGGCATGGAAGATGATGTAAATTTTAGATTAAATTATATCAATGCATTATTAAAAAAAGAATGTAGACTACAAGAAGAAACGATTAAAGCATTAAAGATAGAAAAAGCTATAGCAAAAAAAGAATTGGATACTATTAAAGAATTAAAACTTAGAACAGAAACATATAGTTTCAACGAAATTTAATATGCTATTTAAAGATGAAGTACTAGTTGTACCTACTAATATAGTTAATAAAACTATAGAGCTCGAACAAGGATTCACTCCTTATGACAATAGAGATATATATGATTTATGGAAAAACGATAGATTGTATGTACCAAAAGAAGAAGTTGAATCTAGTATAGTAGTAGACCAATTAATGCCATTTGTTATAGCAAAAAATGAATTTGGTGAATGCTTAACGTTAGTTAAAAAAGATAAATTCTATACTGATTATGGCAAAGAAAAATCTAATAAAGATAAACGATCATTAGGAATAAGCAAACATATATATAAAAGTGAGTATGCTTATCAAGATCAATTATTTCTTGCTGCTACAGATATAATAGTAAAAGATATAAAATTACAGAATATAATCAAGGCGATAAGACCTAAAGGTTTTGTTAAAGATTTTAATGAAAGAAATTGCAACCACTTAGGTTATGTATTAGCACTTGATTGTTATAAAAAAGATACACCAAAAATAGATGAAGAATATTATGAAAGCCAATGGATGTCTAAAAATGAATTAATAGATAAGTATGGACAATTTGATGTTTGGTCTAAATTCATGATAGATTACATGGTAGATAACGAATTATAGGAGGACATATATAATGGGAATAAGCTTAGTAAAAGGACAAAAAGTTGATTTAACAAAAGGAAACGCAGGATTAAAACATCTAATAGTAGGATTAGGATGGGATGTTAATGCATCTGGAAGTGCAGCATTCGACTTAGATGCTATAGCATTATGCTTAGACGCTAATGACAAATTAGCTCAAGATACAGATATGGTATTCTATGGAAATTTAACACATGGTAGTGGAGCAATAAAACATAGTGGAGATAATTTAACTGGTGTTGGTGATGGTGTAGACGAAGCAATAAACGTTGATTTAGATGCTGTACCAGCTGAAATAAATAAAATAGTATTTGATGTTAGTATATATCAAGCTAATGACAGAAGACAAAACTTCGGACAAGTTGAAAATGCATTTATACAAATAACAGACGGAGATACTAATGAAGAATTAGTTAGATATGATTTATCTGAAGATTTTAGTATCGAAACATCTGTATTACTTGGCGAAATATATAGACATAATGGTGAATGGAAATTTAACGCTAAAGGTCAAGGCGTTGAAGGTGAAATAGCTGAAGTAAGAAATATGTATTTATAAGGAGAGATGATAATGATAGAAGTAAAAATAAAATATTTAAATGGAGCTACAAAACTTAAAGCAATAGAAAAAGGCGACTGGATAGATTTATATGCAGCAGAAGACGTAACATTGAAACAAGGAGAATCAACTTTAGTCTCTTTAGGATTTGCTATGGAATTCCCTCCACAATATGAAGCTCATTTATTACCAAGAAGTAGCACATTTAAAAAATGGGGAATTATCCAAACAAATAGTATGGGAATTATAGATCATACTTATTGTGGAGACAAAGACATATGGAGAATGCCAGTATATTGTTTAGTGCCTAGACATGGTGAAGTAACACATATACAAAAAGGTGATAAAATATGTCAGTTCAGATTAGTAGAAAGAATGAAAGAAGTTAAATTCAATGAAACTAATCATCTAGGCAATGAAGATCGTGGAGGATTCGGCAGCACAGGAAGTAAATAAAATGTTAAAAGTCATATTATATATAATTTATATAGCAATATCAATAGCCTGCGTTCTAGATAAAGAACGCAAGGGCTATTTTGATAAGCCTGGATATCATGAAGGATATACATTTGCTTGGACATTAGCAATAATAGGATTGTTAGTGGTAGAATTTATAAACAGAATATAACATCAGGAGGCATATATGAAAGGACAATTAGTAAAAAATATAAGAAAAGATTTTAATATAAGAGCTGTCAACGGAAAGAAATTAGAACTATATGATTTCTATACTCTATGTGGATTCTATAAGAAACTAAAAGCAGGTAGTTCTATAAAATAGGAGGCACATATTATGAAAGAAACATGTAAACATTGTGAAGGCACAGGTAAATTAGGATTTCAAAGAGAAACTTGTTGTTTCTGTGGTGGTAAAGGTTACACAGGCAAAGACGATAAGAAAGTATTTCTAGGTGGAACTTGCAATGAATCTACTTGGAGAGACAAGTTAATACCAATGTTAAAAATAGATTACTTCAACCCAGTTGTAGACGATTGGACTGAAGAATGTTATTTAGAAGAGTTAAGACAAAGAGAAATATGTGATTATTGTTTATATGTTATAACTCCATTGATGACAGGAGTATATAGCATAGCTGAAGTTATAGATGATAGCAATAAAAGACCTGATAAGACTTTATTTTGCGTATTAAATAAAGATTATTTACCACTTAATGTAGAAACAGATAATCCGATTACTTTTAACAAAGGTCAAATGAGATCTTTAGAAAGAACTGGTCTAATGGTTCAAAAGAATGGTGGTAAATACTTTAAATCATTAGAAGAAGTTGCACATTATTTAAATAATGATAAGGAGAGTAAATAAATGAAATTACAAGACACAGTAGACTTAATGTTGGGAGCAGACTTTAAGGATAGATTTAAAGCTGAATATTATCAACTAGATAATAGAATAGCTGGATTACAAAGAATGCTAGAAGGATATAAAAATGGAACACTTAATTTTACTCCTAACTGCTCATACGAAATATTGCATACTCAATTAGTATATATAGAAGCTTACAGAAATGTGTTAGAAGAAAGAGCAAAAATAGAAAATATAGAATTATAGGAGAATAATATGAACGAACAAAATTTTTTAGATTGGTGTAAAGATGAAGTAGTTAAATATGCCAATGACCATTTAGACAAATCAGACAATAAACAAATAACAACAAATGATGTATTTATGGTTTGGTGTTGTAAAACATTACAGAATAATAAAGCATTGTTAAGTACTACATTGTTTGATGGTATGTATTATGAGTTCACATATAATGGAGACAAAGACGAAATGTATATGGACGCATATAAAAAATGGGAAAATAAATGTATAAGACGCAGTTAATTCTGCGTCTTTTTTAAAGGAGATGTAATATGATAATAACATTAGAAAGTAAAATATATGAAGTAGAAAAGATACGCAATAAAACAACGGCCAATGGCTTTTGTGATTTAAAAGAGAATGATAAAATAAAAATTACATACAATGCAACATCATATCATCACAATAGACATGCAGTATGGCTATATGTTCATAACTTAACTACAGGACAAGAATGGACAATAAATCAAAATGATTTAGATAAAAGATTAAGTTGTTTTAGATTAAGAGAGGTATAATATGAAGTTAATAGGTAGATTAAATATAGGTGATGAAATAACCAAAATATACACACGATCTAATGGAATGTATTGTGATAAAGATGGTACATTAATTACAAGAGAAACTATGGAACACTTTGCATTATGTTTAAATAGTCCATGGAATGACACTAGCTGCACTATTAAATCTGTAAAAAGAATAGATAGTGAATATCGTGCAGCAACAACTGTAATATGCTATGACTTTATAGATGTTGAAGCATATGGCTATGGTAGAACTAAAGAATCTGCTGAACATAATTGTGATGAACTTATAAAAACAATTCAGAAAGAGTATAATAAAAATGATATGGCTTTCTAGGAGGTGTTTAAATGATATATACAAGTTACTTAGCTAACGTAAAGAAATTGCCACAAGATATGAAAAAAATACTTGTTATAAGATGGAAACCCAGAAACACTATGAATGTAGAGAAGTATGGCATGGAATGGTGGCCACAATTAGCTCCATCAGAATTAATATTGTCTAAATATAAAGATGGCAGTATTAATTGGAAACAATATAGAGAAATGTTTATTGAACATGCTAATACTAATGCAATGTTTCAGGATGCATTAGAACAAGTAAAAGAATTAAATAAGACAGAAGATGTATGTCTTATATGTTATGAGAAGAATGACTTAGAATGTCATCGTAGTATCATAAGAGAAATATTAAAACAAAAATATAATATAGACAGTGAAGAATTTTAGGAGGACATAAATTTGATAAAAGACGAAAAAAGAAACGACAACAAAGATAATAAATTATATTGTGATTTTACATTCTGCATATATAACTCAGCTTGCTGTGGAACACCAACAGAAGCTAAAGTAAAAGAATGTCATTGTAAAAAAAGTAATATAGCTTCTGTAGTAGGATTTGATAAAATAGAAGATTTATGCACATCTTTTATATGGGATAATGATAAAAAAGGAAAATGTGTTGATTGTCAATTAGAAGAATATGGTGAAGTTAGTATACCATTATTAAATATTGACATTAATGCCGAAACTATCATAGAGGACATAGAAGATGACTATATCTAAAAATTATGTACCAATCCACGTACATACTGCAGAAGGAAGTTTAAGAGACAGTATATTAAAGACAGATGATTTAGTTAAAAAAGCAAAAGAATTAAATTTAGATACACTATGCATGACAGATCACGGTTCTTTGGCAAATATGTATAATTTTTATTATGAATGTACAGATAACAACATTAAACCAATAATAGGTTGTGAAATATATTTATGTGAAGATATGACACTTAAAGATAAAGAACATAAAGATATGTATCATATGATTCTGTTGGCAAAGAACAACAACGGACTAAAGAATCTATTAAAGATAGTTTCTATAGCATCTGTCGAAGGCATGTATTATAAACCCAGAGTAGATCTTAATTATATAAAAGAACATAGTGAAGATTTAATATGCACTACTGCATGTGTAGGAGGTTACGCTCCTCAACTTATAATACAAGAAAGAGATGAAGAAGCTTTAGAACATATACTAGAACTTAAAAGTATATTCAATGATGATTTATATTTAGAAATACAACCAGGTCTTTTTCCAGAACAATTATTAGTAAATGATAAACTAATAGAAATAGCAAAAGAACATGATATAAAATTAGTAGTATCTAATGATATACATTATCTTAATAAAGAAGACTGGAAAGCACATGACTTTCATGTAAGAGATGGAAGAAATTTAAAGGCACCAGAAGATGAAAATGATAGTATATATGCAGATAAATGTTATTATTTAATGACTAAAGAAGAATTATATAACAGCTTTGTAAATAAAGACGATACAATATTAGAAGCAATAAATAATACAAATGAAATAGGCAGAAAATGTGAGAACTTAGTATTAGAGAGAAAGGAATTGAATCTTCCTACATTTAAATGTCCAGATGGATATACAACTAGAGATTATCTAGAACATATATGTTATCAAAAGTTAAATAAACTAATATTAAAAATTAAAAATCCTAATCAATATATAAGTAGATTAAGTTATGAATTAGATGTAATTGATCATTTAGGATTTGTTTCCTATTTCTTGATAATGAGAGACATAATTCAATATGCTAAAAGCAAAGGTATTAAAACAGGGCCAGGGCGTGGTAGCGCCGCTGGCTCTCTTGTTGCTTATTTATGTGGTATAACTCAAATAGATCCAATTAAATATGGATTATTGTTTGAAAGATTCCTATCTATACATAGAAAAGGATCTATACCAGATGTTGATTTAGATATAAGTAGTGAAGGTAGAGATATATTATTTAATTATACTATAACTAAATATGGAGCAGAGAATTGTTGCTGTGTTTCTACTTTAGGTATGAGAAAATCTAAATCAGCTGTAAAAGCAGCAGGAAGACTTCTAGGTTTAGAGCCATCATTAGTTAATACTATATCTAAATTAATACCTACTGTGTATTATGTAGATTTAGATGATGGTGGTGAAGATAAAAAGACTGATTTAAGTATTGAAGAATCTTTAGAATATGTTTCTGAACTTAGAGAGTATCAAGAAATATATCCTGAATTATTTAGTATAGCACAAGAACTAGAAGGCTTACCAGATCATGCTGGTATTCATGCTGCAGGTATAATTATAGCTAATACTAAAATAGTAGATGTAGCACCACTTATAAAATCTAATAATGAATACATTAATGCTACTGCACTAGATTTACATAGTGCAGAGACTCAAATGTTAGTAAAGTATGATTATCTAGGGTTGAGTACCTTATCGTTATTAGATAAATTAGAAAAAGCAACAGGAGTTAAATTCGATATAGAAAATGATGAATTTAATGATCCTAAAATATGGAAAAATATAGGCTCATCAAATACTACAGGTTTATTCCAAATAGGCAGTAACACTTATAAAAGAAGAATGCCTAGACTAAAACCTAAAACATTAAATGAGTTAGCAGACTGTTTAGCATTGGTTCGAGGACCTTGTATATCTTCTAAACTTGATGAAAAGTATATGAGAATATTAGAAGGCAAAGAAGAAGTAGAATTAATACATCCAATGTATGACAAAGCAGTAAAAGATACTAATGGAATAATGATTTATCAAGAACAATTAATGAATTGTTGTCATAACATGGGACTACCTTTACATCTTGGATATGACTTAATGAAAGCAAGTGCCAAAAAGAAATTTGAAAAGATAGCTTCATATAAAGACCAACTTCATAATTTAGTTAAAGGTAAAATGACAGATGAAATATTCGAAAGAATCTTCCAATTAATATTAGATAGTGGTAAATATAGTTTCAATAAATCTCATGCATTAGCATATGCAACTATATGTTATGCAACTGCATTTTATAAAACTTATTATCCACTAGAATTCTTCGCATGTTTATTAAGCAATACTTATATCAATAAAACAGATTTAAATAAACATAAAGAAAAATTAGAAGAAATAATGGAAGATTGTATTAGATTAGGAATTAAGTTCTTACCAGTAGATATGAACAAATCTAGATGGGAATTTACAGTAGAAAACGATAAGATAAGAATAGGATTCTGTGCATTACCTTCATTCTCTTATGATACATATAATCATATTAAAGAAAAATGTATGCCATTTAATAATAATGAATCTTATGTATCACAAATATTTGAAAAGACAGAAAAAAGTTTATGCAGAAAACCATCAGTGTTATCATTGATAGCATGTGGCGCTTTAGGAGATAGAGTTGATACTTTTGAAGAATATTATACACTTCGTAAAGAAAAAGACATGACTCCTATGATCAAAATAGGCAAGAGTGAAATAGAATTGTATGCTTCTCAAGAAGAAATAGAATATATATTATTCAATATAAATTTCGTTCATAATAGAATGAACAACTTGCCAAAAATAGATATGGATAAAATAAAGATAAGACAACAATTTGAAATCACTGGCTATATAAAATCTGTATCTAAAAAGAAAGATAAGAACAATAATCAAATGGCTTTTGTAAAAATTGAAACAGGTAACGGAATATTCGATTCAGTTGTGTTTGCTAACATATATTCAAAGTATAAGAAAGTATTAAAGAAAGATGCGTTAGTAAATATTAAAGCCGAATTACAAGAAAGTAATAGAAGTAACAACAGTTGTAAATTATTAGAGGCTACAATAGAGTAGCCTCTTTTTTATTAATAGAAAGGAGTGATAATATGTTATCTTATGTTTCATATAATTTAAATAGCATAATGAATAATATAAATAATTATGCAAACAAGAGAATCAAAATAGACAAAGAAAGTGTAGCATTTGAGGCTCATAGAGAAAAAATATTAATGTACATTGACAGAATGAAAAGACTTACAAAAGAATTTGATGATTCTTTAGACTATCTTAGCAAAGATATATGTTCTAAAATTGAAGATCAAGAAAATGCAATTAGAGATTGTACCAGCAATACTTTGTTATTAAATTGTATATCATTGATAAATGCAATAATAGACAACAGTTATTATTTACAAGTCAATGATTATGACTATCCATATGGTGGTGTTTATAGTAAATACATGGGAGCATCAAAAAAAGACATAGCTGGTATACAGCCATATAAAATTAATGCAATATCTAATAATATCAAATTAAATAATAATAGAAATATAAAATATTTAAATCCTTGTATCTTTATAAGAGATGAAGATACATATATCAAAGATATATTTAATAATATTAGTATATATGGTATTGCAGAAGAAGAATTTACAAAAGTAAATGATAGTTCTTCTGATTTTAATCAAGATATATATGTAAAATTAATACAAGAAGATGACGATTCATTAAATGACGATTCTATAAAGAAGAATATGAGAATATCTAATTCAGTATTTGACATTGTAAATGTTCAACCTAAAATTTCTATGGTTCATAAAATGAAGGGTGATTTATATGCATTACCTTCTAAAGAAATAACAGCATTAAGAGATAATTATAGATACTTAAGACCTAATGGCGTAATGATATATACTATACCATTTTATAGATTATCATATGAAATTATGTTATTCTGGGCTAAAAACTTTAATGATATAACTATATTTAAACCAGAATCTGATAGTGAAACATATAACATAACTATAATGGGAAGAAAATTAACTAACATAAATTATGAAGAAACATATGCAGAACTAAAAGCAATAAAATATTCTGATATAGGAACAGAACCAGCTTGTACTTATTATTTGCCAGAAGATACTAAAGAAATAGAATTATTTAGAGGTGGAACTATTAGAGCTAGTGACATGGCTAAAATAGTTTCTGAAGATGGTCTTTATGATGACTTCTTTAAACAAATAAATACTCATAAGATATTAACAGATACTCAACCACTACTTCCATTTAACATAGGACAAGTAGGATTAATATTAACTTCTGGTAAACTAGATGGTATAGTTGAGGAACCTGGAGATAGATGTCATATTATTAAAGGTAGAACTATTAAATATATAGAACATTTACAAGGTAGCATGACTAATAATGAAGATAGAGTAGATAAAATATCTAATAGAGTTCAAATAAATGCTTTCGGAGCAGATGGATTATTTAAAGAAATAAGTTAGGAGGGATATGATGCCAAGAAAAGTAACATTTGATAATGTCAATCATATAATGGTTGATAAAATAATTACAGACAACAATGAAAATTTAGTATTTGTATCAGCAGTAGGATATAAGTCAAGTGTTGATAAATTAATCGATTCAATTAACGGTAAACAATCTTGTTATATAAGATTCAAAAATAATAATGGCTGGAACAGAACAGCAAGTGTACATTCTAAAGTTAATGCGTTTGAATGTATTCAAAAGAAAGCGGGTAAAAGTGATTATGTACATGTAATATGCTATAAAAGACCAATAGTAAATGATAATGACTTTTTCATGTTTTTATTTAGAGATAAAAATAATGATGCAGAAGAAATGGAGTTTCTTCAAGACAAAGTATATGAACTATTAGAAAATTATTCTCCTATACCATGCCTAAGAGAATGGATGCCAGAGTTAACAACTACAATGAGAAATAGACCAACATATTATAATGGATGCAACATTACGCTTATAAATAATGATGTTTATTTTTGCGATAATGATAATTTAGATGTATATAGTGTAGCTATAAATCATAATGATTTAAAGGGCATGATATCTGAAAATCTAGAGAATAAAGTATTTAACATTAATGGCTCTAATGAACCATCTATATTCTTAGATAGTTGTTCTGGGCTTAATGATTACTTAGACTTCTTTGGGGAATCTTTAGCAGAAAAAATACAAGAAAATTTTACACCTAAATTTACACCTGGAAAAGATAAATATGATTTACATGCACAAATTATAGATGATTTCATTCATAATAGGGGCATAGAAAAATATGAAGCTCAAAGAGCAGTTGAACAAGCAGTAGCTAATAACTGGAAGAAAAACTCTAATGCTTTATTAGTAGGAGAATGTGGTGCAGGTAAAACTATCATGGGTGGATCATCATGCTTCATTCACCATGCTAATATGGGAACAGGATTTAATGCTTTAGTAATGTGTCCTACCCATATAGTAGAGAAATGGAAGCGTGAATCTGAACTATATATTCCAAATAGTAAAGGATATATAATTCATAATTTAGAAGAATTATTAGAACTAAAACCAAAATTAATGAATCCATATAGAACAGAAAATATGTTTGTTATTATGTCAAAAGAAACAGCTAAGTTATCGTATGAAAAAAGACCAGCAGCTATATGGAAAAATACAACAGCAATAAAAAATAAAGATACAGAAAAATATATTCACACTAAATTAGGCAGATTTGTATGCCCTGATTGTGGCAAAGCATTATATAAAGAGATTAAAAAAGATAAAAAAATACACAAAGAACCTTTAACACCAACAGATTTTCTTACAACACATCCATATAATCTTGAATGTCCACATTGTCATAGTAAATTATGGACTACTCTTAATAGAGATGAAGAAGATTGTAAATGGATCAAACTAGGTAAAGAAGGTTGGTTATGGAAAGATCACATTGAACCTCTTAAAAATGAATTGCTTGATAGAGATAAACTTATCAAGAAAGATAAAAACTTATTAGCAGCTCTTATAAAACAATCAGATAATGTAGATGAGTATGGAGATTATATAGTATCATATCGAGGCACAAAAAGATATTGTATAGCTAAATACATTAAACGATATATGAAAGGAGTATTTGACTATGGATTATTAGATGAAATACATGAATTATCATCTAAAGATTCAATACAAGGTCAAGCATTCCATTATGTGCTTCAATCTTGTAAAAAGAATATAGGTATGACTGGTACATTGATAAATGGTTTCGCTGATTCTATTTATTATATTTTATATAAAATGTTCCCAAGTCTAATGAAGAAAAGTGGATTTGATTATGATGATGTCGGAGCGTTTGTAAATAAATATGGTGTTGTATCATACACATATAATACATTAGGAAGATCAACTAAGAAGAAACTTCCAGGCGTATCTCCATTAATATTCACAGATTATTTATTTAATAGTACAGTATTTATATCATTAAAAGATATGAAAGATGAACTTCCAAGCTATACAGAAATACCAATAGCAGTAGCTCCAGATCCAGATATAATGAATGGTTATAATGAATATGAGACATTTATGGCTAATTTAATAAGAGATGCAAGAGATCCTAGAAATGAAATAAAACCATCGCTTAAAATAATACCAACTATAGTAAGAGAAATGATGGATTATTTAGATTCTCCTCATTGTGCAAGACCTATACCAGATCCAGATACAGAAGAGATTAGATTCTCGCCTACACATCTTAAATCTGAAATAAGAAATAAAGAAGAAGAACTACTAAGAATAGTAGAAGCTCACGTAGCAAAAAGTGAAAGATGTTTAGTGTATTATAATTCTGTTAATAAAACTGATACTGGTAAAAAATTAGTTAACTATTTAGAAGATAATGGATATAATGCATATGAGTTAAAAGCCAGTGTAAAATCAGAAAAGAGAGAATCTACTATTAGAAACTTAATAGACAACAAAGGATTAGATGTATTGATATGTAATCCTAAACTAGTAGAAACTGGTTTAGATTTAATAGATTTTACTACTGTTATATTCTATCAAGTAGGTTATAACTTATATACATTAAGACAAGCGTCTAGACGTTCATGGAGATTGTCTCAAAAGAATCCAGTTACTGTTTATTATTTATATTATGATAACACAGTTCAAGAAAGAGCTTTATCTTTAATGGCTACTAAACTACATGCTGCTAAAACTATGGAAGGCGACTTTGATGAAGAAGGATTAAAAGCAATGTCAGAAAATACAGACATACTTACTCAAATAGCAAATAACGTAGTCGATGGTATGGAATGTGCATTAGACACTAAACTATTTGCAGCAACTAATTATGTAAGAACAGCAGCGAATAAACAACGTGAACATAAACTTAAAGACAAAGATATAATATGTTCATTAGATAATAACGGTATGAAATGTATTACAACTCAATGGGAAAAAGCTAAAACTAATAACAAATTAAACAATGATGTAATCAATAATCCTTTGATGCTATTTGTTTAATCATGACTCCTTTTTAAGTAATATACAATAGAAATATTATTTAGAAAGGAGTTTTTTAATATGGCATTAGTATTAAAAAGAATGACCGATCCATATATATGTAAAAAATGTTCTGTAACAGGAAAACTTATAGCATATGGTGATGAATATTACGAAGATGATGTAGACGGAAAAATTATAGATTTTAATTATTATTATGATATGAAACATGCTATGAAAGTGCAAGAAGCAGAACCATTAGTATCTGATGCTATGGATAGATATGCATATCAACAATTATTAAGAAATAAAGAAAGACAATTCCTTAATAAAACCATGTTTGATAGACCTTTAGCTGATCAAAATGGATTATCATGGAATGAATATTATCAATCACATTTAATAGAAAAGAATACGACTAATAATGATTCTCCCGCATATATTAATACAAAAAATGCAGATACTTCGTATGTAAATCATACGAAAGGAGATGATAATAATTAATGGCTATAATAACTAAGAAAAAGTTAATACTTAAAGAAGCTGACAGCCAGACTAATTCATATATAGTTATACATAATAGTGACCATAAAGATTTAAATAAAACATATGAAGAATATGAAAAAGCTGCAGCTTCCAAATCAACTAAAGATGCATACGCACACTATATAGTTGATGATTGTACAATTATACAATGTTTAAAAGATAACTGGCCGGGCTCTCATACTGCTGGTGAAAAACCATATAAAGGATGGGGAGCCAAAGGCATTAAGGCTGGTACTATCAATAATAGCAATTCTATAGGTATAACAGTAGTAGATGCCGCATCAGTTGATTTAAACAAGTCAACTGAAAATCTTATTGAATTAATAAGATGGATAATGAAAAATTATAATATATCATTAGATCATGTAGTTAGACATGGCGACACAGCCTATCGTAAATGTCCGGCAACAATAGTTGATAATAAAAAATGGGATTACATAAAAAAAGAAATTAAAGCAAGAAATGATAAGCAACAAAAAATAAAAATAGATTTTAAAGATTTTGAAACAGCAGACAACATGAAACAAGATGGTGACTCATCTAGTTCAGAAAATAGTACAACTGATACTTCTGGTGGTACAGGTAGTGGACAAGTAATACAACTTGTATTCCACGAAGGTACTGTTCAAGAGTCTTTATCTAATGCAAACACTTCAGATAACTGGGTAGATATGCATAGAATTAAAGGTATTACATTGCATATGTATCCTCCATATCATAATTGTGATGTTAAAGAAATGGTAGATAGATTTAAATATTATAAATGGGATAGAACCTTCCACTATAAAGTCGATCATGATACTAAAATAGATTTCAACAAAAAACCTACTAGTGGGAAAACTAGAGGTGGTAACGATGTGGGTACATCAAGACCAGACGTTGATTTAGTTCAAGGCGAAGGTTTATATTCTGGTGTTATAATAGGAGGATATGGTGGTGGAGGAGATGCAACATCATCTACAGACGACAGTACAACAATACAACCTTCAGGAGAAGTATTTGGTTGGCCTCTTCCTAAATTAACAAGAATATCTTCGCCATTCGGTCCTAGAATATGTCCATACCATGGTAAAGAAATGCATTATGGTATAGATATACCAGCTAATGCTGGAACAGATATACATGCATATGCAAATGGTAAAGTTACTAAATCTGAATTTCATAATAGTTATGGTAATTATATAATAATAGATCATGGTAGTGGATGTAGTACAAAATACGCCCATCAATCTAAAAGATTAAAAAACGTAGGAGATACAGTTAATGCAGGTGATGTAATAGGTAAAGTTGGTACAACTGGATCATCAACAGGTAACCATTTACATTTTGAACTACACTTAGATAATAAAGCTATCGACCCTGCACAATATGTTAAACCTGGTGGAGGTAGTAAAAAAATACCAGACATATTTAATAAAACTACTTCTGCAAACTATATGATGGCTACATTTGCTGCAAACGATGAAGATGAAATAGAAGCTTATGATTTAAATAACCCAGAAGATTATATAGTATACGATAATATAGACAAAGGTACTATATGTTTTGCATCAGAAAATAATGGTCAACATACTTACATAGAAAGAGCTTTATTTAATAATCAACATCCTAAATATACATTATCAATAGGTGAATTCTTTGATAATCAAGAAACTGCATTAGAAAAGGATGCAAATTATGATTATCCTAAAACAGAAAAGAAACTTATAGAACAATGCGCCAAAGCATTATATGATGAAGGTTTTTCTTCTAATGAATTATGGAGAGAGTTTGATTTAAACAGAGCTCCATCACCATTCTTGTACTTAGATAGAGAAAAATGGATATTATTCTTAGAAGAAGTACAAAAACAAGTAGACTGGTTAAATAATAAATATGGTAAAGTAACAGCTAAGTATGTACCAAATAATTTATTAAAAAATGAAAACACTAATGAATTCATAGATATATCTCCAGACCTAGGAATTAATCCAGGTACAGGAGGAACATTGAATGGTGGAGGAAATACTGGCAGTACTGGACAAAAGATAGATTCTCTTCAAGGTACTACAATGATAGGTGACTCAAGAACATGGCAAATGAAAGATGCCAATATGTTAAGTGGAATAGATGTATATTGTAAAATAGGTATGAATGCATCTTATTTCTATAGTACAGGAAAAAGAGGAGTAAAAGCAGTCAATAGATTATCTGGTATAAAAAATAGTACAAAAGCTATAATAGTATGGCTTGGTACAAATAATACAACTGCAAGTATACCATTTATGAAAGACATGCTAGATTATTTAAAAAAGACATACTCTAACATACCAATGTATGTATTAAAAGAGTTTTATGTAGCTAAAAAAGCTAGTTCTAAAGAATTAGGATGCTCTCCAGCTAAACATAATAAAAAAATAGACAAATGGAATTCAGAAATAAGTTCTTATTGCTCTAGTAATAATATAAATTTTGTAGATATAACTTCAACATTAAATGATGGTTCATATGGTAAAAGCGATTTAATGACTGATGGTGTTCATTATACTCCAACAGGATTAAAAGATTATTTAAATGCATTGAGCGCTCAAATAACAAATTCATCATCTACAAACAACAATAATAACACTAAAGCAAATGATATTGAATATGAATTTAAACCAGTTGTTGATTATGATAATGATATAGAAGCATATGCCAAAGATAATGATAAAGATAAAGACGATGATAAGGACAAAGATGATAATAATAAACCTACAACAAGTGAAGATGTAAAAGCAGATAAAGATTATGTAGGTAAAATGGCATACATAGATCATGATACAAATGTATATATATACGTTAGTCCAGATACAGCATCTAAAAAAATAAGAGCATTAATTTCAGGTGACGAAGTAAAAATTACAGGAGCTAATGGAATCTTTTATAAAATAAAAGTGGATGCAAATATAGGATATGTAAGAGCCAAAAACTTATCAGTAATATTATCTAATACATATGGCAAAGCAGATCCAGCTAATATAGGTAAGAGATGTTGGACAAAATTTGATAATACAGTGGTATATAAAACAAAAGAAATGCACAAAGCTGTTACAACTTTAGAAGATCAAGCAAGAGGTAAAATATTAGACGCTGATAAAGACCTTTATTATATAAAATTTACTAAATTAGAAAAAAAAGAAGATACTGGAGATGGTGGCGATACTGGAGATGGCAGTGATGCTAAAGACAATAGCAATAAAAAAGACAATAAAAAAGACAATAAAAAAGATGATAAGAAAAAGAAAAAAACTATAACACCAGAAACTCAATATATAGATTATGAAGGTTGGGTTAAAGCGTATAGAATAACTACTGATTGGAATTATTTCGATTATGAAAAAACTGAAACAGTAGAAAACCCATATGATTCAACTGAAATAGAAATACTAAATGGAGATTTTGAAGGAGACAAATCTTCGACAGATAATGATTCTTCTGAAGATAATAATACAGAAGAAGGCGGAGATACTGGTAAAGACGACAGCGATAAAGACAAAGACGATAAAAAAATCTCTGCTCATGCAAAAGATGATACTACAAAAGACGATACAGATAAAGATGATAATAAAAAAGACGATAAAGATAAAGACACAGATGATGCTTCATCTAATAATATAGCTGACATAGGATGGTCAAAATATGGAGACTTTGATTATAATATCATAGACAATCCAAAATGGGATGAAGACGGACATTGGAACTATAGAAAAGATCATTTTGCCAGAATACGTTCAGTAGTAAAAGCTACTACTGGTTTAACTAATGATATAACTATATCAAAAGTAGAACAAAATGGAAAAGAGTTAGACTATTATGTAAGATTTACTGCTTGGATCAAACAAGTAACTCAAGATGATTATCCAAACGGAGTAGAAACAGATAGTATAGATACTATCAAAAAGAATGGAATAACTTTTGCGTTATTGGATAAAAATGACAAAATAAAATTTTCTCAAAAATTAGAAATTCCATCTGACAATAAAAAATTTGGTCAAGTATCTTGTGTATTTAGTGGTGTACCAGAAGGAGATTATAAATTATTCATAGGTTCTAAAGACAAATATGATATATTCCTAGACAATGTATCTGGAGAACAAATTTATAATATAGATCCTGATGAAGAAGATGAAATAACTTCAGGAAATATAGGTATTTCTGGCGTAGGTACTACTTCTAAAGATAATGGTGGTATAATGGCGTATAGTGTAGGAAAAGCTAAAAATCCTAACGCTAAACAACCAGAAATAAAAACTATTATTACAACAGAAGAATATGAAAAAATAATGCAAAATGCAGATCCTATGTTTTTAAAAACATATGTACAATCATTTGAACCATTTGATAAAGGATTAGATGAAGTATTGAATGCACCAGTAATGCCAGATGATAGATTAAATACATTAACAGAAACGATAGAATCATTTACTGGAAACGATATACACTATAATGTAGTTGAGACAGGTCCTGGAAGTACAGACCATTGTGTTAAACCTGCAGATGAATTAAACGTATTGTATAAACAAGTAAGTGTTAAATGTGACCCTATTTATCCAGACTTAATAGTCCCACCAAATTATTCTACTTCAGATTATGATAATAAAACTTCCGATTCTACAGTACCATTACAAGCATTACAATCAGGAGAGATGAGTAATGAAAACCTAGGAAATAGGAAATTAACTTATGATTATGATATACTAGAAAAGAAGAAAAAAGAATCAAAAGGTAAGCCGATAAATTATAATGATGCTTATCCATATGATTCTAAAATAACTGAATTAGAAAAGCATTATCCTAAAGTATCTATAGATGAAATAGAATCTAGATTATATTCTTGTAATCATCCGGGATGTCCTATTGCACACCCTATGGCTAAGAACTTTGCAATGCTAAGCGATATGCAATTAGCACAATCTAAAAAGACAGAACAAAGATTAGCAAGAATTGAAAATATATCAGCAGTAATATTAAGAAATTTAGGACGTTTAGGTTCTAGAATGAATATAAATTGCGTTTATTACGGTGGACAAGACATATTCGGTAAGTATCGTAGCATACGTTGTACTCATGACGATAGAATACATGACGGTTGTTCAGTAACAATAGATCAATGTTTATGCTGTACTAGATACGAACCTATTATAGGTCAAATATATGATATCCTAGACGAAACTGGAATGAATGGTTCTGCATTATTAGATGATATGCAAATGTCTTATATGACTTTAGATGATTTAAGAAATTTAAATCAAGTAGAAAGACGTAGTTCTAGTTTTAATTATGCCGATGTAAGCATAGATGAAAAACAAACATTACCAAAATCATTAATAGATACATGGAAAGAATTAGATAAAAAGAAATTTGAAGAGTCATTAAAAGATAAATACTCTACAGAAAAAGAAAGAAAAGAAGCCCAAGAAAAGGCTCAAGAATCTGATTATATATTCCAAATGGACTGGACAGAAACTGAATTAGATGGTCAAGCACCAGACGTTAAAAAATATCCATCAGAAGGATTAGCCATGAAATATTATAGAAAAAATGGTGACGCTGCTGAAAAAGTTGAAACAACTTATAATTTAGATACAAAACTTAATAAAGATGCAATAGAAGATGTTAAAAATAATGATTCTATAGCCAATGGAGAATGGGTAGATACTAGAGAAGAAGCAGATACTACTCAATCTAATAAATATACATCTGAAGATTTCTACTTCGAAAACTTTAATAAGAATAGAACAGGCTACGAATATGATAATGGATTAGCTGGTTATATAGGATTGACCACTAGTGGTTCTGTTGGTTCTGGATTAACAGGAGCAGAGTGTAGAAATAAAATAGTTGAAAAAGCTAAAGAGATAGTTCAACTTCATAAAGACGGCAAAGCATTTTATAGTAATACTTGGAGAACTATTGACGATACTAAACGTCAAACTATAGCATCAGGAAAAGGTAAAGGAATGTATGGATACGATTGTTCATCAATGGCTTCTTGTTGTTATAAGTATGCTGGATTAAATTCTCTATATAATAAAAACTGTTCACAAGGAACAGTTATGGCTGAAATAGTTAACAATGGCGGAGAAATGTGGTTATGTAATGATGCTGGTCTATCAAAAGCAATGCCTGGAGATTGTGTAGTTTGTTGTGGTACAGATTATACTAATAAGTTTAAACCTACAGAAGCAGATATGAAAAATAGAAAGAAATTAACTATATATCATATCATGATTTATTTAGGAAATAATCAAGTAGCACATGCATCTGGACCACATGCAGCACCTAATGGAATCAAAATAGATAATTTCGGTCCTAAACATTATGCATGGAACAATAGTTTCTTTATAAGACCAAAAGATTTGATAGAAGCTGATAAAGCAGCAACTAATTCTAATGGTTATGCATCAGGTAATGGAGTAGAAGAAAAAGCTGGTACTATAGATGGTAATAATTATGTATGCATATTAAGAGGATGTAAATGTACTAGATGTGAAAAGAATGGTCCAGGAGCTTCTGGAATGGGAGCATACTCTTCACAATGTAAGGCACTGGCTTCACATAGTATGCCATATGGTACTAAAGTATATTTCCCTAGATTAAAAGGAAAATCAGGCAATCCTTCTGGTATATATACAGTAACAGATACAGGTAATGCCGGTTTTGATTTTGATATCTATTGTACTTCAAGTGTTTATAATGGAAATGGAGCTGGAAACGAGCGTATGGATGCATATATATTAGAATGGGGTCCAGGAAATAAAACAGTTGCACCAGGACATAAATGGTGTTTGACACATGCGCAAGTAAGTAGAGCCATATGGAATGACTATAAAAAAGGAACAATGGCTACATTACATTTAAATAAATTTGCAGATAGAGAAAATAAAACATGGAAAATGAATGACATAGGATTAGAAAATGAAACATCTTTAATGAATCTATCAGATCCTAAAATATATAAAGCAACTTCATAATATAGCTACCTATCGTAGTAATAATTATATGAAAACAATTTTTTGTGTTTCTTTTTTCATAATATACCCTCCTACGGAGACACGCTCTTGTGTCTCCTAAATTTTTATTCAGAGGTGATTGAAATGTACAAAATAAATGATAAAGTATATCTATATATAAAAGGTGCAAAGAAAGAATCCTTTGCATTAAATGGATTACACAGAAGTAGATTCGGAATTATAAAGGATATACTCAATGAAAACGATAAAATTACTTATGTAATAAAATTAGATGTTACTGACAAAGATGTCTCAATAGTAGAAGATTGTGGAGCATTTACTTTCTATGATATGAATGAACTATTAGATACGATAAGATCTATGGACGTACCATTAGAAGTAAAAGAAAAATATACAGAACTGATTAATGATATATTGCAAGGAAAAGAAATTGAAAATAAACAATATAAATTTTAATTCTTTTCTTTCTAATAAAAAAAGGAGATTTTCATCTCCTTTTTTTATTTCTTCTTTTTTTTCTTTCATTCCATTTTATTCTATTTCTCTTTTTTCTTTTTTTCTCTCTTTCTTTTTTTGTTTTCTCTTATCTATTGCAGTATACTAAATTTTTCTTTCCTTTGTATACTCCTACTTTTCCTTTTAATTCTAATTCATTTCCTACAAATAATTTATCTAAATTGTTTACATAGTCTCTAGAAAATACAGTCATTTCTATTTCTACATTATTTCTTTCTAATGTCATAAATGCCATTAAATTGCCATTCTTATCTGTCTTTTCTATTATACTATTTATTTTAAATAAATATTTAATTTTATCTCCTTCTTGTAAATCATTAGTCCATTCTTTATATGTTAATGATATAGATAGAACTTCTTTTTCTAATCCTATACATTGAACAGGATTATAATCTTCTACATTATATCTATCATCTCTATCTCTTCTAATATCAAAGAATTCATTTAATAATTCATATCTATTAGGATTATCGTATAAAGAATCAAATGCTCCTGCTTTTATTAAAGCCTTACCTGCTGTTTTATTAACATTAGATTTAGTTACTTTTGAATAAAAGTCTTCTAAAGAGCTGTAAGGTCTGTTATTTATTATAGCTTGGATAGGTTTTTCACCTACACCTTTTATAGATTGTAATCCAAATAATATTTCATATTGTTCTGGGTCACATGTAAATCCAGCTAATGATTTATTTATATCTGGAACTAATACACTAATACCAGAGTTTTCAAGAACAGATATATATCCTTCTCTTTTAGACTCATCTCCTAATAGTGTAAGTACTGCTGTAAAGTATTCACATGGATAATAATATTTTAACCATGCAGTTATGCAAGATAATAATGAATAAGATGTAGCATGAGATTTATTAAATAAATATGCTGCACATCCTTCAACAACGTCTTCCCAGAATTGTTCTAGGCTTTGTTCATCAAATCCATTAGCAATTCCTCCAACAATTGGTTGACCATATTTATCTTGTTCAGGTTTTCCATGTATAAACCATTCTTTACATAAGTCCATTAATGCTTTCTTTTTCTTGGCAACAGATTTTCTTAAATATGTATCTGCTTGGTTATCATCAAAGCCAGCTACTTTCTTTGCTATAAGCATTAATTGTTCTTGATAAAGCATACAACCATATGTGTTACCCAGAATATCATCACATCCTAAATCATATATTATTTCTTCCGTACCACGTTTTCTTTTAGCATATGTTTTATTAAATCCAGCACTTAATGGGCCTGGTCTAGCTATAGATGTTATCGCAATTAAATCATCTATATTATCTGGTTCTATATCAGATATTAATCCTTTAAATAAGTCTGACTCCATTTGAAATACTGTATCTGATTGTTTCTTTTTGAGCATATCAAATACATTTTCGTCATATCTTATTGATTTATTTTCATATAATTCATCTAATGTGATATCTATACCTTCATGTTGACTTATAAGTTTTAATGTTTCTGATATAACAGATACAGTTTTTAATCCTAGCATATCGAATTTAACTCCACCAGCTTTTTCTACTATATCTTTATCCCAAACAGTAACTTTCTTACCATCTATAAATCTAGTAGGAAATATATCATTTATTGGTACTGGAGTTATTAATACACCACCTGCATGTATACCATAGTTACGAGGTATACCTTCAAGTGCTCTCGCTATCTCAAAACATTCTTTGTATTGTCTCTCAAGTTCTTTGAATCTTCTAAATGCCAAGAAGTCACTTTCTTCAAGAGCATCAAACATTGCAAAGGTTAATGAAGGAGAGTCAATTAATTTAGCTAATTCTTTAGTAAGATTATTAGACTCTGCAAATGGTATTTCAAATACTCTCATTACGTCTTTAATACCATTTATTATAGATAATGTAGTTTTAGTACCAACTTGACATACATTTTCATGACCATATGTATTATCCAAATATTTAATTAAGTTTTGTCTATCTATTTGTGATACATCAGAGTCTATATCTGGCATTGCTACTCTATCCATAGTTAAGAATCTAGAGAATAGTAAATCATATTCAATAGGATCTGTACCTTTTACTATACCTAACAAGAATGATACTAATGAGCCAGCTGCTGAACCTCTACCTGGTCCAAATGGACATCCACTATTTTGTATAGCATCTTGTACTATTAAAAAATATGAGGCAAAACCTTTAGTGTTTATAACATTTAATTCATGTTTCAGTCTTGCTTCATATATATCTTTCTTGTCCATTATATTTTCTTTCTTTAAATATTTATATAGTTTTATCCAACATTGTTGAGATATCCATGTTTCAGGAGTATATCCTTTAGGTACTGGTACATTAGGTAATAATTCATGGTCTGCACCTAATTGAATATCTGATGATACTTTATCTACTATTAATTGAGTATTATCCAATGCTTCTACACAAATATTAAAATATTCATCTGCACTCATACACATTTCATATCCACTAAAATGTGCATCTATTTGAGTAAGAAAAGCTTCTTTCATTTCATGATAACTTCTTATCCAGAATTCTTGATTATATCTCATTCTATCTGGATCATTATATGTTTTGCCTGTACCAATACATAATAATACGTCATGAACATAAGCATCTTCTTTATTAGTATAATGTGAGTCATTAGACGCTATTAATTTTATTTCTAATTCATTAGCGAAATTTATTAAATTTCTATTTACTACTAATTGTTGATGATCATTTAGTGGTTGTAACTCTAAATAAAAATCATCACCAAATATTGTTTTTAATTTAACTGTTTCTGCATATGCTTCTTCTATTTGATCTTTAAGTATATATTGATTTATCATAGATCCTATACAAGCAGAAGTACATATAATACCTTCGCTATATTTCTTTAATAGCTCATTATCACAATGACCTCTACCATTAAACATGCCGTTTTCATTAGCAATAGATGATATCTTAATTAAATTATCCCAACCAGTTTGGTTCTTAGCTATTAATATTAAATGATATCCTTTTGTATCATACATATAAGGTTTTGTAAGCTCTTCTATTTCTTTTTTCTTGGCTTTCTCTGGTATTTCTACACCATTTTCTAATGCTTCTTTTAAAGCCATAGTTTTTCTAGTTTCAACTGGTAATGTTATCTTTTCCATATCATGGGTATGATACATTTCTATGCCTAGAAGTGGTTTAATATTATTTTCTAAACACTTGTGTTGAAACTCATAAGTACCAGCTAATGTTCCATGGTCAGTTATTGCAACAGCATCCATTTCTAATTGTTTAACTTTATCTATTAAATTATCTATTTTATTGAATCCGTCAAGTAAACTATCTGGAGTATGTACATGTAAATGAGTAAAATTATTTTTCAATTGATTATCACTCCTTTTGTTTTTTTATTAATATATAAGTTTTCACAAAAAAAGAAACTGCTATTTTAAGCAGCTTCCATTTTATCTATTTGTATTACTAAAAAGTTATTAAATCTTTCTAAACTACACAACATATTAACTTTTTTAGGTGAACCAAGTTTTTCATATGTATCTCCATAACCCCAGCACCATGCTTCTGCTGTGCCAGTATTATCTTTAAATTTAAATTTCAAATTGTTTGAATTGTTTTTTGAAGTACTTACATTGTCTATTGTTATATTTTCTAAATAAAATTTAGGAGCAGTTAAATCATTATAAAACATAATATCTTTATAGTTATTTATTGTTTTATAGCTAATATCTTTAACTGATAATTGTTTATCTGCATAATATGTAGGTTCTACATTATTTTTATTTTTTTTAGAATCCATTATTATTTTGTAAATAATTCTATTCATTTCTTCTTTAAATGTTTCTAAATTTTCTTTAGATATTTCTACACCACATGCTGCTTCATGTCCACCATATGAAACAACTACATTTTTATCTTGTAAAAGTTTAAATATAGATTGTAAATCTAAACCTTCTATACTTCTAGCTGATCCACTATATGTATCTTTATGTTCGGAAAATACTATAGTAGGTCTATTATACATTTCCATAAGTTTGTTTGCTAATAATCCAGCACAACCACCAGCATCATCAGATATAACTACATTAACTAAGTCTGAAGTCTTTATTTGTGGAATAGCTTCTATTATTAAATCCTTAGTTTTATCTTTACGCTTATCATTTAACAATACTAATCTATTATATACATCAGTTAGATCTGCGTCCTGTAATAAAAATTCTATAGCTGTATTAGCTTCTCCCATTCTACCACAAGCATTTATTAATGGACCGTAATCAAATGCTATGTCTTTAGGTATTAATGGTTTATATCCTCTAAAATTCATATAATGTTCAAAAGCATCAGAACATTCGCAATCTTTGTCATTTAATAATTGTAATCCATTTCTTATAAATATACTATTCTCTAATGATACAGGAACCATATCTGATATTGTAGCAGTCATTACATTAGGTAAATATGATTCATTATATCTTGTATCATCTTTATAATAGTCTACTAATAAATAAGAACATAGTTTAAATGCAACACCTGCACCACATAATCCCATGTATTCATTATCTTTATCCAAAAATTCATCTATCACTATACAATCAGGAACCATTCCTTCTTGTGGACAGTGATGATCAGTTACTATAACTTCTATACCATTGTTTTTAAGATAAGCTACTTCATATTTTTTAGTTATTCCGTTATCAACAGTAACTACTAATATGTTTTTATTATCTATATCGTTATGCACTATATCATAACACCATTCAGCAGATAAACCATATCCTTCTTTACGTTCTGGTATATGATATTCTATTTGACATGTGCTCTCTAATAGATCTGTAAGCACAGTGAAACAATCATATGCTATAAATGTAGATTGTATTCCATCATTGTCATAATCACCATATATATAAATAGCCGCATCATTATTTTGTAAATACTTAGCTATTACTTTAGCAGCTTCTGGTATATTCTTTATGCTATCATTAGGTAGTAGATCGTAATAGTTATCATTACTTACTACGTACATATCTTCTTCTGTTAATCCTCTATTTAATAATAAGTTTGCGCAATCGCTATTTATATTTAATTCTTGTGAAAGACGTTTGATTTCTTTTTGGTTGTTATTTGATATTTCTATTTTCATAATTATCGTCTCCTTGTAATTGTATATAAATAATATATACCTGTAGACATCTATTTATCTGGCGTAATTGGAACATTTGCCTTTCTTCCAGATTTTCTTTTTCTTGCCAATTGTGATTTATCATAATCACACGCCTTACATAATTTATTTACGGCAGTACGTCTCTTATTATTTATTGTACCTATATTGCTATCATTTAATTCACTTATTTGTCTATCATTGAAATCTTCTAGGTAATATTTTATTAATATTTTTCGTTGAAATGGTGTTAAATCCGCAAATATTTCACTACATGTATCTCCGTTGATCCAAGTGTAATCGGGAAGGCCCGTAAGAGATTCATAATAGTTATCTTCATGTACTATATTTATATTAGTATCTTCATTGCCATTTATAACATCTTCGTATTTATGATTTTTATAATTAATGGCTAATGGATTAGATATTTGTTTTCTTATATGCCTAGAAACTTCAAAATGATATGAGTTAGCTACATATGCACAGAAATTTTTACCTGTTTGTTTGTATCTTTTCATAAGCGTTAGAAAACACATATATAAATCAGATAATATATCTTCTTCAGACAATTCTCCGTATGTCATAACTACAAAATTAAATGAATGATATATTTTTGCTTTGTATTCTGATGATGTTTTCTTTCTAAGTAATGCATTTCTTGTTTGTCTATCACTTATGAATTGTGATATAAACATTTTCTGATCTTTTGAGTTCCAATCTATTTGATTATATTTTATTAATGTTATATATGATTTAAACAGTGGAGAAAATTTATTTAATAATATATCTGCTGCATCTTGTGATTTTCTTCTATTCATAAGATCTTCGTCATTAAGATATTTTTGATATGTCAATACTAATTCCTCTATTTCATTCCATTGTGCTAATCTTTCTTCTTCTGTTAACTGTAATACTTTTGAATTGTCGTATGTTTTCATAGATAAAATATACCGCCTTTATTAATTTATATATTTTATCCCTCTATATAGTTTAAAAGAGAACCTTAACTGGTTCTCTTTTTATCTCTTTTGAGCTTTTCCGCTAAGCTCCATTCATACCAGTTCTTATCGTACCAAACTATACATTTAAGTCCTCCGTATTGAGGATATTTAAAATTAAATATTTTTTCTTTTAATTTAAAATCAGCTGTCTTCATTCCTTTGACATCTATTACATCTTGTGTTCCATCATTATAAGTTATAAGGAAATCTGCTATGTATTTAATTGGCTGAACTGTACACCCTGGATGTTGTTTTTGTAATTTTCTTAATTCTTTATCATCCTTGGGAATAACTATTTGATTATTTATAATCATATGTTTTTCCTGTAGTATAAACTCAGGTTGTAATTCAATTTTTTTTATATTTAATGTTTCTTTATTATCTTTTATGTATTGATAATAATTAGCTTCTGTTTTAGAATCAAAAGTTATATTATCAATTGTTGTTTTTATGTGTTTTATTTTTCCCATTTCTTTTGTCTTTTTGCTTTTTCTTCTTCTTGCCATTTTCCTCTATCTCCCTCGTATCAGGTTCAAAACCCATTTCTTCTCTAAGATATACTCCTTCAAAGTTGTTATTATTACTTTTCATTTTTTTTAGCTCCTTTATTATCCATAGTAGCTTCTAGAGCAGCTTCTAATTCAGCTATCCTTTGAGATTTTGCATCTGATTCTGCTTCTTTAAACATTAATTGATATACTAATTCAGACTCTCTAGCTCTATATTTTTCTATTATATTTTCATAAGTTATTTGTATTGGTTCCATATTTATACCTCTCTATCTTTTATTTCTGTATTTTCATTTAATTCTATAGTATGTTTAGTAATCATCATATTAACTTTCCATGATTCATGTAATTCTTTATTGCATACATTGAAGTTACGTTGTGTATCATCTATACCTTGTTCGTAACATTCTCTGCATTCTTCATATCTATCATCGTATGCTCTACATCCATAACATATTGGACATTGTTGAAAATTAATACACCCTATTTGATTACCTCTAACATTATTTGGTTGTTTTGCCATCTGCGACATTTTCATCAGCTTCTTTCTTTGTTGTCTTTTTAGCTGTTGTTTTCTTGGCTGGTTTTTCTTCAACAGGTTCATCTTGTACTTCTTCAGTATCATTACTTAAATCTGTTGAATCAACTAAAATATATTTACCAAGCTTTTGTTCAAAATGCTTCATACATAAACATATTGATTCACCAAAATTATCTATTTTGAATACTTCTTTGTATTCTAGATCTCCAGGTTTATATTTACCTTCTTTGGCACAGTCTTTACAAACATCTAAAGCTGTTCCTAATGTTATCCCTTCACGTTGATTATAAGGTATATCTGTAAGCATATATCGTGCCTCGCTTTCGTATTGATTTTTTTTCTTAATATATAAAAGAACCTGGAAGATATACTTCCAAGTTCCTAGTAGTTAATTATTTTTCAAATACTTCTACATATTTAGTAGATGCAGTAATATATACTCCAGATTTAACTAGATACATATCAGTTTTTGCATCTTTTACGTCTACTCTTTTAACTATTGTTAATGCTGTACCAGCTTTAGCTTCTCCACATACAGATTCACTATTAAAGTCTGGTGTTTTATGCATATTAACATTTTTAAGCACTCTTAAATATTTTGTTTTGCCAGATGTATCTTGTGTATCTTGTTTTTCATCTGTTGTAGTTGTATTTGTTGTGCTTCCATATTTATATGCTTTTACTAATGGATAAAAATGTTCATCAAACGCCTTTTTAGTATTGCCAAATCCCATAAAGTGTGTTCCAGGACATGTTTTAGCAGATCTACCTGCACTATAGTTTCCTAAGTAAGTACCACCAGCAGTAAACCAGCAGTGTGGTCTTATTCCTGTAGAATTTATTGGTATGTTAAATTTATGAGCTAGCAATGAGTAAAGAGCTATAACTGTTTGTCTTTGTTCAGCAGTCATTGTATCTTTGCCTTTATCAAAACATCCATATATTTCTATGCATATAGCGCCTGTATTCCATCCCTTAATACCAACTGGTGTAGAATTTAAATGTCTACCTGTAGTTACTTTACCATTAGGGAATACATTAAAATGTTGAGCTATATAATGACCATGACCATCGCTATATTTCCAAGTTGTTTTACCGTAATCATCTAAGGCTTTTGTTCTACCAAGTTCTCTATTTGATCCATACACTCTTTTATCAGTAGTGTTCCAAGTAGTATAGTTTGGTAAATCCATGTGATGAACTTGTAATTTATTTATTGTTCTTGTAGGTTTTTGTTTGTCAAGGTATTCTTTTAATTCCTTGATGTTTTCTAATAATGTAAAACCATTTTGTGTTTTCATTTTGCATCACTTCCTATTATTTATCGTCTTCACCCTCAATAATATTTTTAAAAGCTTCATAGGTACCAGTAGACATTAGTCCGCTCATTGCACCACTGACTATTATTCTAAGTAATAATGGCCCTATGTCAGGATTTCCAAGATTATTACTTATTTCAACAGAGCAGTTTACTAAGTTTACAAACATACCTAGAACAGCTAATATTAAAGGTATATATTTGTTAGGAATGAAATCTAAACTTCTTTTAATTATGTATCCAGCACATAAGCAAACTAATAACACAACGGGTACTGTAAATTCACTTAAATATCCCATATCCATTGATTATCACTCCTTTTCGTTATCCATTCTTTTTATTATTTTATCTAATTTCGTAGAATTTTTTTCTTGCTCCGCCTTTAGGTCATTTATGTCATTTTTTACATCATTTTGAAAAAACTTTAAATTATCTGATAATTTTTGATTAGTTTTTAAAAATTCACGTCTCTCTTTTGCATTTTCTTGTCTAGCAAGTAACCTATCCTCTCTGTCTTCCCTATCTTTCCTGTAAAGAAATACAGCTAAGGCGATACAGGCAAATATAGGGAAGCCAAATGTATTTATATATTGTGTGATTACATCTATATCTGGCATTTGAACACTCCCTTATATTTTTTAATTTTATTCTTTGTAAACTATATTGTTTAATCTCTTCTTGTGCCTACAAATACAAACACTGAAATATTTTTATAGTTTTGTTCAAAGACATAAATCTATAGTTTACTTTTGCTAACAGTGTTTTAGTATTGTCTATAGGTCATTACGTACAGTTGTGATAACTTCTTGTTTATCTTCTTCTGTTACGGTATCATAAGGCAATACATTACTAGCTATAATAGTTTTTGTCTCTGGGTTATCATCATTCAATGTAGAATATAAATTGAATTTATATCCTGTAATAACCTTTGTTTGGTCATCTTTAACTTCTACAATGTCTAAACCAGAATCATTAATTACATGACCAAGAATTTCTACATTGTTATTATTAGATTCAGTTAATTGTGTTACATCTGTTTTTATAAGTTGTAATTCCGAATCATCATAAAAATATTTCTTTTCTTTTAATGTTTGTAGTATAAGAGGCAGACTATTGACTTCTATTAGTTTCATATCATCTTCTCTTTTCTATTGACAGCCCTATATTCTTATAGGGCTGTATTAAATTAATATTTTTATTTTAAACCATCTATTATAGCTTTTATTTCTGCTTCGCTAGCTACTTGTATATCTGCTAAAGATGCTTGTAAAGCTTCTATTTGAGCAAATAATCCTGTTGCTGCAGTATCTCCAACAGAAGCAGAACCAACAGTAGCTTTTAATGATGCTAATTGAGCATTTAATCCTGCTATAGTAGTAGCATCTCCACCTTCACCTGTACCTGTAATAGCATCAATTTGTTTTTGTAATTTATCTATTGTTCCACTATTTGCAAGTATAGCATTGATTATTGTTTTGTTACTAAGTTCTTCGAACATTTCATTCTTATCAAAACCAGCTTTCCATTCTTGGAATGCAGCAGTTTTTTCACCGTTTTTTTGGTATTGATAGAATTTATTAACTGTACCAGCGACGTAACATAACATACCTACTTTTAATCTTTCGACAGGTAGTTGATTCATTTCGTCAACTGTATCGACATGGTATAAGCCCCCAGCGATATCGTTAGAATCAATAAGAGCAAATGTACCATTATTAGCTTGTTTGATATTACTTATTAATGTTATAGCCATTTAAATGAGCACCTCCTATTATTTAACTACTATATTTTGAGCGCCTAGATTAGCATTTTCAGATTTCCATATAACGAATGAAGTAGTGTTACCACTTGCATTAGTAAAATCTATTGTAGCTGCTAACTCAAAACCACCATCGAATCCACCTACGTTAAAAGTAGGAGTTCCATAACTTGCAGGGAATGCATAATAGAAGTATTTCCCTTCACCTGCATTTAAAGTAAATGCACCTTTTTGTCTATTAGTGCAGAATTCTTTACCAGCAAGTCCTAGAATAAAAGCACTATCATATGCTTCTGGTGCTGCTGCAACACCAAAATATCTTTTATGTTTGAAGTTATAAGCTCCAGATTTAGAACAAGATGTACCTTTGCTATCTTTTGCAGATATAACGAAAGATTTTTGAGTGCTTATTTCACCAACATATCCTGCTGTTCTAGTTAATATACCATCAACTGTACATTCAGTTAATGTTTGAGACACGATATCTTTGTTAAAAGACCAAGTGAAATTAGGATTAGTAACTTTAGAACCTATTTCATAATCACCGAAAGCTGGACTTGCAGTAAATGATTTAACTGCTGGATTGAAATATAATAATTCATCTAAAGCATCTTTAACATTTGCCATATCAGGATATGCTTCATTCACATAAGCTAAATCAGCTGGCACATGTTTGTGATCTAATTTAGAATAAACTTCGTCATGGTTATGATCTTTAGCTGCATAGTTTTGACCAGCAACTTCTATTTTAGTATCAACTTGTTCACCAGTAACAAAGTTACTTACATCAGGTATTTGACCTTTAGCTTCTTCTACTTTAGCTGCTAATTCAGCTTTAGCATCTGCTAAATCTTTGTATAAACCAGTAGCTGCTTCCTCACCTGCTGCTGCTTTACCAACTTTAGCATCTATTGCTCCTACTTTATTTAATATAGTAGTAGCGAATTGAGGGTCATTTCCTAGAGCATCAGCTAATTCTTTTAATGTGTTTAATGTTTCTGGTGCAGCATTAACTAATGCTGCTATAGCATTATCAGCATAAGCTTTAGCTTTTATTAATGCATCAGAATCTCCATCAGCTATTAATTTGTATAATCCAGTTGCTGCTTTTGCTTCTGTTCCTTCATCAGGATTAGCTTCAACAGCAGCTTCACCTATTTTAACTAATAAGTTTGCTAAGTCTTGGGCACTAGCTTTTTCGTCATTAATTTTTGTATAAAATTGTTGAGCGAAATATTGTAATCTTTCAAGACTAACATGTTTTTGTACTGCCATATGTTTTTCACTCCTTATTTTAATTTATTAATAATACTATCAATATCTTCTTCAGTGGCATAATCAGTTGGACCACCAGAAGAATTTGGTAGCTTATTTTCATATAAATCGACTAAACCTTCAACTATAGTGTTATGATCCATTAAGCCTTTTAATTTAGTCCATTCATCTACATTTAATTCTGTATCAAGAACTATTTCATTTAACTTATCTTTAGTTTTACTAGCTGTATCAGCTGCATCATCAGCTTTTTTATACAGCATATTCATGGCATTTACCATTTTTGTATCATTGCCTTGGAAATATTCAGGGTTTAATCCTGTATTTCTTGATGCGAATTTACTATATTTCATGTTAGGATTTGTAGATGAGTCTGTTCTTGCAGCTAATATTTTGGCTTGTAATTTCATTATTTCATCTAGTGTCATTGCCATAAATATCAACTCCTATTCAAAACGTTTGATTAGATAGAATACTACATCTGTAGTTGGTGTGAAGTTTAGAGTAATGTAAGTTTTTCCATCTCCATCCCACATCCAATTTATACCTTCTAATGATTTAGAAAGTTTAACTAAATCGGCACCTTGTGTTTGTGGGCCTATACCATCAATTGGTATATATGTATCTGCTAAGTCATTAGCTTCAGTAGATGGTTCTCCATTAACTAGTCTTAATCTTGGTCCATATAATACATATTTACATTTTTCGAATTCATCCCAGAATGTGTTATCAGCATCATCTGCTAGACCTTCACCAAGTTTTTTCCAGTCTTCAATCATTTTAGAACCTGTTATATCTAGCTTACTACGCATATTAACTGGTGAATAAACTTCTCTCCAAACATATTTACCGAATTTATTAGTATCATCTGGTTTGCTAGGCTCGCTAGGTTCTGGAGGATTTACAGGATCTGTTGTGCCTCCACCTGAACCGCCGCCACTAGACTTTTTTTCAAGTGCGTCTATTCTTTTAATTATGTCTGCTTTTTCTTCTGTAGTTATATTACATTTTGGATGTTGAATATTATCTACAGAAGTATCTATCATTTGTTGTACTTCTTCAGCTGTTAAGCCTTCTTCACTAGTTTCAATTGGTAATTTACCTTCAACTATTTCAATAAGTTGTTTATCTAATGCTTCTCTTATTGATCTGTAATCAGTAATTCCTGCACAATCAAATACTTTACCTTGTTCTAGGAATATACCTAAATCGGGATCTTGCCATATAGGAACTAGTGGCATAAGTTTTATTTTTAATGACATATTAGCATAACTCCTTTCTATTAATTTTATGTGATAAGTCTTTATCTTATATAATATTACTAACAGGTGTTGAGTATTTAAGTCTGTGTTTGATTTAAAAGCAAAAAAAATAAGCTCTTGTTATGAGCTTATATTTGATATAATATTGCATTGTATCTTTGAGCAGAATCTTCTGCTACTTCTATACATTTACTATATTCTGGAGAAAAATTACAAAACATAACACCTTTATAAGATGATAATTTATTTTTACCCCAGTCTACTTCTATTATAGGTTTTTTCTCTGTAGACTCTTCAGAGTCCTTATAAAATATTTTAGCAGATTGTTTGTTTTTAGATACATCATTATAAACTAAGAAACATACATCAGCTTCATATTCTAATATATTACTATCTTTTAAGTCATCCATAGTAGGTCGTCTAGTTCCATTTAATTTTCTTAAATGCATAGATACAAATACTATACAGTTAAACTTTTTAGATAAATCTTTTATTTGTTTAGATACTATATCCATACGTTCATTATCTGTTAGTTTAACATTGCTATTAAGCATTATATCTTTTAATGAGTCTATGGCAATCATTATATTCATTTCTGGGTCTATAGATTTAACATAATGATATATTTGTTCTGTCTTTTCATATATATCATCTATCAATTCTACATCTTCTGACTCGAATATAACTAATTTATCAGAATCAGATTTTAAATTGTCTAATCCTTTTTTACGTTTATCTAATGCTTTTTGTATATTTATAGAATCTGGATGTCCGTCATCTATCATTTTTTGATATCTACCTGGCTTAGCTACTATACTAATAGGAATATCTTCTCTCATTGCTACTATTCTAGGTATAACTCTATTTCTAGTATCATCCAATGAGTAGTATATACCAAATAATTTATTAGGAGCATGGGAACATAAATCATGTTGTATATTAGTCATTAATGCAGTTTTACCATGGTTAGAAGGTCCAGCAAATACATATAAACCTGCTGTCCAACCTTCTAAAGCTTCGCCAAAACTAGGAAAATTAGGACTAACATATCCTGTTTTATTTGCCCAAGCATCTTTATCAAATGAATCTACATCGTTTTTCATATTTTGAAAGAAGTCTGTAGCAACATTAACATCTTCTAATTCATCTATAGTTTCTATACTTAAATCTTTATCTGTATTTAGTATATCTTGTATCTCCTTGTTCATAATATTCCCTCCAATAATTAATTGTTTTCTTCTTTTATTTCTTTAATTCTTGCTAGTATACCTTGTAGTACTACTACTGTAGTTTCTAAACTAGCAAGCTCAACTAATTCTTTTTGATCAGTTATTTGTGCTAAATCGTCATGCTTTTCATCTATTTCTTGTAGTGCTTTGGCATAATTATTTAAATGCCCTATTAATTCTTCTTCTAATCTATCTAGTCTATCTTTCATATTATCGTCTCCTTATCTTTTATAAATGGGACAACCTTTGACACATACATCTAGTTCTCTAAATGATGAACAACCATAATATATATTTTGTTTAGAATTATTATATGCACTTTTTATAGTTGCTCTGATTTCTCTATCTGGCAATGGTTCTTCATTCTTTGTTTCATTCCATGTAGTTATTATTTCGATAACTTCATCTTGATTATAACCTACTTGAAACAATGAATTTGCCAAAGCAATGGTTGAATTATTTCTTTGACCATTTGGTGAACCATTTTGAAGTATATATTTTACGCATGGCAATAATTCTTTCTTTCTAATATATTCTTTTGCCACTTGAATATTTATTTTTTCTCTATCTCTTTTGTTTAATTTTTCTATAAGATTTGTAAATGATTCGCTAGCCTTATCATTATATAAATAATCATCAGATTCTATGTCTTTTGGTTTTGATGCATATTCTATTAATTCATCATAAGACATATTAATTAAATCATTGTATAATACTCTTACTTTATATAATCCAGTCTTAGAATTAATTGTATTGTTTATTCTAAATAATCTTTTGTAATCATATATCTTAGTGTCTATACATTTAGTTAATGTATAAGCTTTAAGATAGACAGCTACTTTTTTCAAGTCTTTATTTAATGTTCTTCCAGGCTCAAATCCAAATATGTTTTCTGATATTATTAAATGAAATCCTTTAGAACCACTAAAATATATTTGTATATCATTTTGTTCTACGTGAAACTCTGTAACTAATTTATGAATAAGTATCTTTAAATCTCTTATTAATTTATTATAATCTTCTTCAATATTGTCTATATCTAAATCTAAATATAATGGTGCTATAAAATTACAACTATCTATATTTTCATTATCGTATTTATAAATTGTGCAATAAGTATCTGACTCAAAACTATTTATTATATTTTCATCATTCTGTTCACCAAATATATTTCTACGAAATGTATTATTTTGTACGCCTCCATATTCTACTATCATACTAATCCCTCCACACTATATTTTTATGTAAACTGTTTTCTACTATATAATTAATTTTTTCATATGTTTCTCTTTCATATTTTTGTAAATCAAATACATTTGTTACAAACGCTTCTTGTTGTTTATTATAATCTATTAAATATAATATAAAGTCTATAGGCTCGCATCTAAACTTAGTGTATTTATTAAGCATATGTTCGAATGCACCTTTGTCTTTATTCTTATCTCTTAATTCTACAGGTATCAATAGTTCTGTATAATAATAATTTAATAGATCGTCTATTGTATATTTTATTTTCATTTCTAGGTAAAATTTTTGTGATTTTTCTTTCATGTTTGGATGCCATATTGAAGGACCAGGCATTATAGTTAATTGTTCATGATAATAAAAAGTATCTGGTTTAAGCAAAGTGTTATGCCATAATACTTCTGATATTATTGGACCATAATCTAATAGGTATGAAAATATAAATGTATTGTCATAATTGTTATCTATTAAATAATTTATAGTTCTTTTTAATCTTTTTAATAAATCTTCGTCTTCTATTATATGCCCATAAACAACATAAGCATAGCTTTCTATTAGTTTGTCTAACATTTTATCAACTCCTCTTTTGATATTAAATATATTTTTATATAAAAAAAATATAGCGAAATTATTCGCTATATTATAATATCCTCTTGAGTTGTTATGTTGATTTTTATGCCTGTTAGGGATAAGTATTCTTTGTTATCATTTGCTTTATTTTGTTTTATTAAAGGTATTTTTAGATATAATTTTTTAGTATTTTTAGATATCCTATTTACTTGAGCCTTTGTCGATGGATATATTCGTCCAGATAATACTTTTGTATAATCTGTATATATTTCTATATCATACATATCCATAGTAGTCTCTATACGTCCGTTAACTGAATATAGGATTATATCATTATATACATAATCTATTAAATCAGTACTATTTAATTCAACTATAGCAAAAGAATCAAGAAGAAAGTCAGCTTCTTTAAACAATATATGTTTTATACCAAAAGGGTATATGTCTATATCATTTACTTTTGTGCTGTAATTACATTTAAAAGTAAATACTACTTTTGAGAATTTGATTTTTTCGTCAAGTATTATTCTAGTTTTACCTATGTTATTTATAGTGGATATTGTCTTTAATGGGGTATCAGACAAGTTACCTGTTGTATCTAAATTATAGCATTCGATAGATTGGATGTCAAGCGATCCTGAAATATATGGATCAATTTCTATCATATTAAACCTAGAAGTACCAATAGATACTTGATTATCTATCTGATATTCAATAGTTATAGTATCATCTTTTAATTCTTCAAATACAATCTTTTTGTCTACCACATTATCTTCCATTAAAACATTTATATAATCATCATTATCTACGCCGTTTACTTTACATGTTACTGCACGTTTAAACATTGTTCTACCTACAGTATTGTCAGAGGATAACAATTTTAAGTTAAATATATCTATAGAACTTTTTATTTTAGGATGTATAGTATAACCATATTGGTCAAATATACCATATACATTTTTATCAAATGCTATTTTACTATTATCTCTACTAACACCTGCATTAATAGTATCTAACTTTATATTTGAATAATCCATTACATAATTTATTATAGATAATTTTTTTGTAACGTCTTCTTTGATTTGATTAATAGAGGCAAACATTTCGTCGCCTTGCTCTTTGGCCTCAGAAAACTTTTTATTTAATTCTTGTGAACTTAACACTTGTTTCATTTAATCATCTCCATTCATTATAAAATTTTTATATATTTGTTCAGAGAATCCATTTATTCCTGTCGTATTGTCAAACAACGTATCTACTTCTTGTTGAAGATCGTGAAGAGTTTTAAATGAACTAGTTCCTTTTGTATCATGTTTTATTTCATTTATTAAATTACAATACTGAAACACATTTAATACAAACTTATCATATTCATAAGGCCCTCTATATCTCATATTGTAAAATATCATATATAATCACCTATCCTATTTGTTTAATACATACACTATTTATATCAGATAGTATATTTTTATCTGTATTTATAAGCACTTTTACATTATATGTAATTTTATTTTCGTTGTTTGCATATTCTAATAATTTAAAATCTCTTAAATCCCAATTACCACTATATGATAATTGATCATTTGATAATACTATACCATCTTCACATGATGCATATATTTCTCCTTCATTAACTACAAAATAACATACAAAGCCTTTTGGTACGTTAAGATATACTTTTTTAACATCTTTGGTATCTATGTGTATATAACCATCTGATATAGGAAAGTTACAATGATTAGGTTTTTTATTCATGTTATATTCTATAGTAGGATTATTATAGCAATAAAATTCTATAGTACAATCTTGAGTAGCTTCAAATACATTAGCTTGAGATGCAAAATCTATTATAAATTCGTCACCTTGAGCATAACGTACAGTCATTTTGTTTTTGCCGCCGAGTATTTTATAGTCATTATTTGCATTAACTGTTGTATTTATTTTAATCGCATCATTTACTATTATACGACCATTAAGATTCAAATCTGTTTCATTGATCTTTTTAGTTCCAGGAATTATATAAGTATCATTATTATAATTATATGGTAAAGCATCAAATGATTTAGATTTGTCTTCTTCTGATATTAGTTTAAAAGAAACAGCTTTGTTGTCTATATTACTTATATCAGCAAACAATGCTATTTTAGATGCCTGATTAAACTCTATGTTTCCTAAATCTATAGTAGTTACTGTATCATTAGTTTCTATCTTCCAGTCATCTGTTTTTACAAATAATAATTTACCTAAAGATGTTGCGGCCATTTCTTCATCTAATCTTCTTTGAAATAAATTAGCTTTTGTTTCTAGGGTATTAAGATGTGCTTCTATATATACTTTTAATTGGTTATATTCATTTAACAATATATCTTGAAGTATTTCATATAACAAAGTTAAGTCTTTGTATATCATTTCAAACATATAATTGAATTCTTTAGTATTAAATAAAGAACCAGGTTTTGATAAATATGCTTCGCATAGCGCAGTACGTGTTTCTATAGATTCTAGTTTAGCTGATATATCTTTATCTGTTGGAAAGTATCCACGCTTTACAAAATCATTGATTATTTGTTTTTTATATATTTTAGCTTTTGCGAGCATGTCTTTATATATATCCACTAGATCTCACCTCCTAATAATATTTTAACGTTATTAACATAAGGTGTTATATCTTTAGTTCCTTTTAACTTAATAGTTAAATATGCAGAAGTAATTACTGCGTTAGTAAGTTCTGTATATTCTGCTTTAGAATTTCCTTGAGAATATCTTATTATCTTAGTACCAGCTAAAGATTTATTATTGATAGGTATAACAGGATAATCTATACCATTAACTGTTAATATATATTCAACAGCATCATCAGATAAACCTTCTGGGATATATGTATTAGCAAATACACTTATAGAATACATTTTAGTATCTTTTATTAACTCTTGTGTAGTTAAATAAGATGCTTTATTATATTCGTTTTTATATGCTTGTATATCATTTATTTTTATAAGATGTCTTTTGGCAGATTTAACTTCAATAGTTTCTGAATGAGTATTATTTATTGCTTCTTCATTAAAGGATTCATCTTCAAACATTACTTTTTCAAAAGCTATTGAATCATTAGTGGTTCCTTTAGATTGAAATGTTATTTTTACATATTTACAATTTGGTGCTGTTAGTACACCAGAACCATAAATATAGTTATCATTATCATAGCAATCTAATTTTGAAAATGTTATAGTTGGTATTGCAATATGATAATAATCTATATTGTTATCAGAATATTGCATGTCTATTATTTCTAAATTTTCTAAATCTGTAGATACAATTATTTCATTAATAGGATCTGTTTTAGAAGATATTGTTAATGTACATTTAGCTTCTTCATTATCCATATAGAAATTATTTAATAAATATTTTTCTGTTGAAGCTGCAGTTATTCTTTGATATTCCCAATAAGTAGAAATAGAATCATCGAACAATGCAGAAGGTTTTGTAGTATCCAATGAATCAGATACATACACATAGTTTTTATATACATATTTATTGCCTTCTTCACCATTACCTGTAACATTAAATAACGATAAGTCTATTTGTTTGAAATTATTTATAGAACATGAGAAAGCATTATTTTCCCACTTAGCTGTACCATATAATTCTATATTATTAGGATTCACAAGTATTACTTTATCAAAATCTGTATATTTATTACACAATAATTTTATATCTTGTAAACGTTCTTTTTCATTTATTATTTTTTTATTAACTGCATCTAATCTATTAATTGTAGAAGATAATAATGTGTTAACATCGTCTGCAGCATTAACAACTATATTATTTATTTTGTTTAAATCATATTTAATATCATTGAACTTATTATTTATTTCAAATGTTTCCCCTTCTTCTGGGTGTATATATAATTGTTCATATGTAGGAGTATAATCTGTTTCTAATAAATTTATTTTAGACGTTAATATAGATTCGTCCATAAAGCATTACCTCCAAACTTTCTTATATTTATCATATTAATATATGGTATAGTATCATATACATCTCCAAATGTTCTTATAACAGCTTTGATTCTTATGGTATTATTTAAAGGTCTATAAGTATTGTCAAGCATAGGATTATATGATACACAATAAACACCATCATATTTCAGTTTTGCTTCTTCTAAAGATATAGGCAATTCAATACCATCTTTTTTTATTGTTTTCGTATAGAATGTTTCCAAATCATCGCTTTCGGTAAATCTTAAATCGGTTTCTGGAAATATCTTTTCATTATAAACATAGTCTGTTCCTATAGGTAAAATAGGTATATCTAAATTTCCATCGGTTACATAATACTCTATACTACTATTTACACCAGTATTATCATTTACAAACAATTGTAAATATTCAGATTCATCCATGTCTCCTATTGTTATTGGATCAGATAAAAAATAATTGTTTTCATATAACACAACTCTATTGACTTCAAGAGAGTCTAAGCCAAAATTATATGCATACATTACAACTTTTAATTCATTAGCACTATCTTTTCTATAATTAGTAGTAGTAATATTTTTAGTTGCAGAATTATATTCTACTTTTCTTATAACAGATTCATAATCTATTTTATCTTTAGAATTTGATACTGGATATTCTAATTCTTTTATTTTATTCCATAAATTATCTGTTGATACTTTGTCTTTGTCTAAAGTATATTCTATAGTATTATATGCTGTACATTCTATATCAAATTTAATATGTGTAACAATCCTAGATTCTAATTCTATACCTGTAACTAAATCTCCTGCTTGTTCTTCTATGCCATTTATATATACATATCGTATATTTTTTACATTGCAATTAACAGGAGTTATATTTAGTTCATTGACTTCTTTTGGCTCTTCTAGGTATATAGTTATAGTTTCAACTATTCCTGTTTTAACTGGTTTTTCTTCTAGATAAATAGAACGATAAAAACCATCTGTACTTATTGTAGATAAATTATTATAATGAGGAACTTGCTCGCATTTATAAGTTATACTACTATAATTATATGTGTCTTTAATTCTATTAGATAATGTAAGTACATTATTTTTTATAGAGCAAGGAGTAATTTTATAATTTTTGTTTCTATCTTTTTCCTCTGTAGTATTTTCAATAAATGGAACATTATAATCTATATATCCCAAATTCTTATCTACTGTACTTAAATCTTCTATTGATTTGATAGAAGAGTTTATATCATTTATATAATTATCTATTTTCATAGTAAGAAATGTTTTAGCATAATCTATAGCATCTTCTAGATATCTAGTTTTTTCATATAATACGTTTAAATTATTTTCTATAGACTTTAAACTTGTATTCATTTTTTCAGATTCCATTACATCATCTTGTAGTGTTATATTTATATTTAAATCTTTTTTTAGTTCAGACATATTATAATCAAAATCTGTTTTATCTTTTAACATTTAATCACCGCCTTATCTATAATATATTACAATAAAAAAGCTCCCAAAAATATTGGGAGCTAATATTATATAATTAATGAGGATATACAAGAGTAAGAACTTTTATATAGTTATGTTCTTTCCAAAATTCATGATCTTTAATTGTTTCTAATGCTCTTCCTACTTTTGTATTATAACCATCTTGAACTGTTTCTCCAAGATGTATAGAACTACAAGGGTATTTTACATGTACTTTTCCTACAAGAGCAACAGCAACTTTGCTACCGTTTTTAAGTTCTTCATCAGTTGCTCCTAAACACATAGCATATTCATCAGATACAACTCCAACGCATAAACTGCATTCGTCGTTTCTCCAACGGTCTTTATATACTTTACCGTCTTCATATAGATATGCTACGTCTCCAGGTTCTAATTCTTCACCAGGAATATATCCTTCGGCTAAATCTGAATAAGCCATATTGTATACTCTAGTAGCTGTTAAATTACCATTGACATTAACATCTCCACCTAGAACATTAAAATATGTACCATCTTTTATTTTTACGCAGCTTTTGCCTTGAGCATCTATCTCATATACTACTGCATTTAATACTGATTGATATATATCATCTGCAAGTTTTTCTTTAGTAATTGCTTTATCTTGTATCTTAACAGTTATAACAGAATCAGTTGCAAGTTTATCAGATGTTACAGCTTCAGTTTTTATATTACCAGTTTCTATAGTATTGTGTGCTATATTAGAACCAGTGATAGTTGCTATTGCTATATTCTTACCAGTTATTCCGCCGTCTTTTATTTGACTGCCAGTTATAGTAGCATCAGCAATATTGTAAGCTGTGATAGTCTTTTCTGCTATTTTACCAGTGCCTTTTTCATTACCACCTTGTATAGTGAAATCTTTTAACTTAGAGTTTTCTATAGTATTATCAGTTATCTTTTCATTAGTAACTGCACTATTCATTATTTTACTAGTAGTTATAGCATTATTAACTATGTTTAAACTTAGTACAGCATTCTTAGCTATTTTGCCTTGAATAACGGCTCCATCTTTTAGTTTATCTGAATCAACACAATGATCTGCTAGTTTTTCAGTAGTAACATTTAAATCTGTTATATGTCTAGTCTTTACCGCTCCGTTATCTATTTCAGATTCGCCAACTGCACCTATTGCTATTTTAGATCTAGTTACATTTCTATCTGCTATCTTATCTGTAGTTACACATAAATCTTTTAAAGCTCTGGTTGTAACTTGTTGATTACCTATAAGATTATCAACTATTGTATAATCTTCAAGTATTTTATCTGCATCAAATAATCTATAATCATTAGCTGCAGCTTTATATCTTAATCCAGATTCTGTAGGATAACAACGTAATGTACCTATTTGAAAGTTTGTATTATCTCTAGTAGATGAATTAACTATAGTGAATGAGCGACCTAACGCAACTATATTCTCATCTAATTTTTTAATTCCTTCAGACATTAATTACACCTCCTACATTTTTTTATTATATGATCTATCAGTAGATATAGATAAGTCTAATATTTTACCAGCTAAATCAGGATTAGAATTTAATGTTGATACAGGTACAGAATTATTATCCCAGTATATTTGTATTTCTAATGTGTTATATTGGTCTAATACATTTATTTCAGCATCATCATTTAATCCGACTTCTGCTTCAAATATTAATCTATCAGAAGAATAAGCTTCTTTTCCAGGCTCTTTACCTTTCATAACTGCTACTAATGGTAATTCTATTATCTTAGCATCATCGTAAGATATAGGATTGGATGCGTTAGTTAAATCTATTTTTTTATTTCTAAGTATAGCATTTACTTTGTATCCTACTCTATATACATCTGCATTATAAGGTACATAAGTATTTTCTGCTAATGAAAATCTATTATTAGAATTAACAGTTGAACCAACTTTAGCTATAGATGTACCACCTACTATTTGTTGCCCAGTAGTAAATAATGTAGCATAGCTGTATTCGTTTCCGTCTAATTGTAATGGATTGTTTTCATTATATACTAAAGTATTGTTATCAGCACAAGTAAATAAACCTTCTCTATTGATTCTTAACTCTGCTCTTACTCTAGTAAATTTATCTGGAACTTCTATATTGCAAGTATATAATCCTCTTTGCATATAGTCTATTTCATTTTCTATTATTTCTGACATATAAAATGCTATATACATATCAGTCATTTCATTAGTTAATTGGAACGCTTCAGATATATAATCGTAAGTATCTCCAGCACAACATACACAATCTTCTGTACAGTCATCAGGGAATCCACCAATATACCATCTATTAGATTCATTTGCATATTCTGTTTTTAATAAAACTATATATTCATAATCTCTAGATACTTTGATAGGATTTTCAAAATTAAATGTGTAATTGTTTAATACGCCAGACACTTGTGCAGCGCTTAAGGCATCACTTTCTGCTATTAATTCATTGTTAACAGCAGGATTAGTAGTATCTGTTACTTTATATAAATATGCTTTTATTATACCTGGGTTACCATCACAAGCTAATGATACTTGTATTTTCTTTAATGCACCATCTATAGAATATAAATTAGTACATCTTGATGCATATCCAGCAAAAGAAGTATTTAATGTTTTTATTATTTGTCTACGTCTTCCATCTTTAACTATTACTTTATATACATCAGATGATGCATAAGCAGATGTTTTGTTACCAAATACAAATGCTCCTTTGTTATATGTACCAGCAGTTTTATATATTTCAGTTTCTGTTCCAAGTGGTCCAGTTACTGAAGGAGCTATATCTACTCTGTTGTTACTTATAGCAGTTATTTTAACCACTTGAACTTCTTTAGAAGTTTTAATTGATATATATTCTCCAACAAATAAATCAGAATCATCTTCTACTGTTATAGTAGATATACTTCCTGTTTCATTATTTGTTTGAGCTAATTTTGTTATGACATTATTGTTATATCTTATATCATCATTTTTAAATGCGTCATAAAAACCATTATAAACTGGTCCTTGTTTTATTAAGCCTAATTTAGCTAACTCTGCTCTAGTTTGATATAATTCATCTCTTATTGCTTTTATTTCATCACTTACTGTAGTAGAAACAGTATATGTATCACCTAATAATGATTTCGAATCGTCTTTTAATAGATATTTATCTGCAGATTTTCCACCAAGATTTAGTGCGTTTTCTACTGTTTCTCTATCTTGTACAAGATTACCATTGTCATCTGTTGCTGCTTTAGCTATTAATTCAGATTCTACACCTGCTACATATTTAGTATCTATTGCACGATCTTCTGTTTTGGTAAAGCCAGCTACTATAGATAAATATGCTTCTAAAGCTTCTAATGGCATTTGTCCTAAACTTATTGTCATTTTCTTACCTCCATTCAAATGTTATTCTATCTTTAGGTGATATCCATTCACCGTTAGTTTTTTTGTATTCTCTATATTCATCTGGATGAGAATCAAAATATCTTCTCATAGGATCTATTTGTAATGGAGCATCTTCTAATGTTATAACTCCATTTATATTTGTATATTTACCAGTGTAAATTATACCGTTTATATATATTTTAATTTTATCTTTAGTATTTTTTAATGATATAGGGAAATCGTAATCTATGATATCAAATGCTTGAGTTTCATACGAAACTTCTTTTATATCATAACTTATTTTCTTTACAGATGTGTCTGGTCTAAGTTCTAATAATAATTTATCTGGTTCTGGGCAATATACTCTTTTTACTTGTCCAGTTTTATCATCATAATATTTTATAAGAGTCCAAGTTTTTTCGTCTTCTCTTGTAAATTCATCTGAGCCACCTGCTGTTTGTATTTCATTTAATATAATATTACAATTATCGAATATAGAATATTCTTTCTTTTCAAGCAATACTCCGTTTAAATATACATTAATTGCACCTGGTCCTATGTAACTAGATGATGTATAAGTATTATCAAAATTATCGTATCTGTTTTCAGGTCCTGTTATAACTCTATTACAAGCATATGATTCGTTTTCTTCAACTCTTTCGACTATATAATATAAATCGTTTTTAGTTTCCATTTGATCAATTGCATTTTTTAATATTTTTAATCTTTCTAATTTGTTTTCGTCAAATGCATATTCAGTTAAGCCTAATGCTTCTAAACTTTCAACAGTTGTGTCTTCGTTTATATTTTTAATGACATTATACATGTCTCTATTCTTCCAGTTGATAAAGCCATTAGATATAGGAGTGTCTATAGTAAACTTACATTGAGTTCCAGGATAATCTTTTATATTATAAACTTGAACACCATTAACGAATGCAGATATGCAGCCTTTGTTTGCTATAAAAGTTTGTAATTTAGTAGTTGTAAAATCTTGAGTAGATTTATTCACATGTTTATCTACATTAATCACACAGTTACGTCTACCGTCTAATAATGGTTCATCAACTTCATCTATATAAGTGTAAGCATAATATGTTAAATTAAGTCCTTGAAGGTCTGTATTAGACATAATAGATATAGATCCATTTTCATTGAATTGAGTAATCATATCTTGTAACTTATATAATTCATCTGAGCCATATTCAGTTTCAAACTTTGTCCATGTATAATTTCCATGAACATTGTAGATATAATATTCGTAAATAGGGTCACCCAAATTATCTTCTGTTTTTATATTCAATACTTGTCCAGTTACATAAGCATTTTCTGTATCTAGAGGAACTTTTATAAAGTTTTCATCTATTAATACACCATTCTTAGAATTGTCATCACTATATGCATATGACACAACCATGTTACAGTCATTATATATAGAACTTGCATTTTTATCTTCTATTCTTGTAGTAAAATAAGATATAGGTGCATCGAACATTATTTGAGTACCATTGTCACCTTTAGACAAATCTATTAAATAATATTCTACTGGAGTTCCACCATCTGGATTTAAATCTCCAGCTAATAATATTTGTCCGTTAGTAACTTCGAATTCTCTAGGAGACATACATATACCATTAACAAATAAAGCATAACTTCCGTCTTCTGAAATGTTTTTATCTTTAATAGCGTTTTCTGTTGCTATACCACTAGACATATATGACTCTCCAGCATCAGCTACAATAAGAGAATAAGTATTATTGTCTTCTATTTCACCAAAGTTTTTAATAGTAATTGTATTATCATCTATAGATATTTGATCTGGCATTCTAACACTAGTACCAACACCACATATAAATGCTATAGGTTCAGCGAAATTTGCTACTTGCGATACGTTGTTATGTGTTATAACTATGTTGTTATCTACTATATTTGCTTTGCTTACTTTTAGCTCAAGTATTTTGTCATTATTTTTCATAATGTCTTTAAATGATAATACAACCATATCCATACGTTCAGTTATAGTATCACCACTAAATGTAATAACTCCGTCGGATTGATTATAAGTATAATAATCTTGTTCAAGATATACACCGTTTAAAAATAAAATAGGATTATCATTTATTTGACCTACGTATACTTGATTTTGTGTACCAATCTTAACAGTTCCTGTTTTCATTGAGCCAAAGCTTGTATTAACATCATTAAATACATATGTTATAGCATAAATATAATCATAAGTTTTACCATTGTTAATAAGCTTAATTCCACCTGTTACTGGTACATAATCACTGACAGTGTCATCTAAAATACTGTTTTCAGAAATGGTGTCATTTACATTATATGATCTTGGTACATAAGTTAATAGTTTACCCAAAGATTCTCCAAACTTAAATCCATAAAATTCTGTATTATTTGTAGGTAAATTAACTACAAATGCATCGGCACCAGTTTTAGTTATTTTTATTAATTTTTTCTTAGCATTATACATGAAGGTAGGATTAACATGAATCCATTTTAACGGATTAGATGTTGTATATGTAAAGCTAACATCATTAGCAGTATATTTATTTCTTGGAATATAATTATTATTTTCAAATAATTTACCAAGGTTTACGCTAGGAACTAAATAATTATTAGCAAATCCACTTACTTGAGCTAAATGTGGCATAATCAAGAAGTTAGCTAAACCCGCATTGGTAGATATGGCATCACTAACAGATTTTGCAGATACTGGTTTCCATTGTAAGTCTTCATAATATCTCAATACGCCATTTCCATCTATCCATAATTGTCCTGCTACAGGATCAACTGGCATGACTGTTAAATTAACAGGATGATAATAGCCATTGAACATTACATCCCAAAGATTGTTTTGGGCATTATATGCTTTAAGAATATTCTTATGCTCATTGGTATCATTCCATAAAGCACCATTCATTAGTTCGGCTTGTCTATCTTGCTTTGGAGTTTCATTACCATTGCCAAGATATTTAACCATACTATAAGCACTAAATAATTTATCGTTAAATAGTTGCTCATTTAAACGTCCATTATTCATTTTTCTGCCTGCCAAAATATCACCTCTTTCTATTTATATTCAATCAAATATTACCTAAAAAGAAAGGGAATCATAAAGACTCCCTTATATTTATTACATGTTTTCTAATAAATCTAGTAGTATTTGCCATTCAACAAAATCAGTATCTGTTTCAGAATCATAGCCTACTAATGCACCATCTTTTAGAGTTATATAAGTTCTACTATCGTCTAAAGCATCTGTTGGGTCTGCATCATTTATAAATTGATTTACATTTTTCAAAGCTGTATCTACTGAATTATAATCTTCATTATCAAGAACCATGTCTTTAACAACTTTACGATTATAATTAACTGTTTCAAATGCATAAGCATCTCTAACATCATTAACAGCTTCTTTAAAAGTATTTAAATGATTAGACTTAAGTGGTATGAATTTTGTATCAGAAAAATCATTCCAGAAGTTTTTATATACATAAGTATAATATTCAGATTCACTTGTTGAACAAGTATTATTAACTCTTACTGAATAAGGAACTTTACTATTGTGTTTTGTAGTGTAAGGAGTAGGTGGTCTAAATATTACATAATGAGGATCAGCAACAGAATCTATAGATCCGTCTTCTTTTTCTACTGTAGAATAAGTAGTTAATCTAGGAGCGCTACTAAAATACTCTGGATTTGTTTTATTAGAATATTCTTTGCTACCCCATTTAACAAGAACTTCTTGAGGAAAATCATCTGGTCTACATTCAACAACTATTCTTGGTGTCTTAGCATATACAACTGTATTTGTTCTAGGATAAGCTTGAAGTATTGGAGATGCTGAATGACCTCTATCAAATACAAGGACTTTGCCTGACCAATAATAACTATTAGGATAATCGTCTCTAGTTTGTATCCACATTTCAAGACGTTCATCTTCTTTAAAAGCTGATATATTTATTTCATATCCTTCATGACAATTTTGTTCAGCTTCCATTTGAGGAGTTATCTTATAAACATTATAATAATTTATATTGCCTATAGATGATTTATTTTCACCTTGATGTTCTTCTCCTTCACTTATTATAGGAGTACTTTCTTTACCGTCTCCGTAAAAATAATCTAATTTTGTATTCATTTCAGGAGTAGAGCATTTTAGATAGATATAATAATTTACATCGTCTTTGTCTGGATCATTTACTAAATCCCATTTAACTTTAACAGTAGTAAATGGAGTGAAACCTTCTACTAATTTTATATCAACTGCCGGAGGTTCATCATTGAAATAATGGCCTGTGGCTTGTTCACTTAAATCAATTTCAGAAGGATCTCTATCATCACTCTTTAATCCTATACCAGCAGTATCTGTAGCTATAGCATAATAAGATATGTTAGAACTTCTATCAAAATTATTAATAAATTCTATAGTCATAGATTCTGTTTTTCCACTTTCTAGTTCTATAGTCTTTAATAGTTTTCTATATTGTCCTTCTTGATAGCCATATAGACTTACTGATCCAGATAAGTCTTCTGGATGAGTATATGTTATTGTTAAATCTCCTCTTTCTTCATGAGCAGTCTTACATTGAACAATTACTTTATTAGGTGGTTCATGTTTTTGTCTAGCAAAGGAATATATAGGAGAACATCTGTAATAGCTATTAGGATAGCCATCTGTAGTTACTACCCACATTTCACCAGAACGACCCTTCCAAGCTTCTGGGTCTGGATATCCTTCGGATTTATCTAAATAATTTATTTTAAATCCTAAATAATCACTTTCAGAACCATCAATAAGTCTTAACTCATTTGCTTCTGCATTCCATTTATAAGTTACATATTTATCTTTATTATTATCATAAGTTATTCTATAATATTTATTGTATTCTTTTTCTTTTGATTCATCTGCAAAGTCAAACTTCTTAGAATACTTAGGAGCATTATCATCTATACTTTTAATATATATATCATAATATACAGGATCTCCGTCATCATCTGTGGCTTTGTCCCATGTTACATTAACGTAATCAAACATATAAAATGGTCTATCTTCATTTCTATCTGGTTGACCAGTAGTTAAATAAACCCTTGAAGGTTCTTCATTATAATAATGACGATTAGTATCATTTTCTTCATTGCCTGAGCCTATTCTTTCTAATGAACTAGCGAAATGACTATTAGTGCTTGATGATAATAATCCAGGTTGTTTGTCTTTAGCTACTACAAAATAAGAAATATAGCAACTACGTTTTTTAGAAATTTTACTAAAGTCTATATTAAACACTTTTGTTTCATTGTGATTTATTTCAACATTATCAAATAATACACATGAATATACATCGTCAACATAAGCATATACAGTAATATATCCATTTAAATCATCTGGTCTTCTATCTTCTTGACCATAATCTGGATGTATGTACTTGACTGTTAATTTCCCAGATTCTCCATGAACATTATCTATAGATGCTTCTACTTTTGGAACATGATAACCTAGTCTTGTAAATGTTATCATCTCAGAACAATAATAATAACTATTAGGATATCCATCACTAGATTTAATCCATAATTCAAATTCCTCGTCATCTGCGAAATCATCTAAACTAATATTAAGTTTATTATTCTCTGTAACATATTCATGAGTGTAGTTTAAATATTTATCTTCTCTACAGCCCAAGAAGAATTGATCTTCTTTCTTGTTTGTATCACTTTTGGCATTTAGATAGACATAATATTTAGTTATATCTGCATCTGGATCTGTTACTTTATTCCAAGTCACTACAGCATTATGATGTAAATCAGTAGACTTATCCAATGTAACTGTGACCATAGGTGGTTCTTCATTGTAATAATGACCACTTACCCATTTTTCCCACATGTTTACAGTTGGTGCCCATCCGGCCACTTCTGAACTAGCACTAAATCCAGCAGTTTGAGCTACAGCATAATAATGAATGTCGCAACTTCTGTTTTCTGGTTCATTACCAAACAACTTTCTAAAATCTACAGTGAAAGGTTGATTGACTCCATTGCTCATTACATAAAAATCATCTTGAGTATATTTCATTTTTTCAAATACATTAACTAATTTTCTAGTGCCGTTTTGATATTTAGCTATTGCATATAAATATACTTTCCCAGAACGTCCAGTAGGATGAGAATAATTTACATATAAATCTCCATATTCTTCATGAGCTGGTACAGTAGTTACTATAGGTTTATATGGAGCAACACCAGTATTAGAAAATTCTAATATGTTTCCTGTATAATAATAACTATTTTTATAGCCGTCATTTGTTCTTATCCATACTTTCATTTTACTTGCATCATATGAAGACATATCAAATACATAGTTTGTATCATCTGTTGTATATGTAAATGTATACCATAAAGTTTGTTTTTGACCAGCTATTAAAAACTCGTCTTGTTCATTATTGTGAACTCCATCATATACAAATACTTCATATGTAGTTTTATCTCTATCTGGGTCTATTGATTCTCCCCATGTTAACCATGCCTTTTCTGATGTTTTTAAATAGTTTTGATCTACTGTAGGAGTTACTGGAGGTGGTTCTTCATTAAAGTAATGACCTTTAGGCATGTCTATCCATTCAGGTAATGCATCTGCTGATTTTTTACCATCAACATCAACAGCATCTGCCCAATAACCTATCATTCTACTACGAGTAAATCCTTCTTTAATAAAATCTATATCAAATGTCCATGTTTTTTCTAATGTAGTTGTTGTAGATAATGAATCTACTTTTAATGTTTTTATTGTAGATTTAAATATACCATCTATACCAGAATAATCACTACTTTGAAATGCTTTTAAACTAACTACTCCACCAGCACCTTTATCATGTCTATATGTTACAGTTAATTTACCAGACTCACCGTGCGCTGGAGTAACTTTTACAGACACATTAGGAGATTTAGTTTTTATTATTTCTACTGGTTTTGAAGAATAATAATAACTATTGATATAGTTATCTGTAGATTCTATCCATACTGTAATTCTTTCTCTATCGTCAAAACCTGTCATATCTATATCAACATAATTGGTATCAACAGGATCCATTTGTAAGAAATAACTTTGGATGCCGTCTACTCCTCTAACTCCGTTTACAATGCCGCCCCAAAATCTTTTACTATTTATATTTTCTTCACTATTTTGTGATTTTATATATGCTATATATGATACACTATCGTTATCTGGATCTTTAACTGCTGGGAATGTAATTCTAGCAGTTCTAGTTGTATCGTTTGAATCAACAACGGTAGGATTAACTGCTGGAGGCTCATCGTTAAAATAATGACCACTTGCACAATTAGCAAATGATTTGTCACATGAACATGAAGATCTATAAGTTTTATATTCCGCATCATATACTTTTGCTATTGCATAATATCTTATTTCCTTACTTCTTATAAAGCCTTGTTTAATAAAGTCTACATCAAATTGAATAGTACTTCCGTCTATAACATCACTTTCTCCAACTTTTTTAGTTATTGAATTATTTCCCTTTTGTACACCATACAATTCAATAATTCCATCTTCACCACCAGAGTGATTGTATTTTACTTTTACTATACCAGATTCTCCATGAGCAGGTATACATGTTACTACAGGTTTTTCAGGATCTTTGATAGGTAATGGTCTTTCTATTATTCCACTAGTTGTATAGCTATCTTCAAATGTTCTATGATAAACAAAGTAACTAGATTTACGTGTTAATTGAGGAACGTTACCTTTTTCTGATGTCCATTCTGCAGTTTTCTTAATAGTTGCATTATATTCACATGAATAATTCTCTTTCCATGGACTTGTTTTAGGATTAGCCTTACCATGTCTCTTACTCCATATTGCACCTGTTCTAGGTTCTCCCCAAGTATAACTATATGGAGCATTTGGTTTCCATGCATCTGGTACACATGGATAATAATCTCCAGGAAAATATGGTTTCGCATCTGTGAACCATTTAGAGCTCGAAGATGTTATTTTATATTTTGCTGGTCTTTGACTTTGATTACCGAACCACATAAAAGGATACCATCTGTGAGGAAATCCCATAGTACACAAAGCATAAGTAACCTTTACATCATATACTTCACCATTTTTAGTACTGTTAAAAGTTAATTGATGACTATCATACGTATCAGGTTTTATAGTTTGCCATTTGTCTTTATTTTTTCTATATTGTATAGATACAGTTCGAACCCCTTCAAATATATTTTGTCTAACTGTTCTTTTTCCGTTATCTTCGTCTCTATATATTCCACCGGGTTCTGAAGCTGTACCACCAGAATAATATCCAGTACGTTTCTTACCGCTATAAGAATAGCTATAAGGAACTGCTTGAGCCCAGCAGTTCCATTTTATAGTCATTTTTCTACTATCGGAAGATAAAGTTTTGCTAAACATATGTTTTTTTAAGAAATTAGTACCGTCACTATATTCCAACATATCTATTCGTGCCATCTTATACCTCCTTATAATTCATTTATTTTTGCTTTTAATTCTTCTATTTGACTAGTTAAGTCATTAATTTTATTAAGTATAGCTTTTTTCTCATCACTATTATCTAGTCTATAGCTTGCAGTCATTGCTCTAGAATAAGACCTAGAACCTTTCCATGATGCTTGTATTTCAGAATCATAGTTAGTTAAGCTCTTACAATTATAGAAACAATTAGAATAAGAGTTTATAGCTGGTGTTCTGTTCCAGTAATCTGTAGCACTTGGAGTACCGACCATCTTGGAACAATTATAGAATGCACGAGCTATACTTACAACTGAAGTTGTTTTTAATGTAGGGAAGTATAATAGTTCTCTACATTCATAGAACATTCCATCCATATTTGTTACGTTGTCTGTTGCAAAAGTTTTAGTCTTCATATCTTTTATTTCTGTTAATGCATAGCAATTATAAAACATTGATGAAGTTCTAATACAATTGTCAAATTCTATAAATGGAACAGTAGTTAAATTTCTGCAACCGTAAAACATATATGACATATCCTCTACATTAATTGTACCAAAAGAATTATTGCTTGTTATAATTGTCGCTAATACGTAACAATTATAAAACATTGAAGACATATCTGTACAATTATTTAAGTTCCAATTTGATATATCTACATTTTGTAATTTAGAACATCCGAAGAACATATCCTTTGTATTTGAAATATTATTTATTGTACCAGCTACAGATATTAATTCTCTACAACCACTAAACATAGATTCTAATGATATTGAATTTGTTGATGCTATATTAATATTATTTATTGATTGTAATTTTAAGCAGTCATTAAACATAAATGCCAGAGATTCACAACTGTTTACAGTTATGTTTTTGACTGTTTCTAATGAGGCACAATTATAAAATATATAATCTACAATATTAGTACCACAATCAATAATTATATTACTTATATTTTTTAATGAAGAACAATTATTGAATATACTATTTGCTTGTCCATGCAAATAAAATGTTTCTGGAATTGTTACAAGTTTTGTACAGTTACTAAACATTTGTTGCATGTCTTCTATGCCGCTATAGTTTGTATTTATATTTATTGACTCTAAGTTTTCACAATATCCAAACATATATTGCAATATTTTTGCAGATGAAAAATCCCAGTTGGATAAATCTATAGTGTGTAATCCACAGCCATAAAATGCGTTATAAAAATTAGTTACATTCGATACATCCCAAGTATTTACTTTTAAGTTAGTTAAGCTAGAACAATTATGAAATGCATACTGAATATCTGTTACGTTTGAAGTTTTCCAGTTAGTTAAATCTAAACTAACTAATGAAGTACATCCATCAAATATATGAGCTAAAGTTGATATATTTTCAGTAACTAGATTAGATATTCCAGTAATGGTCATAAGTTCTGAACATTCTGTAAATAGATATGAAATTTTTTGAATACTATATGGTGACCAATTACCTACATTAAAAGTAGTAATTGCAGTATCATATAATAATCCACGAATATCTTTTACATTTGTCATAGTCCAATTTTCTACTGTAGATAAATCATCTTGAGAAATGTTTCTACAACTCATTAATAAATAAGGCATTGATTCTATAGTATCTATATTCCAAGAGTCTAAATGCGCATGAATTAAACTTGTACAATTGCTGTAAGCGCTATTTGCTGAAGTACATTTTGATGTATTTAATTCAGGAGTTTCTTTTAAACTAGAGCAATGAGCAAATATACTATCCATAGATGTTGCATTTATTGTGCTATTTAAAAACTTTAATTCAGTTAAGCCGCTACAACCATCAAACATATAGTTCATGTTTTGTGCATTTTTAACATCTACTGTTAACTTTGTTAAAGCTACACAATTATAAAATGTATATGAGAATGTTGTGACTTTAGATGTGTCTAAACCTACTATAGATATTAAACTTCTACAACCATTGAATGTTCTATACATATTTTGAACGTTTTCTGTATTTGCTAATGTTATCTCTTTAATAGATGAACATCCATCAAATACGCTAGTCATATCAACTATTTTTGAATAATTTAAAATTGGTACGCTTAACAGATTAGAACAATTAGCAAATAAGCTATGAATACTTGTTGAATTAGTTATATCTAAATATGCTAATGATTTCAAACTTGAACAATAGTTCATCATAGATCTTAAAGAAGTGGCTTTATTTGTATCTAAGTATAAGTTACTAGTTAAATTTCTGCAATTATAGAAAGCATAATCCATTGATAATGAGTTAGAAACATCTACAGATTCTATAGTAATTAAATTTCTACACTCAGCAAATGCATAAACAAAATTATCACATTTACTAGCATTTATATTTCCTAATGCTGTAAGAGAAGTACAATTATAAAATGTATAATACATTCCTTTGACATTTTCAAAAGTACTATATTCTACAGCTTTTAATGCATTACAATTATAAAATGCTCTATCCATATATTTCATATTTTCAGAATCAAAATAAGGAACAGCTTCAAGTTTTGTACAATTGTAAAAAGCATCAGATATATCTTCACATAAACTTGTATCAAATGAACCTATAGATTTTAATTTTAAACAGTTTTTAAACATGTTTACCATGCTTTTAACGTTTGATAAATTTAATGTTTCTATTGATTCTAGATTTTCACAGTTAATGAACATATTATCACAAATAGGACAGTTAGATAAATCTATTGAGTTTATAGATTTCAAGTAACCATTTCTTTCAAAATCTATAAATGTTGTATTCGGATCGAATTTTATATAGATTGTATCTGCTTCAGCTATAGTTAATGTTGATAAATCTGAAGTTATTGAGCCATCTGTTTTTGTAACTGTAATATTTACATATTCTAATGTTTGATTATCATTGTTTGTAATAGTTAAAGTAGGGTTTATGGTTATTATACTACTTATACTAGTACTAATATACATGTTAATATAGCAACATTCATCAGGAATAACAAATGACTTAGGAGAAGAAATATATTCATAATCAATTATAGTTGATTTTTCAACTTTATTTTTATCGAATGCTTTAATTGTAACATATTGTGATGATGTTAAAGAAAAAGTATATGACTCTCCAGCATTAACTGCAATAGGTTCTTTTAAACTCGACATATAATCTGCCTCATCATAATTCCATGCAGAATAATTTGTCTTCATTAAATTATGTTTGTAATATGAATAAAATTTAGGAAGATAATTTGATACCAAATAACTACTTGAGTTAGGTATAATTTTTATTTCCATATCGTTTTCGCCTATGTTATCATATATTCCACCCCATTCATCGGGAACACCTTCTGGAGGGTCTGGGTAAAAGTTAGATAATTTAGAACAATTGGCAAAACACAAAGTATATTCTGTTATTTTATCATTTAACCAATATTTACTAGGATCTGCTGTACCAGTCATGACCTTACAATTATAAAAAGTATAAGCTAAATTTGTTAAAGCATTCACTTGTAAATTTGGAATACTTGCTAATTTCTTACAATTATAAAATGCATACTCTAATGTTTCAGTTAATTTTGTATTGAACATTTGTAAATTCAATAAGCTTTCACAATTATAGAAAGAGTATCTTGCAGTAGTTATTTTGTTATTAGATTCAAATTTTAAATCTGTTATCTTTTTACAACCATAGAACATATAATCTATGTTAGTACAGCTTAATAAATTTAATACTTGGCTTATAGTTAAACTTCTACAGCCATAGAACATATAACTAGCATCTTCAACTTTCGATAAATTATATGTAGGTATTGTCTGTAATTTATCACAGCCATAAAACATTTCAAAAGCATTAGTTAGCACACCTGTATCAAGTATCGGACCATTTGTCAATCCACTAATATTTTTAAACATTCTATATCCAATAGTTATGTTATTTAATTTAGTTAAAAAAGTATTAAGATTAGTTTTGCTTGATATTGTTGCTCCTTCAAAACATGAGGTAAAGTCTTTAACATTACTTAAAAAATTATCTGATTTCAAAGTTATATTTGCAAGATTCATATTCTTAAATAATGAAGCCATATTATTTTCTTCAAAATTAGAGAAATCATATATCCCATCAACTGATATCTTATTGTTACTAGAACGATATTTATTTATATTAACATCTGCAGAATTTTTTATATTTAAATATAAATTAGTTATTTCTGTAGGTATATCTATAGTTTGTAAATTTAATCTATCTAATTGTATATCTTTAAAATCTATACTGTCTTTCTTTACTGAATACCTTGCATAGATATTGTGTATATCAGATTTTTGATTTGTTTCATAAGTATCTTCAAATAATAATTCTTTGAAATTACTATATAATTCATCACTATCGTCTGCTACTGTAACTGGAAGTATTACTGTGTTCAATCCTTTGATTGGATAATTAGCAGATATCTTTTTTAATCCTCTACATAAAGATAAATCCAAAGTAGAATTTTTTGCAAAATAAGGATAATGTGTATTATTTTTATCGTGATTTATATAGATATTTTCTAGGTTATCGCATCCAGAAATATCAACAAGGCTTAATCTTCCTGTTTTACTTACTAAGTCTGTAAATTCTAATGTTTTTAACTTGCTTAAATTGTATAATCCTAAACTAGTCAAACTATTTACATAAGATATTTTTAATTCTTTTAATGAATCTAAGGAATTATCTATATCAATAATATTTGTATTATATAAAGATAAGAAAAAGTTGTCATTAAAATAATTATATTTAGAATACTCTTTTCTCAAAGTGTTAACATTAGGACAATTATACAATTTAAATCTTATTAAATTTGTAGGAAGTTTATTTAAGCTATGGTTAATTTCTTGATCATAGATTATTTCGGTAGGCAATCCTACAGTCTTTAATCCATTTTGATTATATAACTCTATTGTATTAGTAGAGTATGGATAATAAATTTCTTCTAAGTTACCACCAGTGGTATCTGTTGTGATACTTTTTAATTGTGTATTGTAAGCATTAACAAATCTTAAGTTTGTACAGCCAGTTAAATCTAATACTTGAGAACCAGTCGAATCTGTACCAAGACTAGAACATCCACTTATATCTACATTCTGTAATAATTTACATTTGTTGATAGCTAATTGCAATAATATAGGTGAATGACATTCTAAATCAATTAGTTTCGTTGCTGATGACAATAGCATTGATTTAGGTTTCAAAGTTGTTAAATTCTTTAGACGTTTTATATATTTACCACCATATATCATAACTTCTTGGTCATTAGCGTCTAACTTTGATTCTAGTTCTGCAGTTTCACCTCTACGAACTCTTACAGTACTATATGCTATAGAGTCTTCGTCTCCTGCATTGGTCCATTTAACTTTAACATACATTGGAGAATATGGTTCTAATCCTATATTAACAGTGTCAGCAGCTTGTGCTCTTATTGTTACCCAATCACTAGTAGCAGCATCAAATCCTAACAATGTGTCCATATATAATAAACGTTCTCTTATCCATTTTTTTATATGATGATATCTACTACCATGCATAACATTTAAATAGTCATTTCTAAAGTTTAAATATTTTTGTTGCATAGATTCTGCATAATATGTTTCAGGAATCTTTGCAATATTTAAATCATATAGATAGTGCATTATATTTTCTAATGTTAAATTACCAACTCTAAGTTTTTGATATTCTTTTTTGATTTCATCCCACATATAATCATGTAATTTAACCCATAATTTAGAAGCAGATGTATTGAATGCAGTATTGTCATCTTCATTTATAGAATCATGTTCTGGTTCTATATCTACATCGAATTTAATTAAACCTTCATTATTAAGACCCATACATGTGTCCATGTCATACAATTGAGGATACCATATAGTACCTCCATCAAATGATGTAAGCTTCATATTTTTACCTAAAGAATCGACAAGACCAAATACATTAACAAATATATAATATCTAATTAAATGTGTCACATTAAAATGATTAGGCAATTCTTCTTTAAAGTTTTCAATACCTGCACTATCTACCCATTCAACTAATTTAGCTATTTCATTATATGTATCATTTCCTTCTCTAGAAGGAGGATATATTAATTTGAATTCATCTTTATAATATTGAACTTTTGATTTACCAGAGTTTATTGTCCAAGCATTAAATGCTGCTGCTCCTGATTGAGTATTGGCAGCTGCTTCATAGCTTAAACATTGACCATCTTCGTATTGAGTATATCCAAATGTATTTGCAGAATATCTATCTGTATTGAAATCATATATTCCATAAGGAACAAACTCTGGATTAGCTTGAGATGTATCTTTAACATATACGTATATAGGGAAACCAGCTATAGTATGTCTTACTTCTGGTTTTTCTAGGACGTTGTCTTGCATATCTTTTATTTGAGCTGGATTATATGTATTTTCGTCAAATAATAAGTCATTAGCAATAGCAGCTAATCCTACATTATTTATATTAGATGAGTCCATATAATTTGCTTTAAGACAGAATAATGTTTCTTCTTTCCCTGTTTTGAAGAAAGGATTGTAATACATGTCAGCACCAGAATCATCTGCTAAAACTATATTAAAGTTTGGTATAACAAAACCTAAAGATGATGTACCTTGAGCATATATAGAACATCTACTAGAACTAAAGCCTGTACCACAATTTTCTGTATCTGGAGAATCGTAGGTCATAGTTAAAGGGATTTTGTTGTTTTTATCTGAGTCTAGATTTGCTCTATTAAATGTTAAATACATTTTTGGCAATGTTTTATTGTCAAAACAGAAATTATATTTTCTTCTTTGTTCTTGTCTATCTTCTATATCAGATATCATTAAAGTTATAACTTCATTATGAGTTAATGCTCTATCGTATATTCTTAAATGTTTGATACAACATGTACCATAGCCATTACCTTTAATAGAGTTTAAATATATATAACTGTCATGTGCAAAATTTTCTAATATTTTTTTATTAGATAACTGTGCATCTGTCAATGAAAATCCGTCAGTAGGTATTCCATCAACATATACTTTACCGTAGCGTTCGTCTCTATCTATAACAAACGTAACTCTTACGTACTCATCTTCACTTATAGTTACTTCTGATTTATGGTTTTCAGATCTAATACATGCTTGATATGTATTAATAAAACATCCTAGAGATTCATTAGTACTATCTGTTATGTCCAATACTCTGGCATCGACGTTACCAACATCGCTTGTTTTAAATAATATATCTATAGTTCCGCCACTCTCAAAATTGTTTTTAAATGGAGCATATGGTATTTCTACGTAAGCATTACCATTACATTCAAGCCAATATTCTTTTGTATTTAAGTCACTCATCCAGCCATTAGATGCATAGTTGAAATTATGTAGTTTTCCTTCTATACCACCTATTTTATCTCTCCATATATTTCTATCTTGATATAAATTACTTTTATTATCACTAGCGTCCCACCAAGCTACAAGCTTATATTTGGAACCTTCTACTTTTTCAAATTCAGTATCTTCATTAACTTGTATAGTAAAATCTAAAGATGCTGTATTTTTATCACTATCTTTAACTGTTATATTTAAAGTATGTGTTCCTATTGACAATGAGTTATTACTCCAAGTATATGCACCAGATTTTATAGTACCAGTTGAAGAACTTCCGTCAAGTGTAAATGTAATTATAAAATTCTCTTCACTGACTTTAGAAACAGTATAATCTATAACAGCTGGATTACCATCGATTACTGTTAATGGTGATTTTGTTTTAGATGATAAATATAAACTTTCAGAATTTGTTATTACAATATTTACATCATATGATATAGTTCTATATTTACCAACCTCAGCGTAATATGTGACAGGATGTATGCCAAGTCCCAAATCTTTTAGAACTTGGCTATGCTTTCCAGCTGAAGTTTTTATAATTTGTTCTTTTCCATCTACAGTTAAATGTAAATATGTATCATCAGTCAAATTTGTTACTATTTCATAATCAAAGGTTACCTCTTGTCCTATAGCTATAAAAGTATTAAAATTACTCAATAAGTTTATTTCGATACCTCCACAAACTATAGTCCATGAAAGTTTATTAGTGTACATGTTACCTCTATCTTTGGCTTTGATTTCTATTTTGAATACGCCATTGCCTAGAGGTCCTATTTTAATATTGTTATCACCTTGTTGTATTGTTTGTTTTGCAACTTCTATACCATTTACATTTATATAACACATACCATCACCTAAATTAGGTGACACAAAATAAATAGGTATAGTTATTATATCTTGAGAATCAGCCGAATCTAAATTAAAACTAGATTCAATTGTAGGAAGGGCTCCTCCTCCACCTCCACTGCCGCCAGGATGATGTTCAATATGATCATTAAGTCTATTGGCTACAGTTATTATTTGTTTTGCATTTATACTTGATTGTTCTTTGCTACTACCAAGTTCTCTTAATGCACCCTCAACATTGTCAGATTCAAAATGTTCTTCTAAATCTAATATTGAGATAGCGGAAGCTTTATTAGTAGCTTCCACTTCCCACTGATTAGTTTTTGGGTTATATCTTTTAATAGACATTTAATAACACCTCCAACTTATTTAGTGTGTCTTTCTTCTTGATAATTAATAATTAAACCTTCTGGATCATAGTCGCTGTTTGGTTTAAATTTATCTGGGTTATTGTAATCAAAATCATTTACAGTAACTACTCCATATTCTTTTGTTAAAACATTAGGTACTTGTTTTGCAACGAACTTAATTTGGTCTCCAGTTATATCTATTGTCATGTAAGCAGGTTGAGTCATTACTCCACCCCACCATGCATACCACCATGGCCATACACCACTTTGTATTTCTTTGTTACTATGTTCACTATTTATTAAAGAAGGTATAGCAAATGTTATGCCGGTTTCTTTACCAGTAGATTTAAAACCAGTTGCTGCATTCATAACGTAATAAGTACCATTTAATTTATCTTCTGCTCTATTGATTACTCCACCTTCTGGTTTAGTATAATCTTTATATTCTTTATCAGCTGGTATAAGATTTTGAATAGAACCATCTGATACTTGTTTTAATTTTACATATCTATTATATGTTATTCCTGTTCCGCCATTGTCTCCCATTTCTTTATAAGGAACGCCATTAAATCCTGTGTATAAACATTTACTTCTTGTGTATGTATGATTATGTCCACATAAAACAACATCTACTTTATATTTTTCAAATACAGGAACAAATGGTTGAACTCTAGGAGTTCTTACGCAAGTAAATGGACTTAAGTGCATATATACAATAATCCATCTAGGTTGTGTTTCTCTTTGTTTTACTTCTGCTAAGTGGGCATCTAACCATGCACATTGTTTTGCTATAAAGTTATTTACAGTAACGCCACTATACATTTGTTCTTCATTTGAATTAACACATACAAAATGAACATATCCTAAATCAAATGCATATGTAGAAACCATATCAGGATTGCCTGGTGTTTGAATTTCTGTTACATAGTCATTCATTTTAGGAGCATCTTCTGCTGTTAGATAATAATTGAATGCCTTACCATATTTTTTATCTATAAGGTCATTGTTTCCACAAGTAATTTCGTGGCACATGTTTCTAGTAAATTCTCTAGAATGTTTAAAATAATATCTCCATTCGAAAGAACGTGAAGCATTTTGTGAAACATCACCAGTATTTAAATGCCAATCGAAATTAGTTCCTTCGTAATATGCTATAGATTCAACTGCAGTTTTCCAAGCACGATATTCATCAGGAGTCCAGCCTTGTTGATCTGTTGTCCATAATATTCTCATAGGCTTGTAAGTAACAGAATCACCATCTTTTACTAAGTATTTTTTTACGTCAAATGTTTCTGTATCAGACCATCCGCCTTCTTCACCAGCTTGATATTCATATTTGCCAGGTTTTAAATTTCTTATTATTACTCTATGTATTGTACAATCTTGGTCATGGTGTTTTACCATTTCTTTTTTAGTCTCTACTTTAACCCATGGTTCGGTTTTTGCTACACCATTTTCATCTGCAATCATTCTATATTTTATGTATCCAGTATCAGTTACTTTAGATTGCCATGTAAATGTTCTAGATGTTTCTCCATCTTTTCCATAACACATATTTACTAGGTTAGGTATGTTTTGATTAAGTTTAATTCTATCAACATAATAATCCCAAGAACCATCTGCAATACTTCTAGGTCTATAAATTGATACATCACAAGTTTCATAATTAATTGCTTCTACTGATGCATAACAGTTATAGCTTCTTTTTGTACTACTATTAAAACCAAAATCTATCTTTCTGATAGCAGTATTTTTATTCATTGCATTTCTTGCAAAATTTGATGCAGCTACGCTATTAGGAGCAGCGTATCCTGGAGCAATATGTGTACCATCTTCACTATTTCCAGCCATAATATCTATAAAACGTAAGCTAGTTATAACTTCTCCAGTAGCACTATTTGTTTTTTCTTTTACTATGTCATCAGCAGTAGGAGTTTCTCCACCTACTGCCAAGAAAGCAGTAAATCCAGTTGGGTCAAATTCCATGTCCCATTCTTGATCGTATTTTTCTATTTTACATCTTATTAAATCACTTGTGACATTAGAGTCTTCAAAAGTTCTTTTACCTCTTATTAAAAAAGAATGTTGATATGGAATAACTCCAGTAAGTTTTAATCTTTGCCATACGTTTGTGTTTGTGTTGCTATAGAATAAATACATTCCTTTTAAGTTTATATCTTTTTTACTGTCACTATCATTATAAAGTTCTATAAAACTATGACTTACAGATGTACCTGCTGTTGATGAAGGGCCTCCACCATATATTTGATTTATTATAAGACCGCTATAATCTTTTGAACCAGGCATAGCATCTGGTCCAGTATATGCTTCTATTGGATATACTGTTTGTGTGCCATCTGTATTAATAGTCATTCTATATTGTTGTCCATCGTCGTCAACTAAATCTAAATATTTATTAGATAAGTTATCAGCACCCTTTAATTGTTTAGCTTTAACTTTTCTATTTTCGCCATTAGTTAATAATAGCAAATAATCATCATTATTAACGTTAACGACTTCAGTTAATTCACTCATCTTTGTACCTTTGATTTCAGTAGCCATTTTTTACCTCCTTTAATTTTCTAGGCATAACACAGTTCCATCTTCCAGTTCTGTATAGGTGCCATCTTCATTTAATATTGCATTATCAATTTTAGTTGTGCCAGGAACTTCTGATGCAAAATCATTTTCGCATAATAATGGTTTACCATCTTCCAGCAACAACATTAAATTATTGTTCTCTAACAACATATAATTATTAGTATCGACTTCTTCACTAGGAGTGTCTGGTTTTGGTTTTGTTCCTCCACCACCTCCGCCGTTGGCAATGATATCTGCAATTTGTTTTTTAAGCGTTTTAATTTCCTCGCTCATATTTTGTATTACTGCACTGTATTCTTGCATTATCGAATCGATTTCGCTTCTGACACCATCTGCTGAATCAGATAAATCTATCCATAGCATATTTTTGTCAGGAGGTTCATCGCCTTCTTCATAACTTATCCAAACATTATTTAATGCCATAACTGATTTTAAAGCCGTTGTCAAGGCTTCGACTTGATCTTCAAGTCTATTGACATCAGCAGCATAATACACTTGTCGATCATTAAAATGTTTAGCTGTAAAATCCATATTCTCACCTCACTTATTAAATACAAATAAAGGAGAGAATGATTTCTCTCCTTATTTTATTACTAAAAAAGTTAGCTATTAAGCGTACTCCAATAAGACGAACTTCTAATATCTTTATCGTTTGTTTTGAATTTTAAGAAGTTGATTAGAGTTCCATTATATTTTATATAATCTTTAAAGGCAGCTTTGTATGCTGTTAGTGTTCCATTTTTACTTGCCCATGCATAGCTTTCTGTATAGCTCCAAGCAGTACCATACCCAGAACCATATGATAAAATATATACATCTTCACGTAAAGTATTGCCAAATACTTTTTCTGCATTAGTATCAGAAGATGTGCTCATATATAAATCAAAATCAGTACATCCTACGCCTGTGTCATTAACTGTAAATATTCCATCACAAGTAGCTGTTTTACCGTTACCATCTGTAATTTTCTTACCATTAAGTTTTGGAATATAAACTTTAGTTCCATATGGAAGATTAAATGATCCACATGTATGACCAAGATTTAAAGGTATAGAACAACCAGAACCACTATCTCCACCATAGCCAGTTACTTTACATTTTTGTAATTTGTATACATATTTATGACCATCTATAGTTCCTGTTTCGTTAACGCAATTAGTATATTCTGTTTTTCCTGTACTAGGAGTATCAGTAGATGAAGATGATTTTTTCCAATGTATAGGTTGTGGTCTAACTACCATTACTATATCATCTGAATATCCATAATTACCACCTATAGAAACTATTCTTACTCCGGCATTAATTGTTGTTCCATCATCAAATTTGTGATTCTTTGTCATTGTTCCATTAGTAGATTCTATTACAGATTTTTTACCACTATCATTGTTACCATAACATATAGCTACATGTGAAACTTTCATATAACGACTAGGTTCTTTCCAATCAGTTGTACCAGATTTCTTTTTAGCGTAAAATATTAAATCACCCTTTTTAATAGGAGCAAAGTCATTATTTTTATTTCCACAATCACCATACGTAACGCCAGTATCGACATTCTTATAATAAATAATTCCTTTACCAACTCTATCAAAATATTCACATTGAGCAGCAGCTTCTCTTGCCCATGTGCCGTCTTCTTTTGTCATATTAAAAGACCAAACAACATTATCATTTTTTTGAAGTCTATCTCTTCTAAACGTATCAAAATTCGATTTATTCTTATATGGACTTAGATCATAAGGATATCCTTTTGTACTAAGTCCAGCAAGAGTACTACAATCTATAGCTTTATAGTGTCTTGTTTGTCCACTTCTAGTTACTTTGACCCATAAAGAATTAGTTACATCTTGTGTAGCTACGCAACTACCGCTTAGTGGTGTAGAGCTTGATCTATATGTAAGTCCTTGTGACCATGCTATTTTATTAACACTATCATATTCTGCATCACATTTTGCCCAATAAGTTTTAGCTGTAGCTACTAAATCATCTGCATATGGGAAATCTACTATAGCATCTGGATCTTCACCTGGATCTGGACTTGGAGGTGTAACTGGTCCTGGATCTGGATCTGGTGGAACAATTGGATCAGGATCAGTTCCTCCGCCGCCGCCGCCACTACTAGCACTTAAAGCGACACCAGATACTGAAGCTAATATATTATTAATTCCATAATCAAAATCTATTGTATATAATTTATCAGCAACTGGAGTAAAGTTTTTATCAGCACAGTCAACACCAATATATATTATGTTTCCAGCTGTACTAAAACTAAAAGTCTTGTCACTTGTAGTAAATGTAACTCTTGTATGTGCGTACAAGTTTGAAAAGGTCGAATTAGAAATAGCTATAGATAAGCTCTCTAATCTTTTCTTAAATGAATAATTACATGTTTCATTATTTAAAGTTACTGTAGCAGAAGTGCTGTATGTATTTAATATTTCTTTTATAAAATTTGCTTTCGCTCCATCTATATACAAACCAGTATTTTTAAACTCATACATACATCCATTTGCTCTTACTAATAATGGCATTGCTATATCCATAAGTTTTTCACCATCGTCTAGTTCATTTGCTGATTTACCAAAGGCAATTGATTTTCCTCCAGACGCTATGTCCATTATAAAATACGAAGTAAGCAATTCATCATTATATGATGCAGACCCATAAGAATCTGTTAATGTATACGTTAACTTATATGATGCGTCTCCTTCAAAATTATTTGCCCAATATATTTCATAATAATGTCCACCGTTATCTTTTTCTATTGAATAAAAATTATTATTATCAATATCAGAGAAATAACTATCATTTATTAAGCTGTATTGTCTAGTTATAGTCGGAGAAGATTCTTCGGATGCTTTTTGACAGATTATGTTTAGTTTTACATTATTGTTTTGTATTTTAGAATACTCAAAATCTAAAGTTAATTTTAATATAGAACCATCATCTGACTCTTCATAATTTCCTTCGCTGTTTATAGAGGCTCTCGATGTTATGACAGATAAAATTTTCGGTGCTTCATAATTTATTACATTTATTGATATCTTATTAGGACATGTTGCAGTTATCCCTCTAGAATCTGTAGCTGTTATAGTATATGTAATTGTTCCACTCTTTGTTAGAGTAGGAGTTACTATAGATGCCGTAGATAAACCATTTGATAAATAAATAATAGAACCACTATCATATCCATCTGTTCCAGTTATTCTTATAGATTTAATACTTGCTCCATTTGTAGACTCTACTCTTATTGCACCAAACTTACATTTAGTTTCGTTTATAATAAATGAATTATATGATTGTGGCCAAGGGATAGCGCCATTTAATGTAAAATTAAAATAAGAAGATACACCACTGCCACCACCAGCACTACTATTATCGGTATCTATATTTACTGTAAATGTAGTAGTATATACGTCACCAACTAAAGTTGAGTAACTTGAATCAGAATATGTATATAAAAGTAAACTACATGTAGCAGAAATCGAATCTTTAAATATAGAAGAGTTTGTCCAAGAAGAAGGTATTGTTTTATTTAATACTGCTGTGCCGCTTGGTATATTATATGTAACAGTATTAGAATCATCTAATTTAAGTGTTACTTTATGCGAAAACGAAGAATCATTTGCAAGAATAGTTCCTACTATATTTTCACCTAGTTTATAAGAAGTATTATTTAATTGAATTGTACTTTGTTTAGGGATTGTTTTTAATGTTATTTCAAACGGATCAATAATACCTTTGCCTGGATTGAATCCTGTTAAATCAAATATAGCAGAGATTTTTAATTTTAACGAACCATCTGGTTTATGATCTAACGTAATTGATTTTGAGCTTATACTTATATAGCTTCCGACTGCAGCATTTCTGCAGTCGAATTTTGTTTTTGAATTGACTAAATTAGTTTTATTTCCATCTATAGTAACACTTATACTATAAGGAATTGTTGCAGAACTTGTATATGTTTTTGCATGTGAAGTCAATTTCTTTATTTTTAACTCTAATTTCAAAGTAGACGTATTGTTGTCTCTATTCTGTGTATAAGAATAAAACAAGTACGGCTTTAAATTAGCATTATTGTTTTTAAATGTACCACTTATTGCGTATGCCATTATTGATTCCTCCATTTCAACGACATATGTCCATTATTTCGATATTCAAAATCAAAGAACCCAGGAGTTTGATAGCCTTGATTTTGATTCGTACCTAATGTAAGTTTATTTCTAATTTCAGCATTCATGATATACATCTTAGAAGATGATACATAAGCCACTTCTGTATTTTTGTTCATGAATGCTAACTTTTCAGATGTAATAACTGTTCTATAACTTAATTCTCCAGTGTTTTTTCCTAGCGTTATAGTATCGCCTTTCATTTCTATGTATTCACTAAGCTTTCTATCATAAGCATTTATTGCACCATCTATAGTAGTGTTGGCATCATCATCTGAATATGCAGAGTTTTTAATTAAAAAACTATCACTATCTACTATTATCTTTCCGTCGTTAGTTACTTCAAAAGTATTTACTCCGTTTGGACCACTAACAACTAAGCCTCTTGCATTAATTTTATCACCAGTTATACTACCTGCTTTTATTACTTTAGAATTAAGATGTCCAGTAGTTATTAAGTCTGCATTAAGTTCTCCTGTATTTATATAAGATGCATTAATATTTAACTTATTATTTTCAAGTACTATTGCGTCACCTTCTGTAGTACCTAGAACAAATGTATCTGGGTTTATTAATACAGAAGAATGATCTTCATCTTCACCAGTAATTGAAAATACTACTTTATCTCCATTATTGAAACTAAAATTATCATCAGTTATATTAACATGACTTGTTGATATAGTTTTTGCACCTATTTTATCTGCTGTTAATTGACCAGTGATTATACCACTAGCATCTATTCCAGTAGTTGCACCTCCAGAATATAATTCCCATGCTGATATAGATGATGTAGCTGGACTAGTATCAGTATCATTACCATTGAGATATAATCTAAAGTATTTTGCAGTTACTCCAGATGTTTTTAAATCTAGCGCATAATCAAAACCGTCTTTTGTAGTCGCTAACCATTGATCATCATCATCTGAATAGTAATTATGCCAATGTTCATTATCTATAGAATACTGTAATTTATAATAATATGTTTTTGAGGATTTGTTTTTAAAATAAATCTTAGACGCTGTTATATTATAGAATTGTCTCAAGTCTACTTGTACAAAAACTTTTTCAGCATTGTTTAAAATATTCCCAGAATAATCTACTTGAAAATCATAGTATTTATTATACTGAGCTTTACCTAAAGTACAGTCTACAATCTCAGTAGGATTATTTGTTTCGTTTACGCTTGTGCATTTATACCAATCAGCTTTTTTAGTAAGGTTATTAATTCCTTTGGCGGCATTGCCTATAAGTAAACTAGTTGCTTCTATAGAGTCAGATTTTATTAAATGACCATTTAGTTCACCAGTTGTTATTGCATTGGCGTTTATATTTGCCTTACCATTTACTAATGAAATTACTACACCATTGGTTGAATTCAATTGAAAATTATTAGGATTAATAGTAACATTGCTATTCTCATCTATTCCAAAAGTTGTTCTACCTTCACTGTCTTTAACAACGAATGTACCATCGGTTACGTTTAAACGTCCTGCTGACATTTTACCAGCTGTAATAAAATTAGCATTAATAGATACTTTTCCTTTATTTAAACTAATAGCAGGATTTGCACCATTGTATAAATAAAAAGATTTAGGATTTAATGAAATTTCACCTTTACTATCTATAGAAAAAGTAGTAACTCCAGATTCATTTTCAACTGTTAAATTTTTTGCATTGATTTCATTTCCATCTATTCTACCAAAATGTAATGCTCCATTTTGATCTATATATACTTTTTTCTCATCAGTATCTCTACCGAATTGTGCTGTACCATCTACATTTAATCTAAACGAAGGTTCGTTGCAATAATAACCTACAATACCAGCATCTATTAATCCTTCTTGACCAGGAGTGTTTCTTGAAGCTAGATCGATACCTAACATAACACCTGTAAGTCCAGATTCACTTTCTGGTTCATAACGACCAAAGAAAGCTCTAGGCGAAACTATCTCTTCGCCACTAATTTCTGTTTTATTAGAATCCCATTTTTGTATCCATTGAGGTAAACCAGATGCTATATCTGAATCTTTTATAGTTACATTACTAAATGTTAACTTACCATTTTCATATCTCAATTTGTCACCTAGAACAAAACTACCATTGTCTAAATCAAATACAGATGAATTATCTTTATTAGATAACTTACCTGTAGTTATTTGGTCTGCTGATAATGTGCCAGTTTTAATAACTTTAGCATCCATAGTATCAGTCTTAATGTATCCACCATCTATAATAGTAGCATCATTTGGATCTTTAGACGCTAACTTTTTAAATGTAACGTAACCTTCCAAGTCAACATTAGTTGATGATAATACTATCTTTTTATTATTCATATTGATTAATGAACCATTTGCATCCATCATTATACCATCTGATGCTAATTTAAAAGATGACTCCATTTTCTTTTGATAATCTTTTGCAGACATATCAAAACCTTTAGCTGTTTGATCCAATATAGTTTCTCTATATTTTTCAGTTATTTCTTTGTTGTCTGGATTAGCTACACCTTCTACTATTTTATTGATAATAGAATCTGCAGTAATTTTTTCATTAGCTATTGAACCTATAGCTCCCAATAAAGTATCTTGTTTATATAAGCTTTTTATTGATCCGACTTCAGTAATAACTTTATCAGCTTCGACTTTAAAGTCTGCCCATTCATCTGTAACCATAGTTAACTTCTTATCTGTTACATAGCTATCACACAACACAAATAATTTATATAGCAATGCATTCTTTGTGCTATAATCTGTATAATTATCATCTAGAGTTGGCTCATCTGCATATACTTGAATACTGTAACTAGATCTATTTGATTTTTCATCTATCTTATCATTAATAGAATCTATTAATCTTTCATATGATTCATAGTAAGCCAAGTGAGTATAATACAATAATTTTTTAAGTTTAGAACTATCAACAGGTTTATCAGAACCTATACCTAATCTAGATAAACCTAATCTTGCTTGCCCAAGATAAAATGAAGTTAAGTCATTACCTTCGTCATCTGTAAGCGTAACTGTTTTGTTTGCATTAAATCTCATTGATTGTATATTAGTTAAATCATCATTTTCTGATTTGGCTCTATCAATCATATCTTGATCTAACCAATCACTCCACAGTCCATCATAATCTGTTTTAGCTAATACATCATCATTGTAATACTGATCGTATTCAAATTCAGCTTGTTCATGGTCTTTTTCTATTTGGTGTAGAAAATATTTTAATTGTTCTGGGCTTAATTGATCTAATTTACTAGATATAAAATCTTCTATGGTTTGATTAGTAGCAGACAATTTAAAACTATTTACAACTAAATTAACATTACCATGTTCATCTATTTCTAAAGTTTTAACATTATCACTATCTCTTCTGACTACAAGATTTTTAGCGTCTATATAATTTCCTTTTAATGTTCCAGATTGTATATATGTAGCATTAAAATAATATTGTAATTGACCAGTCTTAGGATCTATCATAGAATAGATTCCTTGTATTTTACCATTGTATGTTAAAGCATTAAATAATGCTTCAGGATCGTATTCTATTTCAGAATCATAAGGAGAAGGTTCCCATGGATATACATTTCCAGTATTGAATAGTGCTAGTTCTGTTATATAAAAATTATATCTATAGCCACTTGTTCCAAGTATTTCCACTCTAATATTTGTAGTATCGTTTAATGTTTTAAATGTTGTGAAGTAATGTTTAATGGCTTCTTTTATCGTTACTTCTTCTTCAAATATTAAAGTTTCTACTTTATTTGAATTAATTGAATATATATTAACATTTACTTTATCAGAGTCTTTAGAATTATTTTTAATTAAGAATTGAAAACTGTAAGTATCATTTATATATATTTTTTCTGAACTTTGTGTTGTTTGACTAATACCTCTAGGCTCTATATATTCAGTTTCAGATACTAGATTTAACCATTTTTTATCATTAGCTGTAGTTACTACAGGAGTAAATGAATAAGTGGTATCTCCAACAATATCAAAATATTTATAATTATAAGACCAGAACGCAGAGTTTCTTAATAAATTCTTTACAGTTGATGTTACAGTACCTATTTGAACCCATTTAGTACCATTCCACATCCACATAGTAGCAGGGTCAGTAGAACTGTCTATCCATACTTGACCTATATATGGATTATCTGGTCTAAGCCCAGAAGACAATAAATCATTTGTATCTACTATTGATATTCTAGAACATGCAACTAATGTATCATCACCAGGTATACCAGAAAGGTTTTTATAAGCTTCAAATTGTATTATTGCTTTTCCGTTGATTTCATCTTTAGTAACTGTTATTGGATTTTTGCCTTTGTGTTCTTTGTTCCATTTTTGATCAGCTTCATACTTACCACTATCATTATTCCAGATAGTCCATCTTATATCTTCGAATTTGTCAGTTACATCTTTTAAGTCTTCGTATATAACACCAGTTAAAGTTGTTTCCAAATCATAAGGATATAATATAGAACCATTGCTAGAAAAAATATCTGATTCATATAATGTAGTTTCATCTAAAGCTTCAAGTATTGTACTGGCAGAAGTTAATGCTTTATAAGAAATCATTAAACATCACCACCTATTGTACGACTCTATTATTCTTTAATTCATTTGCTGTAAATATTTGTGCTTCAGGATCGTCAATGCCAAGCTCTAGATTTAATGCTTCTGCTTGATTCATTTCATCTTCTGACACTAATAAATGATTCATTAATTGTTTTTTTGCATCTTGAGCGGCTTGTTTAGTTTTTTCAACTATATCTACTGTTAACTGTTCCTCTCTTGTTATATCTTCAAAAGTTATATATAAACTTCTTTCATCACTAACTGGATTAAAGTTTTCATCTTCAGTATCCATAACTTGATATTTTAAAGGCTTAGTTCTATCTGTATTTGACCACACATTTCTTGTTTCATCTTTATCATAACTATATATATACCAATAGTATTCAAATTCAGTATTATATAAAACAGAGTCATCATTTAATAATTCACCTTTGTATGTTATAACTACCTTAGCTGTTGTACCAGTACTAGTTGCAGAACGTCTTAATTTATTACCATTAGACAAACTTATGTAGGCTCTAGTATCATCAGTATTATCATAAACAACCATTATATCATTAAGCTTTGCATTATTTTGTTTATCATCTGTTATTACTAATTTAATAGAATCTGAGCCACTTATTAAATCTGGATATATTCTCAACATAATACCACCTCTGGCATTAGTTGTTATGTTATATTCAACACTCTCAGTTTCTTCGTTGTATACTTTTCTACATATATCGTAATTATTGCCATCATTATCAGTAGTGTCATTAATTTCTTTTTGTGCAGTTGAATCTAATAATTTCCAGCCTCCATTTATTATGTCTCTTATATACCATTGAATTTTTAGTTGTGAAGTAGCATCATCCATTTCATCTTGTAAATCTACTTCAACACCAGATCTATAATAATGAGCTTCTAATTGTAAATAATCTGGAGTGCCATTATAAATAGATGTACCATTCAAGGCTTCTATAACTGCTTTATTAACGCCTTGACCAGTAGCAATATCACTTAATGTAATAGAGAACTGTTGAGGTATATACATTCTTGCGTATGGATCATAAAAACTAAATTTACATACTATTTCACAAGTGGTATTAGCTTGTAATATGTTATCTGTAATTACTAATTGTCTACCATCGTTACAAGAAATAGTATTATTTTTATCTATATTATATGTCCATGTAAATGAATAACCATCTGTTCCTCTAGTAATTTCTTTTTCTACACCAGAAGAATCTTTTTTAAACCAGTGAATGTCAGATATCATTGGTGTAGTAAAATTATGACTACTTAAATCATCAAATGTTCTATACTCAGTTGGATCAAATAAGTCAGGATTATATCTACCAGTATCTCCAACTTTATAAATATTTGTAGCTATTAAATATGGTCTTAAAACCAAATTGTTTTTAGTCCAATCTGGAGAATAAGGATTAGATTGACCTGTATAATAAATTTGAGTTCTACTACCACTAACTACACTTAAATTACCAGTAAGATACGATGCATCAGTTTCATCTGTAATTATTGTACTAGCAGTAGCAATAGCTTCGTATTTTCTTGCCAATTATATCACCTCTTTATTGTTTAATTTGGTTTGCATATGTTTCATATATTTTTTTAACCCATTCTGTATCATCTTCATATTTAACAAATGATACAGAAAATTGTGCATGAAGATTAACGTCTTCTTTATTCACAATTATTGATTTAGAACCAGCAGAATGTGCATCATTCCAATACTGATCTTCTAATTTACTTACTTCAGAATTTCCAGACGTTCTTGTCCATATAAAATTATCTGAAGGTACAGTATCTGTAATATCTTTATTGTTTGAATATAGTTTTACAGATAAGATTATAGGAGATGTTTTGAAGTCTCCATTATCTCTATGTATTTCTAGTCTATATGTAGTATTAGATATTATATCATCGTCTTCCCACCAATTTCCTTTATCAGTTATTTTATAACCAGCTTTTGTTAAACCGCTTGCAATATCTTCTACCTTAACATCATACTGATTATTACCTTCGTTATAGTGAGGATGAACAACTAAATCACTAGGACTAACATTATTTTTCAATTATATCACCTCATTTTCTAAGCATTGCTATTATATTATTACTAAATAAAAATAGCCCCTTTGAATGGGGCTACAAATAAATTAAGCTGTGTATGTTAATCTTATTTTAGCATTAGTATTGTATATTATATAATATGACAAAGAAGTCGATGGTTTATAAACTTTAAAATGATCGTATCTTCCTGAAGCAAATCCATCTTTTACTGTATCAGAAACAGTGATCCATTTACCCCTACCTCTTGACAATGTAGAACTTGTATCAACTGCTACATCTGAATATCTACCAGTACTATCACAAGCATATAAACATACTGTAGCTGCTGATGCACTACCATGAGTTGAATCGGCTCTTTCTATATACACTTCCATTTTAGATACTGTAGAGTTATTCATCATTGCTTTTATTTGTTTTAATCTACTAGAAGTGAATCTAAAGTTACCTTTATAATAGTAGTATCCAGAATAATAACCTTGTCTTATAGTAGAAGTATTTGTACCTACTTTATTGCTATAACTACTTGATGAATAATTATCTGTATAACAGTTATTGAATGTATATGTTGTTGTATGACCTGTTGTTTGAACGCTATCTGTTGCAGAAGAAGAAGAAAACATTATAACCCATCCTTTTGCTTCTGCTATTTTATAACCACAATTTTGTTGAACAGATACAGGTAATGAACTTATATCTATTTGCTTTACTGGATATTGTACATATGATGCAACATTTGCACTTACTGAATCTGATATATATGCACTTGAAGTATTATATGTTTTTAAAGGGTTATCGTATGATGTTCCATGTCTATATCTATTTATTCTATACCAACCACTTGATGCTGTTCCTAATACAGGTATTACATCAGTCTTACCAACTTTACCTATTTGTGTACCAGTATTGGATCCTGATGTTCTAACATTAACTCCACTTCCTATTGTTACAACTTTAGTTGATTTTGTATAAGTACCAGCGTCTGGTAATGATTGAAATAGAGTATTGACTTGATTTAATGTCGTGTTTTCATTTAACTTTATAGTATCCATTATTATCATAGCATCTTTTATTCCATCTATTATATCATCTAATACAGTAGGATATTCCTCAAATTTTGTTGGAGCAGTTCTATCGTTGTCTTCTATTACAGCTTTTAGCCCTTGTTTTGTATCTAATACATTTTGTAATTTATCTGACGTTGCCATTATATCCCTCCTTTATTATAACGAAACCCCGTTTATTTCGTCTAATATTGTATCTATATTTCCTACTTGAGTCTTCAAGTTATTTACATCTCTTTGTAGAGTTTCTACATTATTTTGTATAGTAAAGACTACTCCATTTGAAGCATAATCATCGTGGCTATGATTACTATTAGCGGCACCTATATTGGCTGGTGTAATATTAATAGTTTTGTTTGCAGAACCATTAAATGTTCCAGCACTTGTACCATTAGTTTGAATTGTTAAAGTTCCAGTAGTCTTTGCAGCTTGTGTAGCAACACCACCTGCAGTTGAAGATCCTGCATAAGGATGTGTATGTGAAGCAGGAGCATATCCAGAGTGAGTATGATTAGTAGCAGCTGCTCCTATTCCAGCTGGAGTTACATTAAAAGTTTGTGCTGATGAACCATCAAAAGTTTTAGAAGTTGTGCCATTTAATTGTAATGTTAAAGAATTGTTGACTTTATTTGCACTAGTAGCCGCTCCTCCTGGTGCTGGAGCTGCTGCATAATTATGTGTATGATCCTCATGAGCGGCACCTATATTAGTTGGATTTATAAGAACTGTTTGTGCAGACGATCCGTCATATGATGTTCTCGCTCCTCCTTGTATTGCTTTAAATACAATATTTAATTGATGATTTACTTTTTCTGCACTTGTAGCCGAACCTCCAGCACTACTAGACCCAGCATAATTATGGGTATGATTGTCTAAATCAGGTTTAAAAATATCTGTATAAAATTTAACTAATGTATCTTTTAATAAATTTGTTACACTTTTTTTAGATAACGCCATTAGTTTTACCTCCTTATTCATTATATTCTAATGTATTATTACTAATTAATATATGATATAAATAAAGCCAAATAGCATAAAACTATTTGGCTCTGTATGATTAAAGTATTTGTGTATTTCCAACATATATAGTTTTTACAATATTATTTCCAACATACATAGTTTTTAAAATATTATTACCCAAATAAAATTTATTCGTTATATCAATTGTATATGTCATGTTTGTAAAACTTACATTATATGAACCATATTTACTTTTTTTAGCTGAAGTAGTAACAGATGTTATAGTTGCATCTGTTCCTAAATCAACACTAAATGATGCACCAGATGTACTAGCAGGTATGTCTTGATCATTAATTTTTATTGAATTTATACTACTATTACTTGCAGTTACTGTACCAGTTAATGTACAAGAATTGACTGTTGCACCTTTTGGAATATCGGGTAAATTCCATGTAATATTCCCAGATGCACTACTAGAAAAATATGAAAATTTCAAAGTGGTATCATTTGGAGTTGATGTTAGTGTTGCCATTATACATCACCTTTTTCAATTATAAGATATATAGTATTATCATCTTTTGGATTTAATGCGTCATACTCTGATTGAGTTAAGGAAGCGAGTTTAAATCCACCTAAATTCGATATCGCTCTATTTGCTTTAGTATTAATTTCATTAATTGCTCCAGGTATATATTTATCATTTGTTTTTAGGGAATCTTCATATTTTGGTTGTGACATAGAAATGCTACAACCTAGTCCATATGTATTTGAAGTTATAAAATCTATTCCTAGACCTTTATAAGATTCCATCATATACTGATCATTAACTGTCCAACAGTTAACTAACAATCCCATTTCATGGCATTTTTTAATTAAGTTTAAACTTACATGAGTATTATGCACATCTATACCAGAATTACCTAGCTTTAATACATTAAGTAATAAATCATCTGTAATTGCTGTAGCTTGGTATACTATAACTTGGACATGAATTAAATTAGATAGACTACGAACTAATTCCATACAAGTTTGACTACCTATACACATGCAACGATCTTCCATACCATACTCTCTTATTATAGAAACCATTTTCTTATAATATTTAATATTGTTGTTCTTTATTCCTTTAACTTCTATAACAGGAACGGCTCCATATTTTTTGCATATAGATATATATTCTTCAAATTTAGGAATTTTTAATCCTGGATAATCCTTTATGTTGCTACCAGTATCTACAGTACAAGCTTGTACTTCTTTATAAGTCATATCATTAATAGCACCTGTTCCATCTGTAGTTCTATCTACAGTAGCATCATGAATACATACTAATTCTCCGTCCAATGTATTATGTATATCTGTTTCTATGCCCCAAAATCCAGCAATACAAGCGGCTTCAAATGAAGCTGTTGTATTTTCTGGTCTAGCAGAATACAACCCTCTATGTCCTATAGTTTTACCTATAGATGGCGTTGTAATAGCTGGAGGAAATTTATACATCATATCTTTTAAAGTACCATTAGTTCCGTTCCCAAGCTTAACTGATTCTAGGTCAGTTACAGTAAAGCCGTTATTTATTATATTAGATTTTAGTTCCACTATTAATCACCACCTTATTGTTTTAAATAATTATAAACTCTAAATTCACTAAAAGTTATTTTATCAAAATAATAAGCCTTTGAAGGATCATTGTTTCCTAAATAAAATCCTGTATTAGTAACATTCATTGTTTCTGAAAGAGTAGCATCGTCACCAACTTTAAGATAACATGTATTATTAATGTTATTATATTTTAATTCTATTGTTTTTCCAACTATATATTGTGGATCCATTGCATCGTTAGGATCATTTGTAAGAGCTTTAGTTGCACCTATCTTAGTTCTCCATCCTAAAGTCTTACCTAGATACATAGATGGTGTATCTGAATTAGATCTAAATACTCTACCGTATGAAGTATTACCATATACTATTTCTGATACTACTAATTCTACTGTCCAGGAACCAGCTTTTGCATCTGCAGTCCATGGAATTTCAACGTAAGCTTGACCGCTTAAAGTTAATCCTTTGTTTGTTACTTCTGCAGTTCCTCCAGCTGAAGTATTTATAGTAGCATTATATTTATCTCCACCAGTACCATCATTTGTAATAATATTATTTACTGGATTATTAGATAAATTATAACTTATAATATTAGAACTATGTCCTTCACTTGCATATATAAATGTAACATCTTTATAGAAAGTACCACTTTCTATAGATAATATAAATTGGTCTCCATCGTTATCTGGAGTAATTGTAGGAAAGTCTATAGTTACAGTTTGAGCTGTACTATAGTTATCAGGAGTGAATGTTAATGTGTTTGGGGATATTGTCATAATACTATTATTACTTGTTAATGAAACAGTTTGATTTTGTAATGGTTTGTCTTTTAATCTTATTGTTAATGTAGAATCTGCAGAAGCAGAAGCATACATTAATGAATCACTAACTATTAAATCTTTATATGGATAAGATGATATCGATGTGTATATAGCACCGTCAACTGCTTCTTCTACTGGAATTTTATTTTTATCACTATATTTTTTTAATCCAGTCACGGCATCAGTTAATTGTTTTACTGTAACTTTACTATTGTTATTCAATATAATCACCTCCGAGTATTGCATTTATTGCTGTTTTAACTTCATCATCGGTTGCAACATCAGAACCTCCAACTGACGCAATAGCTTTTTTTACATATTCTTCTGTTGCTAATCCAGCTATGCTAGGTATAGTTGGTTTATCAATTAAATCATTATAACTATGTTTAGCTTGGCTGTAAGCATAAGCAGCATCATAATTAGCTTTTAATTCATTTGTTAAATCATTATGAGTTAAACTCATACCATCAACTTTATCAACTTTTTTACCTATTTGAGTAGCTACAGTAGTAGCAAAATTAGGATCATTTCCTAATGCCGTAGCTAATTCTTGTAGTGTATCTAAAGTTTCTGGTGCCGAATTGACTATTCCAGCTACTTTAGTATCTACATATTTTTTAGTAGTTAAATGATTATTTTCTGTAGGCTGACCTATTGTTGAAGGTATTCCTGTTTTTCTATTTATACTAAAAACTGGTAAATCGGTTTCTACTTTACCATTACATAAAGCAAATGCTTCTGTATTAGGAACAGTTCCGTTGCTTCCTATAAATAAACCTGACTGTTTTGCATTAATATGGTCTCCTAAAATACCTACATAAGATTCATTGTTTGCTTTTTCTTCAATAAAATTATTAAATGAACCCATAACAAAAAATCCATATAATCCTCTACCAGTATAATATCCAGTAACATTATTATTGTATCCTAAAATACTTCCGTGTTTAGCTAAAGCTGTTTTATTGTTGTATCCCATAACATGTAAATATTGTGATGCAGGTATAGGATTTTTATCATTACCAAATGTATTTGTTCCTCCAACAACATAAGAATAATTTGGTGCATCTTCATCTGCTAAATTTATAGTATAATCACCAACATTAGAATTATTTAATTGTGTTGTAATACTAAATTTAGAATTTTCTGGTTCTTTTAAATATTTAAAAGAAGATATATTTTTTTCATTAAATTTATTTAATAGAAATGATATATTAAATGTAGTAGGAGTAACAGCAGTCTCTTCATTATAAATATAGGAAAATGCTATACATATATCTCCTTCAGATGAAGTTATTTTTTTAGTTTCCTCATTGTATTTATAATTTTTATAAATTCTAAAAGCAATATATGGATAAGATCTATCAACTGGATAGTAGTTATTAATATTAAATCCGTTACACATATTAATATATTCTCTAACTATTTCATTGTTACTACGTGTAACTATTCTAAATTTATTTTCCGAATTTGTTATATTATCAAGTATATTTTTATCAGTTATAGTTTTATATGCAGATTTCATGTATCCGTTATTAAGAGTATTAACCGCATCGTAATCAGAAGTATTAGTTATTTCTCCATTTTCATTTATATTTAGAGAAAAATTAAATACTTCAGTTTCTTCTAAATAAGGTTTATTTATATTACCATAAATATTATTGACGTTATGATCAACATAATTCTTCATATTAAATACACTTTTCTTTAGTTGGTTAAAACTAACAGCATTATTAGTTGCCACTATAATCACCTCCTAAAACTTCATTAAGCATATTATCTATTTCTTCATCAGTACACATAGTAGTTTTATTAGTATTTACTAATTCATCTACATATTTTTTAGTTGATGGATGATAAGGGTTTGTTGGTATAAATTCAGTTTCTGTATTTGCACTTAATATAGTAGCTTGATGCTTTCTTATTTCAACATTACCATCATCATAAGCAGCAAACGTAAATAGTTCACCACCTGTTGCTATAGAAAATACATCTATTAGTATCAGTCTTCCAGGTTTTTTATTACTACTAAATTTAGAATTAGCCCTTATTGTAAATGAAAAACCTCTACTATTTGTAGTTGAAAGTATTTGAGTTCTTATATTATTAACGTATACACATATATTCCATGTTTTTATATTAGTTTGTTGAGCAATTCTATAATCTCCTAATGGTAAATTGTATATATCATAATATGCAGTTGTTCCATCAACTTCTTTTGGATACAATAAAGTATATGCATCAGCTATATTACTTATCTTATCATCAACATATTTTTTAGTAGCAAACTCATCTTTTAATATTTCATTATGAAAACTATATAAAGAGCTTGCTACTAATGTTTTTATACTATCTTTATTTAACACCGTCAAACCTCCTTTATATATTAATAAAGCTACAATAAAATTTATTGTAGCTTTATTGTTGTATATTTTATTTTAAATTATTATTTTGCTAAGGCTTTTTTAACAGCATCCATTACAGCAGTTACATCAGCTTCAGTAACAGATTCTACTCCACCTAAAGTAGTCATATTATCTTCTATAGTTTTTACTCTACCTGCAAGAGCATTACCAGCTGTTAAAGTATAAGCATCAGTGATTTTATAATCAGCTAATGTTTTGTTAGCTTTAAGTGTTCCTATCATAGAATCCATATTAGTAGTGTTTAATCTGTATTCTAATTTACCTATAGCAGTATTTAAACTATCTGCTGCGGCTATTGCAGTAGCAGTAGGTGCTTTAGTAGGAAGCACATATCCTTTCATTTCATTAACTTTGTCACTTGGAAGATTTGCTAAAGTTAAAGTTAAATCAACGTTTTTAGAACCATCTATAGCAACACTACCAGTCGCTGCACCTTTAACATTTATTGTTCTGGCAGTATTCCATTTGTCAGAACCAGCAGAAGCTGTTCTTGCTCTTCTATCTACTTTTGCTAAAGCAGCAGCGATAGTATCAGTTACTGCAACATCAGAAGCAGCATCTGGTAAAGTATAAGTACCAATTGCTAATTCTGCTCCTTTATGAGTATGTCCAGCATCAGCCTTTGTTGATATTTGTGCGAATAAACTACCAACTATAGTTTGATTATCATCCTTGTTTAATTGGTCAGCTATTTCTTTTAATGTATCAAGAGTGTCTGGAGCACCAGCTATTAGATCACTTATTTTAGTATCAGTATAGCCTTTAGCAGCAGTTAATGCAGAAGCAACAGATTTTGCAGTAGCAGCATCAGCAACAGAATCTGATTCTGTACTATCTACTAATTTAACGATACCTTTTGCAGTTATAGATGCACTTTGTATTTCTTTCCATCCTGAAGTACTTAAGAAGTTAGTGTTTGCTTTACTTGCAGGAGAAGGAACTAACCCTTCTGCAGCAGCAGAGAATGGTTGATAAGCACCAGCTATAGTAACTTTTTTAGTTTCAGCATCAGCTGTAACAGATATATTGTCTCCAGCTGCTATTTCAACTGTATCTGTAGCAGTTGCAGCTGCTATAGTTGATTCTCCAACTTTTACATTAGAGAATGCATTTTGGTTCTTTTCTCCGTCAAGATTTTTAATTCCTTTAAGTTTTTCAAGTATTTTAACTTGATCAGCAGTCATATGACCGTCTTGAGCGTTTGTAGCTTTGATATTATTATGAGTAGTTATAAGTTCATTAATTTTACCAGGTAAAATATCTTTATGATATCCTACTAACGAACTCGCAATTAAATCTTTAATACTTTGTTTATTTAACATTTTTCAATCTCCTTTATAATTAAAATTTGTCATTTTCTAAATAAAATATTACCGACTTCAAACCGTTATTTATATTCTCTGGTATAGGTCCTATTTTTATTTTTATATCTACATATTCATTTTTATAAATAGTTCCTAGATTAACAGATCCTCTGTCGATATCTATTTCTAATTTTTCGAATTCTCCATCATTAACTTTAACTTCAAATAGGTTTAATAAGAAATTACTTTCATAATCTTTAAACGCTACTACCAGTTTAGTATTATATGAATTATCGACTATTTGACCTCCATAACCATTATAGATTCTTATATTCTTTTCTAATGTATCTCCAGGTTGTATTGAGCCTGGTTCACTATATGATTTATATACATTATAAGAATTATCGTCATCTTGTACAAACCATGTAAGTATAGGTTTTGCCATAACTATCTACCATCCTTTCCTAATTTTATACCACTTATAATTATCATATCTCCTGAATTTAATGATGATATAATATTATTAGTAAATGTTAGACGTGTTTGACTATATGACTCATTTAATGATACATCTACTAATGTATAATCAATATCCCTTATTAAGAATGAATCTTTATTATTTACTAAATCTCTATGAATAATTGTTACATAATCTTTTTGTCTTATGTCTCTAGAAGTTACATTAATATCATTTGTTCCATCATATGTAATAACTTCGTTAATATGATTCAATGATTGTATTAAATTATTAATAACAGAGCCTGGAAGATTTTCTTCTTTTAATACTGAATTAGTAGTTAAAAATTTATCAGTATCCATAGCTGTATTATCTTTTAATTTCTGTATCTCTTTATTCATGTTCTCAAGTATACTATGAGTATCATCATATAATTTACTTGTTTCAGTATATAATGTTTCTACTTTAGATAAGCATGAACTATAGTCTAGATCTAATTGGTCTAATAATGAATTGATATGATCATAACTTATAAAATTACTTGTTATTCTATATTGGATAACATCTCCAATATGTATGTCTTTAAGTATTTTAAAAGCTCTAGATATGTTATGAGTTAATCTTAAATCATATGAATTATCAGCTAGGGTTAAGTCTGCACCTTCTTCATAGTCTATATTTTTAACGAGTTTAACACCATTTAAATAAACTTCTAATTGGTTTTCATTAAATCTGTAATAGTTGTCGTCCGATATATTTATTACTTTTGAATCTGTATTATCTACCACTAATGAATCTTCATATATATAAGTGGCAAATCTTTGTAATTTACGTTTTGACGGAGCTTCTGACACAGCTCTATTTATATGACATTCTACATATAATTCTTCTTCAACAATTTTATTATTTAATGTGTCATATGTACCTTCTAAGTAAAGAGCGTCTAACGGTTCTTTTAGAATAAAGCCTATACCAAAATTATCATATTCTTCATTTAATGAATTCATTGTCCATTCATCATATCCATAATGATTTTGCATAGCTTTAATAATATTTTCTGGTAAAACATCAAAGGCATTAGATAATGAGATTTCTTCGAATTGATCGTTATGCAATGGTACTTGATTTATCATGATAGATAATTCATTTTTATTTGGTGTGAATAAACATCTCTTATCTTTGTTCCAATCAAATAAGAAATATTTATATTTGTTTTTATATCCGTCTTTATCTTCACCTAAGCATTCCGCATTGATACTAGACCAATAATTGCCGCCTTCCCAAGAATCATCTAGTCCATATATTTTAACTTCTTTTGTATTAACATATGTTTCTTTATTAATAGGAACCCACATCATTGTAGATTGTAATATTTTTATGTTATAAGTCAAAACATCATTAGATTGAAGTATTTTATAAACTCTAAACTTATTAGAAGTTTTAGTGTCATCTATTTGTTGAATATTTACAGGTATGTCATTGTATAATTTTACATATTCATTTTCATTTAATAATTCATTATTGACGTATATTTTTAATTCGTCTTGGTTAATATTATAGTATATATCGGTTTCGAAATCTTTATAAGTGTAATCGCCATTATAACCATCAGTTATGGTATAGCTTCTTCTGAAGTTTGTGTTGTAGACCCTTTTCCACATGTATAACGTATTATTATCTGTATTTAGCCATAGCTGATTCTCTCTAGGATTTTTAGGTTCTATTAGAGATATAAATTGTAAATCCTTAAAGGCTGTACCACATAAGTAAAGATTTCCATTAGCATCCGTATATATGTTTCTTAAGTCACGTAAATCTTTTTTGATGCTTATATTTGCATGAGGTATATCATTGCTTCCTTCTTGGTGATAAGCATCTACTAGTATAAATGCTATTAAGTATTTATATGATTCGGGGATGATAGCAGAAGGAGTTGTAGAAGTTATACTAGATGTTTTAACTTGTATATGATTATTGTTATCTACATATACAGTATCTAGTCTTTTTGCTGAATAATAATAATTAACTTTTACCTTTCTCTTTATAAGCCCAGTTAGAGTTAAAGTATATCCATCTATCGCTTTAATTCTAATGCTATCATCTTCTTTTACACTGTTTTGATAATTAACAGTGATACCAGAATACCCTGATGCAAATGATTCTAGGTATTCTGCTGGTTTTAAACGATCTAAGCCATATGGTATTTCTTTTAGTGTAACCTGGTTAGATGTATTAGCTGTTAGTATGTCGCATTGACTTATTAATTGTGGTTTTTCTATTTCTACTACTTGTTCATCTATAAATATTTCTTCACCAGTCGATGTAACAATACTAGCAGCGCTTATTTTTATAGCAAATCTATCTGATGTTATTACAGGAGTTATTTCTAGTCCAGATGCAACTCCTGTACCTCCTATATTAACACGTTCTCTATTTATTTCTTCCTGTAATGTCTCAAAGTTTTCTTGTATTTCTTCAGAACGTATGCCATTGGAAAAATCTATTATTTTTAACATCTTATTCCTCCTTGTCTTCATAGTATATAACCGCATACGATTCTGCTACTTTCCATTTGTTGATAGTAGATTCAATTAAGTCTTTGTATTGCTCGTATTTCTTAGGCAATGTAATTATCATTGTTCCAGCTTCTCTATACGGTCTACCATTTATATGACCTATGTCAAATAAGTTATAATTATCTGGCTCAGACTCTGGTAAACCTCCACCTAATTGTCTTATGTCGTATGCATTTATAGAATCATCTGTTTGTCCAACTATGATTTTAAATAATATATATTGATTATCTATTGATGAATCATAGTCTTCGGCAAAACAATATTCTATATGATTGTTCAATAAATATATTACATATTCTTGTTCTCTTATTCTGTTAATAGAATCGTTATCTGCTTTAATAAAAGGAATAGTTAAATTAGTACTATTTTCTATATTAATTCCTAACGAGCTACTTTTAAATCCATATATTCTGACAGACAAATCAGAATCATTTTCTATTAAATATATAAGATCTTCTATATTTGTTTCTATAAGATAATGTAACTCACTTAAATAATAAATTCTGCCGTTATTATATATACTTATCCATCCTACTGGCTTTTCTGGTTCAGCATAACCATCTAATCCTCTATCGGTATCCGTATCAAACATTAGTCTATCATTATTACTACCAATGCATTTTATAAATGATATCCCAGAAGATAAATCGTTATCTGTCTGCGCTTGTTTCTGTGTATTATCTGTAAGCATATCTATTTTTGTTATGTTATAATCACCAGATGATATTTTAAATAGTTTTGTTAAATTTACATTAGATGTAAAATTCTTTTTAGCCTTCAATGTCCCACCCACTATTTCATAGTCTGGAACTTTTGTAGCTATCCATTCTTTTTTATATTCACTTGTTTTGTAACTTCTAAGATATACATACATTAATACTTCATATATAATATCTTTATATTGTTCTATATCTCTTGTCATTTCAAAATGAGATATTATGACAAAACCTTTATTGATATATTCCAAAATTAAAATAGGAGTAGTTAAATCTTCTGTAAATATTTTATGGAGAATAGTTCCTTCTGGGACTACAGTTAATCCTAAATCAAAATAACTTTTGCCAGTAATTGAAACATCACTGTGAATTACAGGAGCTTTTAATTCAAATGTATAATTGTCTTGCGTAGTAAGTAAAGTAAAGCTATCATTAAAACCTCTAGCATCTCTACAAAACATCCATAGATTTGTATTGTAATCTAAATAATCATATATATTAATTTTTTCATCAGAGTCGTCATAATAAACACAACTAGGAGTTTCTACAAATGCAAAATCTACATCATTCATAGTTGAATTTATAAATGTATTTTCTGATACCTCGTTATTATTTATTTTTATATTTGGAGGAAGTAATCCACGTTCTGAAGGATTAGAAAATATTAAAGACATTCTTTCTGCTAAATTTGTATTTGATGCAGATAGATTTATATTATATGAATTAGATATTTTGTATTCTTGATTCTTTTTAATTGTAGCTTTCCATAAAAACTTTTTAGGCTCAAATTCTATTTGATTATTAGGAGAATATATATATTTATCATTTTTAACTTTTAATAAGTTTTTAGTGTCTACTTCTTCATTATATTGATTAAATATCTTTACGCTTCCATTATTAAATTCTGTTCCAGGCAAAACTACATTTTTCTTATCAGTATTAAAATTCTCGTCTACTTCTTTATCTATTTTATATTTAGAATAATCAACTGTTATATATGATAATGGAACATTAAGATCTGTATCTATATAGTTATCTGTCACAACTTTTACATTATGATTACATGGGTATATTTTCATTAAATCACCTCTTATCTTCCTATTACAATATAACAATTTTCTGTAGGAGTTATTTTAGAATCAAAATATAATTTTTCATTTATGTATTCATAAGTTCCTATTTCTTTTTCTGTATTGTCATAAAGTATATTTACGTCATCTGTATATTGTGTAGATATTTCTACATCATAAGAATTATAGTCATATCTATAATTTATACTATAAGAATCATCTTTTAAATAATCTACAACTATTACTTCATAATCATCTAAACGTTCTGTATCAATTATATATATAGATCTTCCTTGAATATCTATATATCCTATTTTCTTTATATTCGATTCATGGAATGTATGAAAACAATTATTACAGCATTCTCCTATATCATCTTTTTCTTGTGAAGATATATTCATTAATTTAGATAAATCATATTCTATGCCATTTAATATTCCATACATAGTTATTTTTCCGTTACTGTTTATCGCATTAGATAATTGTATTTGTCCATTATGTTTTAATATATCTTTTGTATAAAAATATTCCCTTTCTATGTTTGTAAATATATAATAGTCTTCTTCGTTTTTCTTTATTATTCTATAAGATGCAGATAGCTCTAATGGATTGTTATTAGGATCAAGCACGACAATAGGAGACTTAATTAATCCAGGCACAGATTTTATTATAGTTTTTTGTATTGTCATATTTGTTTCATTTCCATTTATGTCTACGATTATTAAATCTGTTATTATCCCATTTAAATTATGAAATACAGATAATATATCAGAATTTAAATTTATTATTTGTTCATATGTAGAATTGTCTCTAGTAATAGTTATTTTTTTATTTTCGTATGAATAATTATATACGATTTCATTAGCCATTACTAAATCACCTGTTCCCCAATTTGTTTCACCATTTGATATGACATAGTAATCAAATGGTCTATAATCGTTAGAACCTGGTGTATTTATTATCCTTCCTTTAAATGTAATAGTTTTAATTTGTGTTAAGTCAAAGTCTATTCTACTGCCTTCTATTTGTTTTATATCAGAATCAATATCTGTTCTTATATAGGCATTATCTTTAGCTGATGTAATAGATATATTTTTTATTTTACCTTTTCGCCCAACAAATTTTAATGATACATTTGTCGATTCAGTTAGTGTAAAGCTATTATCTGCCAACAATATATTTTTTTCATCGTTGTCTATTCTTTGATCATTAAATATAAATACATATGGTTTTATATCACAATCATCATTAGATTCATATTTTAAATAATATTTTCCAGCTTTTAAATTAATATCTATCTGTTCTATCTCTGCTTCATTTTTACAATTCTTTAATTCAAATGTATCTTTAGAAAAATAAATATAACCACCGTTCGTATTTCTCATATTGACTATCCAATTGTATGGTATTTCTGAAGCTATATTTATTGTTTTTATTATATTGTTCTTATTTGAATAGTAAGCTAAATTATAGCTAGTTATATCAAAATTAGAAGTATATGAAATAGTCTTAGTGTCGTTAACATATACTGTATATATATTTTTTCTTTTTTCTATCTTAATTCTTAAATCATTTGTTACGGCTTTTACTGCCGTACATGGAGCTGTCAGTATAACGGTTTGCTCTTGTATTTTTGATTTATATAATACTTGAATACTTTGATTAACTAATCTAAATAGCAATTTCTCGTCTTTATCTTGTAAAGACGAGCCTTCGCTATTTATAAACATAATACCAAAACCAGTATTAATATAATCTATTGTAATTTCAATATCTATATTGTTATTGTAAACATAATCATCAAATAATACATCTTTTTCGTAGAACTTAATACCATTATCAGACTCTATTCTACTAGTTGATTGAAACATTAAATCACCTCTAAATCTATATTATTGAATTTAACATAAGCGTATTTAGATTTTAAAAGTATTTTAATTTGGAAATATCTAGCATTATTGAAGACTATATTATTTGCTTCTTTTAATTTAATTAATTGCCAATCGGTCCATACATTAATATTATTTCCTGCTGCTCTTATTGATATTTCTATATCTTTTAAATCACTTATATCTTCTACATCTATATTACTTAATTTATATCTTAGACATTCTTGAGAATCAAAAATATTAGATGTTAAATAACCAGTATTTAATGTTTCTGCTTTTATAATATTATTATCTTCAGACTTATATTCTGCATATATAGCTAAATTATTAACCACTTTATTTTTCGGAATTTCTAATTTAACTTTTATATATCTTGAAACATAATCACCATAAACAAATCCATAGTTATTATCAAAAAATGTATATAATCTATATTGACCATTTCTTTCATTTGAAGTATAGACGTATATTTTTATATTTTTTAATTCATCTAAATCAACATCATTAACTTTAAAGACTAATCGATTTACTGTATATGGATTTTCTATAAATATAGGTTCTGTCATCATAGCACTTCCCATTTGATTGTTTGGTGCTTGTATATATGTATCTTTAACAATAAGATTATTTATATCAAATTTTAACCATTCTTCTCTTGTAGAATATTTAGCTAATTTAGTTATGTTCCAATCAAGCCTAGAAGTAGTTCTAATACGTCCATCTGAACCTATACTTGCACAATAATTATTTAAAGCATCTTTGTCATCTAATTCTAATCTATATACATCTCCCTCTGTTTTATTATCATTTAAATCAAAGCCTAACTGATCTATATTTCTATTGTGGCATGAAAATATATCTAAAACATTATCTGTTATTATTATGTCGTCCAATACTCCATTTCCTTTTACTACTAAATAATATTTAGTATCTTTCTTCTTTGATAATGTATATGACTTAAGATTTGTATTAGATTTTATTTCTTCGTCTATTTTAATATTAAATGAGTCATTTAAATCTATATTTAAAAATTTTGATTCATGACCTATATAAACTTTAACACCAGATGAAATAAAACTTATATGAGATTCTCTATCGTCATACAAATAATCTGTTATATTAATATAACTATAGCCCCAGTCTTCGGCATCTGCAAATGCTAAAGCTAAGTCATTGCATCCTAATTCTCCATATTTATCTGTTAATGAAATTTTCATACCATTTGTACACCATTTGTAAAACGAATCACAAGATGTAAATTTATTAAAATTAGATATACCTTTTACAAGCGTATCTCTATAATCAAAATTAAACAAGTTGTTTATACCTTTTTGAATCATTGAAGTATTCTTTAATCTGTTATCTGTTGTTTTGTAAGTTAATATTCGTCCGTCTTCTATGTCTATGTTTTCACTATACATATTATCATCAGTATCTAATTTCAATGTTCCGTCATTACTGAACAAATAATATTCTTTACCATTTATATAATAATATCCAGTTTTAACAAGTACGTTATTTTCTGTACTGTATTTGTTAAATTTGATTATATCATCAGTCATTATAGCTTCAAATGTAGGTTCAGTACATGATACATATATTAAATCACAATCTTTAAACTTATCTAATTTATTTAAATTATATGTATCTCCATTACTCATATCTTTGATATTGTATCTTGCCATTTCTTTGTAAGCATTAATATTATATGATATAGTTTTATATAAAAATTCATCAGATAATAAGAACGCTATAGGTTGTTTAATTGTATATTGAATATAAATTACTTTACCTAAATTGTTAGCTAAATTATTCCATATGATTATTCCTTCTTTTTCTAATAAGCTATAATCTGTAAATTGATCAGTAGAAGATGCAGTTCCTCCCATGTCAGAACCAATATAGAATATTCTATCTATATTAGCGTATTCTAGTTTTTTAAATCCATCACTTTGTATTTCAACTGCTTCTTTTATTAATAAATCTTTTGTATCTGATGTACCATCATATGTTTTATAAATAACTTGCATATCTTCAGTAGAATCTATGACACATCTATTTGTATGAACAGTATTATCATTATATGTTTCTTTTATAGGAATTAACTGATTAAGTTTAACTTCCTCAGATACATACGTTTCAGATACATTATATATTATAGAATTCATTAAATCTAAATCGCATTTTATACTTAATGTTTTTTGACCAACACACCATTTTTTTAATTTATCAAAATCAGTATCTGCATCCAAATCATTATTAAATCTTATGTCTACATCTGTAGAATGTTTATATGGTTCAACAGTATAAAAGTTTAATGTATTAGAATCTAATGTAGGATTAAAATTATTCACTATTTTTATATCTCTTACTTCGTTTATAAATAAGTTATATGAGTTTAACGCTGTATGTATTTCTGAATCTGCTTTATAAAAAGCTATATATTCAAAATCACCAGTGTGAACAAAACCATAATTTTTTTTATTATCTGATGTTCCCCATACTATATTTAAATCATTTGGTATTTCACTAAATTCATATTTTAATATGTTTAATCCAGCAAATAAATTATTATCTAACTGCATTATACTTAAAGAAGAGTTGTCGCCATTTTTAGATATAATTAATCCATTAGTTAATTTACTACAATACACTTTATCTTTGCCTATATTGAAATTAGGATTGTATGTAAGAATCATATCGTATAAACTCAATACTTGTTTTTCTATGTTTTTGTTTCCTATAATTCTTATATAAGATACTGCATCGCCCTTATTTAATCTAAGATTATAATATGTAACTCCGCTTTCCTCTATCATTTCTATGCTACCTTTAGGAGTTATTATTTGTTCTATTGAACTATAATTTTCTAAATTGAGTCTTATCCATGCTTCATCAGTTGTTCCTTTATAAGACGTATAAGTACTATAATCTTCATATATCGTATCTACTTTTGTTGATGAAAAATTCATTTTTAATAAGTTTATTTTACAATTACATTCTATCTCTACTACTCTAGTAAAGCCAGCTTCATAATCAAATGATACTGTAGTATAAGCTGCATTGGTTATATCTTCTCCTATATATATTCCTTTTATTATTGGATTTGATCCAGAATAAGATATAAGTTTGAAGTATAAAGTATTTTCTATTAAATTAGGCAAATATGTTATACCATTTTGCTCAAATAAATTATTTTTATTTGTACTAAATTGAAGCTCATATTTTGAATATTTAAAATTGCCAATTATTACTTTATCATCAGAATTGCTTTCTATCTTTATTTTTATATTTCTAAATTTTTTTGTTTTACTAGATGACCATGTTGCATTGGGCCCTATAACTTCTTCTGGGCTCCAGTTATTTGTATCTTCATTATAAACATATACAAGGACAGCATTTTCACATTGTATATCAAAAGATAATTCGTTAGCATCTATATCTATTTCTACAGTCTTATTTCTTCCGTTGTTTAATAAGAATAATTGTTCTGTTGCACTATTCCATTCGCAATCTGCAGTGTTATATTTTATGTATCTATTTGGCATTTTAGATAAATCACAATCTATTGCATAACTTAATATACTTCCTCCTAGACCATTAATACTTATGCTACCTGAACCCTGTACTGTATTATTTGCTAGAGTTATACCACCAGTATCTACATTTATTAATCCATTGTAAGAATTTAATTTAGCTAAATTCTTTATATTCTTTTTGCTGCTATTGCTTACTAAATATCCTAGCGAATTTAAAACAAACATGGAATTTGGAATTAATAAATTTTGCACATGATCTGTTTTTCCATCTTTCTTATATAGTATTCTAGCTTTCTTTATTTCTATATCGTAATTTCCATCTCTAGGTAAGAATTGTAATTTATATGGATATATATCTGTTATTTCGCTATTGTCTACTTTTGTTACATCTTTGTTGATTGTAGTAGAACATATACTTTCTACAGAGACTCTTTCATCAACGTATGTATTTTCATATATATTCATTTTGAATTCAGAAGGTTTTATTTCTGTCATTGGAGATGCTTGTATTTTATAGCTAACTGGAATAGAATTAAGCACATCTTTATATTGTTTTAGTTTAAAGTTTATAGGTTTATATATATCATTATTATGTATATATGATAATAATTTTTCTTGAGACTTTTCATACAAAGTTATATTTGCATCAGTTTCATTTGTGTTGCTTGATACAATAACTTTTAAATCATCATTATAGCCTATTCCGTTTTGCCATTTCGTTAATGTTTCATTCCATTTATATGGCAAATATTCTAAAGTTTTAAAACTGTATGTCCATTCATCTAAATCCCAGCGTTTCCATCTGTAGACATCTTTGTTCATTTCATTAAGTTTATCTAAAAGCGAATCATAATCTTGATAAGGTCTTCTCAAATCTTCGACTTCAGCTTTTTTTATTTCTATATCAGATTCTTTTATATCTGGTTCATATATCATAAGTTCAGATATAAGTGCATGTTTTAAACCTTCGGCTGTACCATTTGGTTTGTTTTTATTAAAGTATAGCATTCTATTATATAGCTCTAAATTAGTTTCTCCCTCATGTCTTTGCATTCCTAGAAACGTAGCAAATTCATCATATATATTCCATACGTGATAAAGTTCTAATTTATATTCTAAGCTATTATCGTTATTGACAAACAACTTAATAGAGTCTGAAACATACAATTCATAACGCATATATATGTATCCATTTTCATAATAAAATTTACTGTCATTATTATTAAAATCATCTATATTTGTAGTGACAGGATATTGCTTTCCATCGTATTCTATTCTTAGATCTTTTGAGTTTGTAGTTTTGCCTATATTTGTTCTATAAGCAAAAGCCATAACTTCTGATTCTTTTCCTTCATAATTGACTAAAAAATAATAATCTATATATTCTTGAATAGCATCTTCAACGCTTACTGATTCTTCAGTTATGGAACTTAATAAATTACCTCCATTTGATTTCTTGTATCTCTTTCTTATATCACTCCAAGTAGGAAAAAATTTTATAGCTCTTTTAATCATAGATTCATAATCAAACATGCTATCACCTAACTTTCAACGTCCCACCAAATAATTTGGTCGAATAAAAATTTAGCTACAGTAGTTTGTAATATTTCAAAATCTGTAGCCTCTTCATCATTTTCATAAACTTGTACAACATTAAAATATTCAACACCATCTACAGACAGTCCTAATTTGTTTATTTCTCCTAGATACATATATTCACCTGGAGCGATTCCGTTTATATAATCTTTTATCTTATAGATTATTTGATTCTTTATAGCTTCTTTATCAGAGTTAGATTTAACATCTAAATATGCAACTAACTTTATTGTTATAGGATCTGGCACTCTAAATTCAACTCTTGATGTTGGATCTATTACTAATGATACTTTTTCAACTGCTTCATTTATTGCCAACTCTATATCTTCTTCTGAATATGATAATGGTATAAGATATATTGTTCCGGTACCTATTCCCTTAGTATAAGGAACATAATTATGGCCTGTAGAATAAACTAGTTCTTTGCATTTATTGTCAATAGCTGTTGCATTACATGAAGCATGATCATAAGTCCATGCTGAAAGTCTATATAAATAATTTTCATCGGATTCATTGTCTAATCTTGTTATTCCAACAAATGCACCAGTATCATCTAATTCTTTTCCTACTTGTTGTGTAAATAAATAAGGTTTTTTATTGTTCTCAATTGTTTCATATACTTGATATAATTGATCTGCTATTGATTTAAAAAACATATCTATAATTGTTCCTTTTTTTATATCAATTTTTGATTTGTTATAAAATTTTTCTTTTAAATTATTATAAATTTCATTTAAAGTAATAATCGTAATCACCTCTTTCTATAAATAATAATAGAAATTAAATTTTTTATTTGAAATCGATACTTCAACGCTGTCTGAATAATCATAATAACCACTGTCTGTTTTTCTTATACTTATTTTAGCATCTGGCATTATATCTTCGATAGCTGTTCTTATTGAACCTAAAATATAGTCTAAGTTCTTATCAATATTTTTATGTCTATATTTATCTATATCTGAACCAATATCTTCATTATTTAAAATAGTTCCTACAACTGATGAAATTCTTATTTTCAATTGTTGATATAAATAATCTTCTTCGTCAGAATTGTATACTATTTCTTTATTATTAGCAATTTTAGATATAGAAAAATTATATATAAGACCTGGAGTCATGTCTTTCAAATATTGATGTTCTTTTAAATTTTCTATATAAAAATCCATAAACAAAGTAGAGTTATTAGATACAACGAAATCAAACTGAAATTCAGAATCCATACTTGCTTCAGCAAACATTATATCGCCAGAATTATCTAACATAAAATCTACCATAATCTCACCTACTTATTATCTTTGTTATTTTTATTATCCTTATTGTCTTTGTTATCTTTGTTATCCTTATTGTTTAATTTTATTTTATATTTAACAAGTTTATCATAAGAATCTGTTAAATCTAAATCCAATCTATCGTCAACAACTGCTGAATCTAGTAGATTAGAAAATATTGGTATTCTCACTTGTCTTCTCATTAAAACCCATTTTTTTAAAGTTGGTTCATATGTTTTAACTAACACTGTTCCCATCATAGTTAAGTTACCTATAGAAGTATCCATAACTTGTTTCATATTTGTTAACTCATATAATTGAGAATTTAGCTTATGGAAATTAACGGATATGTCTTTTGCTACTACGTCTTTTTGAACTGTTATAGTATTAGATTGTAATGATATTTCAGTTGCTACGCCACTCTCTTTATCATTTTTGTATTGTGCAAAATATCCATTGGAAGAAGACATAGATCCGTCTCCTTTATATACAACAGAAGTTTTACTATTTTTATTATACAATGCTATATCATTAGTAGTATCTATTTTATTGTTTTTGTTTTTTACTGTATCAAATAGATTTAGTTTTGATTTATCTGTTTTTGTTTTTGACATTGTTAACCTCCTTATTGAAGCAAGCTTCCTGTTGCGCCATTATATGTATTTGAAAAAATATCAGATTCTGTTGTATTATTTTGATGTTCTGATACTATACCTGTTATAACAAAACGACCATTGTCTTCTTTTACGTAAACATATTCTCCTACTTTAGGATCTATTTTTGATACTGCATCACTTCCATCGTATCTTATACTTATATTTTCATATAATGAACCAATACCGTCACTGCCAACAATTGATATATCATAGTTATTATCTTCTTCATTTTTTGATAATATTCTTGCTACTTTTTCAAATGATAAATTATATTTGTTGTTAGCAGAGACGATATTATTTTTTATTGATTGTTTAATTGCCATAATATCGTCTCCTATATTTTTAATCTTTTGCTGGTGCATAAACTGTTATTGCAATAATAGTATCTTTTTTAGAATAATCAAAGCAATATTTATTTTCACCAGAGTTATACCACATAGTTTCTTTTTTAACATTTTTTACTGCATTTTCTAATGAAGAATCGTTGTCGCAAGAAATACTAAAAGCAAAACCAGTACTTTTCCAAGAACGCAAATCATTTACTCTAACACCTGATTCAAAATTTATTTCGCAATCTTTTACGCTTGAGTCATTTATTATAAGTTTTAATACTGCCATTGCGTCTTCTTGTATCATAGGCAAATCATAAATATGATGATCTTTTCCATCGCCTACTTCTGATGTAATATATGAAACTCTTCTATTACCACTTTCTCTATATAAATCTATTTTGCCTGATCCACTCGCTGAGTGTGAGAAAGTAAGTTTTTTAATATTAGAGTGTTCTCCTTCTGTTAAAGCTAATTGTACTTCTTCGTCTTCTTCGACTAGAGATAAAGCACATAGTCTTTTATTTGTTGCCATACTTGCTTTAGATACATATTGTTTTTCTTCTTTAGATAATCCTTTATATTCTTCTTTGTTTGGATTGTCATAAATTCCTCCTATTTGATATTGTAAGAACTCTTCAGAAGTTTTATTACTTGTATCAAATCTTTTTATTCTAGGCTTAGTTCTTAAAGATTGAACATAAGCAGCTCTAGATGAATATTCTTTTGCAATAGAATTATAAAGAGTATTTATAAATATGTTTCTATTTTTTTCAGCAGAATAGTTCTTATTAAGTATCTCTGCATTATCTTCTCCAACTGGTAATGATGCTTTCCAATTTTCGAATATTCCTTCGTAGTCATAATCGCTAGCTATAGTTTTTACTATTCCTTTAACAAGTGGAACATCCTCATAAGCATGCATTATCATCCATTGTATACTATCATCTTTTTGTCCTTCTGGATATGGATAACCATAGACAGATCCTTTATGTCCTGCCATATTAGCTAATAACGGTCTGCTGTTTTTTGTGATAGGGAATACTGTAATGGCTTGTATATTTTTTAATGTTCTATAAAGCATATCTTTTATATTTTGGCCGAATATAAATGTTGATACAACTAATAATGCAGTTATACCTATACCAACAGGATTAGATAGTAATCCACCGGCAGCAGCAGCTGCTCCACCTTCTGCAGCAGCATCAGCTATTACTAATCCTGTTCCTTCTGCTATGACTTTTTTACCAGCGGAACCTAAACATTCAGCAACTACAGTTCCTATTTTTTCTTTTGCTACTTTTAGTAAGCTTCCGCCAACTTTTCCTCCGACATCTGTTAAGTATGAAGGAAGATTTCCGATTATATGTGATGATGCAATTCTAGAAAGACCAGCGGCAGCAGCCATTGAGAATTTGCCATATATCTCAGTAGCACCAGCTCTTTGTTCTATAGATTCTGTACAAGTAACTATATCAGGAACTATTGTTGTAGTATATCCAGTAGTAGCATTAAATGAATGTATTACAGTTTCAACTTCAACTGTACCAGACATATCTTCATATGAATCTACAAAACACATTGAATCAAAAGGTTTTATAGATGGATCACCTATTATACACAATTCACCTTCGTACATGTCTTTTATACTATCTCTTAATACATTAGTAGTTACTTTTTCAACTAATGATTTATTAACTTTATCAGAGTTAGCACTATTTTCCCATTGTTCAGCTAGATGAGTAGTAACACCTAAGTTAAGTCCACCATTTCCTCCACCTATAAGCCCAGTATCTACAGTCATAGATTTTTGATATTCGGGATATATATTCATATCTAAGAATATAGGCCCTACAGTATCTTGAGAAGTACCCCATATATAATCTGTTGATTGCCATGTACCAATTGCATTTGTTTTCATATTTTTTTCACTTGCTTTTATAGTATTATAAATTATATCGTTATATGAATCAAAATAGTGGAATTGTTGGAATGGTTTACGTTTTTCATATACTATTCCATTTTGTTTTCTATATTCGTATGCATAATAATGATTAGCCTTACATAAACAAGCTGTACTTCTAAAACCAAAATCTCTTATTGCTGCATAATATCCATCACCACTATTGGCACATAAATTTAATATTTCCCAGAATGTTTTGTCTTGTAATGTACAGTTAATTGTAGGAGTTGAAGCATTCTGTGTTTTATCATTGATTAATGTATTGTATCCAGATAATAAAGTTTCATTACTTACTTCGTATAAGTTTTGTACAGTTTCTCCATCTTGGAATATATCTTGATATCTTCTGTTACCAAAATGATATATACCGAATGGATTATCAGCAAAGAAACGTTGTTGAGTTATATCTCTTATAACTTTTTGTACGCCATTATATTCTGCATTTAATAATTTAGCGGCTAAGTTTCTAGGACTTTCACCACCACGCATGAAGCTACCACGAATATCTTTGAACCAAGTTATATAATGTTGAGATGTTTGGAAGTTTTTAGCAGTTATTTCACCCAATGTATTAAGTGGATTACATAATTCATGTCCATCGCCTTGACATACAACACTTACTACTTCACCACAATCTACTTCTGCTATTTTACCATTAAAAGCTATAGGTAATTTTGCAGCATTAGAACCGTATCCTAGTCTAGCATGTATACGAACACCAGGAGATATAACAGTAGTATCTCTTAATTGTTTTCTCCTACGTATCATATCTTCTTTTTTCAATAAAGTCATTGGATGCAATAAACTATCATAAATATCTTTAACACCATATACGTCAACATATTGTTGATATATAGAGTTATCATATGTATCAGCATAAGACATATATAAATTACTCATAGTAAATGTACAAGTATCTGCAGGTATCTTTCTAGATTTAACTATTTGTATATCTGATATTGCTGACATATTATAGAAGTTATCAAATAATTTCCATGTACCTATTTTACGTCCTTCATCTATAAATACTAAATAATATGTAGGAAATGCTCTAAGCAATCTGCCACGTTTATCATTGACAAGCATATCGTAAAAACTATGTAGTACATATTGTCTAGGGTCATCAGAACATGCAGTAAAGGCTTCTTGCATTAATAAGTTATTAACTCTTTGAGATACTGATGCTGTATCTTTTGTACCATTAACATCATCTTCTCCACTGATAATATTCATTGCAGATAGTGTATTTAAAAACTTGTTAAATTTATCGTTAGTTTCACTATTACCTGTTAATCCAGTAGTCATAGAATTTAGCACGTCGTATTCTCTATTTCTTACAAATTTCATGATTCCATCGTCGTAACCAACTATCGCAGCTATAAATGGATATATCATTCTAGCACAATAAATTTTATTATATGTTTCTGGTAAGTTATCTAATATCTCTTGAATATCATCTAAGTTTGCACCAAAGTCTGCTGCCATATCGTTAGCTCCAGCTTTTGTTTTAGCATTATATTCTTGCACACCAGCAGTCATAGAGTTTAATTGTTGCTCTCTCATTTTATATTGTTCTTTTTCATTTTCTGAAAGAGAATCTTCTCCAGCCTTTGTAAATTCACCTCTATACTTTTCTAATGTTTTTTTGATAGAATCTTTTATTTTATCATAATCACCATGTATAGAATCTAATTCTGTAAAGAAATATCCTTCTATTATCATTCTTTTTAAATATAATAAAACTATTCTTAATTGAGCTATCGCATTGTTTGTTGGACAAAATGTAATTTTGTCTTTAAATGTTTTACCTTTTTCACTTCTGTGTCCAGCTTTATTATAATAAGGGTCTATAAAGGCATTATCTTGACAAAATACTTTGTCATCTTTTTCTAGTGTGTACATTTTAGTAACGCTTTTGTCTTTATACTTATATTGTACAGTTACTTGAGGTTGTAATTGTTTCTTTATATTTTCTGCAGAAAATGTTGATATGTTATTCATACCAAAACTTCCTCCACCTTTTGCTTCATAAATTTGTTTCATAAATTTATCATGATCACCATTGATTTCTTTACTATATAAATTTACAGATTCTTTTTTTAGATCAGTTCCTTTTACTGTGACTTTTGGTTCATTTTGATCATTATATTGATACGCTTTTGGTATATAACCATCTTTTGGTTTTTTCCATGAATATGCTGTAGCTGTTGCGTATAAGTAGCACAATAAATGTTGCATTAATAAAGGTTCATTATTCGCTTCTCTCCAGTAATCTTTTAGAAATATAGCATCAGGTGAAGAAGTAGTACTATGGACAGTATAAGAGCCTTTAAAATATTTTTCATGTTCTGCTTGGAAAGCAGAGAATGGACCTTGCAATACTACCTTTGGACCATTACCACCATTTAATAATTTAAATAGTTCTGCACCATCAGAATCATTAACAAATACAGCAACCAATGCCTTCTTGCATGCAGTCAAAACATTTTCGTTTTGCATATCATCAGATACATATGATATTTCTTTTTCTAATATTTTATCTATATAATAAAGTGCTTTGGATCTAGTATCATATATCTCTTGATATATTTGATTATCTTTTTCGTCTTCGTCAGCGTCTTTATCTAATCCAGAACATTTTAATTTTTCTACACCTTCATTAGTAGCAGGATCGGCTAGTACTGCGTTCCAATCATCTTTTAAACTCCAACCTTCTGTTATACCAGTTGCTATTAAATATTCAAGTGATGTACCTATATTAGCTATAGACTCCATATCTTTATATGCTTTTTGAGCTTTCTTAGATTTATATTTATCGTTTTTAGCTTGTTCTGATACATCTTCCATTACAGAATCATATATGTTAGCATAATCATTAGAGTTTTCCCATGTTGAACCTAATACTTCATCGAATCTTGCAGTCATTTTTATACCCATAGAATCTTCATAATTGTATCCAGCTTTTTTAAGCTTATCCATATTATCATCAGTTAAATAATTTTTAAATACAAACTTGTTTAACATTTCTTTTGTTAATTGAGCAGAATATTTAAATGAATAAATTATATAAAAATCTGGGTCAACAAATAATCTATCTTCATCTTTATATTTTAAATACTGCCATCCACAATTTGATAATTCATTAATAGTAGGTAAATCCAAGTCAGGATATAATTCTGCTTTACCTAATTGGGTTTGAAGATCAAACATATTAGTTATACTTGCTGCCACAGCAGTATCTGTGATTTGTCTTGATTCTAATTTTTGTAAAGCTTCTCTTTGTCTCAATGTTCTATCTACAGAAGTCATTCTGATATGTACTTCATATACGCCAGGGAATCCATCTACTGTTTCTATTTGTATAGAGTCCATTAACATTTCGTTTAATCCAAATGCTTGTAAATATGAGTTTTTAACTTTAAGAGGATAACATGGCATTACTTTACGATAAGTTTTTGTGTATTGAGAAACAACTGCTGGTAATTTATTAAGATTATAAATTACATCTTGTTCTACCATTGTAAATTTTGCTTCTACAACGATATCAGAACCACCCATGAATTGTGGGGCATAACCATCACATGCTTTTAAATACATTTCAGTAAAAGTATTAGACATACTAAATGTAATAGCATCTACATCTAATTTTTTACTGTTGCCATTTTCATCATAAAGATATGGTACAAATTTCATATATCTAGGGTCTTTGTACTTAGTATAATCAAACATTTTTTGATTATCACTTACAGAGTTGCCTCCTTCATTTCCATCGCCATATGCACCGATTATTTTGTCTAGTTCATCTCCATATTCAAAGCTAGCTGAGCCTGGAACATAATCTCCTAAATTCCATTCTGAATTAACATATAGTATAACAGAATCATCTTCTAAACATTTTTTAGAACTTGCTGCTCCTGTTAATTGCTTAACTACTTCTCTTACTTTTGTAATATCACTACAATCACCTGTTTTTAATTTTATAACTACCGGCCATTGTAACTTACCATTGCCTACATATGCTTCATCAACTCTTACGCTGTCTACTGCGACATTAGATCTTATTTTGTCTGCAATTTCTTTTTTGATACATCTATCTACTATATCTTGTCCTTTTTTGTAATTACGAGAACTTGCTTTTCTGATTTTTACATGACTATCTTTTACGTCTTTTAAATAATAATTAGATACTGATGCATTGCCAGAATTATCATTATTTTTGCTACTAGATTTCTTTGCTTTAGATTTACCAGTTGCATAATTTATTTCAACACCGTCTTGAACATTATAAATATATACATTAAATTTAACTCCTTGACCTTTATCTTCTACAGAGTATCCTTCCATGTGTACACCAGAAGCAACTAAGTTACTTCCACTGAATACTGGAGTGACTCTATATAGTACATGATTTCCTGTATTCTTTACATAACCTGCAACTAAATTTTCATAAGGAAGCATACCACTATTATTTAAAGCTTTAGTACCAGTAATTAAATTCTTTTCATTTGCATTTTGTCCTGTTAATTGATAACCAATTAAGTGACAACGATTGTATAGTTTTTTTCCATCTATAAAATCATATTTCGCATCATCATCCCATCCAGAAGGAGTAACACTACTTATATCTCCCCTGTCACCTTTAGGCATAATATCCTTACCTACATTAGCAAATGCAACACCACATCTTCCTTTACTATCTAAGTTAGAAAATTTTTGCCATGATGTCTTATCTTTCTTTTGCTCTGCAGTAAAGTTTGGTTCATTATTGTTGACGACTTGTATAAGTTTTCCTTTATAATTAGGAACGTTATCTACACTAGTTCCATCTTTATCTGTATGATCATTTTGATTATTGTATATATATGCGTCTGTATCTCTTAAAGATATATCTAAATCATTTATTCCGTATTTGCTATCTGACATTATATTCTTTTTAAGATTTGCTACGTTTTTAAGAAATTCTAAATCGTCCTTTTCTAATTCTAAATTTGCAACTTGTTGTCCACTATAATCGTATGCTTTCTTATATTGTAAAGCACTTTTTAACCAATTCTCATCAGGAATATAAAATTCCATATAATTATCAGTTAAATCTGTTGGTTGAAATTGATTTTTATAAGAATAGAATTGATTAGAATATTCAAATGAATTGAAATCAAATAATGCTAAATCTTCACCATGTATTAATGCTCTTTGATAGTAATATCTAAATAATTTCCATTCAAAGCATTTACCGAAAATTTGTTCTACTTGTGATTGCCCTAAGTTACTTAAATTATTTTCATCTCCATAATAATAAATAGGTAAATCAGGCATATATACTCTATAATTAAAGTCTCTTAATGTTAATGTTGCTTTTAATAGTTTAGGAAATCCATTTACTGTAGAAGCCGTAAAATTTACTAATGCAACAGCTTCTATGCCTAGAACATCATTTATATATGAATTCTCTATAGGTAAGAAAGGAGCCAATCTGAATTGAGAAAGTAATGCTCTTAATCCGTTCATTCTGTAATGAACCTTATTACCATTAGGTAACTCTTCTTCATATTTTATACCATTAATACCTGCATCTCCATAAAAATATAAATCCATTTCTATCAATTGTTCTCTGTTAGCTTTGTTCTTAGTCATTGTTCCTTTACCACGCATTACAGGAAATCTTTCATAGTCTACGCTATTTATATTTCTTATACTTTGTGGTGGTATTAATGCCAAGAAGTCACCTATCATGACTGTATATTCTTTAGCTTTTGTAAAATCTATTCCAGTTATTTTTTTATGTAATTCTATTTTATCACTATATGATTTATATCCGTCTAGGTCTTTTCCGTCTACATAATAGAATGAACTATGGTTATAAGAATTAATATTTGTAGCATTACAAAATCCATTACCTAAATCATTAGTTCCAGTAAGTTCATATGAATTTGAACCAGACATTATATACTTAGAAACATCTATCCATTGAGATCCACCATCTGTTTTAATTTTTGCATATAATGTACCTAGCATACGTCCATAACTATCTGTACCAAATGCTCTATAATTTAATCTACTATATGGTGTGCCTAGACCATTACAATCATCTATCCATGTTTGTATTAAGTTTTTTATATTTTCTGGAGCTTTATATAAACTTTGATACACTGTATATGTAGGATAAGTTTTAGTATAGCTTTGAGAGTTGGCATCTAGCACTAGCTTCCATTCAGAGACATTGCCATTATCCATTAATTCTTTAAGTCTATATTGTGCTTTGTAACCATCTAATACTGTATCTTTACTACTTGCATTAACATATACAACTGTTTTAGCCATATAGTCTTTATGGTTTTTTAAGCTTTCCATGCTTATATATTTAGTAGCATCGATACTGTTATTTATTTCATAATAACTTTTTTCTCCGTCATCTTCTCTTACATATACATCTATTTTTTTATTATCAGATCTATCTTTTATTGTCCACTTATCTGGGTCCTTAGATTTATTTTTATTAATATCATAAGTTAAAAATTGAGCATTGGTTCCTTTTGCTTTTAAATCTTTTAACTCCTTGATTGTCATACTTTTTATATTGTCTTTATTGTATATTAACATAGCCTCGTAGTGAGGAATTTCTGGAGCGTTATATCCAGCAAATCTAACAGAAATTTTAGATCTGTTATAACTATTAGATGAAGCTGCACATTTCTTTACTACATAGTCTTCAAAACTATTAAAAGTCGTATCGTCTATTGTAAAACTACCATTCGTATCCATATTTGATAAATAAAAATCTGCAGTATCTCCATCTATCTTATTATAAACCCAAGTAGATGAACCTGAACTTGGTTCACCAGGATCTATTACGAATACTCCTTTATCACTATAGTATCCGTTTTCAGTAGTAAATGGATTTTGAGAATAATACGCAGCATCCATGGCTTTATCTTTATCATTTAATTGTTTAGCTGTATCATCTAAAACATCAATGACACAATCTTCTTTTATCATTTCATTAAGAGTTGGCAAAAAATTAGTAATGTCTATAACATTGTATTCTTTTCTAGCTTGTTTCATTAATTTATATTTATTTGCCAAATCTTTTAATGTGTCTGCCATTTAATCACATCCTTTATACAAAGGACTAGGATTGACCTAGTCCTTATAAATTTATAAATAATTGCTAATAATATCTTGAATATCTTTATCTGAGAATCCACCACTATTATTACTTTTGAAATTCATGTTTATATTTACAGAACCTCCCACTGACGCTTCAACTGCTTGTTTCATGGCCTTTTTAGTATAGCGTTGACCTCTTCTTGAATCTGCTTTTATATTTATAATATATCCTTGTTGCTGAGGATTAGTTTGTGCATATCCACCTTGTTCATTAAAGAACGTAGGAAGAGGAGTATTTTTAACTTCTTGTGGTTTGTTTTCCATATTATCATTCTTTGGATCTTTTAATGGATTACCTGATGCATAACCACTTATCATTAAACCAGCAGCTAAGCCTAGAACACCCATGGCAATACCAGAGCTGCTTACATTTCCTAAAACATCTTTTGTTAAGTTTTGTACTTCTTTTGAAGCTGTTTTTAAATCTCTTATTCTTGGCTTCTCTATATTTCTATAGTTCACAGATTTTGGTTCTGGTATTTGTATTTTTTCTAATGCTTTTTGTCCAGTAACAATTCTATATGCTGTTGCATTATAAGATTCACTAGATAAATCATTAATATTAATATCTGCCATTCTTTGGAATGTACCACTACGTCTACCAAATACACCATACATTTGTATAGCCGCATGGCCTTCTTCGTCGTTATTAAGATTATGTATACCAGTTACAAATGCATCACCTATAAAATCTGCTTGTGCTTTTGCAGTGGCTTGTTCTTGAGTCAACATACCTTGAGCAGATTGAAAATAGGATTTCGCTCTTGCCTCTACTTGTTCTATTCCATATCCTGTAGGAGCACCTGATGATCTACCTATTGTACTTTGATATATTTCATTTATTTTACCTTCATCCATATAATCATATATCCATGAAGATACATCTGATTTTGTAGATTCTAGGCTAGAGCCTGAAGGAAATTTTGCATTAGATATAAATTCTGATACATTCTTTAAACGTGTATCACCAGGTTCGAACACTTTCTTTTTAGAAGATATTACGTGTTCTTCTAATTCATATCCTACCTTTTGTAATACTTGATTAACAAAACTTGCTTGATTATCTCCAGATTTAGTGCCTAGAACATCACTAGATGCTTGTCTTATAGAATATAGTGCAGCATTGACTTCACCGATTACACCTTTATTAGATTTACTAGTAGCAGTTTGATTATAAATATCTGCACGTATTCTGTTGATAATAGTATCTTGTGCTTCTGCTAGACTTGAAGATAATATAGGTTTCTTAGACGCTTTGTCTTTTTCAAATATACTAAGCATTTCATCTAATGCTTTATGTTGTTCTTCACCATATTTAAAATTATGTATATTAAGACTGCCTTCTCCTGCTGATACTCTATTAAACAAATCATTAAGATGCGTATATTCATTAAAGTTTACTCCTGTAGATTTAACTAAGTTTTCTTTATTTGCAAATATATCTTGCATCATGTTATTGATCTTATTTGTGTTTTCCATTAAGAATGAAGTACCACCATTAGTATCTAAACGTCCTGGTCCTTCTTGTAGATTGGTTACTCTAATTTTACCTAATATAGATTTACCACCTTCAACTTGAGCACTAACATTAGTCATACCTTCTACAAATACAGCAATAGGTTTATCTGGTTTTATACCATTTGTTTCTCCACCACTTATTTTAAAGTTTTTTGCTTCGTCTTTAAACATTGTAGGAATAACAAATTCAGCTACGTTATCTATATTTCTTTGAGCTTCCATAGTAACGCTAGCTTCATATTTTCTGAATTGATCATAAACTTCTTTAGCTTGATCTTCTGTAAGTTTATTATTAATTTGTTCACCTAGAGTCATTATTTTATCAACTGTTTTATCTCTAAGTTCTTCTTCAGTTAATGATTTATTTGAACGTGTAGCAAGATCTCTACTGTAATTGAATTGAGCATAGTTTATACCATTATGTTCTACTAACATTTTAGAAACAGAGTCACCATCTGAGTCCCCGTTCATTTTTAACATTGTCCATTCAGCCAAACTTACACCATTGTCTGGTCTAGATTTGTCTAAGAACATTCTTACATTTTGAACTGAACGATCTATGATATTTGGATATCTGTTTACTAATTCCATAGTACCATTTTCTTCTAGGTAATTTTCCATTTGCTTTCTGTTCATATTCATTGATTGTAGAACTTTTGGATCGAAGAATCCCATTCTTTCAAATTCTCCTACACCAGCAACTCCATAATCAAAGAACACTCCGTCTTTAAGACCGCCTCTTTCCCATTGAGCAAGTGTTTTACCATTTATTTTTGCTTTTGATTTAAAGCTATTCTCTTTAATATTTCGATATGCAGGAAGGTCAATATTATCAGGAATAGGTAAAGCTGATTTTGGATTAGTAAAAGAAGATACTGTCATGGCATCATTTGTAGATAATAATTTAGTACGAGTGTATGGAACATTTACTTCTATTTTACTCATTAAACCTAATTCGCCTTGTTTAGATACAGCTTTGTTTGATGCTTCTTTTATTTCATTGACTTGATCAAGTATCTTTCCTTTTAGATTCATTATATAATTATCATCTGTATTCTTGGGGTCTCCTACGTAATTATTATATTCTTCCCAAGCTCTTGTTAAAGCATTGTATTGTTGATGCCAATTTTTACGTATTTCTTGATTTCCTGCATAAGAACCCATGCCAGGAACTGCAACTTTTATATTATTAAATTCTTTACCTAGATCAACTATATATCCTCGATTAACCAATCCATCTAATTGTTCATTAACTCTGCCGAAAGAGTTTGCAAATTCTGATATTGGTACAGGTTTAAAGCCATAATTATCTAATAAATCTTTTTCAATAGTATGAGACATCGCATTATTATAATTATAACTTTTCCAAACACCCTGAAGACCGTGTATTCTTTCAGCTGATTCAACACCTAAATCCATATTCATGTCTTTTGTTACTAAATCAAATATGTCAGAATATTTAGAATATCTCTTATCTTGCAACATATCTTCAGTAAGCTTTTGTTCTTTGGTAGGATCGTATGTCATAAGTCCTTTTATATTTTCTAAGAACCCATGGTATACATTATCTGATTTCAAGTCTTCTTTAAATTTCCAATTTCCTTTATCGTCTTGAATCATGTATTCTCTAGCAGCATCAATAAACTTTTGGTTTATTCTACCTTCTTTAACAGCTTTGTTAAAATCATCTTCAGCTACGGAATCTAGTTTGTATCCACTAAGTATATTTCTATATTGATCATCTATCTTTATTCTTTTTGAATAAGGTTCTTCACTAGTTATTCTGTCTTGTAATGTATTTATTTCTTCTTTAAGGCTTTTTGCTATATCACTAGCTCCTTCGCCTTCTTGTTTAAGTCTATCGTATTCTGCTCTTTTTTCTTGAAGTTCTTTTTGGGCATTCAAGAAATCTTTTGATATATAAGATTGAACTTCACTATCGTTGTAAAGTTTAACATTGGTATTTTCATTAACGCCATATGCAATTCTTACTACTTCGCCATTTATTTTTTGTTCATATGTACGAAGATTACCTAAGACCCTCAAATGTCTTTCTAGCTCGCCTTTTTTATTGTATGTATAAACCATACTATATGACATTCTATCGTCCATATCGGCATTTGCTTTTACTAATTTTTTATCTATAGCATCTATTAATTTATTAAATGACTCTTGATTAAAAGAACTATAGTTATCAATTTCTGCTTTAACAGGTTCATCTATTATATATGAAGTTCCTTCTCTTCTTAGAGTATGAGCAACTTGTCCTTTACCATTTATGTGCTCTTGTAGGAATTGAAACTCTTTGTTATTATTGATCATATCAATAACCATATCCATACCAGCCATATATTGTTCTTCTTTAGAACCACTGCCGTAATATTTTCCAAGTAATTCTGTGGCCTTAGATAATGTACCAGAGTTAGTTGCACCAAAGTTTTTATGTCCTATGTAATTATCATTAATAACTGCAGAGACATTTCCTTTGAAGATACCTTTTTCTGAGAATATCATTCTACTTAATTCATGTTGTTCAGTTTTAGCCTTGCCTAATATAAGATTAATAAATTCGTCTAGGCTATTAATATTGTCATCACCAGCTTTAAAACGAAGCGCTGGTACACTATAGTCTTTATAAAAATCATATAAATATGCACCTAATGCTTCTTGTGTTAAAGCATAATTACCTGTAAGTTTTTCAGCTTGTGTACCTTTTAATACACTTTCTACTCTCCAGTCTAATGAACCAGTTTTAGCTAAAGGAATATATGACATACCCTTATCAGAATTACCCATTTTTATTAATTCTGAAGCGTTTACATTATGGACTTCAAATGTTCCTTTAACATCTTTACCTATATCGCTAAGTAATAATTTGAATAATCCTTCGGGTCTTCTGTAACCCTTTATAAGCTCTTCTGCTTCAGCAGCTGATTTACCTTGAAGTTCTTGTTTAACTTTTTTACTTAATAGTTCAGATATTTCTTTTTCTGTAAGCTCTACATCTTCTTTAGTTCTTAAATGGAAGTTTAATACACCATTATCAAACTTAGAACCAAATGGAAGTATTTGGTCACCATAAGAAGAAGATGTTTTAAATATTCCTTCTCCTCTATGTACTATTGAACCATATGATTTTTTATAGTTTACATTACCACTGTCATCAATAGTCATAGTACCTAAGTTTTGTATCGCTTCTCTTACTTTGTTATTTGCCTTACCAGTTCTTACATCTGACTCCATAGTTTTTAAGGCGTTGTCTAAATCTTTTAATGAACTTAGTTTTTGTATGTCTTGAGGCATTGTACCATATACGGCATCTATCATTCTAGAGTCTACTAATCTAGATTGTTCAAATGTAGAGCCAACATATGTATTGTATATCATATCATAAATATTTGCTGCTTGACTTGAATCGATAGATAACCCATCAGAGAACTTATAATTTTTTAGCACTCTTTCTCTTTCCATTGCAAAAACATTATTTAATCCTATAGTACCTAAATGTGCAGCACTATGAGTAAAATCTGTTTGAATACCTATTGCTTTATCTAGTCCGACATTTAAATTTCTATATATATTTTGTACTATATCAGTATCTTCTATTACAGAACTACCAATTAATAAATTTTCATATACATGTTTTGTATCTTCTACTGTGTTAGAACGTAAATATTTTGAATTTAATTGAGATACTACAGTTGGTCTACCTTGATTATCAAATAGATTCATTGTATTACCTATGACACGAGAATTTGTAGTATAAATACCTCTAGCTACGTCAGTGTCTTTATTTGTCATAGCAACTGTTTTTAATATCTCTGATATTGCAGGAGCATTAGGATCATTTTTGTCTACAAACTCTTGCATGATTGTAGCTACATCTGTAACTGACATTGTTCTTAATATAGGAGACAATTCTTTAGGATCTAGTTGACTAAGAGTCTCTACATAGTTTTGTATATTTGTAGAATTTAATTTCCCACTAGATACTAATTTGCTCCATATAGCTTCACCTTCTGGAGTTGCATCTTTTCCAAATATATAAGAAAATACACCATCTGCTTGTGAAAAATCTATTTTTGAATTTCCAGTTAAATAATCTTTTATAGAGAAATTCATTAAAGCAGATTCTTTATATTCACTAGCGTTTCTAATCATTCTTTGGTTTATAACATCTAAAATATTAGGATTGTCATTGTCAAGGGCAACATTTACTCTTTTTAGTATTCTATTCTTTTCGCCAAACTCATCGCCAAGATTTGTTCCAAGACGTATCTTGCCTGTCTTTTTATCAAAATATACAGCTTCATGATATTCTACATTAGTTCCACCATATGTTTGTAGATACATATTGGTTCCATCCATTTTTAAAGTAGGAAGCTCTGTTATTACTTTTGATTCACCATTACGTGTCATTGTTAATCCGCCAGTCATTCTATCAAATGTAACACTTGTACCAGATTTATCTAAAGCTTCCATCAAGTCTTCTACAGTAGATGTCATACGTTTTTGAAAATCTTCATATAATCTAAATGCTCGATCTTGATCTTCTTTGTATTGGAAACTATTGTTAGTAAGTTTGCTTTTATCAAACATACGATTAGCTACTATTTCGTTAACTAAACTAGATTTATTTTTATCTGTAAGACTTACTACTTTTATATTTCTTAATATCTTTGAAATATCATCTTCGCTCATTTCATTCATGACTTTTGCAGAGCTACCTCTAATATTAATAATTTTTGAATATCTTGGTTTCGTTATTCCGACTTTAGCGTTTTTTCCGCCTCGTTTTATTTTTTTAACTGTATTAATTAATTGTTCAGTACTATCTTCTAAATCAAAATCTTCATTTTCTAGTACATCTTCTACCATGCTAACAAAACCTTGGTTTTTAAATAATTCTTTATGAGCACGTCTATCGTTATTTATTTCTTTTATAAAATTAGAAAATGCTGCACGTTGATAACGATATTGTGTTTCGGGATTTCTTACTTGAACATCTTTTGTAAATTTTCTAGTTAAATCATTTAAAAACATAGAAGTTGGATTTGACTTATTAACATCTAAAGTTATATAATCATCAACTGAATTAAATATGCTAAACTTTTGTACCTTACTATTTTTTTGTCCTAGATAAAAATTTTTGCCTAGCTTAAAATCATACATGCTGTTAAGTTCATGCATAGTTCTAGCATCTTTTGTAACATGACTTACTTCTTCTAGTGCTTTTTTAGTATTGCCATGTGTTTGTTCTAAGACTATATCTCCTAACGTAATTTCGTTAAGTTCTTTAAAAACATCGTCTACTTTTACTCCATTTTCTGCTAATTGATTATATATTTCTCTATATTTAGTTTTGTCACCAACTTTGATATTGCTTTTTGTTTTTGCCATAGTAATTAATACATTTTCATAATAATCTTGTAATTGAACTACTCCACTTAATGCATGTATAGAATTAATTGCAGTTGAAGGTAAAACAACTTGTTGTTGAGAGCTCTTTTGGAAAAATCCAATATTATTTTTCATTATTTGTTCTATTTTTTGATAATCTTTTTCACCAAAACCAAATTGCTTATTCTTACCTTTTGATAAATAAAGTCTAGCTAAACTATCATTGTCTTTTATTAATTCTCCATAGCCATTAGTTTCCATTTCTTTTATAAAGTCTAATGCGCCTGATATTTTTTTCGCAGAAGAATTACCATATAAAAAATTACTAGCTTTGTTAAATAAATATTGATCTTCCATGTATGATGCGTAATTTTGTATTTTTTCTGCATCGGTCATATTCTTCCATTCTTTATTTACTCCGTATGCGCCTTTTCTATTTCTCCAAGCCACTTTTATTAGGTCTTCATTATCAGGATTCAAACTGAAATCTTTAAAATCATCATCGTAATAACCAAGTACTGAAAAATTACTATTTAAAAATCCTAGCATTTCATTTTGTGTACTAAATGTTTTATATACTGAACCTTCGTTTGATATTCCATCTAATTGATATTCTCCGGGCACTATATTAAATTTTGCAACATACATTTTTCCGTTGCTGTAATCTGGTAAGTCTATCCCTATTTTGTCATAAAATTTTGATGCATCTATAGAAAAAGTATCGTTTAATGTATATAAATTATTCTTTCTAATTCCACTAAAAGGAGCCACATTAATTTTATCATGTCTAAGTTTTCCATCAATTATAGAATGCCCAGAAGAAAAATATATATTGTTACTAGTATCTGTTACAAAATCAAGTACATTTCTGTCACTATTAAACATAGTACCTTTATTAGCCATTAGGACAGTAGTCTGATCTATTACGCTTGATTTGTGAACTTTATTATCAGTAACTCCTTGGAACAAATGTTCGAATAAGGATTGTCCATTCAATGTTGAACTACCACTTAAAAGCATAGCATGTACAACTTCTGTATCTGCTAAGGCAGCATGCGATGCTTTTTTCATTAGTTCTGGATAGAATCTTTCACCTAAATACTCTTGTTTATTAACTTGTAAACCGTGTATTTTATTAAAAATATTTGTACCTAATAATGATTTATTTCCATAATAATGAGTATATGCTCTGGTTAAATCTTGCATATCTATAGTATTTCTTTCGTTTAGATGAATACCTATTTGTCCTATATTAGATACTCCAAATAAATCTTTTGCATAAGCTAAAGCGTCTTTGTTGCCCTTTTGATTCAACATATATTGTAAAGATGAATTTATAGTTTTGTTATCGAATTTTATTATATTATATCCATTGACAATACCTTTTCCTCTTGCTAATGAATTTTGAATATCGTATAAAGAATCTATGTATTCTTTTAAATCTGCTCTTATCTTTAAGTCTTTTCCACCTACATTTACAGTTTTAGTTTGAACTCTAGACCCAGCTCTTTTTAATTTTCTATAGCCTGCTTCTATCAAATCTTTATCATAAATATTTGTAATATCGTCTATACTAGCGATACTATTGACTTGACTATATCCTTTAATTGGATCAAATCCTATAGTAGTTTTGCTGTGTCCATATAAAGCAAAACGTTCTAAAGATACTCTTAATGAATTATCGTTTTCTATTAATCTTTGTCCAGCTTTACCTCCGTTTAGGGCATCCATTATACGTTTGTATTCTGTATCGTATATACTATCTCCAGTTAATAGCACGTTAGTTTTTATTGTTTTAGAAGGATTTGATAAATCAGTTGTTACTTTTGCAAACTCAGTTACAAAAGATGGTCTCCAAACATTAGATGAACTTGTTGCCCCTAATGTTTCTGTATCTATAGAATGTATAAAACCTTCTTTATTGCTTATCATTTTATTTAATTTGTTACGCATAAATTTCATATCAGATACAGATGCATTTACATTTACTCCACCGTAATCTGTATAAGACATAAATGTATTAATTGGATTTACTGCTTTATTAGATTCTAATTTAAAAAAACCTTTATCGTTTAATATATCAATAACATTACGTAATTTTATATCATCATGTTTAGATGATGAAGATGATGAATATTTCTTACGTGATGATGGCACATAAGTTGTACTGTTTGCATTATATAATGTTCTTGATGCGTTTTCTTGTAAATTAATACCAGCAGCCATTATCTTATGAGCTTTTACTTTTTCATAACGATCTATTTTATTATTTAATTTGTCTAAGATTTTTTTCTCTCTATCTGACATTTTACTAAGATCTGGTATCGTATTTATGAAATCTCTCTTTTCTTTAACTAAATCTTCTACTTTAATAATTGCTTCGTCTACGCTTTTGCGCATTTCTTGTTTATATTGTTCTAAAACCAAATCATTGGTAAAAATATTCGTATTATTTTTGTCTTTAAATTTAATAGCCAATAATATGCACCTCTTTTCTATAATATTTATTACATAAAAAATAAGCAGAAGTGTTACCTTCTGCTTTAAAATAGATTTGACATTACAGATCGTACAGCGCTATAAGCATAATATCCTGCTGCTTTTTTAGTATCATCTACTGTACCAGTAACATCAGATACGAACCATAAACCAGGTCTTGATGTTTGCTCTACTGTTACATTTGATGCATTTAATCCTACACCATGCATTGCTGCTGTTATATTGGCTTTACCGAATATAGCTCCGCCTCTATTTCTTCTGTCATAATGTTTTATTTCTGGAGCCATTTCATATGAAGCTTTAGATTTTTCAGAATCATAATATCCAAAATCAGACATTACCATACCTTCATTTTCTATAGTTTTTATTTTAACATGTTTCATATTGATGTTAGGTTTCCAACCTTTCCATGCCATAGAAGGTAAATCATGACTTTTAAAATATTTACTATTTGATTCTAATTTATCTGGTTTTTCACCCCAAGCAATTTTTAATGGTTTTTGCAAATATTCAGGAACATATTTTAATATTTCTTTTTGTTCTTTCTTATTTGAAATATCCATGAATGCTTTAAAATGATCTTTATATTGATCTGGTATAGAAGCTAATATTTCATCTTTCGTAGCAGTTTCGCTTAAGCCGTAAATAGTAGATTCTGCTTTTTTCTTATAAGCTACGGCAGCTTTAGTGTATTTACCACCCTTGAAGAATACATTAGTTTCTTCTTCTAATGCCATTTTCTTTTGTCTTATTTCTTCTATTTCATATTGATTCTTTGTAAGATCTCCTCGTTGTTGTTCTTGTAATTTCTTTTCTTTTCTATTAAGCTTTGCAATTTTTTTCTTATTTTTGTCTATCTCTTTAAATATTTGTCTTACAGGAGTTCTTTCAAAGAAAGCTGCTCTTGCACTAGCGACTTTATATAAACCTTCATATTTAATATAATTTAATCTATCGAAATATTCATCTAACTCCCATTTCTTTTTAACATAATTAGATACATGAGGTTTAAACATTTTATCTTTATCGAACCCTGGATTTTTTAGAGCAGATAAACCTAGACCAATACCAGCACCTATTATTGCACCTTTTTTAGGGCTTAAATCTTCTAGTGCTCCTCCTAGTTTAGCTAGTTTCTCTGCTGTTGTCATACCAGCTAATGCCATAGAAGCCGTAGACTTAATAGGATTATCTGCGTTATCCCATGCATATTTAACAGCTCCTAATGCAGTACCTATTTCTGCACCTACTTGATATGCTGTTTTAAAATTACGACGATCTTTCCATACGTTTGCATTAGTCATACCTGTAAGGAACATTGCAGTTGATCCACCTACAAATGCTGTAGGATTTAATGTAGCAGTCAATGCAGAACTAGCAAAATGCAATCCTTTGGATTCTATCTTATTAGATACATTGCCAAAGTGATACATAGCATATCCTAAAGACAATGCTTCATTCACTATACTTTTATCTGATTGTCTATTAAAGGCAGGTTCTATAAAGTTCATTATAGGATGATCCCATGTTTGGAAACTATGACCATAGATAGATTCACTTTTATATGATTCTAATGGAGATTCCACTTTCATAAACTTATTATGTATTAGTGGTATAGGAGCATGAGCAACTAATTCAATTGCCGCACCTAAAACTTCTTGAGTACCAGATTGTTTACCTAGAATAGATAGTGCAGAATTGTCTTCTTTATCTTCTTCTGCTCCACCTTGTTGTAATAACTCTTGATTTATATTTTCTGATTTTTTATATATTACAGCTCTCTTTGTTGATTCATTAGTGTCTTTATCATAATTTAAATCCTTGTTTGTACGGATAGTGACTTTATCACCTGGTTGTATCATTTCCTTTAGATATTCTTGAGTATCTTGGTTTGTTTTAATACCAGCTAATTCTACACGTTGGTTATTACCAAGAGTTAATGAACCATCTGTATTTATTGATTTGACTACTGCATCTTCATATTTAGTATTGTTATGCAAATATTTATAATCAAAGAATTCATGTTTACCAGACATCTTAGCAGTACGAGCTGCTATATCTTCCATTTGTTTTTGTAAGTCTGGATCAGTAACTGTATTTTCAGCTATCTTTTTCCATGTTTTATATTCTGCAGAGTTTGGAGCTATGTCTGCTAATATTTTATATCTATCAAATGCACCATAATCACCAAATTGATCTGGATGCAATGCATTTAATGTTTCATAGCCTTTACCTGGTAGGCGCATTTCACCTTTAGGTATTTGAGTAAATGGATCACCAAAATGATATGAATCTGGAATCCAATCAGGCATATTGTTTCTTAATGGATTTATATTAACTCTACTTCTATCTTGATTAGGGAAGAAACGACGAGCAATTTCCATTACTTCTCCACCTACACCGCCGATAGAAGAATCCCAGAATCCTCTAGTAAATGAAGTCATATTACCAGCGTTTTCATATCTATATGTATAAGCTTTTTCTCCAAAAGTATTTTCTCCTAAAAATCCATATATACCAGTTAATTGTTTTAAACTATATATAGCATCTTTTCTATAATCGCTTAACACACTTTTATTAACCATGCTCTTAGTATCCATATCAGTATAGTAATTTTCATCGGATCTAAGTTTTTCATTAACTAAGTTTCTGTATATATAAACTCCTTGAGATTTATCTGGACCAGTAGATGCTCCTACATTTCTTTGATATGCAACTTGAGCTTTACGATGACTTACTTTATTTTTTATCGCTTCATTTATAGATTTGACTACTCTTACAGCAGCAACTGAACCTTCACTCATTTGTCCTTCTTGGGCATATCTGGTTAATTTATCTATAGTTTTATCTACTTCTTGAGTAGTACCAACAGCTTTTCCATATTCTGCTTCTTGATATGTTTGACCATTAGGAGTTTCATAATCCTTTAGGTTTTGAACAGAATCCATATAGTCTGTTCCTTTTATATGACCACTACCATTACTAAATTGAACATTAACTTCGTCTGGTTCTGGATTACCGTATGGAATATATTCTCCATTTCTTATATCTGTTCCTCTGGCAATTAATAAATCTTCATTTTCATTTCCACGTTGTTTTATACGTATATTTAAATTTTCTATTATAGCTTTTGCATCTCTACCATCTTTACCTAGTCTGTGTTTAACCTCTGGCAACATACGTACTGGTTTTAATGCTTGACCAATAGTAGGATTTAATATTGCACCCCATGGTGTACCTTCACTAAACATTTTACCAGTAAGAGGATAAGGTCTATCATTTTCTTTTAAATGATATTTTTCTAACCAATATGGATCTAATAATCTTCTAATAGGAGCCAATGGATGTTGTGGAGTTGGTATCCAACTATGTGCCCATTTTGCATCCACTGAGCCATATACTGATACATCATGATAATCGCTATGAGCTCTCTTTAACCAGTTAGGTTGGAAATAATTGATATTACTTCCTCTGAATTCAGATGATGAACCGAATGTCCAAAATCTTCCGCCTCTGACTGGTGAATATCCATTATCGTACCAGTCTTGTTCCTCTTCGTAATTATTGAAGTGTCTTTGTCCAAATAAGTATTCATGCATTACAGAAGTTTCTGCAACCCAGTTAAAGGCACTACTTAAATGCATAGCATCTAAGAAACGTCTACCGGCCATATCTACATTTTTTAATCCGTTAGCTGCTGCACCTACTAATGATACACCAGTTAGTTTTTCAGATTCATAATTTAAAACACTACCTGCTTCATAAATAGCCATTACTGGAAGTATACGCTTCAATGCTATATTTTTTGCAGTTTCTAAAGGTGATGCAGTTGATTTATCAGATAGTCCTAGACCTATGGCATCTAGTCCTAAATCTAATCTGTCTATTAAATATTGAATACCTAATGTAGTTTCTGTAATAGCCCCAGCATTATTTCTACCAGCATTAAGACTAGTAAAGAATTCTTTAGCACCTTTAGTATTAATTTTAATATCATTATTTATATCTTCTATTAAGAATTGACCTATTATGCCTCTATCATTAACGAATGTCTGTTTAGCAAATGGGTCACCTATTATTTCGTTCATGTCTTTATCGAATTTATTACTAGATAAACCAATATCTTTTTTCATAAACTCAATATCAGCGTTTAATTCGTCTTTAAACGCAGCATTATTATCTATTCTTTCTAGGAATCTTCCTAACTTATTATCTGTAAAGACTGAACTTATTTCATCAGAATACTCTTTTACATCATTAGGTCTTATATCTTTTTCATACATTGCAAGTACATTAATATCTTTTAATGCACCATACTCAATATTTGTTAAGTCTTTATTAAGAGAATTTATTAAATTTATAGTGTTACTATTTGTAAGATTTTCAGTATTATCAATGTCTTGAAATACATTTTTTAATACTTCTATTCTCATTTGTCCATGAGCATTTAATGACACATCTTCATCTATAGCGTATTCGCCTAAGAATGTAGTCATAAAATTAGCTCGTTCAATGTATTTTGTTTTTACGTAATCTTCTACAGAGTCTGGGTTTTGTTTGTATTGCTCTAATAAGTTTACTAAATTTTTATTTCTTATTGATCCCTTGTTTGCTTCTATTGTCTTAAATATGTTATCCAAATCTTCATTGCCTAGTAATTGATCAAGTAATGTTTTGTTCGTATCACTTAAATATTTGCCTTCTTCATGATTTAAGACAGTATAAATCATATTATCAGTAACGCCTTGTATTCTGTTATTTAACATATTAAACGTATAGTCCATGTCTTCATAAATATCTTGCATTACTGTTTTGTCTAAATTTCCTAAGTCACTCTTAGAAACGTCACTATCAATTAAAAATTTTCTAGTATTTTCTATCTTATTCATTCCCCATGAAGGGTCATTGAATCTACCGAATTTTCTTTTTAATCGTGAGATAAAAGTTCCTTTACCTTCTTGGTTAAAGTCTAATAACTCAGAAAAAGCATCATCATTTGCTTCAGGTCTATATAAGTCACCAGCACCAAGAAGTCTTTTCATCATTTTTTCTTTATAGCCTGTTACTACTTTTTGTTTCTCATAATCATAACTTAATGCAACATTACCAGATGAGTCTTCTAATATATCTCTAGTGATACCGCCGATGTTAACCATAAGACCTCTAGTTATATTATCAAAATCTTCATCGGCAATATTTCTTGTTTTCTTTTGTAAAGCTGCTGCACTAGAACGAACTCCTGATTCAATAAAGGCTATTGCTGGTTGTTCATTATCATCAATACCTTTAAATAGAATTTGTCCAGGCAAAGTATTTTTTAAAGTCTTGCCGACTTTATTAAGTAAGTCGGATGATTCTGAAACTTGGAAAAAGCTCTTTTCTCCTAATTCATTAAAATCATAACGAATAGTGTCGTCTATTACTATATCTTTTAAACCAGGATCTTTTTTGACTTTGTCAATTAATAAATCTAAATTTTTTCTAATATCAAATTCTTGAGTCCTATTTTGTTCGACCTTTTTACCATTGACTGAAACTTCATCTATTAAATTAACAAGACTTTGTTGTAAATCAGCGTTATCAAGTAATGATTTACCATTATGATCTATTTCTACTAAATCACCTAATGTTACAGCTTTGCTACCTTTTAATAAGAGTTCTGAGTCTAAATCTACACCAAATTTTTCTTTGGCTATTTTATCTATTTTCTTAAATCTATTCTTCTTTTTGTTTCCGCTCATTCTACTTAAGCCTTCTGAAGATAATGCCTCATCTTTGACTTGAGTCTTAATTAAGTTACCGTATTTCTTCTCGGCTAAGATAGTTTCTGCTTTTCTTCTATTTTTTAAAGTTGTAACTTCTTTAACAAAATCTATTTGAGTATCTAAGTCTATACCTTGTTTACCAAATGTCTTTGGAGATATGAGCGCAAGCATAGTATCATTTGTTATTTTACTAACATCTGTTTTTTCGTTAACTTTTGTATAAACGTTATTAACTAATTGTCTTAGTTTATCGTCAGATAAGTGTTTGAAGCGTGGATCTTTTCTAAATTTTTTAAACGCCTCTTCTTTTAACTTTGGATCAACTACATGTGTTTTAAGCATAGTTCTTCTACTAGCACCGTCTGTAGCTAATACAATATCTTTAATATTTTTTAACGTTCCTCGTTTATCTGACAATGTTATTCTTCTGTTTCTATTTTTTAATCTATTTTCTTCGATTCTTTTTTTTAATATTGAACCTTTTTTACCTATATTTTTATCGTAAGCTTTTTTTAATGCGTTAAAGTCTTTTTTATTACTTGCTAAATCCTTACGAAGATCATTAGCTATAGGTGCTATAGCTTCAGTGACTTCTCCAAGATATCTACTTAAACCAGACTGATTTAAAAAAACTGCTCCAGCACCTACAGCCAGAGCAGTTCCACCTGCCTTAAGAAAACGCTTAGATCTGGAATCGTCACGTCTACTATCTAATCTTTTTTTTGACGCATGTTTACCTAACATATGTTATCACCTTATTTTCTTCTGCCCCAGTTCGGTCTAAGAGCAGGTGGATCTTTGTATTCATGTGGTATTCTACCAGTGTAAGCATAATCTGTTGATTTATCAAATTGAGGATAACGTCTATAAAAATCATCCATTGCTTGTCTTTGCTCAGGTGTCATTTTGCTTATAGGTTTATCTTTCAAACTTGTATCCGGCAAATCATACTCTATACTTTCATCACGTTGAGGACTAATTGGTTCTGGCTCAACTTTAACTTTTTGAGCAATTTTTTCAGCATCATTTTCTTTAGGTGAGTCATTCGTATTTACACCTTTAATTGCTTCGACTAGATCTATTAATTCAGAATTTTCTTTCATATTATTAATAACCCATTCTGCCCTAGAGAATAATTTACAAAATTCTATCATATCTAAGTTTTCCAATTCATCTATTTTATATGCTGGAAAAGCTTTAGCTATAATACAGGTCATCTGATTATCTATATACTCCATTTCTTGTCTAAAGAATGTAATTAATTGAGCGATATCATCTTGTTGGATACATGATTGTTCAATTATTTTTTCATATATTTTATCTGGCAAACTAGCAACGCAATTGTCTAAATCAAAGTTAGGAGGATATAATATACATGTTCTGCATATTGTATCTTTCTTTTCTATATTAGACGTTGTTTGATCGTTATCTATTTCTTTGAACTCTTTTCTTGTTAATGGTCTTGTAATGAATATATCATTATCAATTGCAAAAGTTTCAATATTCTTGTATTGTTTTGAATACTTGTCTATTAGTGCTTCAAGAGTATTAATAGCACTATAATTACTTGATCTAGTTTTCATATTATAGTTTAGTTATAGTTCTTTCTTGATCGCTTAAGAATCCTGAAACCTTCATGCATTCGTCACATATTACTTCTGCTACACCGGCATATCTTTCTAGTAATGTTTCTGCTTCTTTTGCAGAAGGATAAATTATAGAATATTTAGCTACTAAATTTTCTCTTTTCATTAGTATTAAATCGTCATCTTCGTCTGATTGTAGAGACATAACTTCTTTATATTCTTTTCTGCTTAATGGTTTAAATATAACTCTTTGGTCTGCTATTTCTATTTGATAAATAGTACCATATTGTTTTTTTAATTTTTGAACCATTTGATCAAATTCTATAGAACTTGTATCTAATATTTCTTCTGTTTGAGTATTTGTTTTTTCTGTAGTTTTCATTTATGTACCTCCATTATTTAATAGTGCTGCTAGTCGAATAGTTTATAGATATATCTTTTGAAACGTCTATTGTTTTTCCATCAACCTTTAAAGTAAAAGATATTGTTGCTGATGCTGTTTTACTTGGATTTTTAGTAAAATATGCATTCATCTTTTTGTTTATAGGTCTTGCACCTTGCCCAGAATTTTTAGACAAATCTATATCGACTGCATATTGCATTGTTTCAACTGAATCATCTGTTTTATCTTTAAAATATTTTCCTTGCAACGTTGTTTTTGTGCTAAAATTAGTTCCATTATAACTAGTTATTTTATAATTTTTAATATCCTTATCTGTTATTTCAACAATAGCAGTTGAACTACAAGAAGACAAAATTTTATCTGATACGTTTTGTGTATTTTCTATCATTATAGTTAAAGTAGGAACTGTATTAGCTTTTGAATATGTTGCTTTATATTTAAAGTCATTTATTATTTTTTCTATTTCTTTATTACTATTACCAGAGCTAGAGTTTCCTTTATTACTGTCATTAGAATTATCTTTATTACTGTTGTTTGAATTACTATTGTTACTTCCACTATTTCCGCCACTACTATTACTACCATCGACTATATTATCTATAAAATCTTTTGCTATAAAAGAGTATACTTCAAGAATTGGTTCTCCAGTTTTAGCACTTAGCGCCACTCCTGTATTATTTATTTGAACTCCACATATAGTTTGTACTGTAGCGTTATAAGAAGGCGATTCTTTTTTGTAATCTCCATAACATAAAGTTATATCAAAATTTTTATTGTATATAGCAGAATTCTTTTTATCTCCTCCAGGATTATATTTTTGTTCATCAAAATCTATTTCATTATAAACAGAATCTGGTATTTCTGATAATACATTGCTCATATATTCACCGCTAGTAAAGTTTATAGCAAAAGTTCCTTGTACTATTCTTTGGCCTGGAACTATAACATCTGCATAAAACTTATTGTAGCTAAATATAGGTAGTTTTTGTTCTTCTACTGAAAATTGAAATTCTACCATATCCTCTATTTTCTTGTCTCCAAAATATATATCAGCATCAATATTAGAAAAAAATCTTTTTATTCCAGATGATGTTTTAACGGTACTTGTAAAGAATTCTTTATTTCTTAAATTAGTACCATATGTATAATAACTAGAACTCATTAATCAAGCACCTCCGTGAAGTTTAATTTATAAGTATAAATCTTATTGTTAATATTATTTTTTAATAAAAATCCAGTTTTAATCTTTGTACTTTTATCTATTCCGTAAATTATAGTATAGTAACTATTCTTGTTATTTAAATTTATAATATCACTACTATTTTTGATTTGTTTATCTGGTTCTTCTTGGTCTATATAATAATCTATTGTTACGACATTTAAATTAGGATTATCAAATTTCATTTGATCATTGCCATATTTAAAAGACTCGATACTATATGACATATTGTCATATTTTTTTATAAAACTATCATAAAATATAGAATCTAAATTATTATATTGTAAAGAATCAACTCCTTCATTTAACAATTCTTGCATGAATACATCAAGAAAATCTTTTGTTCCTAAATCATATGATAATGTTGTTAAATAAACAGATTCTATTAAATCTCTGCATGAATATATATTTAATAGATAATTTTTAATTTTAGATAAGTAATTTTTAGAATTATTGAAATTAAAATCTTCTAATTCTTGTGATTCTGAATAAGAACTTATTATTGATGATTCAGATATTATATTATTATTTTGATCTTCTATATAAATCAAATAATAATTGTTTCTAAGGATATGTGTTTTATATTTATTTAATATCAATTCGTCCATTGTATAATCTATGTCTATTTTTACAATAGGAACATTTTGAAATGCATCTTCTTTTTTTCTGATACATAAATAATATTTTTTATCATCGTCCATTAATTCTTTAAAGCATAATTTTACGTATAGAGTTTCTGCCTTGAAATCGTATGAAACTTTTGGTGCTTCAAGTAGAGAATATTTTGGATTATTGTAATCTTTATAAATTATGGTTTCTAATAGTTCTTCATTCATAATTGGATATTGGTCTTTGTAGTTTTTATAATTATAATCATTAACATCAATAATTTCTTTTTTATATTTATCTAATTCTGCTTTTTCATCAATATCGTAATTATAAAAATCATATTTTAAACTTTTAATATTATCTTTATCTATAGCATATGTGTAATATCGTTTATTGTTCTTATTGTTTTTTAAACTAAAACTATTATCATCAGTATTTTTTGTATCTCCGTAATAAAAATTATTATTTTTTAAGAAATAAAATATTAAGTTTTTGTATGGATTTTTTGTAGTAAAATAAGGTTTTAAGATATCGTTATTATATATAATATTAATATCGTTTTCGCTATTTGCACATTTAAGAAAATCATTTTGATATATAATTGCGTATAATAACAATTCATTTTTATAATCATAATTCATATTTAATATTTTATCTATTAGGTTTAATGAGTTATCTATATTTAAAGAATCATAATCTATATTACTTAAATCATTTATCCATAAGTTTTTATTGTTATATACAAACGATTTGAAATCATTTTCTGTTTGATATTTCGAATCTAATGTATTACATACAGAAATTTTAGAAATACTATCTTCGTTCTTGGTATTATTGCTATAAATTTTATATTCTGTAGAAGGTGTTAAATTATGAAAAGTACAAGTATTCTTTTGAACTTTTTGTCTATCTACAATTGAATTATTACATGTTAAAACTATTTGATTATGATCTGGATTATTAGCTTCGGCCTCTATGATAGAATTAGAGACATAATTTATAATAGGATAATCATTTAATTCTTTTGTTCTTTCTTGGCTATCAACTATTAAGTTTTCATATTCACCTAATCTTTCTCCTGTAATTTTATCATAATAAACTAAACTATAGTTTCCTTTTGGAACTGAAATTGTCCACTTATTTATATCGTTTCCGAACTTATCAGAGTTCAATAATTCATTAAAATCACTATCGTATTTATTAGTTAAATAAGCATTAATAGCAGTAGGATTATTTACACCTATTATTATTTCTCCGTAATCTTTATCAGTAAAAGGTTGATTGATGTCTATATCTGTTATTTTACTAGGATTTTTATCTGGATGTTTTATATCAGAATCTTTATTTACTCTATCAAATTTTGATCCTGAAGATAAGTCTGGCTTACCAAAAGGTTTATTTGTTGGTGTAATTACTGGATTAACCTTTGGTGAACTAGGATTTAATTTAGGATATTTAGAATCTTCTGGTGTAAGATTTTCTAGTCCTGTTCCTACAAATTGATAAGTATTTTCTGTAAATAAATCATTTACACTCATTACTTGTCCTTCTGATACCATCTTTACTCCGTATAACGTCATTCTACTTCTTTTTCCGTATTCGTTTTGAAAGCATAGAGTTAAATCTAATGCAGGTATTTCATCGGTTAATAAAACACTTTTTCCTGTGTATTTTTTTAAATCATTAAATATGTCATAGGCAAAGTGTCTATCGAATACGGCAAACACTAATGATCCAGCTATACTTCTAGGGCCCATTACGTAGTCTAATGCATTTATATTACCTAATGCTCTTACTGGTGCTTTATCTTGATATGTAGAAATTGATATGGTTTGTAAAGAACCTAGAACATAGCATTTCTTACTTATGTCGCTATTACCATCTACATTTGATAATTGTGCTGTAACAATTATATCTGCTCCAGAATAACTGTCATATCCATCTATATTAAATTTTGTAGCCATTTATTATCACCACCTTTATAATAAAAAAGTAGAAGATCTTATGACCTTCTACCTATTATTACTTTTTTACAATTGTGTATTTTACCAAGTTGAGTATATTTTACCAGGGTTATCTTCATCAACAGATTCCATACTATCAACTGATCTACAAACAAAAGTATATGCTTTTTCAGTTGTAGTAGAGTCTATTGAGAATCCCATACCTTCATTTAATAATTCAACACCGTATAAAGTTATTTTAGCTTTTTTACCGTATTCATTTGATAATGATATTGTTATATCGAATGGTAATATTTCATCTGCATAAACAGGAGTAGCTGAATCATTTACTAAGTCTGAAACAGTACCACCAGTTTCTCCACCGCCAGTAAATCCATTTGGACTTGCTAAGCTAGACATATATGAATCCCATTTTTCTATACTCATGAATCTAGCTTCATCATTTTCTAAGAATGTTGCAGTATCATTAGCTTTATATTTAGATATTTTTGGTCCAGTAGTTAATTCTTCTAATAAAGCATCTCTATTGAATACTATAAATACTAAGTTACCAGCTATACCTCTTTTACCTCTAGAGAATGATCTTGGTTCAGCTGAACCTAATGTATATACAGGAGCTTTTTCACGATTTATTGAATATGAAATAGCTTGTAATTCTCCTATGACTTTACCATTGAATGTTGCAGTTATGTCGGCACCACCAAAAGTAGTGTAAGTGTTAGCGTATTCTTGCGCTGTCATGTTAGCCATAAAAATTCACTTCCTTTATTATATTTGAAAATCAATTTTTATGTTTCCTTATACCCAGAATACCGAGAGGAATAAATCCTCTCGATAATTTATATTCTAGCTATTAGCATCTGTTACTGATATACTATTATAAACTTGTCTTATTTCGTAAGCTGGTACGATAGCATAGTTTATTTTAACAGTTCCAAGTTTTCTTGAAGCTGGATCAGTAACCACTTCATAGTTATAATCATTTATTAATACACCAACTATTTGATTCATAGTTGATTTAATTGCAGTTTCCATAGCATTTAAGTATGCGTCAGATTGTGGTAAACCTATGTATGGTTCAATAGCAGTTTTTAATCTTCTACCAACTACATTTATTATCTTAGTAGTAGATAATCTTCTGTATACTGAAGTAGCTGGAGCTTGAGTTATACCATCTACTACAACAACACCTTGAGTAGTAGAAACTCTACAACATACTATACCTGCAGTATTTAATTGTTTTAATTGATATTCAGATAAGTTAAACATTAAGTTGTCTTCTGCTATATCTATTGGTTGATTTGTAGAAGATCTATCTGCATCTAATGTAGATATCATACCTGCATATCCTGCAGCACCACTTGAAGTATACATATATCCATTACCAGTTCCTATAGGATATTGCATAAATGTTACAGACAAGCATCTACCTATTGGATATGGTAAATTGTTAGAATCTAACATATTGTTACCATTAGATTTTTTAGCATACATATCTAAATCTAATGAGCATATTTCTTCAACTCTCTTAGCTATAGTTCCTAAAGATATTGCATTTAATCTATCGCATCCTATAACACCATGAGTTGGATATGTTTTTAATGAAGTATATAAACAATGTTGAGCTAAATGTCTTGCAAAGTTATCTGTAGTAGTATATGGTATATGTAAAGTAGTGTTATATACTGGTTCTTTTTCTTTGTCCATTTCAACTACAGATATAGCTTTTTCTGGAAAATCATCAGCAGCTATAGATGCATCTGTTACTTCAAAATCAAATATTTTAGATAATGAAGTTTTTTCTTTCATTTCGTCTACAAATTCTTCTATAGAACAATATTCTAATAAGTTAGAGAATACTCTTACATAAGTATGATTTGGTGCATCTTCACTTAATATAGGACATGCTTCTTCTACAAAAGTAACTGTGTAATCTGTAGCGTCTATAGCTTCATCTGCTAAATCTTGTAAGCACATTAATGGTTCAACAGTTTTTTCAGTTACGTCTAACATATAAATATTAGCTTTTGTTCCTAATGTAGATACAACATAAGCTTTGCCTGTACCAAATACGCTAAAGTCTTCAACTTTTTGATAATCTCCAGCTCCAGCATTTGCTTTTTGATAAATAGCTAGTTTAGAATCATCTTCAGTTATTATATAAGAATCACTAAATACATCAGAATTTAAATCAACGAATTTTTCTCCATCAAAAGTTTGTATTTTAGTTCCAGTGAATGCTAATTGATTTAATTTAACTCCCTTTGCTTTCATTCCAGCAGTTATTTTTGGAAGTCTTATGAATTTTGCTTCTGATAAGCTTTCTAATATTCCTTTTTGTGTAACACCTTCTGGTAATTGTGCTATTTTAATATCATACATAACTTGTTGAGAATCTATGTCTTGTGAATCTATTTTAGCACTTACAGTTATTACACCGTTTGGATTTTCATCATTTTTAAGTTTCATTATTTTAGATTGTGCTCTTAAGAATTGTTGTTTTTTAGGTAATTTTTCAGTTAAATCTGTTTCAGCAGTAGCAGCTGCCAATACAACATAGTCTGATTCATGCATTTGTAATGTAGAATAAACACCATCGTTAATACCTATTACTTTATATTCATCTCCATCTGGAGCTGGAACTACTTTATATTTAGTAGCATATTGAGCATCTCCTCCAGCTTCTGAACCACTTACTAATTTCTTCATTTCTTTTAATGTAGCAGTTCTAGCATAACCAGTACCTAATTTTTTATAAAGTTCGAATCCGTCTAAGTCAACTTCTTCATAATCTACTTTATTTTTAATAGCTATAGCATCTATAGCTCCTACATTTTTTAAATAGTTATAATTTTCATCAATAGTTAATGAATTTGGAAGATGAACTTTTAAATCAGATACTTTACCATATATAGGATATCCAGTAGCTGGATTAGTATTTATTATAAGTTTTTTCCATACAGTTTCTGTGCATCCAGGATATAAAACTGTATCTGAAGATCTTACTACAGATATATCAGTAACTACCTTAACATCTGCAGTTGCTTCGTCTCTACATATAGTATATATACCAGGGAATAAAGCACCTATAGTTATTTCTTGAACTTCTTTAGTAGCAGATGTTTTTTCAACACCATTTTCATCTACTAAACTTAATTTTAACACATTGTTAGTTTCAATGTTGTTATTAACTAAATTAATTAAATCTATTAATCTAGATGCTTTTGTAAATCCATTTTCATCTAAATTAACTTCAGTAACTAATATAGAATCCAAATTATCAACTACCCCAGCCATTTTTTCGCTTATAACAGTTCTATCTGCTGGTTTATATATTCTTAATATACCTTCAGTTTCTCCAAAAGCTTTTTCTGAACCTTGAGTAGCTTGATAAGTCATATAACAGGCTTTGTTATCATTGCATGGGAATTTACCACTTAATCTTAATTTTAATGGTGTTTCTGTAGCAAGTTCATAATCTTTGTACATATCTTTACCAGATATTCTTACTGCATATATAGTTCTACATCCTTTGTCCCAAGCATCATATATTTCAGGAACTAATGATGCCTCTCTCTTTGTAACAGGATCAAAAGAATCTCCGAATATATATTTAGCCATTTCCTTACTATATATTTTTACAACTTGTCCAACAGGACCATTAAAGGCTGTCCCTATGACAGTTACAGATTCTGTAGTACCCCATGAACTCTTATCATATCCTGATGAATAGTCATTAACGACTTCTGTTATAACACCAGGTAATGTTAATTCACTTTCAAAAATACCCATTATCTTACCTCCTTTATTTATTTTCATATTCTGGGTTGGCAGGTATCGGACTAAAGTCTTCATGTGCTGCTTCACCATTTATAATTAATGTTTTAGCATTCTCTCTAAATATTACTCTGTTTTTCTGAGTTTCTACATAATAGTCCAAAGTTAATTGATCAACAACATCTCTAAAGTCTGTATTGTAATCATCTGCTTGTTGTTCTAGCATATAATAATTAACAATGCCCTTACTTTTAATAAAGCCCTTGTACTCCATCATCATATCTTCAAATTCATCCATAAGTTTAAATGCAGTATTGTATTCCAAAGCCAAGAATTGAAAACGAACTATTGATACATAATCTGTTGTAAATACTTCGTATGTTCTATCATCGCCTTTTTCAAAACCGCTTTCTCTTAATTGTGGACTTTTAGAAGTTTTATCTTTTATTTTTCTATTCATAACTTGGAAAGTAATGGCTGGATTTTTAATTTTTTGATCAGGGTCTTCTCTTAAAAAGTATGTTTTTGATCTAGGCAGAAAAGATACTTTGTTAGTTTCTTCATTATCAGAATAGATAGATTCAACTATTTGACCAACCAAACTTATAAAATCAAACAATTGAGCATTGCCTTCTGCTTTATCATATTTTGATTTTGTTTCTTTGTTTCTTGGAATATCTATTACAGAATGCTGTATAATCGAACGTCTATTTAAAATGTCTAAATCTTTTTGTTTTAAGAAATCTTCAAGATTGTCCATAATCATACCTCCATAACTATATTTACATTTTCAAATGAATCGTAAGGCACTATAGACAGTTCTACATATATATAACCTGTGTTATCATTTAATTTTACAAACCTTATGTCTTTTAAAGTATAAGACTTAAATATTTTTTTATTAAATGGTTTGAGCTTATTAGTTATAGATGTTTTAATTTGTAAATCTACATATTTTGTATATATTTTTCCTTTGTATTCACTGAAATCTAAAATTCTTATTACTTGTTTAATAAGTTCATCTATTAGAACTTTTTTATATATATCATCTCTCAATCTAAAGTTAACCAAATTTTCTGCATTTGTTTTATTATTTAAATAATTATATTTAAAATAAACATAATTACAGAAATTAGGTAAATCATGTTTATCTATATCATAAACTGGTTTAAGATTTATATAATCTAGATAACTAGAAGAATCATTTATTGAAAGCATTGCAGCTAATACAGCATTAGATTTTTCTATTCCATCTAACATATTTGAAACAAAAATTAAATTTGAACCAGATCTATCCAAAACATCTATATTTCCTTCGTAATTTAAAAAATCATATATGATATCTCTTTGGTCTGATAAAAAATAATCTATGTCTTCATAATCTGATGCGTGATAATCTGTCATGATTACAGTTGAAAGACTTTCAGTTTGATTCATTGCGTCTAATAAAATTGAAACATAATATTTTTCTTCTTCTGTATTTGAAGCATATAATATTTCTCTAAAGTCTATACCGATAGGTACAATAAAATTAAAATCATATTGAACTATCTTATAAATTATATTTATATAATCGTCTATAGTATAACAATTAACAGTATAGATGTTTGGCATTTGAGTAATCTCATAAGCGTCTCTATAGGCTTTGTATAGCTGAGAATCTTCTCCATATAATAACTTTGCATTATCTACAGAAATAGGATTAATTATATTAGATCTTTCGTTTTTTGATGTTGCACTTCCCAAAATAAGTATGTTCTTTTTTGAAGAGTCTAATTTTATATATCTATCATATTCTTTATTAATTTTTTCGTATCGTATGTCCATTGACTAACTTCCAAAAATTTCTTATAAAAACTGAGTCATTACTTTTTGTATATGGAAGTATACAACGAGTAAAGCCAGGTTCTCCTTTTTCTCCTCTGTGCCATTGAACAGAGAATACATGATAGATATCTTCATCATCAATAACTATATCGTCTTTTTCTAATCTTATTAATCCTTGAATATATGCAATTTTTGGTGAAGCCGAGATATTTTGAGCTATACTTATTTCTCTTTCTCTTTGCTCACGAATACATCCGTGAACTTTATAAATTTTAATTTTGTATCCTGTTCCAAGACATAATGGGCAATTAACGTCTGCATCTTTAGTAACAGGATCTACACAACTGCATTTAACATTTGTAAATCTTTTAATTACATAAAAGTTATAACCATATCTGTCCACTATTTTTTGCATAGTACGATAATTTAAAGAATCTATTTTCATATTCTAATACCCCCTTGACCAACCAGTTTGATCGATAAGAGTAGGATGATATGGTCTGTATATTTTACTAGTAATAGCAAATGAATATTTTCCACGTAATGCCCATTTTGGATCTGCTGTAATAGTAACTATTAATTCTAACCATTCTTCCGCATCTTTTTCTAAATCATCTATTAGTGCTTTAATAGCGGCCAAATCCATTTCTTCATCTCTTTCTAAATCTGATAATATATCTTTAAATTTATAAGGTTGAGAAACAGCTTTTATATAAAATGTTTTTAAACTTTCAGCAATTGCTTGATGTTTAACAAACATGTAAAACGGATAGTAATCTTCTTTTATGTTATCTAAATTAAATAGTTTATCATCATCAGTTTTTGGTGCATCATCACCCATATCATGATAAGCCCAGAAATCAGCTATCTTACTAGCTTCTTTTATACTATGTATAACTATATCTTTATCTATAGGAATATTACGACATTCTTTTAATACATCATCAACATCAACATATGCTGGTGAAGGAGATGTTATAAATGTATGTTTAAATTTTGTTTCTGTAGAATTATCACTAAAATTGATTTGTGGAACACTTAATTCATATACAGAATTGTCTTTTATTTCAATGTCATTTTTTGAATAAACATAAAGTACACTAGGTTCATCTGGATCAATAAATAAATATGCCGGTACTTTTTCACGACCTCCTCTATTGATTACCTTATCTGTTTCAGGTGGAGTAAATATAGTATCCATTATAAATCCCTCCTAACCATATATGCTTTTCCTATATACAATAAACCATCTTCGGAATATTGAGAATCTTTATCTTGAGTAAATTCAATATCTTTATTGAATTCTATAAAAAATTGTTGAGATGTTGTACCGTCTGGAGTGCTAGAAACAATTTTTAATGGTTCTGGGCTTTCATCGTACAACACATCTGAAAATAGAAAATCATTTAAAAAACCAGAATTGTCTTTTAATGGAGACTCTGCAGTAGTTATAGAAAAAGAAACTATATCATCGCACCATTTTCCAGCAATGTTTTTATCTTTCTCAGCTCTTGCTCTAATGTAATATTGTCCATCATTTTTAAAATTAATAAGAGCAGTTATTTCTGATTGTTCTATAGTACATCCAATTAAACTATAATTAGTGCTATCAGATAACTGTATTTCTTCTTTATTATCTGATAATATAATATAATCGTTTTTAAAAAAAGCTACATCTCGTGAGATCTCTAAACGGTATTTAATTCCTTTATCTTCACATGATGTAGCCATTTTAATTTCTATATTATTATCTTTTGAAACATACTGTTTTGTAGGGTTTGTTATAGTAACTTTTGTTTTTATATTATAAGAGAATAATATATATCTATCATAATTTTCTTTTAATTGTCTTCCTAACTTATCTATTAGATTTTTAACTATTATATAATATCTGCTATTATCTTCAGGATAGTTTTCAAATTGTATAACTATATTTTTGCCAGATTTGTCTACACCTAAAGAATAATTAGTAACTCTATCATGAGTGTTATCTTCTAGGCATTTATATAATAAAATATTATCCATAGATATAGAAGACGTATCTATTTTAAAATTAGTTTCAATAATTATTTGTTTTAATGCTAAATCTGCATAGGCTCCTTGAACATGATAAGAAGATGAATATGCCATTATTCTTTCTTGTCTTCTTTTTTATTCTCAGACACATTATTAGTATCTGGCTTTTCTTCTTTTTTGTTTTTTACAGTATTAACTGTTAGTTTTTTTATCTGGTTTTGATTTTCTATTGTTTCTTGCTTTTTAGAAACTACAGGAGTTTCTACTTTTTCAACAGGTTTTACTTCCTTTTTTGTTGCTTTAAAGTTTTTTGCAATATTCATTTTTGGGGTTTCATCGATTTCTATTTCTCTTTTTAATACAGGTTCTACTTGTAGAGAAGATAAAGAGCCTTCTTTTAAGACTACTTTACCTTCTCTAATAGCTTTCTTTATATTAGATGTATTTTTCCCAGAATATATTATTCCTTCTGGGTCAGCTTTTGTTAATCTAACACCTGTAAGAGAGTCATAGAATCCGACATTACCTAGAGCTAATCTTATTTTAGCTATTGGTTGTGCCATAATATCACCTCTTATTAGTTAGTAGGAGTATCTGGATATCCTATGCCTTCTTCTGTTGCTCTTACGTTTATAACTGGTTGAGCTGGATAAGAAGTAGCAACTGCTATGTTTCTTGCAACAGTTATAGCTCTACCATTATTTAATACGCCAATACCATATCTTTCTTTTGCTTTTATTAATCTAATATCTCTTTCTGGATCTGTCCAGTTATCTAAAGATAATTCTTCTCTTTGTGCTAATATACCTACTTCATTTCTATCTAAGCAATAGCAATCAAAAAGTTTATTCATTTTATCAAATTTAACCCATGGAGAGAATGAAACAGATAATCCCATTACAGGTAATCTGTTTTGGATTTGTTCAGGTTTCATTATGAATTTTTGTCCATCTCCACTATTAGCCATACCAAATGCAGCTGGTGTACCTTGTATAGCACCATTTGGATGTACATAGTTACCACCTAATGCACCATAAGTTAAACCATTACCTATCATAGAGTTTCTAGCGAATACAACCCAAACTAATGGATGCATTATAACATCTGTAGGATTGAATCCTTGACCTAATAATACCATTGCTAAATCTAAGAAATCTTCAACAGATAAAGTACCATTAAGTTTACCATCTTTACCTCTACCTGTAGTTCCTCTTTCAGGAGTTCCTTGTTGAGCAGCCATTAAGTTATCGAATACAGGATGACCTTTACTAGAGAAAGTTTTAAATATTTGTTCTTCTTTTATTCTAGCCATAGCTCTACCCATTTTAGATAAGTTTATTCCTAATATGTCCCAACTAGAATCATTTACTGCTTCTTCAGTTATACTAACTCTACAACCAAATTTTTTCATTTTGATTTGTAAAGTATTGTTTTCGATTGTGTTTACATCGAAAGCTGATTCGTTGTAACGTTCAGCTTCACCAACTTCATAAGCAATTAATTCACCAGTAACTGGTATAACATAAACTGCAGCTGGACCACTATCTACTTTTACTTTTTTGAAAAATTGTGTACCTATATATTGAGGTTCACTTGCTTCTCTCATTTTTCCTTCTATTACTTTAGGTATTAATTGCATAGTGTCTGTAGAAGTTATTGCTTCTTGTATAGTCATTGAACCTAAAGAATCATCGCCGTATGCGTTTCTTACCATTTTTTCGCATAAACTAAAACGACTATCGTATTCTTTTAAATCTGCATCAGTGATTTGTTTGTTGTCACGTTTTTTTTCTGCTTGAGCTCTCATTTCTTGTAAATCAAGCATATATTTTTCAAAATAATTCATCGATTATTTTCCTCCTTATTTATGTATTTGTTCACAGGGGATAAACCCCTGCGATTAAAATTAATTACTATCTATTCATTAATATTCTTACCATACCTTTACATCCGTCCCAGTCTAGATTAGTTGGAACACCTGCTTGTCCTCTCTTAACATAAGAAACTTTAATAGGTACGTTCTTTTCTGCTTTATCAACTACAGTTTTTTGTTTTATAGCTACTTGACCTTTATGTAAATCAACATATACTATATCGAATTTTCCAGCGTCTATAGGAGCAGTATTTAAATTTACTATTTCATTAGGTATTATTACTGCTGTTTCACTACCTATTTGAATTTTAGCTAATTCTAGGTTAGTGTCTGGTAATGGTATTAATATTTCTCTTCTATCTGCATCATCTATAACTTTTTGTTCAGCTATAGTAGATATATGAGCTACAGTTAATAAAGGATTACCAGTTAAAGTTGTATCTGTTTCTTTTTTATCAGAACCATAAGCTTTTATAACTGCGTTATAACCATCTAATAGACCAGGAATACCTCTGTCTAATCTGTGTTTTTCATCAAATCTTGGGTTATATAATCCTTCTCTAGTTCCACCTAACATATGTAAATCATTAGTCATAGGAGTTCTATCATAAGGATATCCAGGATATCTGAAATCTGATTGATATAAAGTTGGAGGATTTTCTACAAAATCTTCACCAGCTCTATTAGTTGTAGGCCACATATAAGGATTGAAATCTTTGAAGTTTAATCTGTCTTCTAATGCCCATTGAGCATACATTGCAGCACCTTCTGGCAATAAAGACATATCTGTTTCTACTACTTGTCCTACTACTTGTTGTCTTGCATTTTCATATTGTTCATTATCTGCCATAACAGCTGCATGATTAGGATGTCTTTTATTTAAAGGAGACATTACAAATCTACCATTTTCATCTGAACATACTAAATCTCCAGGTTTTACATTACCTATTACTGAACCCCAAGGATTCTTTTTAGCTTTTTCACCTTCTATGAACCATGGTAATTGTATTGATGCATCAGTTCTTATTGGACCAAATTTGATACCATTAAATGCATCTTTGTCTCTTGTATATTCATTTCTTTCTAATACGCCTAGAGGAACATTTGCTGGTCTAACGTCTTTTCTTACTGTACCATCTACACCAACGTAACCTCCAGATTTAGATAAGAATTCATCAGTTTCGTCTACTGCTGTACCTTCTTCTAATGCTACCCATATTCTACCTTCTAAGAATTGAGCTTGATCTGCACAATCTGCTAAAGCTCCACCAGCTTGGAAATCTTTAGTTTGAGCTAATCTTACTGCTTGACCACCATTAGCTATAGTTACTGCATTATGATAATGCATAGTATCTGTATCCATAACCATCATGTGTGGATCTGCTGCTACTATTCTACCTTTAGGTATAACTATTTGATTGTAACCATAAGCCCAACCATATCTAAATAAACTTGGTAGTCTTGGGTCTAGACCATATTTAGTATTTAATACGTCATGGTCATTGATATTTAATTGATTGTTACTTCTGTTAATTCTTTGTCCGTCATGTCTATGACCTGGTATTCCGTCATTTACGAACATTTCTCCTCTAGCACCTTGTTGTAACATGTCTTGTGCTGAGAAAGTATAAGGATATAATGCCATATTATTATTCCACCTTCCTTTTTATTATCTCTTAGTAAATTTGCTAAACATAATGTCCAAGTCTATAACTTGGTCTTGTTCAGATTCTTTTAAATTTTGTTTATTTGTGTTGTCTAATTTATCGTCTACTATTGCAGAAGATTTGATTTGTTGAATTGTTTTGACACAATTTATAGATGAACTAGATATTTCAGATAAGCTGTTGTATTCACTTTCTAATATATCTAAACTAGTTCCCATTTGTAATTCTGAATCTTTTTCTTTAAGACCAAAAGATGTTCTTAAATCATTTATTTTTTCTATTAAGTCATGTTTTACAATACTTTCTATTTTGATTTTATCTTGTTCAGCAGACTCTCTTAATTCTTTTTCTTCTTCATATTTCTTTTTGAATAAAGCAACATCTGCTGTAAGATGTTTAATTTTGTCTTCCATGTCCTTAATTATTTCTTTTAATTCTTCTTTATCTTCGTCTTTGTCCTGTTCATCTTTAGGATCTTCTTGTTTTGGATCTTCTTTAGGCTTGTCGTCTTCAGCTTTAGGATCTTTATCGTCATCAGTACCTTTAGGTTCTTCTTCAGGTTTTTTTGCTTCAGGCTGTTCCTTAGCTGGATCTTCTTCAGGCTCTTTCTTTTGATCAGGTTTTGGATCTGGTTCAGCAGGTGGTTCTGGTTTTTTGTCTTCAGGTTCTGCTGGTTTTGGATCTTCTTTAAGTTTTGCTTTTTCTTCAGCATCTTTCTTTATCTTATTTTCTTGAGATTCTGCCAATGCTTTAGAAAAAACATCTTCAAATATATTGTTTGACAAATCATTCACCTCTTTCTCGTTACTAGATTCTGTCATTAAGGCAATCTCTTTTTGGTTTGTTATAGGTTCTTCACTATATGCATATTTATCAGAAGGAACTATTACATAAGATATTTCTTTAGGTTCTATTCTTTTTACTACCCAGTAGCATAATTTACCATCGTAGTATCTACCTTTTTCATGTTCACAGAAACCTTCTCTGGCTATGTTTTTGCCACATATAGAACATCTTAAGTCTTTAGCTCTTGCTCCTATAGATAAAGTTTTAAGTGTTTTGTTTAAGACACCCTCTTTACCTTCTTGGTCTCCTATTGCAAATAAAAATCTAAGTGCTGGAGTATTAGTTCTTTTGCTTTCTTTTACATATTCTGCTTTTTTAATTCTTCCGATAATTTTACTATCATGTTCTTTATGATGATAGATAATAGGTATGCCATAAGGAGTTGTCCATAATGGTACAGATTCTTTTAAACAATTAGGTTCATAATATGTATAATTTCCTGTTATGATAGAATGTACACCTTCTGCAGGAACATATAATGAGTCTGTAGGATTAAATTGTCCATCTGATTCTGCCAATTCATTAACTTCTGTAGCAAGTGATGGTTCAGTTGAAAAACCAACATTTAATTCCTCTATAAGTTCTATGTACATATTATTCACCCCTTTCATATACTACTGTACTGTTCTCTACGTCATATTTATATAAATCATCGTAATCGAACGTGTCAGTATTTATTTCTTCATATTCATTATTACTTAATATATAAGCTTTTTCTGCTTCATTTAATGAACTTGTCTTTATATATGAATACATATATGCCATAGAAGAAACATGATTGTTGATGTCATTTATTTCTTCTAAATATTCATCAAATGATATGTCACCATTATTATTACTGCTTTCTTTTGCTTCTTGTAAAACATAATCTACTTTTTTATCCATGATATTATAGAAAAATTGTAAATCTATAGTTTCTTTTGGAATTAATTTATAATTCTCTGTTAAAGCATTTAATGTGACAGTTGAATCATTCATGGCATTTAAAGAATTATCCTTTATATTTTTATAAGCTGTATTTAATAATAATTGTCTATAAGAGTCTAATTCTTTTACTTTAACTGAAGTAGTACCATGTTGATTTTGTGGTCTATTATTGTTTGTTACAGCTTTGTTTGGCTGTTTTTTTCCAGAAGTGTTTCTTGCTTTTTTAGTAGTAGTGCTTGTTCCAGACTTAGAATTGTTAGATGATGACGCAGTATTTTTAGCTTGAACTTTAGCTTGTTCTAATGCATGTTTGGCATTAACATCTGCAAGTTTAACTTGCCATTCACCAGTTCTATCTATAGATTTCAAGCTTGAATCGTCTTTGATCATCTTATCATATAATCTAGATTCATCTGCAGAATCACGTATACCAAGTTCACGTCTGAATTCTTCGAATGTAGTACCATTAGATTGATATTTAAGCATTTCATGATTTTCTTTTTTAATTTTAGTTTCTATAGATATTTCATTAAATACATATCTTACTTCATTGTTAGGATCAAGTATATCAAATCCTCCTTCTAGCAATAATTCATTTATAATTGTATTTTCTATCCATATGCTCATTATTCTTTGTATATATTTAACGGTATTGTGTATTTGAGCTTCCATAGAATCTGCATCTTGTTTAGCTCCACCTCTACCCATTTGAGAAGCAGATAATTCAAGAGCAGAGAATGCTCTATTTTCGAAGTATTCTAGGTAGGGTTTTGCATCTAATGCATTACCTTCTGCACCTATGGCTTTTATTTCAGATTTTTCATTAGTGATTATTAATCCGTCAAGTGATGAAGTTTCGACTTCTCTTTTTGCTCTGTCTATTTCAGTTTGAGACGCTTGAAATCCAGCTTGCGGTATACCTATTTTCCATTGATATAATGGCATAGCAAATCTATGAATAAGGGCTACAACATTACCTTCAATTTTTCTTAGTAACTTAACATCATCAAGAGCAGCTATTACTCTAGGAGTACCAAAAGAATTATTGGCATCTTTATCATAGTACATATGTATAACATCTTCTGGTTTAAATTGCTTTTTATTTAACCCTACTCCTTGTTCATATTTAATTATGTTTCCATATTTATCTCTCTTAATTTTGATAGTTGCAGGGTCAACTCTAAAATAGCCGCCTACTGGATTTTCATCAAGAATGCCTACTGCTTTTATTGTAGGTATTCTTTCTATTCTTGATTTAATAAGAAATGCATTAGAATATTTAACTAAATCGTCTCCTATTTCTTGAAATAATATTTCCATAGGTTTTCCTGTAGCAAGAGTCATAATTTTAAATCGTTTAGAAATATAATCTATTGCTTGTTGGTTTTCTGATTTTAATTGATAGCCTTCTTTATATAAAAGATATGAATATTTAGAGAAGGCTATTTTTATATAAGAATCTGCTTCTGCAGCTTCTTTAATCTCTAATAAATTATATTCTGGTCTTTTAAAACTTTCTCTCCTATATGTTTCTTGGTTAATATAACCTACTGCTTTAACTGCAAATCTTTTTAATTCTTTGTCATTAGCACTAGATATATCAAAAGACAAACCTTCTGAAACGTCGTTGTTTAATTCTTTATCATGTTTTTTAGGATATAACCAATTTCTTATTCCCATATTACAACACGTCCTCTTAGTCTTTTATTACAGCTAGCACGTCACATTCTTTTAATAAAAGATATTTTTTATTTCCAACAATAACTTGTGTTCCAGCGTATTTATTAAATAATACTTGTTCACCAGCTTTTACTCTTAAAGGTACTAATTGTCCATTATTAAGCAATCTACCTTCACCTACTGCAACAACCTTTGCTATATCTTGTCTAGATTCTGCATCAGTTCTCGCTGTTCTAGGTAATACTATACCACTTTCAGTTGTTATTTCAGTTCTTTCTTCCATTGGTAATTCTATTATTATGTTATCTCCTATTGGTTCTAATATCATTTATTTCTTCCACCTTTCTCTGTTAATACACCCTTAGATAATATGTTTGTTATTAAATCAGATATGACATTGTCTGTTATAGTTAAAGATGAATCCATATATCTAAATAAATTTTCATATGTTTTATCATATTTTAAACTATAGTCATGTCTACAAGATTTCAATATGTTGTTAGACAATGATGCTGATTTATCAGTATTTTTCGCATATGGTATGCTTTCATATTTTTTTCTTAGCCCATATATAGTCATAAAACTTTTAAGATGATACAATGTTTGATTAAAATTAAAATTGCCATTATAAAAATCTAGCTTTACATTTGAAACATTTTCTGATCTCAAAGCAGTATCTAGTAGATGTCTATATGAGCTTACTATATCTTTATTACTTATTTGAATGTTGTTATATATAAAGAAATAATCATTTAAATCTTTTTGATTAATTGTTGAATAAAAAGATCGATAATATCTGCTTAAAACTGTTTTGAGTCTATTCATATAATATCGCAATAAATCATATAAATTTTTTTGAAACTCTTCATCTACTATAGAAGGAGTAGGTTTTGGAGGCTTTATAATTATAAAAGCAGGAGGATCTGGTTGAGGCATATCATCTGGATTATCTGGCTCTTTATCTGGATCTGGAGTTGGTGTAGGATGAGGAGGATAATCTGGACGATTATGATTATTATTGTTGTCGTCTGGTTTAGGAGTAGGTGTAGGTTTAGGATGTACATCTGGTTTATTATTGTTATTATTGTGATCAGGTTTATCTGGATTAGGTTTATTTGTATCATTATCATTTATAACTAATACGTTACACGTATCCGTTTTATTACCGTCTTCACTTGCAACAGTAATCATACATTCCCCTATTTTTACGCCAGTTACTAAGCCAGTTTGTGATACTGTAGCCAAATCGTCTCTAGTACAACTCCATATGAGTTTTTTGTTTGTTGCATTTTTAGGATATATTATGGCATTTAGTTGTTTAGAATGTCCTACTTTAACTATTATATTTGTTCTATCCAAAGCAATTTCTTCTATATGAACAGTGCCGTCTTCATCGCCATTATTTGGCTTATCTGGATCTGCTATAGGTGGCTTTGGTATTATTGGATCTGGTTTATCGTTGTCGCCAGGAGTATCTGGTTTATTATTATCATCTGTAGGTAGATTTGTTTCCAATACAGATACGACACATTCATCTGTTTTGTTATATGAACTTGTTACTTTAATTACTACATTACCTGCCTTTAGTCCAGTTACAATTCCATCTTCTACAGTTGCTATATCTTCATTATTTGATTCCCATTTTGTTACAATGTTACTAGGATCTGTAGTTGGTACGCAAATAGCTTTTAACAAAATTTCTGAGCCTTTCTTTATAGATACTGCTCTTTTATTTAAATAAATGCCATATTCAGCTTTAGCTGAATTGTCTATAAATTGTGTTCTATTAGTAATTCTAGTCTTTATTTGATTATGTATATAATTATAATAAGTATCTCTTAATGGTTGATATACCTCATAAACATTATCTCTTAACTTAGTTGGTAAAGGACCTCTTAACATACTATCTACTATTTTTATATCTTCTTCTATAGGATCGACTTGCGTTTCTTCTTCTGCTTGATTATCGTTTGTTATATCATCACTTTTTCTTTTATAGGTTCCTATATCGGAATCATATATCTCTTCATAATCTATATCGGGTCTATAGCCTATATGTTTATCTTCTGACACTATAATACCTCCTATCTACCACCCCAGCCTCTCAATCCTGAGTCTCTACTCCATGGGCCAGTAGTAGTATTTTTCTTGTATTCGTTTGGTTCAAACGAACTTAAATCTGTTTTAACCCAAACTTGTCTTTCGCCTCGAAGTTCAGAAAAATCAGTATTTTCCCAAAATTCTTTAACTTCTGGTTTCATTTGTGGCTTTGTTGTTGTATTACCTGATTTTAGCATTTGATTTTCTGTTAAGTTAACATTAGATATTTCTATCTTAGAGCTTACATCTAAATCTTGCATAACTCCTGTTAATTGTTTAAATTCCATAACCATTGCTAAATAAGCTAATCCCAACGCATCAACAAAGTGTTCGTTCTTGCTTGTAAATGTAGGCACACCATTTGCACCTATTTTATCTACTTCATAATCTATTAATTGTTTATATAAAACTTCGTCATATGGACTTAATATAATAGATTCTCTTTCAAAAGCAATTTGTAATTGAGATACCATAAATGGTTTCATTGCTTTATTATCTTCTTCACCAGTAGCTGGATCTAACACTTTTACTTTGTTACTAAATGACCAACCAATTACTTTTTGTTTTAAACCAGATTCTGGGTGTTCTTCCCCATATATATGTAAACGTTCTATTTGATATTCACCAGAACCACGGTCGCAATATATCCAAGAAGGATTATATATTTCATTAAGTTCTATTATTTTATTAACTGCATTATCATATGAATATTCAGCTTTTGGCATTTCGTAACGTTTTAATACTTTAAATTTATTTAATATAGTATCAAATTCTAGAATTAATAATGAAGATGATGCTCCATATTTATCCCAGTCAACACCCATAGTTCTGAATACATTACGAGGAGCAGTGTTATATTCATCATAGAATAATTCTAAAGGCCATGAGTTATTTTCTTTACATCTTTTTTCTTGATAATAATCTAGTGGATTATAAGCATAATCTAGCATATGTATAGCTTTATCAAGTTTAATTTTATCAAATACCCCTAATTCTTGAGAACCAAATTCTGCTAAAACTTCATGTACATAACCTTGTTCAGATAATATAGCTCTGAATTCTGCTTCCATTTCTTCATCCCAACCAGGGTTATGTGTAGAAGGATGATAATGCTCAGTATATCCAGCTGCTTTATCTGTACAACATTTATAGAAGTTACCACGTTTACCTGTAGGTGTAGAACTCATTATAACACGTATATCTGGTCTTTCACCTGCTATCATCAATATAGAGTCAAAGTCACCATCTGCCATGTAGTCACATTCATCTAGTATTAATAAATCTGCTGCTTGTCCTCTGATTGATGCCCCAGAAGAACCAGAAGATGCTCCTGTAGTGAATCCCATTATTAAACTACCATTATCAAATTCTATTTTATATGGATTCTTTGTAGCTGATACTACTCTAGCATTTAATAATGGGCTAGAATTTCTTAATTCATTTATTCTTTGGAATAATAGTCTAATTTGATTTTCATAAGGAGTAATCAATAAAACTCTGTAATTTCTATGATTACATGCATTATATAATGATTCTACAACCATGCATTCTGATTTACCTGTACGTCTACCACATCTATATACTTTCTTTTTTGACTTATCTCTTATCATTTGCGATTGATACCAACGTGCTGTCCACGGCGTATCTCGCTTTAGTGTCTTATCATATGTAACAAGAAACACTTGGGCCCATTTAACTGGGTCACTATTTATTTCTTTTAATTTGGCTAATTGTGCCTTACTTAGTGCCATTTTTATTTATCACCTCAATTTCTATAGTTTTATCTCCTATTCTGTCAAAAAGAAATCTTGTATTTGTTACGTCATCTATTAATAGATACTTGCAAGGAAAAACGCAAATTAATCCGTTATTATTGACTGAAGATATAAATATAGTTCCATTAAGAATAGTAACAATATCTTCTTTGCATTTGTACTCAAGTTTCATTTTCTTGGCCAATACACGTATATAATCTCTCATGTTTTTTACTTCTGACTTTGATTTGACATGTATTTTTATTTTTATTGGTTCTGTTGCAACAATACTTTCCAATATTGCCTTACAGGCTATAACAAACGTTTTACCTTTTTGTCTTTCAATTTCTACACTTAAATCTCCGAGTAGAACATCGATTTGCTCATCTGTAAATTGTATGTCATAAATTTCTTCCATTGTATTTATTATCATGACTTTCTTTTCGTAACTCATAAATATACCCTCCTTTAAATTATCTATGCAAATATTTAGCTTCATTACCCATTAATGTTTGTTCAAGTCTGTATTGACTCATTTTAGCAAGTTCCATACCAGACTGTCTCATTGTAGCTAATTGTTGTGTATCTTGGAAACTAGCGTCACCAAACGTAGAAAAACGAGCTGCTGAATTCATTCTTCTAGTTTCCTTGAATAAAGCTGCTGCACCTTTAACAGCTAAATCTGGAACTTCTTTTACAAGATTTAATGCCATATAAGCACCAAAGCCTAGAGTTTCAGATAATACAAAGTCTACACCGGCTCTAGCAGCTGATGATAGTACCGATCTACCTTCACGTCTATTATCTTTGTATGTACCTATAGCAGTCAGTCCAGATACTACTCCGCCGACACCTATTTCTTTAACAAATTCACTAGGACCCATTTTACTTATATCTCTTTTTGATTTTGTTACATTTCTTTTTAATTTGGATAATGCCTGTTCCTTAGTTAATCCTTCTTTTGCTGCTTTAATTTCACTTTCTATTTTAGCTTTTTCTTTATCTGATAACTGTGTAAGATCTATTCCTTCTAACTGCTCTAGTTTTCCAGAAAAATCATTTTCAGCTAAATCTTTTAACTCTTGATTTATTTTACCTTCAGTATTTCTATTATTATAATCTTGTTTTGCTTTCTTTCTTTTATCTTTCAATGCTTTCTTTTGATTCTTAAATTTATCTAGTTCGTCTGATGCATCAGCCAATTCTCTTCTTGCTTTGTCTTTTTGAGCTGTAGTAAGTCTAGGATCATCTACTTGTTTTTCAAGATCATTAACTTTCTTTCTTAATTCTTTTTCTTTTCCTTTGTTATTTTCTTTAAAACCACTTAAATCTTGTTCTGCAGCATCGAGATCATCTTTAAACATTTTTTCTCTTTCGTTTATAAAGTTTCTCTCATCAGCGGTATAAGGTTCGAAATTACCTCCGCCACCTTCCCACCATTTGTCACGTTCTGCAGTTACATCAAGATTAAATGCATTTGCATCTGATTCAGTCCAATCAGCCTTTCTCCTTTTAGCAATATTTCCAGCCTCTTCAAATGCTTCTTCTGCTCTTCTTCTTGCATCATCTATTTCATCAGCATCTATAAAAGATGCTCCAGAAATTTTTCTTTCCCCTTGTTTTCCTCTTTTGTATCGCTCTATTTTATTTCCTATTGTATTTTTTGAATTATACATTTCGGATTCGAGGATACCATTTTTATTATGAGTCATTACGTATCTTAATTCATCTTCGCCAGTACTAGTAAAACTTCTTTCGATTATGTTTCCATTTCTACGATTACGTACTACACTAACTCTACCTTGAGATGTTCTAACATTAAGATACTCATATTTTCCTTTTTTTGATAAGTCAAAAACACTTTGTCTCTTTGCTCTTCTATTATTAGCTAATACATCTTTTATTTCTTTATATGTATCTTTAGTTTGTTGTAAAACTGTTTTCTTTTGTTTAGGAGGTGGGGATGGATTCTTTATAGCATCTCTAATTATTTCTTCAGCTGAATATTGTTGATTATATTTAGGTTTCGTAGGATTATCTTTTGCCCATTTCTTTTCACGGGCTTCCACTGCCTCTCTTCTTAAATCATTAAGCGTTTGTGGTTTTCCTTTTTCGTAATTTTTATATTTTTTTTGTTGATTATATTGAGGTTCAGTTTTTCCTTCTTTTTTCCATTTTTCTTTACGAGCATTTTCTGCTTGGTCTACTACATCATCAAATGTTTTCTTAGATTTTTTAACAGATTCTTCTCCAGTTTTTGTAGCATTCTCTACGACTTTTTCTGTTTGCTTTTCTCCACCAGTATCATATTTTTTATCCAATTCTTCTAAACGAGTCATGAAATCGTTATGAGCTTGTTCATATCGTCTTCTGGCTTCTTCAGCATCAATCCTACCTTCTTGAAGATCTTTTTGTATTTGTTTTTTTACGGCATCATTTTGATTTATATGATAATTCATTTCTTGACTATATCTTAATGTGTCGTCTAATTCTTTATCAAACTGTTTTTCTCTTTCAGTTTTTTCTTTTGTCTTAGTATTTTTTTCAGGCTCTGGTTCAGGTTCTACTTTAGTTTCTGGTTGTGGCTCAGGTTCAGGAGTTGATTCAGTTTTAGCTTCTTCAACTTTTTCTGGTTCAGGTTCATGTGCTTCGTCTGATACATCTGAATTTTTAAGGCGCTGATGTTGTTTTGATTCTTCTACTTGCTTATCGACCATAGTTTGTCTTTCAGCTCTGATTCTAGTTTTTTCAGCTTCTCTTTGTTCTCGTCCTTCTATTATATTTTTTGCTTTTTCTTGATATGCTTCAGACAATTTTTCCTTACCAGCGTTTTCATTCCATATATCTGCATCGTTTTCATAATAAGCATTTCTTCGAATTTCTTTTTCTTTTTCTAATTTAGCTGCAGTAACCTTTTGTTTAACCTCTTCTAGGTTTTCTTCTTTTGATTTAAATTTTGTAGTTTTTATTTCAGAGGCTCTGTCTAAATAACCATTATTTATTAATGTATCTATATGTTGTTCTCCCAGACCACTCTTGTCTACTTTTATATCTTTGCCTAGCTCATATTTATATGATGTTAGTGTATTTTTATTATAATCATATCTATTAAGTATAAGATTATTACCTCTTATCTTAAGGACATCATTAATGTTTTTGTTTTTATCTAATCTACCAACGGTACGGCTAGTTAATACTCCAGCATCGAATTCTGTAGTTGTACGAACTCCATTAGCTTCTTTTACCTGACTTCTATATCCAGTTGAACCATTTCTTTTTCTATTAAGAACACCTTTTTCTAGATCGGCTTTTTCAATTTCTTTTTTTGGAATATCTGATCTTCTTTTTACTGGCTGTTTATTTGGATGTTCAGCTTCGTATTGTTCTTTTTCACGTCTTAATCGTTCTGCTCTTTTTTTAGGATCTTGTGTAAATTCAAATTCTTCTGCTGGTTCACTAACAACAGGTTCAGTTTTTGTTTTACCTTTAGATTTATTTTTTATGCCGGCTTGTTTACGAGCCCAATACGGAATATCCGCATTGCTTTCAGCAGCATCATGCATTAAATCCTTGAACTCTATTGAATCTTCTTTATATAACAAATCATAGTTTTGAGAGATTGCGTTACCATTTATTGTAGCAACAGCTTCTGTAAGCTTTCCGTTTTTGTTTATCGTTCCTTCAAAATCAATAAGATCATGTGTACCAAATACATCATAACCTCCACCTTTTATTTCAGTTGCAATAAGTGGTGATAAAGATGATACCGTATTTATACCTTTGACTGAATATCTACCAGAACCTTTTTTTAAATGTCTATTTCCTTTTGCTTTTCGAGGTTGTTCATGAACAATTGATTTTTGAGAAATTGGTGTATCTGCTTTAGTTGGAATATGTTTATTTGTTCTTTCAACTCTTTTTTCATGAGCTAATCTATTAGAGACATCCATTTTGCTAATTTCTTCAGAAACTAAATTGTCTGTATTAATATGATTATATGGTTTGTTGGAAGCATATTTTTTGGTTGTTACACTACCATTATTATAATTATAAATTCTTTCTATCGCATCTTTTTCATTATTTTGTGTTATAGTTAAAGTATTATTTTTTTTGTTAAAATTTGAAGTTTTTACATCTATGTTACGTTTTCTACCATCGATTTCTAGTTCTCTACTGTTAACTACACGTCTAGAATTAGGATTTTCAGAAACCATTGTTGTTCTACCATTGCGTTCATATTTAGCATGATATGAATTATAACCAGGATTGCTAGGTTTATTTTTATTATTTGCATCATTAAGCCACAAGAATTTATTGTTTAATCTTTCTAAATCCAAATCTATTTTTTCGAATTTTTTGGACTGCTTTTCTATTGCCTTTTTAGCTCTTGATAAATCTGCAGCTTTTTTTGCATTTCTTACTTTATTAATAAGACCCATATTTATCACCTCCTTTTTTATTTAAATTTTTAATAAATTCCATTATGTCGTTGATTATGCAAAGCAAATACTAAATCACCAGTTGCCCCAGCATTATTAGCATATGAATGACCCATTTGTTGTCCACTTACTTGTTGCCCTTGAGCGTAAGTATTTATAGGTGCATTTGATCTTAATGTGCCATCATTAGTACCTTTTTGCATTTCCATAAAATCATTTGTAGCTTTTCCTGTACCAGCTATTAACATACCGGCACCAATAACACCTATTCCAAAAGGTGTTGCTTTTACACCTAATAAAGCTGATGCTTCATCTCTTCTAAACATAGCTGTTTTTTTGGCTAATTTTGTTATTGGATGATCTGCACCAAAAAGATTAGTAGTCAATGGTGCATCGCCTATTAACTGTTTTTTTAATAATGATCCAGATCTTCCAATGAATTCAGCTTCATTAGATAATCCGTGTATAGTATATCCTACACCGTGTTTACCTTTTTCAAGTCCTGCTCGACCTATTGCTTTATAATCTACTTTTCGTGCTGCATTGATTAAATCTATTGCTTTTCCTGCAGCTGCTCCAGCAATAGTACCCAGAACACTACCACCATTTCTTGCTAATGGTGAAAATATATTTTTCAATAAAGCATCATTAGTCTTTTTAAAAGCAGGACCTATTTTTGCTATTCTATCTACTAAACTCATTTAATATTCCTACTTTCTATATAAAAGGCACACCTGGAGCATTAACATTTCCATATCTATCTCTATATAATCCTCCACCAGTAACAACTCTACCAGCTAAACTTCCAGCTACTGCTGTACCAGCTATCGCTGCTTTATTATATCCTACTCTCTTACCAGCTTCATCAAATGTAGAATGTCCATTAACTATAGCAGTTTTGATAGATGGTCTTAGCTTCGCTAATTCTTTCTCTCCTACTCCTTTTGCTACATTATCTGCATATACTGCTTTAGCAGCATTGTAATCTTTTATAGAGTCTCTTATACCTCCTCCTATAAAGTTACCAATTTGATATCCAGTTCTGCCTTTTATTTCATTTAAACTTTTTTCTATTGTTTTTTCTGGATTTTTACCAAATATTTGTTCTGCTTTAACTCCTTGCTTATGTAGATTTTTAATAACATCTTCAGTAGTTTTAGTTGTCATACCAGTATATACATCTCTCGCAAAGTTTTTCATTTTAACAGCTATACTGTCTACTACTTGTTTTTCACCAGCCATACTTATCACTTATCCTTTCATTTATAATGTATCCCTTCCAGGATCTTCTAGGTCTTTAAATTCCTCTGGAATTTCATCTACAATAAAATCATTATCCATATTAGCAGATAGAATATCCATAAAACTCTTTTCATCTGATACTTTCATACGAGCCTTTTCTTTTCTAGTACCCATCATATCAGATAATATTCTAGCTCTCATTTTTGAATGTCTTTCATATAATTCTAATGGTTTACTTATTTCTTTTCTATAAAAGTTTTCATTCGCTTCATTAGAACCAGCATATACTTCTTCAATAGCTATACCTTCTTGAGATAACAATGCTTGTGCTCTTTCCATCATTACATCACAGTTTACTAATTCTTTAACTAATGTCATATCGGTATAAGATGAATCAGGTGTTAAATCGTAATCTCTACAATAACCAGCTAAACTCTTTTCTATTAATGATGTCTCTAGGACGCATTTTTCTCCAACAGGAGCTAAATCATAATCTAATATAGTACATGCTTGAGCATAAGGACATTCATCACCTTTGCATGTCAAAGGTATTCTGGCATATAAACCAGTTTTTGTACTTAACATAGACATTGCCGCACTTTTAGCTTCTAATGCTGCAGGAGAATAATTCCATGGATTATTATTCTTAGATAACATATTTTCCATAGCTTCTCTATTTTTGACGGCATTCTCATGATTAAGTTCACTTATTTCATTTTTAATGTCCATTATCTATGTCCTCCATTTCTTCCATTAATTCATTATATTGTTCTATTCCATCTTCAAAATTAAATGAATGGAATAATTCATCATCTTCATCTGAATACATTTTATTTTCTATTAAGAATTTACATTCTTCTGGGACATAATCATCTTTAATAATAAGGTCTTCTGCTGTAAAACTATACTTAATATTGTAATCATTAGAACCAAAATCTTCTTGTTGCACCTCTACTCCAGTTAGTAAATATCTTTCAGTTTCTATTGTATGTATATCTTCAAAATAAGGATGTGTAGATAATATTCCAACTGTACGTGTATTAAATTCATCTATTTCTGTAGGGTCAGAAACTCTAGTAATACTGCATTTGCCATTAACAAATGTCTCAGTGTTAATTTTTATTTGTGCCATAAGGCTCACCTCCTATCAAGTTATTATTACTCATAATGCATTCTGATTTAAATACTCTAGACCGATGTCAATGAATAATAGAAATTTTTCTAAAATATATATGCGATGTCAATGCTTATAGGGAAATTAAAAAATAAAAAATTTGGCGAGGGTCTACCTTTATATATATACATAGTAATATGTATATTTCTTGCCCCGGGGTACTTAGGGTTTCCAAAGTATCTTGGAGCAAGAACAGGTTACGTAACTTGACCTGATCCAACATCTAACTCAATAGAAGGTAGGATAGAGTTAGTATAGGAGACCTACCGCAGAGGCCACTGCGAGACGCTTGGTCACAGTCATCTATGTCACTGCTCGTAGATGACTTAACATGGGTAATAGCATCCAGCTCATGCATTAAACGAATTAATGTATTCATTTTAAATGTAATTCGTTTGTATCGATGAGTGCCCGGGACAGAGATATGGCATATCTCTATGCATACTCTACACTAACAAATATATAAGTAGAGAATGATATGTGGTTTGTGCTTAGCCAACACAGGGAGAGTACTATGTACTCAGTACCACAATGCATAACCAAATGGTATAGATATATGTAGAATATAGTAGGCAACATATGTATATCGAGATACATAAACACAGTACTATATGTACATATATACATTGTATATGTGTATGTATAAGTACTTTTATTTCTTTTTTAATAATTGAATACATATTTATTAATATACATATTAGTAGATATATATTTGATTATTAATTAATTAGTAGTCAATAAATAAAATATTAATAATGAGAATCTACAATCTCATGGTACAAACAGTGTAGCGTATATACATATATATGTATATATGAAAGTAATGGGTTGGGAGGCCCTAGTGTAATGTTAAACAAAATAAAAACAATAATAATATTAGTGTTAGTAGCAGTAACTGCAGTTATAGGAATATCAACTGTAGCAATAGAAAGTAATGGTACTATAGCAGAAGCAGAAGAACAATTAGCAATATTAGATTCAACAAATAAAAAAGATATAAATCATGAACTAGTAATAGACAATTTAAGCTTTATGCTTAATGGTGTAACTAGAGATAAAGCTATGGAATTAGGCTTAAAAGACAAAGAAGTTGTAATATTATCAAAAGATAGTGATACAACTTATAGTGACATAGCAGTAATAAGCTTTAATGATAACAATATGCTTATATATAATACTGAAAGCATGTTAAATAACAGTATAAACAGTATTAAAGATAGTATAGTTACTATGACTATATTATTAGTAATAATGTTAGTATTTGCAATAGTAATAGTATCTGATCATATAGAAGATGTTAGAATAGCAAAAGCTAGAAGCTAATATAGTGGCAAATATATAAGTTGCATATAACGAATATAGAGTTTTTATGGATTTTCTCTATATTCGTTTTTTATTGTAAAAAATTCAATTTTAGTTTTTAAGAATCTGGGGGAAAAGAAAATGAAATTAGAAACAATGATGAAAGAAACAATGAGTTTGATTAATGTATTGATTGATGAAATGGACTTTAGTCCATATATCATCGATGATAAGGTTTCTAATATAGTTGCGTCTAAAGCGCGCACTATGTTAAATGTTCAAGCTCCTGTGTATTTTGAAGAGCTTGGTGAATCAACATTAGGCAGACATTCATACTGCCTAACAAACAATGGGACTTTAAGCGTTGTACAAATCAACGAGTGCTTAAGTCCATCAAATATAGCAGAGTTGTATAAGAAAGACGAAAACTCTGCTATATTCTTCTTTGGAAGAATATTCGAGGCTGTACTTCATGAGTACAGACACGTATTCCAAAGAAAAACAAAAATGTATTCTTTGGAATACGTTAAATCAAGTGAGGATTACGACAATTATCGTAATCAAGCTTGTGAAGTAGATGCTCGTGAATGGGCATCTAAAACATGGAAAGAAAATGGCGCTCAATTATTGAGTGCCATTTTTAATTTTCTAGAAGATTTATATTTTGATCTTTTAGAAGATGGATGGAAATAATTTCTTTATATTTATTTTTTTAAAAAACAGGAGGAAAAGAAAATGAAATTAGAAAAATTTTTAAATGAATTAAATAATTCTACTAACCTAGATATCTGGGTTACAGTGAAATATATCTGCAGCAAATGCGGAGAACAAAAATATGAGTCATGGCATTGGGGTCATGACGACTCTATATTCTACTGGCCAGTTCCTTGGTCAGAAGAACATTTCGATGTAACTTTAGAGAAACACGAAGTTGATCCATGGAATCCACAAGAATATAAAACATGGGAAATAACTGTCCCATGCGAAGATGGAGAATGCGAAGACTGTTCTTCAAATGTTCCATGTGAAGACTTTGAAAATGACTATGATGAAGAATGGAGTGAAAGCGTCTTCCATCATGGTGTAACTGCCTTTAATAAAGAAATCGATGGTGTTCAACGCATCATTGACTTAAATACTTGTACAGATTTACAAATTTGTACAAGTACAGAAATGATAGGTGGCTATGGCATTTCCGTGAATGGCAAAGTGTTAGTGGCTTCAAATGAAGATTTATGGTCTTCAATTAATGAAAACACTGGAAAAAGATACTTTAACGCAGACGAACATGATATCGTTTGTGAAATAAGTGACCTTTATGATATAAACGGAGATCATAATGAAATAGTCCTTACTGATTATAGCATCGAAGCTATTTGGTGCAAGGATTATATGTCAGAAGAAATAAAAGAGACTCTTAAGAGTCTAGCTGATGAGTTAGATGTGTTCTATTTAGAAACATCTAAGAGAAGATAGCACATAATACAGTTTGGGTGGCTGGTTGGGAAACTTGTGTTATGCATGTAAAGTATAGAGTCTTGAGTGGTTCTCTCTCTATACTAATCTAGTCCTTTAAGAATCACTAAATATATTTACTTATAGGATTTTCTCTTTGTTCCTTGAGGTATAAACAAAGGGCGTTATGCACTGTACATGTCATTTGTGTGCATTTCGTAAAGTGAGTTGGGTTGGGAGGCCCTTATAAAATGACTAAATTATCAAACTTATTAAGTATGGAAGAAACAATAGCAATAAGAGATTTCGCTTATAGTGAAAAAAACTTATTTAAAGCTTCTAAAGCTGTAATCAACAATACAGTTGAAGAAACTACAGACGAATTAGTAAAAGCTATAGAAATAGAACTAAGCATAGCTATCGATGACGCTTTAGACGATTTCGAATATGCTATGTTTGATATAGCTGACAAAGTAATAGCTGCTGAAAAAGTTAGAGCAGATAAAAGAGCTGCTAGAAAAGCCAACAAAAAAGCTAAAGCAGCTAGACTAGCTAAAAGAGCTAAATCTTCTCTTAAAGGGGATTTAAATAAAGAAGGCCATGTGCTTTCAAAAGAATCAAAGGGGGAATTCACAATGAAACAAGTGAAAGTAAGTAAAGATTTTAAAGTTGCTTGTGGTGCAGAAATGTTCTTCATCGCAGTTGGTGAACCAAAAGCAATGAGAAAAGGTAAAGTAAATGACAACGCTATAAGATTTGCTGCTAGAGTAAACAAAAGAACTAGAGGTGGCTTAATATCTAAATTAGCTGCAGATTTAGCTGCCAATATGCCAGAAGTAAAAACAAGAGTAGATGAAATAGTTACAAGCTTAAACGATCAATTCTCAATAACTAAATCAACAAAAGCAGCAAAATCAGTTGTAACTAGAATCAGAAATATAGAAACAGCTGAACATGGTGACAATATAGATAAAAACGTTGTATCACCAAGCTGTAATGAAGCTCATATGAGAGCTTTCAATAAAGACTTAAAAGAAGAATTAGATTCTCAATTCTTTATAGTTGATAGAATCAACTTAAAAGTTAATAGAGAAGACAAAATAACAGAACAAAGATTCTGCCGCTCTATTGAAGGAACTGAACAACAATTCAGCTACTTCGATGTTGAAACAATCAATACAAGCTACAAAGCTGAATCATATGACGACCATGGAAAACTAAAAGACACTAGTATCAGAAGAACTGGTATCAAAAATTACACAGATAATGATATGATCCCAGCATATTCTGAAACATATGATGATGGCTCTAGAATAGAATGGGAATCTTGCAAGAAATTAAGTGAAGACTTGATGATCGTGCAAGTTGAAGCAGCTTCATCTAATGACAATGATATAAAAGCTGCTAAAGCCATGGCATCAGTTTTTGCTATCAAAGGTGTGTACGTTGGTGAAAATGAAGATGGCACAAGAACATTATATCATGGTGTAAAAGGTGCTGAAGAATGCTTTAAAAACAGTACAAGAGTGTTAGGTGCTTACAAAGGATACTATTCTTCTACTAGTACCCTAAAACATTCTGTAGTATACTTTGCTAAACTTGATTGTGATGTAGAAGCATATTATAGAGTAGAAAAAGGGGCACCTATATGCAATGACAAAATCAATGATGTAAAAGCCGTGAAAGAAGCAATAGATGAAAGATTCAATGAAGTAGATGCTACTACTCAAGGATCTCTAAGCTATGCATTAGATAAGTTAGAAGCTAAAAGACTTAATAGTGTAAAAGGCGACAAAGCTGTAATGCCTAACAATTACTCTAAAATATTTGTTAGACCAGGTCTACTTTGTGCTACTCCTTCTAACAAATTAGGTGTTATGAAAAACATGTTAATAGTTAATCATGACATCGAAACTAGACCAGAGTTTGAAACTTCTAACGAAAGTGTACAAGAACTAATGGCTGATCTAGGTATAGACAACAACTTCTCAGATGGAGCTTTCGTTGTTAGTGTAGGTTTAATAAGAGCTATATTAAAAGCAAAAGGAAAATCAGACAAATACTCTGACGAACAAATAATGAGTTTGGGTCTACAATTAAGAGCTGGCTTATTAGTTCTAAAAGGATTTGCAAGAGTTTATGATGCTAATATGATTTACGAAAGAGCATCTGTGCTATTAAGATTATATGCTGACGACATAACAGTTGTTTGCGAACAATCTGATGACTATGTTAAAAAAGGCATAAAACATGCCTATACTGGTAAAGAAATACTAGATATGCTTGATAGCGAAAACAATGCAAAGGTTAAATTAGCAGAATATATAATCAAAAATCTCGAATTAATATGTTCTAAAAATGAAGCTAAAGCTATAAACTGGGATGAATTATTAAATAATCCTAATGCAGAAGCTAATTTATATTTGATAGATGCTCAAAATGCCTCTGATTCTGAGTCATCAAATCAAATGCTTAATAAAGTATTAGATTTTGCTGAAGAAGAAATCAAAGAAACAATGCATGTTATGGCAGATAATGACGCATTTAAAATAACAGATATAAATGACAACAAGAGAATAACTTTCAACAGAAACTGTACTGGTTTAGGAAGTATGGCATCTGATGCTATCAAAACTTTATTAGGAGATGCAGCTAAGAAAGATGCAGGTATAATGACAAAAATTTATTCATCAATGATAAGTACTGCAGAATCTAAAATAGCTAAAGCTAGAATAGATACTAAATCTCCATACTTAGTAGCAGTACCTGATGATTATATCTTAGGCAGCTATTTTGACGATAAAAGGGAATATCAACCATTAAACATCTTAGGCTCTAGAATGCACGTTGATTATAGTCCTAAACAAATAGTCAATGGAGAAGAAGGAAATGAAGTTGAATGCATCGAAGTATACTCAGCTAGAGAAAACAACAGAATAAGAAAACAAATTAAGAGACTAAGAAAATACTCTAAATATTCAAAAGAAGATTTAGCTAAAATAGAAGAATCTTTAAGAATACAAACTATGCTTAAATATCCTTCTCAAGGACCTAAAGAGTTTGTATTTGTTTATTATGTAAGCAACAACGAAATCTTAAATAGAATAGAAGACGCAGAAGCTCATAATTTAATAACTAAAAATAGAGCTAAAGCACTTAAAAACTTCTATTTCAAAAATCCACAAAGCTGTATAATCATAGCAGCAGATAACAGCTTAAAGAATCAATTAGCTGGATTTGACTTCGATGGAGATGCTATTGTCACTGTACCTAGAGTGCTATCTGAAATAAATGAAGAAACTCATGAACTAGTATATGGTGTATTCGACATATTTGGTAAAGAATTCGAAGACAAAATAAGAAATGACTACACTAGTATATTAGTTAATAAATATATAGCTAATGGAAGCAAATATACTTGCTGCTGTATAGTTTATGACAAACCAGAAAGAGTCTACAGAGACAAACCAATCGTAGGATATGGTAATGTCAGAAGAGCCAGTGCAAAATCTGGTCAAAAAAGATATGATAAAGCCGTTAATATATTAGGCGCAACTATCTTTGGTCATAATCCAAAAGATGAAAATCCTAGTTATACTGCTGATGATTTCTTAAATGAACCATTAGTAGAAAACTTCGTAGAAATAGAAGATAAACTAGGGTTATACCATGCTTGTAACACTATAGGTGATGACATCGGTATGACTATAGTTCTTTGTTCTGTGGCTATAATGGCATCAATAGAAAGAGAAATATTTGATGAAAATGGCAAATTTAACTACGACGCATTTAAAACAATATTCTCTCCACTAAACCCAGGCAGAACTGATGGACATTACAATAATGCTGCTGTTAATCGTTACAAATCTATATTCTCTACAGAACCAAATAAAAAGGGAATTAGAACTAAAATAATAGCAACAAATAGATTTGGCGTTAAAAGAGAATACTATAGAGTAGATTCTTATTCTGTATCTCTATTCTGCCGTAAAATGGCTACATTAAGTAAAGAAACAACAAAAGCAGAATGGAAAATGATAGTAGAAGACTTTGCTCATATAACTAGAGCATTAGGAGAATCTACAATAGACGCTAAAAAAGATGTAACTAAATTCTTAGGAAAATTAGTTTACGACATAATAGATAGAGGCGTTAGATGCATAGGTAACATAAAGAAAGAATTAATCAAAGATAACTATGCGTCTATATTTAGTGCAGCAACTAAAAACAATCCTTTCTATATCGATCTAACAGAAATAGAAAATCACTATAGCTGTTTCGCAGATGGTGTTGGTGATATTAAAACTGACATGGCTGAAATATATACAGATTCTATAGAAGCTATAAGAGCATATGTTGTAAACAATACAGATTATAGTTTCTATGAAAAATACAACACAGGCGCTGACAACTTATTAGGATCTATGTACAGCAATCTTAAAGACGCTGTTAGAGTTTACATCAACTTCAGTGGTCAAGCTGCTAAAGCCGGTAACGGTATAGCAAAATTAACTAAGTATGAAAAAGAAGCTGTTATGAAAGGCTTATTCAACTTAGCAAAATTAGATGGTGTAGACATAGTTAATGATCCTTTAACAATGGTAAAAATAGCTATTGAAGGTGCATTTTATGATTCTTGGAAAGAAGAATTCATATTTGGCAAAGAATACAACTCTAGATTAAACACAATCATGAATATCTTCAACGAACTATTTGTTCTTGAAAGAACTGGTCTTAAAACTATACCTGTAGAATTAAGATTAGCATTAGATTGTGAAGACATGTTAGACGATAGCTGCAATGGTCATAACTATAGTTTTGTGGATGGTATCTGCGAATCTAATACTGATTTAGTAGTAGATGATAAATTCACAGGATCTGCAAAATGCGAAGATGGTAAATTAATAGTTCAATACGATCCTATGTTAAAATATAGAGATTGTGAAAACTACTTAACTTTATCAGTAAGCAAATTTGCAAAAGATAAGGGAGTAGACATAACTGATATAAACTTTGCAGCAGATGGCAAGGACATAGAAGAAGGTACTTGCTATGGATTCAATGTTATAAACAACAAAGAATCTATGTTATACTTTGGCGCTGAAGACATTATCGATCAAGATGGTAATGGTTATACTGCATTAACATTAGAAGATGAAGATGGAGATATAATAGCTATATTTGATCAAACTATGGCGACTGAAGACTTTGATGACCTTGTAGGTGCTGAATTCAGTGGAGCTATGCTTGCTGGTGGTACTTGGGTAGTTAAAGTTAAAAAACAAGACAGTAGATATAAACAAGAAGTAACTAAATACCAATATATACTAAATGGTACAGTTAACTTCTAATATTTATATCATAATTACTGTTTAGATGTTACAAGGAGATGTGCAGAAATGCATGTCTCCTTATTTTATTATATTATTTAAGAAGAAAAAGGAGAGAAGAAAAATGAAAGCAAAAGAAATAATGAAACAAGTCAAAGAATTAAATATTGTGGAATTTGTAAAATTCAAAAAAGAATTTTATAAATATGTAAGCACTGTTGCAGAAAGTTTAGCTGAAGATAATGGTGAAAAACCTGTCAAAGAAGAAGTTGTTAAAACTGAAGTTGTCAAAGAAGAAGCAAAATCTGCTAAAGAAGAACCTGTTAAAACTGAATCTAAATCTAAAGGTAAAAGCAAAAAGACAAAATACAATAACAACACAAATAGAATGGCAAAAAAATGTCAATACAAAAAATTCTTTAGAGCTGTTAGCAAGACTGGTTATGAACACGGCGATGAAGTAAAAGAGGATAAGAAACTATTAGCGATAGGCACTAAAGACTCAGATAAATGTGTCGCTGCTGCTTTAGTAAATCATAGGGGAATAGCAACAAATGTTATATATTCTCCAACTTATAAATATCCAATGGTATTTGCTAAAACATCATTGGAAGAATTAGAAGCAACTAAAAAATTAATTATGAGTCAATTCAATGAAGACGACGACATAACAAAAATTGGCAGAAATAAGAAATGGAATGGTAAAGACAGTAACCTATATTATGATGAAATCGAAAATGGTAACTTCTGTTACAGAATGAAGGACCATGATGAAAACATGATATATGGTGGATACATGGTAGACCTTGACATCGCATTCTACAAAACTACAGAAGGTACAGCTATAATCGACATGCAATATTTCTTTATGCCTAGATGGGGTACTTTCGAAATAAGAGAAAACTACGAAGAAATAGTAGAAGACGTTGAAAAATTAATAGACAGAGCTTTTAGCGATAACGATGGAAACGATGACAATAAAGAAGTAGTAACAGATGACAATAATGAAGAAGTTTCTGATGACAATGCTCAAGAAGAAAAGACAGTTGAAGATGGACAAGAAGAAGTATCCGCTGAAGTTAAAAGACAACAAAGAATGCAAAGACGTTTAGAAAGAGGCAGAAAACCTAGAGTAGAAACTAAATCTAAATTCAGTAAACCAGAAAGATAGGAGGTCGAGTATTATGCTGTTATTTTGTCCACTGCTCTTGTATATTCTACTGTGTTTCATTTTATGCTTTATTTTAGATAATGTGGGAATATCCCCCTTCGGGGCTATCGCTCGCTATCGCTCGTGCTATCGCACCCCTCAGGGGCCCCTGTCAAAGCTTAACGCTATCGCTACTTTGACTATGGCTATCGCAGCAAATATTTTGGCTATCGCAATAAAGACCTGTTGTCGTGAATGATTATTTATATGATTGTTTTTGTGTCATTCATAGGTTGTAATCCCTTTCGGGGGAGGACTGCGTGTGCTTTTGAGTGACCATTGGGGACAGCGATGTTCCTTGACGTGTGCTCTCACAAAAACAAAATTTAATTTTATGGAGGTATAATCATGGCTTATAACAGAAGTAGAAGAGGATATAATAGTAATAGAGGAAATAGACAACAACAACAAAGACCAGTATCTTTTGCGTGTCCTAGAAAATTCTATAGTTTATGTTCACATAGACTAGGAGAAGGTGTAGGACTAGTAGGTATATTTGACAAATTAAATCCTGAAGATAATATAGAACAAGGTAATATAGAGTTACTTTGCTTGGAAAAACTTCACGGAATTATAGAAGATGTTCCTGACAATAGTGAAGAAATATTAAACACTAAGGTGAGAATATTTGTGCCTGATATGCTATCATATCTTATCAATGGCGATGTAGCTGATTTTATGCAAAATGGAGTCAGAATCAATGGTGATGAAATAGATGAAGACTTATTAGAATTAATAGACAGCGTTGATACAATGCTTAGAGAAAAATCTAGAAATGTCAACATTAGACTGTATCAATATCAACCAAATGACCTTAAATCTGAGTCACAAGATTGGTTCCAAGAATTGGTAGACAACTATCTAAATGGACTAGCTAATGCTAATACTAGTACTGCTAAGACAGAAAGTAAACCTAAATCTTTGGAAGATCAGTTAGCTGAAGCATTAGCTAATAATGATATGCCAAAAGCTGAAATGATAATGGAATTCCAAAGACAACAAGTTGCATTAAATAAGTCTCAAAATGCAGCAAGTTCTGAGTCTGAAGAAGAAGCACAAGCATAAGACGAAGAGGTGGAGTGATCCACCTTTTTTGTTTTTGCTATGTCCTTTGACGTGTGCTATCATAAAATTGTAAAGTTCTGAAGAGTTAATCTATAAAGCTCTTTTCCATTTTAATATTATATTAGCCTAGAATGGCAGGAGGTAATTATATGTTATATTTAGGAAATGCTTTTAGTTTACAAATGTTAGATTGCACTGTTGCACATACGATTTCTACAAAACCAATATCTATAGACGACGTAAAAACTGCAGGTTTTGTATCTGTAGTAGGACATCCTGATACAGCTAATGTACTATCAGATATGATTGGTAAAGACGTTGCTTGTAACAGAGCTTCTGTCAGTTTAACACCACATGACACTTTAATCGTTGCACAAGTAGTAGGAGGTAGATTACCTGCGGGTGCTACTAAACTACCCGACGGATTCAAAATGACATTCTTAAAAGTTAACGTTTTATAGACATAAATGGGTTCACAGGAGTTTGTCCCTTAAAAGCTCCTTACAATTATATACTATAGTCGAGAGACTTTAAATCGTGGAGGAATACATATGTATAAGATAGAAATATTTGAAAATAACGAAAGAATGAAAGCTTTAGTAATCGATGGAGAATTGGCATGTTTTTATACAATAAGAGCCAATGGACTTTTTGATATTGTCAGAGCTGATGAAGGATCTGAAAGTTTTGTATTCCTAGAATCTATGTTAGATTTAGATTTATTTGAATATAAGACTCATTTCTATGCTAGTCATGTAAATAACTTATATGAACTAGTGGAAGAAGGTGAAGTAGTTGTTTAGTATGTTTGGCTCATATTTCATCTTAAAATTAATAGCCCATATAATATGTTGGGCAGCACGCTTAGCAGATTAATGGCTATTTAATATAATGGGGAGTAACGTTAAAGCATGATAATGGTTACTCCCTGTTAATTGGTTATAATATTTATATGCAGATAAATTGGCTCCAGTGGCATTCCGAATACCGATCACTTATTCGAATCTTCTGATTCAGCCCTCAATTTTAGTTTTACTGGAGCTTTTTTATGTGCATATAATAATGAGACAGAAAAATATATAATTTATATGCAGATCGATTGCCCTATAGACTTTACTTCCCCTTTTATATCTATAGGGTTATTTGTTGTGTATATAAATAAATATAAGGAGGTATTTGTATCATGGAATATAATAATGATTTAAACATTGAAGTATTATTAAGAGATTGTGAGGACCCATTTGATTTGGATCCTTGTAAGGGATGCATCTGTGATGATTGTACAGAATGTTTTGAAGGAGGTGCATCTGAAGATAAATAATATTGCTACATATTTTATATTGATAAGACCTGGGTAAAACTGGGTCTTATTTATTGTATATATATAAGAGAGCCTAGAACCCTCCCCCATTAGTATTATATAACTATATAATACGAACGTCTAGGCTCTGTTACATATGTATAATAAATACAGGGGGTTTATACATAGTTGAGTTAAATTGAAAAGAAACAAAAATAAATAATTATAAAATATACGGAGGTATAAAAAATGAAAATAATATTAACTGAAAAAGAAATGTATGGATTAAAGAAAGCATGGGATAACACAAAAGATATATGTACTAGCGTTGAAGATAGAAACAAATTTAATGACATTGAAAATAGAATAGCAAATAAAGCAGTAGCAAACAAAGACGGAGAAGTAACATTTGAATTTGAAGAAGGAGACATAGTAGAAGGATTATTAGCATCAGCATATATACTAGATGAAACAAAAGATGCAGCTCAAGACTTAGATAGATCATATAGAATGATGAGAGGTAAATGGACAGAAGTTGGACTTAAAATAGCATCATTTGCAATGAAGACATTCATATTAAAGAGTCCATTCACTAGAAGTTTCTATAATAGTTTAAGTTATTATATTGCATCATTTAAATCTGCATATGATAAAGCACTTACAATGGGCTTTAGCTTAGAGATAATAAAAGAATCAGATAAAGAAGTTATGCCAGATGACCCTAAAGAGGTATTAGTAGAACAATAATATAAAGGAGAGATTATTATGTTAGAACTATTAGTAGGGGCCGCTCTTGGCTCCTCTTTAACAAAGAAATATAGCAAAATGACAAAAGAGGAAATAAAAGAAGACTTAGCTAATAAAGCATCTACCATTGGTAAAGTGGCAGGTGCAGGTGCAGAATTAATATCTGAAAAGGTATTTGCATCAAAAGAAGATGTAGAACATGAAGAACATAAGCATAATGTAGATGGCGTTAAATATGCCAAGACAAATGGTATAGACATAAATGATTTATAATATGTAATTTAGAATTTAAAATAATAAGAATAAAAGGAGGGCCTTAATCATGGCTAAAGAAATAAAAGATAATAAAGAACAATTAAATAATGAAGAAGTAAAAGAACAAGAAACAAAAGAACCAAAGAAAGTAAATAAATTTGGAGGTATAGACATTAGTAGTCTTCCTGATCCAGAGGAAGATCCAATAGAAGAAATGCCTGCTACAATGAGAACATTAAAAATGACAGCACCATATGTAGATGAAATATATAAAAACATATTTATACCATTAGGACTAACAGAAGAAACAGGATTAATAAGAATAGATCCTAGTGATGATAACAGTGATATGACTTTGTGCTGGGATACAGTTAATCTTAGTTTAGAAGAAGATGATGAAGATTTATTCATTGAAGAAACAAATTATAAAGCTAGTTTAATAGAAGCATTATTATATGGTAGATATCAAGATGGATTAATGCCAGGAGCAAGAGACATAAATGGAGACAAATATAGAGTTCTAGGAGCAGAAAATCCAATAATAACACAATCATTTGAGATGACTGTGGATTTCAATAAAAAAGACGTAGATGAAGCAGTGAATCTTATTAAAGATGCTATTAAATTACCACCTGATTCATATGATGAAATATTTATATCTAAGAGACCAGCTTCTCCAGATACTACAGGATTTAATACACCTAAATGTAGTGTAATAATCATTAACAGATCAAATGAAGAAATGAGTAATTTATCTACAGCATTTAAGACTGAAAGATTTGGACGTAAAGTTAATAAGGCTATAAATAAATCATCACAAACAGTTTATGGAACTGCTAAGATGGTAGGCCAAAAGATTATGATACCTGGTGCAGAAGTTCTAGGTATGACAGCAGGTACATTAGCAGGTGCTACTGCACAATCTATAGGAGTAGCAGCAGTAGAAGGTGCTAATGAATTCAGAAAAAGTTTTAACATAAATGCTATTAAAGAAAGAACTGCAACTCAAGAATTAATAAGAGCATTCACTAAAGGTAAATCTAGATCTACTAGAGGAGGTGCATTCTAATAGCATAAGATATATGACTATGTATTGAACCGTATCTTTACATAGTCATATATTTTTTATATAGATGATATACATTAGTTCATAAAGTGCATATAGTAAAACACTAGTATGCGTTGGCTATTAATTGACATCTATATACATGTGCTTTTTATAATTGCGCAGCCTGAAAAGCGAGCGTAGCGAGCGAATAAATGCGCAGCGTAGCAAGCACTATTACTTATAGAAAATTGAGCGTTACATATCAAATAAGCATATGAAACGGTACAGTTTGAAATAAGTAAAAAATGAGGCAATAAATGCCCCTACTGATGTGATAACGAAACATTGTGGAAGCATTTGACAATTCAATGGACCTTGAAGCCTCGTTTTCGCAAAATAATGGTAAAATAATTAAAATTTTGCGTGGTGCGTAGTCTAGCGAGCATATTCATGAAGTAGCGCAAGTATTTTATAGCCTAAGCGTAAATATATCATAGTTATATGCTGTACGTAATTAATATCCCGTTTTAAAAAAACACATGTTTTAACGCTTTATAACGTATATGTTTTGCCATAAACTGGTATATAATAATAAATATATATATTTAATGCGTAACACTTAATATAAGCAACGATAAATATATATACCTAGGTAGAAACGTATATATTACAAAACATTAAAATAAAACAATATAAAGGAGTGATTAATACCATGAGTAATAACGATAACATTAAAAGAATACGTAGCAAAAAGCTAAGAACGAAATGTGACGAAGTAGGTATAGACACACCGAAAATAATGAATCAAGAAACTGCTGATTCGTTATTAAAATGCAACAATAACAACAACACAGGAGATAAAACACAAGAAACAGATATAATAAATACAGAATATAATATTATAGAAGGACTAACATGGTTAGGAGGACATGATATTATTAATAAAGATGTTGTTTCTATATTATTTAGAAATATTAATCTTAAATCATTAAACATGGAAGGAATAGTAATTAAAGAAAATGTACTTGAAGCTACATTTGAAGATAGTCATATATCTGAAGCAGTTATACAAGAAAATAATAGATTTAATACTCTTATCATTAAGAACTGCACTATCGGTATTCTAAGAATAGAATGGTCCAATGTTAATAGAGTTGTTTTATATAATAGTGAAATATCTAATTTTATAGTTACAGGTAGTATGATACCATTTGGAGTATTAATGAACTATAATAGTAGTATAGGCAGACTATATATGAATGGTAGCTTTATTAATAATGAATCAAATAAGGGATATAACGAAGCATATAATGATGATATTAAAGACGCAGATGATATTATTATGGACGATAAATTAATAGACATAGTTAAATATGAAGTTAAATTACATGGCTCAAGTATTATAGAGACAAGAGATGAAGGCGAAGTATTAATACAAAGAAACTTGAATACATTCGATAGTGAATAAGATAAACAAAATAAATAATATAAGAAAGGAGCCATATATAATTATGAGCGATGATAATAACAGAATTAAAAAGATGGAAAACCTATATACGTCTAAAGAAGAAATAAACATAATGGATCAAAAGGCTCTAGACAAAATAAAACTAAAACCATTAGAAAACAAAATTATAAATGATGGTGAATATAATGTCATTAAAGATATAGAATGGAAAAGAGACTGCGACTTATATAATAAAAACATACCAAATTTAATAATGCAAAATGTAAAGTTTGGTGACGATAGTATGGAAGACGTATATATAGAACAAGGTGTTAACAGATTAAGTATAGATAAGTGCAACTTAAATACAACTGAAGTAATAGGAAACGATGAATTAGTTACCGTTATTATTAGAGACAGTGAAATAGATTCATTGACTTTTAATAAATGCAGAATAAGAAGAGTATTGTTATATAATTGTAAGATATATAATTTAGTATTGTTAGATACTATTATACCTAATGGTGTATTGTTAAATTATAATACTAAGATAGATAAATTATATATGAATAATAGCTTAATTAATAATACAAATAAATATAAGTTCAATGAAGAAAATAGTAAACTTATTAAAGAGGCCGATGATATCATCATGGATGATAAATTAATAAGTATCATTAAAAGTAGAATAGATATAATGGGCAGTCATATTATCGAAGATATAAAAGATAATAGAGTTTGCATTAATGTTGAAAACATTAACAGAGAAGAGTAAAGCGAGGATTAAATATTATGAGCAGTAGTGTATTTAAACAAGGTAACTTTGAAATGGAAAAAATGATCAATGAAAATAATAATACATCATCAAGTCTATTAAATAAAATTATAATACTAGATAATACAAAAGATTATTATATATTCGATGGCCTAAAGAGTTTAGACGGATATTTATTAACACTAAAAGACCTATATAGCGCAAAACTAAGAAACTGTGATTTAGAAAAAGAAGACGGAATAAATATAAATTCAGGAATAAAAGCCGTTACTATTGAAAATTGTACTATATCTAATTCATTAAGTATAAATGATATAGACCTAGAAAATTTAGTTATTAAAGACAGTTATATAAATAGATTAATATTCTATAATTGTAAAGGCATAAATGAAATATTCTTATATAATACTACTATCAATGAATTAGTATTTAATTATTGTAACATATATCAAGGAATACTGATGAATGATGGGTGCGCCATTAATGATTTAAATATATATCGTTCATTTATAATAAACTATAGTAAACATTATTACAATGATATGTATAACAAACATATGAAAAGTAGTTATGACTATATAATAGATGATAGATTAATAGATATAGTTAAAGATAAAGTAGTATTAAATCATAGTTGTATTATAGAACAAGAAGGAGAAGAAGCATATAACTATTATTATAATAGAAGTGATAAAGATATTAAACCATTAAATGAATAATAATAATAAGTGAATAAGCGAGTGTAACGAGCGCGAAATGAACGAAGTGAATGAGCGCGAGTTGTGAAGTGAGCGTAACGAACGAATGCGAACGAACGAGGTGAGAATTAAATAATGGCAGAGAAAATAGAATTCGGATTCTGTGTAGTAGAACAAGAAGACATAAATAGTATCTTAAAAGAACTAAATAGTACACATAGAGTCTGTTATGAAATAAGCGATAAAGAGTTAGAAGAAAAAGGTCTAATTAGAATAGGAGGAGGTTATGGAGTTACTATAAGAAATGTAAATAACCTCGATGGATATGATATACATATAAGAAGAAATTTAGATCTAATATTTGAAGACTGTGATTTAGGTGACAATGACAGAATATATATTGAAACTACTAACGATATAGCTATAAGTAATTGTACTCTAGGAAGTTTTATTATAGAAGAGAATCATCAAAGAGAAATAAGTATACTTAATAGTTATATTAGATATCTCAAAATAAATGAATCTATATTACGCAGAGTAAAATTCGATAATTGTATTATAGATATGATAGATATAGTGCATAGTATATTGCCTTATGGTTTACATGTTAATTATAAAAGTAGCATTAAAACTTTTAAGTTATTTGAAAGTTTAATAGATAATACTCCAGTAGTTAGTAGTAATTATCATGCTACATGCAGAGGAGATACTAAGCCAGAAAATTTATATGAAGAAAACCTAGAAGATATAGTTGAAGAGAAATTTATATTATCTAATAGTTTAATTATAGAAAACAATATAGATACTAATGAATATTCTGCTACTGATAAATATCTTAATAAAAATAGACATGAAGAAACTAAAGGAACATTTATTTGCGGCATTTATAGAAATATTAAAAATAACGAATAAACAATAAAGGCGGTGAATAATAAAATATTATGAAAGTATATGGAACATATGAGCTAGTTGAGCAAGAAGACATAAATAATGTATTAGACAATGTTAAAAATAATAACGTTATTAATCTTGAAGTGCTAGAGAAAGAAAAGATAGCAAAAACAACAAGTGATGAAGGCATTATGTTTAATGACATTAATGATATAAGGCTCAGCTTATATTTAAGACATAAAAGAAATATAAAGATTAAAAACTGTGACTTTAATGAAAGAGAACATCTTATAATAGAAACTCCAATTGAGTTTGTATATTTAGAAGATTCAACATTACCTAAAGTAAGACTTAGAAATTGTAATGGTTTTAGAGTAAATATATCAAATACTTACATCAGTAGACTTAATATAAGTTCATGTATATTAGATATAGTTCTTATAGAGAACTCTATTATAGATGAAATAGTTATTAGTAGCAGTATAATTAGAAATGGACTATTAGTAAATTATAACAGTACTATAAGAAGAATAGTATTAATAGATTCATTAGTAAATAATACACAAGCTGTTATTGATAATACAATAGCCAATAGACAAGAGGAATTACCCGAAGTATATGATTTATATGAAGATGTATTAGAGGATGCTGCAACTGAATCATTTAGAATGACTAATAGTTGTATTATTAATAACAATATAAAAAATACCAATGTAGTAACAGAAGATTTAAAAGAGGCTTTAAACGATAGTGAATATGTAAAAAAAGAAGGAGCCATGATATGTGGCATTTACGAAAGAACAAATAATAAGAAAGGAGAATAAAGAGATATATGGCTAATGATAAACATGATTCTATAGATATAACACAAAAAGATATAAATATTAATGTCAACAGAGTAAGTTATGATTATAGCTCATTACACAATGAAAGCTTATTCTTAGAAGATATAATCCATGCTAGAATAAGAGAAAAAGATATTCCTCGACACTTTAAATGTGAAAATGTATTTATTACAAATATATGTAATTTATTTGATAACACATTATATCTTTTAGCTCCTGATAAAAATAAGGAGTCATTACATGTCAGATTATATAACTGTTCATTATCTGCACCACAACTTCGCGAAGAAATAGTAATTAAAGATTTTGATGCGATAACAATGAATAATTGTCATGTAAATAAAATATTTGTTCATAACACAAAAATTATCTCTATAGAAAATACACATATATATAGTCTATATATAACGAATTCAAGTGACATGGGTTATATTAGAATACAAAATAGCACCATAGATAAATTATATATAAATGAATCAATAATTAAAAGCGGCATTCTAATTAGTTATGGCACTATTATTAATGAAATAAGTATAACTAGAAGTATTGTTGTTAACAATTTCAAAAACAAAATAAATGAACTAGAAGAATTAGAAATAAATGATATCACAGATATATTTATAGAAGATGATTTAGAAACAATAGCAAGAGATAACTTCTCATTAAAAGATAGTTTGATAATAAATAATAACTATAGTAATGTAGAGGAATTGCCAGACAGAGAAAAAATAATAATGTCAGGAGATGGTACAGAGAATAATCCTTATGCTACAAGATATTATCCTAATTATTATGAACAAAACGAATTTCTTAATGGTAAATACAAAGAATGGAATTTTAAAAAATATCACAGAGAAAGAAATTGTATGATGTGTGGTACTTATTACTCTGCTGATTACAATAATGACTCTGAAATAAATAATTTAAGGGAGGACATATAATATGAAATATCAAATAATAGAAATAAGAGGCACTGAAAAAATAAATTGTTACAATGTGATTACTATGCTAGTGAGATGTCTAGGTGGTGTTTTCGATAATGATATATGTATTATTAGCGAAGCATTTACAGACGAAGAATTGTCTAAATTAGAAATAAAGGAAGGAAGAGTATTCGAAAAGAGTATATCATGGGATATATAAAAGCAGAATAAGATAAGAAAGGACGATAATAATTAATATGGCATTTGAAATTAACCAACAAGTATATAATGAATCACCTATGTACTTTTTATTAGAAGAGGTGATGCACGACAATAATACAAATGCTTCAGACATAGTCTCTATTGATAGTCAATTATTAAATCAACACTTCTTCAATAGTGAAAGACCACTTCAAGGCTTAAGAAAGCCAAACAAGTATTTTTATTCATTCTTAAAAAGCATAACAAAAAAATACGGAAATTATTCAATAGTAGTCAAAGATCTGAACAATATACAAAGCAGTTTAATATTTGATGATATAAATGATTTAAATATAAAAGACTGTAACATAGGTATTAATGAATCTATCAATACTAGAGACAAGGACTTTGTATGTTTAAGATTCGATAATGTAAGAAATACAAGAATTAAAAATAGTAGCTTTGATTATCCATTGTATTTTCCAATGAACACAGGGATATATATAGAATTAGAAAATTGTATATTAGATACATTATTTATAGAGTATTGTACAAAGTCTCATATATATATAAACGAATGTTATATAAATAATTTATGCATAACAGGAGATTGTCTTACTGGCGGCATACACAACAACACTATAAAACATCTATATATAAATGAAAGCAATTGTAGTTTTATATCAAATGTATCAGATGATTATACTAAAATATTCGATAATATATATTGCGACAAGTCTATAATAAAAATTACTAATCCAAGTTATACTTCAGAAGAAGTAGAGACAGACATAGCAAAATATTATGAAACACAAAAAACAAACACTACATTTTATACAGGAGACACGGAAGAATTTGATCGAAATTTAATAATAAAATTAAACTCATTAGATTTTTATTCTTCATGGGATCCTGTATATGATTAAATAGGAGGAAAATATATGGCATATATAGAGCAAAAACACATGGATTTATATCCTGATGTATTTGATGCACAAGAACGTCAGGATTTTTATAATAAAATAAATATGGGTGTAGATATGTTAGGAAAAATATACTTTAAACAAATCACTCATATACCATTAGAAAACGATGTAGCTTATAAAATAAAAAATGTAAGACAAGCTATATTTCAAGGATGTGATATAGAAAGAATAGGAGACAACAAAAAAAGTTCAGATGTATTATTAATAAAACATAATACACATTCTATTACAATAGATAACTGCTCATTTGGAAATACAATATGGGTCATGAATAATTATAATTTATCTAACGTGACCATAAAAAATAGTGTAGTTAATAGATTAATCTTGGATGACTGTTGTCATATACAGCGTATATTTTTATACAACAGTATAGTAGAAGAGATATCTTTATCTAATTCAATAGTAAGAGAAGGTATACACTTAATCGATGGTGAAATCGATGATAATGGTCTGCATATGTTTAAAGATTATGAAAGAAGTGAATTAAGATCTTTAAAACTAAAAGACTCATTTATTAACCAATCAAAAGTCAGAGGCTATAATCGTAGAAGAATGCCCCTATCATTAAGAAAGATGTATCATTATGACGATAGAGATTTAAAAGAAATAGTATTAGGTTGTACTAACAAAGACGAAAATGTATTTAGTCTAAATGACAGCTGTATATCTTATAATGATAACGAATTAAATATAATAATATAATACAGAGGAAGGAAGTATTATTATGGAAATAATGAAAAAAGAAAAGTTGTATGAAGAATTAAATGAATTCGAAAAGTATGAAAAAGATTGGGACGGTATTTTTAGTAGCGAGCCCATAAAGAAAGAATGTATAGAAACTGCTAAACAAATAATAGAAGGTCTCGAAAACTCACCACATTATATATCTCCTGAACTTAATGGAAACATAAGATTACATTGGGACAATGATAAAAATAAAAAATGGCTCACTGTAAAAATATATTCTGATAAAGAAAAGAAAATAATGCTAGAAATAGAATATGAATCATTTGAAGAAAACATAGAAATGTATAATTATATATCAATGGAAAAATACAAAAGTCTAGACGGCTTTGTAGATATACTTATAAATGAATAAATAGGAGGAATAAAAATTATGAGTATGTATGAACAAATAGTAGATCGATTTAAAAAACAAAATATAAATTTAGATGGAAAACACTTATTGATTAACAATGAATTTAATGGAAAAAAAGTAAGACCGATATTTTCAGAAGACAAATCAGTAGTATGTTTCCCGGCATTAGATTATGATTTAAGTGATTGTTATGGAGAAGATGTATATTCTCCAAGATGCTTTTTTGTAGACAGTATATACAATACATGGATTAAATGTAGTTCCATGAGCATTAATGTAGATATATATGTTTTATGCGATTAAGGAGAAAGTACTATGGCAGAATTTATAGAATGTAGAGATTATAAAATTTTAGATATTGACAGCACAAAAGATTATATATTCTTCGCTGTAATGAACGACAGTGAAGATTATGTTAGATCATGTTGTTTAAGAAGTAAAGAACATAATATACAGTCATTAAGAAAGGAAATTGCTGATTATTTAAATAGTAATAATATTGAATCATTAAAATACAAAGACGAAGAATATAATGACAGAATACTAATAAAGAATATCTCAAAGAATGTCTGCAAAATATCTGTTAATGGATATAGTACCAGAGTTAATAAAGCAGATATATTAAAAAATTTATAGATATAAATAGGAGGAGAAATTATGTATAAAGGTCTAGGATTTATAAGTTCATTTACAAAAGAACAAGAGGATACATTGACAGAATTATATAACAAAATAGATAACCCAAAATTAAAAGAGTTAGAAGAAAATATAAGACAAGAGTATAAGAACATGATAGAGTATAAACAAAATGTTCTTGTACAAGCTGTAAAAGAGTATAACGAATTTGTTTATACAGAATTCATTTCAGCAATAGACGATATGATATTAGAACAATTTAATGTTACAGTTAAAGATATAGGTACTTGCTGCTCAATTAAAGGAAAAGATAGAGCCGAATTTGAAAAATTTGTAAATGAGTATGATGCATTAATAAAAGCAATATTTAAATATTCGACAATAAATAAAATAACTCCAAGATTCTGGGTAAATTTATATTCATTAAATCCAACAGAGAAAATGATTTACCATAAAAACATGGATTGTATAAGATTGTATGACGAAACATCAAGAGAAGAAATATTTGAAAACGACGATAATAGCAATAAAATAATAATATATAATGTATTAACATTAAAGCATGATGTTTTAAAGAAAATGGTTAACGAAAATAAATGGAATGACGACTTTACCACACTATATTATTTTGCTAAAAAATTAAATTGGAATAAAAATATATTAGAAAAAGAAAGAGAAAAACAAGGAGAATAAGCTATGACTATTTATTATGCACATAGTAAGGAGGTATATTAATATGAAAAAAATAAAATGTCAGTATGAAGAAAGATGTACAATGTATAGCTGGAGATGTGAATACTGCAAAAGAAATGAAAACGCAGTATTGGAAGACTGTTTTAATGACAGAGGATACGTACCTTCTTGTATTCATGGATATACAGACTGTATACATGACCCAGCTTATTTAATTTACTGTAGTGAAAAAGGATATCATAGAAAATTATCAAGCATTAGATTACAAGAATTAAAGAAAAAAGCAGAAAAAGGTTGTAATTGTGGCAAAAATGTACCAATGTATGATGATGAAGATAAATAAGGAGAATTGATATGAGATGTTTAATTTATTCACAAAAAGAAAGGAACGAAAAAGAGAAGAAAAGCGAAAGATAGCCAAGAAAATACAAGAAGTAGATATAAATATTGCATCGGCTATAGACGACGAAAAAGGATCATGCACAGAATTATATTCATTGTTTTCAGGCGCTAGCATGGAAAAGATTAGAAATTTAGGAATTATGGAACGAGAAAAAGCAACACAATTAGAATATTATATAGACCAGTTTATAAACGAATATAAATACCTAGAAAATAATTATAATAATCATAGTATAGATGGATTAACTGAATTATTAGAAGATAGAACATTTGCTTATAATCGTATAGTAGGAAAAGATGCCGATACAATGTTATACAGATTAACTGGTTATGAATTCATAACAGAAAAATGTGATGACGATGAATAAATATATCAGAAATTATAAAATGCGAAAGATGTTAAAGAGCATTATTGAAAATCTAAGAGAAACCAAGTATAACATAACAAACGCATTGGCTTGGAGAGATACAATAGACATAGATTTCAGAGAAAAGTATATTATAATAAATCAGCTTGAGAGTATAATATCTTTTTATGAAGATTCTTTAAATGAAAAGTATTACAATGAAATATTTTCATATGAAGAATTATATGTAGCAAACCATGATTCGAAATCAATGGCTGAATGTGCATTTTATGTAAATCATAGAGACGGTACGTTTCCATATGATGCATGGGAATATCTATATAATATGATAACTATAGGAAGGAGCAAAGAAGAAAGTATAAAAAAATATAATAAATTACAAGAAATAGAAAAGAAGAAAAAAGATAATAAAACATCAGAACATATAGATATAGCTAAAGCATTTATTGTATTAATAATTGCAATAATATTTGCTAAATTGTTTATTCGCTAACGGAGGTGAGATAACTATTTATATTTTAGGAATATTATTCATGTATAGTGCAATATATCTTATTGCAGCAGTATTAGTAGCAGCAGTATCAATAGCAATGGTTGAGATATCCTTATTCATATTGTCTATGATACTTAGTGCTATAGATAATATAGAATATTTTTGTAGAAATAAAATAAATATTAGAAAAGCCAACAAAAAAGAAAAAAAAGATACAGAGCAATATTGGAAAAATTTATAAGGAGGAATATGTGTTATGACACACATAGATAAAATTAAAAAAATAGAAGGAATACACAGTATAGATTGTATATACTTTAATAATAATGACTATTCTAAAGACGAATTAATTATTAATAGCTTAGTGGATACAATAAGAAGAATAGAATATCGTTTAAATGCAGCACTTGTACATGATACTGATATAAACACTGTAAGAAGTGATGTAATAGATTTAATAGATGAATCTGTTGATGAATTAACGGAGGTGTTAAATGAAAGATAATGCTAAAAATATAGTAGTAAGTGATATATTAATGTTAATATTATTGGCTACTATAATATTTAATATGATGTAAGAAGGAGGAATAATAAATGCATGAATTATATGTGTTTATTTTACGCTTTATTCTAGGATTAGGAGCCGGTATAACTATTGGCTCTTTTTTTGGTATTATTTTATTTATAATACTAAACAAAATAGAACTAAATAACAGGGAGGAAAATAAATAATTATGAAAGCATATAAAGAAAGTAAATATTTAATATTTGAGTTTGAAGACGTTGATGAAAACGCAGGGAAAAAAGCAAAATTTGATTTAAGTACAGGTGACTTCATTAGTCCATCAGGAAGAAAAGTTAAAACATTGGATAAATACTTAAATAAATATTCAGTAGATACAATAATTGATTCATTTGAGGATGAAAAATATAAAAAATATCTAAGATTCATTAAAGACATGATTCAATATCATAACAATATAAGTTGTGGAAAAATGTCAGTTAATAATCTTTTATTAGGTGCTAAAAAATATATGGAATTTGAAAAATTCTATGTATATGGAGTTGAAGTAGATTATTTATCTTGTAAAAAATACGAATATATACCATGGACTCAAGAAGAAATCGATGAATATGAGAAAAAAAATAATCGTAAATTATATTATACTCCTAATCACAGTATTGAAAAATTCGTAAAATTTGAAGACATACCAAAAGCAATACTTCAATTCTATAAAGAGCATAAAATAAAAATAAAATATAATATATGTGAAGAACAATACAAAGACATAATTGTACATGCAATAGATAAAGTTAAATCTATAAATGCAGGTAAAGAAGATTATAAATTAATATTTTATTGTGCCTTTATAGAAGCCTGCTATAATATTAAACCATCATTCCCAGAAGAAAATAATTTGAGAAACTATATTAGTGGAGTTTCTTTTTATCGAACAAGTACTTTATTAGAAGACTATTATTGTGACTTAAACAAATTAATAGAATATGTAGAATATTTAATGGAAGTAGAACATTTAGCATGTATGGATGATGATTGGAAAAGAGGAAAAAATGGACCTATAGAAATTTTAGATCAATTATTTGATTATAATATTATGCAAAGGAGATTATGTGGTAACGAAAAATATGATAAGTATCCTAAAAATTTCTTAACAGTTAAAAATATAGTAACATATAAGTATAACAGTATGATAAGACAGGAAAAGGCGAAAAGACTAAGTGAAAATATATATAGACCAGAATTAGAATTTGAAACTTCTGGATTTGTATTTATATCACCAAAAACTCCTCAAGATATCATTGACGAAGGAAAAAATATGCATAACTGTGTAGGAGGATATGTTAGTAGCGTATTGAATGATTATAGTATTATAATATTTATGAGAAAATCAAGCAGTCCTGATAAAAGTTTTATAACTCTTGAACTTAACAGTACTTTAAGTGTAATTCAATCAAAAAGAAAATATAATAAGTCTTTAAATATACAAGAACGTCAAGTACTAAATCAATATAGACAATTCTTAATTGACGTTAGAGAGAAAAAAAGACAAGAAGATAAAAAAGATATAATTGAAGATATAGTTGATTTAGAATTAAAAATGGAAAGAGAATAGGAGGTATAAATATATGTATATTACAAAAGAACAAATCGTTAAACAATTTGATGAACTAATTGAACAATTAGACACAATTAACGCCCTAGGAATAGCTAGGGCTACACAAAATTATGCAGAAGAAACAGAAGAAAATGTTGAAGCTATGGATAGAATTTTAAGTAAAAGTAAATACATAGCTAAGTTACAAAGAAATATAGAAAATACAAAGCAACAAATGATAAAAAACACTGATTCTAAAAATAAAGGATTCAGAGTTATGAAATATAAAGTAGAACATTATAGATTAGATGCGCTAGAATTATTAGAAGAGATATTAGAATTAGATGCTGATATTGACTTAGACAATACGGAATTGGACCCTATAGATATATTCGGAGACGATGACGAAGGAGAGGAATAATATGAGAATACCTAATTGCAAAGATTGTACCGATAATAATCATGGATGGTGCAAAAGATATAATTTACAAAAACCAGAAGCAGTCGTAGAATGTACGGCTGCTATGGAACTTGAAGAAAATGATGAACCTTTAGAAGTACCAAAGCCTAGAAGTAGCAAAAAATCTAAATTTGCACAAGAAACATTTAGTTTAAGCGAAGAAGAAGAAAAACTATTGTATCATGCATTTCATTTTGTTGATACATATTATTATAATAAAAAGATAGATGATATAGAAAAATTAATAGCAGATGAAACATCAGAACAAGGATTGCATAATTATAATATTATGGATGGTGAAACAGAATTATTAGATAAATGTATAGCAGAGCAAGAGAAATTTGCTAATCTATATAAGAAAATATCTAAATACTGTAAAGGAGATAAATAATATGGAAAACATGAGCAATAATGAAATAAATTGGATTATTATGGCTCTGAACAAAGAAATAAAAAATAAAGAACAAATAATTCATCAAAATGAAGTAAAATTAGAATATAAACAAGATGTAGATAAAGAAGAGCTGAATTTAATTATTCAAATGTACAAAGACGCAGTAGATGTGATGAAAGGTATTATATCTAAATTAAGAAAGGAAGAATGATATGTTGTTTAATAAAATAAAAGAGAGATTAACAGTTCTCGAAAATACATTAAAAAATTTTAAGGAGGAAACAAGAAAAGATATAGAAAATAATAATTTAGAAATAACTAAATTAAAATACAGAGATATTCCAAGATTAGAAAAATCAATTAATGAATCTAAAGCGCCTGATTCTAGTACTATAGATTTTGGTGCTGATGTTATCGAAGAGGCATTAATATATTTAAAAAATTGTGAAGAACAAAAAATTCTTCATACATCTTTATCTGTAGATAAAGAAAATAATGCTGCAGAATTAGAACAAATAAATAAATCTAATTATATGATTGATATAATAGATCAAATATTAGTAGATTATGACTGTGATTTCTGGGAGAAATACTACGACAAATATGAAAATGACATCTAGGATAAATTAAACAAATAAAGGAGATTAGTATATTATGAATGATGCTGAAAGACAAAAATTTTATAGAAATGTAATCTTAGATGATGAAACAATAAAAGAGATTGAACAAGTGATTGACGTTGATAAGAGAAAAACATATAAAGAATGGGGATTAGATAATTCTAATGGCCTATTATTATATGGACCTCCAGGTACAGGTAAAACTACATTAGCTAAACAAATAGCCAAATTAAATGGCTATGGATTTTTACATGAATCAGGTAGTAGATTCGTAGAAAAATATGTAGGTGTTGGACCAAAGAGAATGGAAGGATTATTTTATAAAGCAAAGAAAATGTCCAGAGAAAATGGAAATATGCCTGTTATAGTATTTATAGATGAAATAGACTCAATAGGCTGTAAGCGTACAGAAGAAACAAATAAAGAAATAACCAATACATTGAATCAATTATTCGTTGAACTAGATGGCTTTGATTCTAATTCAAATATAATAACAATAGCTGCAACTAATAGATTTGATATTCTAGATGAAGCATTAGTAAGACCTGGTAGATTCGATAAGAAAGTTAAGGTTGGATTACCTAAACAGAGAGAGCGCGAGGCTCTATTCAAACTGTTTGGTTCTAAAATTAAAAAGAAATCAAAACTACCATATAGAAAATTTGCTGAAATAAGTAAAGGATTATCTGGTGCTGATATAGAATTAGTCATAAGAGAAGCAGCAATGAGAGCTATAGATAGTAACAAAGATAAATTAACACCATCTGATGTATATGCCATTATAGAAAAGAAAACAGGCAAAAAGAAAAAGACTGAGAATAAACGCATAGGATACAGAATAGAAAGTGTAGTAACAGAATAATGTCATTTAAAACACACGCTTGGTTTTGGGGAGAACAAAATGCTCCCCTCGATTCTATAAAATGGCATTGTCCTGTTAGAACTAAAGATGAAGCATATTATGATGTTCAATATGATGTTGTAGCATATGGTCCAGGACATAAAAAATATTATATAGGATACAAAACCAATAACAATAAGAGTGGACCAATTAAATGCTTAGAAGAAGTCAAAATATGTGGTTGTTGTGAAAAAATAATAAAATATGGAGAACCATATGAAAAAATAAATAATATGTATTTTCACAAAGAAGAATGCGAGAGTGATAGATAATGGCAGAAAAATATCTATTTGACAAAGAATGGTATAAATTAATGAATCAAGATGAGAGTTACATAGCAGGAATTAAAGTTAAAGAAGATATCAGATATATATATGAAAGTATTAACAAAGATCTAAAAAAATGTATAGAATCGCAGTTAAAACTTATGAAACAATGCAACATAATATTTCCAATGTATGTAACTACATGTAGATTTGATCATATAAAAGGTGAATATAAAATCAAAAAAGAACAATCTGTTTTAGAAGTAAAATATTGCGCAAATTGTTATAGACAAATTGACGCAGATGATTTAGATAAAATAGAAATCATAGATGGTATGTGTTTTCACAAGGAGGATTGTCAATGAGTAATTATTTTGATATGCTTACACAACTCAATAACATTGCAAGACCAATTATGCTAGGCGTAGACATAGATACAAATGTTAGTAAAATATCAACAAATAATATGGGAATTAAATTTACACCTTTATCAGAGATGATTAGCGAAGAGATTTTAAAAGAAACATACGAAAAAGGAACAAAATTATGGAGTTATGCCATAGAAAGTAATGAAACGTTACATGGTATACAATCTGTATGTTTTTATACAAAAAAAGAAGCTATACAAAAATTGATAGAGTGCGTTAGAAAAACAGATGTTTTAAGTAGCAATAGTTTTTACATTATAAAAGATAAATATGTAAAAATAGATAATAGCATAAAGGTAGTAGAAGATTACAGAGAAGAAATACATTTTTGTAGTAACTGTAGATTACCTTTGTTATCTTATGAACCATATGAAAAGATAAACGATATGTATTTTCATAAAAGCGATTGTAATACGTATGAATTAGAAAGGAGAATATCATGGAGAACACTTTGGTAAATGTTGTGTCATTAAAAATGACAAAGGATAAAGAGTTAAGAAGTAAGTACGGTAAGATTGATACGCCCGAAATAGCGTATAACCTATTAAGAGGTTTAATGGAAGATAGTGACAAAGAAATGTTTGTAGTTATGTCGTTAGATAATCAAAATAGACCTACAAATATTTCTGTAATTAGCATAGGTACAGCAACATCAGCGTTAGCCGATGTTAGAGAAGTATATAAATATGCATTAATGTCAAATGCTAATAAAATAATATTAGCTCATAATCACCCAAGTGGTTCATTAGAACCATCAAAAGATGATTTAGAAACAACTCAAAGATTAGTAATAGCTGGCCAATTACTAAATATAAGTATTAATGATCATATCATCATATCTGAAAATGGATGTTATAGTATGAGAAGAAACAATAAAAATATATTCGAAGCTAAAAGTGTATATGTTTAAAGGTACAATAAAATGAGAGATTACGATTATTGTGAAATGGACAGTCATAATTGTATAAACAGAGACTCTGAATATTGTACAGAATGTATATATAATTATAAACTGCTATTAGAAGATGATGAGTATGAAGGAGCCAGCGATTATTATGACGAAGAAAAATAATCTACTTCAAGAGTTAGAAAAAATTAAAGATTTAAAAGAAGATTGGGACAATTATGGAGCAGACCCAATCGATAAAAAAGTAATAACAAATGTAGAATTTTTAATAAATAACTTAAAAATAAAACCAGTAAATATAGCACCAACACCTTGGGGAACAATACAAATGTATTGGAGATCTAAAAATACCGACATTACAATAGAAGTTTTAGAACCTGAGCGTGATGGTAGAGAATTTATAAGTTATTTAGAGATTTTTATTATTGTAACTAATAATGAACAAGAAACTAATATTATTAGTAAGCAATTTAAATTATCAAATTATAGTATAATAGACAACTTTGTAGAATTTTTTATATGTAATTAAGGAGCATTTGCTCCTTTATATATTTTATAGACGAAAGAAGGGAAACATAAATGTTATCATTATTTTTAGGATTTATAAAACATATATTCTTCACAATAGTTGAAGAAGTAGTTATAGGCTTTGTTGGAATGAGTCTATAAAAATAATAAGGAGATTGAGTATGGCTACATTAAAAGAAGCAACCGATGCTTTAATGCAAGATTTTAATAAATACTGTGAATCAACCAATTGTGATAGAATTTGTCCTTCAGATAGATGGGTAAATTGTTTAGCACAGTATGTAGTAAGAACTAATAAATTATATGATTATGAGGAGGTACAAGAAGAATGTCAAGAAAAAAACAACAAATAGAAAAACAAGTAAAGGAACAAAATGAAAAAGAGCGCCTAGAAAGTAATGCAATAGAATTACATGGAGTAGTACATGAAACAGATTTAAAATTAAATGGAGGAGAAATAGAAGATTCATATTTCAAATGGTTAGAAGATAACAACCTTTCATTTGGAGGAGGACTAGATTATATAGATTGTACAAAAGATGATGTTAAGGAAAATGTAAAACCAGTTGAAGCACCTAAAGCTTCACCATTACTACCATTTATAAATATAGCTATAACATATTTTACTTTAGGACTTGCAATATCAGATATAGAAAAAGCTGGATTATTATTTATAGCAGTATTATTATGTGTCATAAATGCAACTGTATCTGCAATAGTATGGTTAAAAAATTCAAATAAATAAGGAGGTCATGGTTTATGAACCCATGGAGAAATAAAAATCAAAGTATGATACAAGCGCAAAAGCATAAAGAAGAATGCGAAAAATTATATTCAGAAGATATAGAAAGATGTATAGAAGAAAGTAAAGTTTATACATTTGGAGCTGGACGTACAATACCTGACTTTGAAATTAGAAAACCTATTAATACAGAAATAATATTAGATGATACCGACTCTGTATCTGCTTTATATAATTGTAATGTAGATGAAATAGTAGCTATATTAAACTTTGCAAGCTATAAGAATCCAGGAGGAATGTTCTTAAAGGGCTCAATGGCTCAAGAAGAAGCATTATGTCATGAGTCTATATTATATAATGTATTGTCTGCACCAAGATTCCAAGAAGAATTCTATGGACCAAACCATAAAAGATTAAATAGAGGCATGTATGGTGATAACTTAATTTATTCAAGAGATGTGTTATTTACTGATCCTGGCGGAAATACATATGCAGATGTAATAACATGTGCTGCACCTAATGCAGGAGTTGCATCTGAAATATGTCATGTAAAATCAAATATAATAAGATGCTATTTAAAAGCAAGAATACAACATGTATTATATGTTGCACTAAAGAATGATGTAGATGTAGTTATTCTAGGTGCTTTTGGTTGTGGAGTATTCAAAAATGATCCATATGATGTAGCTGCAATATTTAAAGATGAGCTAGATACAACATTTAAAGGAGCATTTGATAAAGTAATATTTGCTATACCAGATAGTAAAAGCAATAATTACAGAGCATTCCAAGACATATTATTTGGATAGGAGGTGCTTTATGCAAGAGAGAACGGTCCATGAAAGAATAGTAAGAAGTCAAAAGTTAGCCTATGCATTAGCATGGCTAGGATTTAGATATAATCACACAGAAGAAGGATATAAGTTTGAAAGAACTCCAAGATTCGAATCTGCATGGAAAGAATTACACATTATAAGACAATATTATAAATAAGGAGACAATGATAAATGAGTAGAAGTTACAGAAAAACACCAATATTAAAAGACCCAAATAACAAATGGGCAAAAAGAAAATCAAATAAAAGAGTAAGAAATAACTCTGATGAAATAGTTAATGGTAACCACTATAAAAAACTATTCTGTAGTTACGATATATGTGACTTCAAAATGAATACTGGTTTATCATTTAAAGAATGGCTAGATAATGAAATAGAACATGGCAGAATAGATAAAAGTAAAGATTGGAGAGAATGCTATAAACAATATAGAACAACATATCTTAAAAAATAAAGGAGGTTAATAATGACTATTTTAAAACAAAAGCAAGTAAATCAATTTATATTTAATGTTAGAAACAAAATAAAAAATGATTTTCCCTTAGCTAAATATACATCAGAAGAATTTGCAAAAGTTTTAAATATACCAAATAATGAAGAATTAATAGTTTTAGCTTATTATGATTTAAGAAATAACAATCAGTTAAAGTGGAATAAAATTGCATTAATATTAAATAAAAATAAAGAATTTATTGTATTCGAATATTTAAATTAATAAGGAGGTTAATATGAAATTTAAAATAACCATACCAAAAAGAAATACTGATAACAAAACAAGACATTATTTCTATATTAAGTATGGCAATAGTAAGTATGGCCTTTCTAGGCTAAGAGGAACATTTAACTGGCAAGTTATAAGAGAAAACTATTATAAGCATTATATATTTCAATTTAGTTTTAAAGATCCTTGGTGGAAACCAAAAGTTGACTTTATAAACAACGATAGTTGGAGATTATATGGATGGTTATTCTTTTATGTAGGTTGGTCATTAAACAAACAAGATGATGAAGGAGAGTGGTATCCTGTCACAAAAGAAACATATGAAAATAGAATAACTATAAAAGATCATTATAGAAGATATGATAGAACATGTCTTATATTAAGTACAATAATAGAATTATTATTATTTATACCACCTTGCTATATATTATTTAGTCATAATTATGATGCAGTCACAACAATATGGCTAAGCATGGTTATAGCAGTAGTATCAAATATGTATATTTCTAGATTAATAAGGGAGGATTAAAAAATGTCAGAATTAAAAGTAGGAGATAAAGTATATGTTAATATACCTAAAAGTAAATTAAATAAAATAGTAGAGGACAATAAAGATTTAGCATATGAAATAATGCAATGTTATACAGCTTCAAATACAGAAATAATTAGAATAGAAAAAGAAGCTGGACATAACTCAGAAGATTTATTCCTTTTAAAAGCAGATAATGGAAAAGTAGCGTGGCGTGAAAATGAACTTAGATCTTTAAAAACAGATTTTATGGGAGATGCGATAAGACAATTAAATATAACTTCAGAAGAAGCAAGTTTAGTATACGATGCATTGGTTGAAGAAGGATTTAGTTCAGATGATATAAAATATCTGATGGAAGATGATGAGCTAAGAGTATTTAAAAGCAGAGAAAAAGTTTTTGATTGGTTCTTTAGTGGAGAATTACCATACTTTGATGACATAATGAATTCTGTTGGAAGATTTACTATTGCTTCAGTAGACGTAGGCATGGCTATAGAAGATTTAGTTTACGAAAAATATCTAAATAAACAAGAAAACTATAAAAAAGTAAATGATAATTTATATATAGCATGGTATTTATAAAAATAATAAGGAGGAAGTATAATGAAACCAAATATGTATAATGATATACCATATAATTTAGTAAGAAAATTAATAGATGCATACGAACAAAAAGAAAAATTTATAGAAGGCTCTAAAGGTTATATGCAATATGAAGAAAAAATATTAAAGTTAAAAGGAGCAATTGAATATGTAGCAGAAGGAGATAAATAATATGCCAATAACAGAAAAACAAAGAGTATATCTAAGAATATTGTCTTATCTTATAAATGAACTTTGTGAATTAGGTGTTGAAACATCTGAAGAAGCAGATAAAATATTAAAAGAACACAAAGAAGAATTAGAAGAACATATATCAGTAAAATATTTTACAGACAGATATGAAGAACGTGTATTATTGATGGAGATTCATATAGATGAATATTATGTATTTTTAGTATCATGCTATTGCAAAGAAAAAGTCAAAAGTACTGATACCATATATACTGTAGATGTACTATCATTTGGTACATATGCATAAGGAGGTAAAACATGGGAAATGAAGTTATTAAAGTGTTAGATCATTTATGTGACAAATTTGGTATAGCTATAGATTGGACATCTGCTAATGTTATGCCATATCTGCAAGACTTAATGTCTAGAATAGTAAAATACGGCATATACCAAAACGTTAGCGATATAATATATTGTTTAATACTTTTATCAATAATAGCTTTGATAACAAGAAAACTATATAAGACATCGTATAAATATGCCAGTATATATGACGAAACTAATGAATATGATGATAAAAGTAATGCAATGTTTTTTACTACAGCATTTATGATAAGTCTTGCTATAACTGTAATTACTTCCATAATAGTATTATGCAGTATTAAAGCATCTGTCGATGAAATAATAGAACTAAGTACAGTACCAGAAAAATACGTTATCGAAATGATACAAGAACAAATAGACGAATAGGAGATATCAATATGAGTAAATTTGTTAAAGAACAAGAAATACCGAAACATAAGAAGAAAAGTAAAAATAAAGGCAGATCAAGAAGCAAACATAAACACAATTATAAACCTTGTTTGTGTCATTTTATATGGAAAATGTCAAGTCCAAAAACAGCAACAGGATATGAAGAATACGATGAATACTTCTATTCTGAATATTGTACAGAATGTGGCAGATTAACAAACCAAAAAGCATTTGAATCTGAACCCTGGGAAGGTCATCCAGGCATGCACAGAATGTTAACTCAAAAAGAAATACTAAACAAATACAAAGGTTTAGAGATAAAAGAAGTAACTGGATGGGGAGACCATTCAGTAGGAATATCAGAAGTAAAGGAGGAATGATATGACAGAATTAGAACAGAGCCTAATTGATTTTATAGAGGAACAACTTCGTATAAAATATACTGGCGAAACAGAAAAAGATGCTCTACAATTCATTGGTACTTATTATAGAGATGCTATAAGAGAATCAATGGATGTAGAGCAATAATTGTATCATCCTTCTTCTAGGTAATATATTATAGAAAAAATATAAAAGAAAAAGGTGATTGTAAATGGCGAAAAACTTTTACTGCAGCATTTGTGGTAGAGAAACCAACAATAGCAAAAACATCTGTGATAAACATGCAGAACAAATTAAATTATGGGGATTTGCATTAGATAGCAATCCTAGAACAGAAAATGATGCTAATGAAATAATATGCCATGAAGATTATGCAGAAATAGTTCTGTACGATAAATTTCAAGAAGAGATTGAAGAAAAAGTTATAGTAGACCTAGAGGAAGTAGACAGAATTAAAGATATGAGATGGAACAATAAGAATAGTTGTATAGTATCTGATACAACTTTATTAGCAAATCTCATATTAAATACCACAGACAAGGTAGAATATATTGATAATAATTATTTAAATTGTAAAAAAAGCAATTTAAAAATAATAGAAAGTAAAAGCAAAAAGAAAAAACATTACACAGTAAATAAGAAAAATAAAAATAAAGTCATAGTAGAAATACTTGGTAAAAATAATGAACAAGTAACAGGCAGTTCCACACTTGTCTCAATACCATTAGGTAATGGAGAATACAAAAAAGTATTAATAGAACTAGGAGGAAACCAAACAAATAAAGATTTATATACAGAATATTTGTTAAATAAAGAAATAGTAGATGCTATACCTCATAGTGAAATAGATCAAGTATTTGTATTACATAATCATTATGATCATATAGCTAATCTACCAGCACTAATACCTAATGGATTTAAAGGCAATGTAATAACCAATAACGAAAATTATAAATTATTACTACCTATGTTATTAGATGGTGCATTTATAATGAAAAAGAACATAAGAGCCATTAACAATAAAAGAAAACATAAAGTAGACCCATTATATGATGAAGAAGATGTTTATTTATTGATGAACTACTGTAGTATATACAGCATGAATGAGATACATAAAATAGATGATACATTATCATTTCAATTTGTAAATGCTGGACATATACTCGGTAGTTGTCAATTAATATTATATTGTAAAACCCCAACAGGACAAGTCAAAAAATTACATTTTACAAGTGATTTGGGCAGTAATTATAATTCACAACCTTTTGTATCTAGAAAAGATATAGTAACATCTTCACAATTCAGTATGTTCGAGGCAACATATAATAGTTTAGATAGAGGATTTAAATCTAAAAAAGAATGTGAAGAAGAACGAGAATCTTTTAAAGATTTATTAAAGGACGAATTAAAACACAATAGAAGTATTTTAATAGGTGCATTTGCACAAGCCAGACAACAAAGTCTAATGGAGTTTTTATACAGAAGTTTTAAAGATGATAAAGATTTTAAATACACTATATATGTAGATGGTGTATTAGGATTAAATCTTAATAATGTATATTCCCAAGTATTAAAAGGAGATGAAAAGAAATACTGGGATGAAATATTAGCTTGGGACAAGTTTGATTATGTATATACATATGAAAAATCAATTAAAGTCGCAGCTAAAAAGAATGAACCAAAGATAGTATTATCATCATCTGGAATGTTTAGTGGTGGTAGAGTAGTTAATCACTTAAAAGCAATGATAGAAAATGATAATAATACTATTGTATTATGTGGTTATCAAGGTGAAGGAACAGTAGGACATGAACTTCAAAGAGATGACAATAAAGAAATTAAAATAGAAGGTATGACCTATAGAAAGAAAGCAAAAATAGTTAAATTTAATACTTGGAGTTCTCATATACAAGCAGAAGAAAATATTAAATATATGAGTCAAATAAATACTCCATTGATAGTATTAAATCACTCTGATGAAGATAATAAATTCCAATTCAGAGACATAGTAGAAGAAGAATTAAGAAAAAGAAATAATTGCGCAAAAGTAGTATGTGCGAGTAAAATTAATAGTATATTCTATGTATAAATTAGGAGGAGAGTAATTATGGAAATTAGAAAAGGAATGGAAGTATATTTAAGTGACAAAATGATGGAATTAAATAAAATGTTCATAAAGAAAAATGGACCATATGTAGTACAAGATGTATTTACAGCATTCGGAGTTGAGATGGCTCATTTATTAGTCAAAGACTCAAGTTACGTAGCTATAAATGATTATGGAATAATGACATTTCCAACAAGTGAATTATATACAAAAAATGCAAATGAAGATGATTCAACACCAATAGGTTTAAGTCGTTTTAATAAAAGCACAACAAAACCACAATTTGAATTGTGTCCAGAAAGCTTTGGTGGTGAAGATACATTTAAAAAACTTATAGAACATATAATAGCAGCAAATACCACAGAAGATGAAGAACCAAAAGGAATAAAATCTAGATATGTTTATAAATTAGATAATGGAAAAACAGTAATATCTGGAGAAAAATTACGTATGGACGAAAGCATACTAGTATCAGATGACGAAACAAATAAATATTATATAAATTCTGTAGCAAGTTATGAAATTAAACTAAAAGAAAACGAAGATCCAGATCTGACTTTTGTAATGAGTATGGACGCTATAGCATTAGATGAAGCATTACAATGGAAAATATTTAGTAATAACGAAAAGACTAAAGAAATAGTAACAAAAGAATTAAATATAAATACTTTAAAAGATTTAAATAAATATGATTTTATCACATATGCCAAATTAGAAGCTACACTATTAGATAGATTAATAGAAGCGACAGGACAACCAGAAATAGTAAATGTACTTAAATTAACAGAAGCAAAAGAAATAATGAAAAGAGCAGTGGAAAAACTAGCTAAAGAAATGGGATATACGAAAATGAATAAAGTAACATGGTTATACTACAAAAGAGAAGAACAAATACCAAAAAGAGTATCTGCTGCCAGAATAATTTCATCAACAAATAAAATAAAATAAAATGTGGTTAATATTAGCAATACTAGGAGGCTTACTTGAACAAGTAGGTCTCTTTTTTCGTACATTATTATTTATGGCAGTTTTGATATTGGTATTTATTGGTATATGTGTGATATTATAATAGGAGGAATACAATGAAAAAAATAAAAGAAAAATGGAATAAGTTTACAAAATCTCAAAAAGTATTAGCTATAATAATAGGAGCATTTATAGTATGCATAATAATGGCTAGTTGTAGTAATCCATCATCTACAACAGATAATTCAAATAATGATCAATCTAATACAAAACAAGAGCAACAAAAAGAAGAACCTGCTGTAGAAGATAAATCAGAACCTGAAGAGGATCCAGAACCTGAACCAGAGTTAGGTGATGCAGGAGACGAATATGTATCGCCTAAAGAAGTAGCTAATGATAAAGAATATAGTATAGAAGATGTTGACGAGCTAGCTCTTACTATATTTGAAGAAAATTTTGATTCTAGTTCAAACGACGTTAGTGTTAAAACAGTAAATAAAACTGTATATGTAACAATAATAGGATATGATCTAGATGTTTCTCAATTAACAAAAAGTCAAATAAATTATCTTTTACAACAATCTGATATACCATCATCTTTTGGTGGATTAGCAGATAGTATGGAAGAGTTTTATAATAAAGCAGGTTTTAATGTAGATGTTGTAATAGAGTTATACGATACAAATACCATATTGGTATACACAGCAAGATCATAAAATAATCCTCCCTTCGGGGAGGATATAAGGAGGTTAAAATGACTTATATAGAATTAAACGATGAATATAATAGTATAATCGATATTAGAGGGATAAGACAAATACACAATCAGACCGTATCAGATGATTGTTATTATCTTAAAATACATTATAGTAATAGAGAAACTTATTATTCATATGGATATAGAGATATAGAAGCTCTTTACGAAGATAGAGAAAGAATAAAGAAAAAATTAGGATTCTAATAAAGGAGGTATCTTATGTCAGAATTTCAAAAACAAAGAATAGAAAAGAATATAAAAAAGGGAACTAAAAGAAATTTTAACATGAATGTTCAATATTATAAAGGCATACCTTTAAGATTGATTTGCAGAGAAACATATCGAAGCGATAAAGCAAAAAGATATGCTATTAATGAAACAAATCAAAATGTCTGGATTCCTAATAAACATTTAGAAGAAGACGGCACAATAAAACAAGGAGAAAATCTAGATTATATATTTATTAAAGCAGCCAAAATGAAAAAGCTGAAATATGCTGGAATAAATAGTTGGAATTGGCAAAGATACAGATATTAAGGAGGATTAAATGATAAGAACAATTATGATTATGATGTTAGCATTAATGGTAATGGCGGTGGCTGCTACTACAACTGTATCATGTAGTATCGAATCACCAAATAAAGAGATATATAAAATAGAATATAAAGGAGGATTAGAATGACTTGGTATTCAAATGAAATGCAAATAATTGCTGGAATAGCTTGGTTTATTATAGTTGCAATTATTGTGGTGTATGCTTTAGTAGAAGCTGACACAGTTCCTGAAACTCTTATAACATTGTTACTTATATTAATTGTAACGCTTGGATTATTTAAGTATGCAATAATGGCAGATGCAAAACTACATGAAGAAACAGCAAGTAAGTATAAATATAGAATAGAAGTAATCAAAGGTAAATACAGTGATGTATATTATACCAATGAATATACGATAAAAAATGGTGTAGTCTATTTCAATAATAGATGCGCCAACAATTTTTCAATAGAAACGCTCAAATAAAAGGAGGAAATATTATGATTAAAACATATAGAGAAGTATTACGAGATATAAAACCAGGTGAAACCTGGGAATGTATAGAGAATAGTATTATAAAAGCAGTAAGATGTTATAAAGATAAATCTATAGAGATGGAATATACTACATTCTCACAATCAGGTATATTTTGTGTAAATGCAGACAAAGAATTCAAATTAAAGAAAGACGAAGTAGAATTTGAAGACGCAATTAAGGAATTGAAAAAAGGAAAAATAATAGAATCATGCGAGACTGAGTATTTATATAAAATAAAAAGACACAGTGAGAAAAATATAATTCTTTCTGGTAAACAAAATAGCTCTACATGGTTAGATTTAAGCTGTAATTTTGAAACCAAAGAAGTATTTGGTAAATGGTGTATATATAATGAAGGAGAAATATAAGGAGGATTAGAGTGAAAATATTTAAAAATATAATCAATGGAATAAATAATAATATAATAACAAATATAAAAGGAAAAACAATAGTTAATGGAGTGACTATTGATACTCCAGTAGGAGCAAGCGTATCTGTTATAAATGGCAAAGTATATGTTAATGGCAAAGAATATACTGATGAAAAATTAGTTTCATCACCAGTAGTAAATGTAGTAATCAATGGTGATGTAGAAAATATAAATTGTGGCGGTTCAGTAGAAGTTAATGGTAAAGTTAGTGGTTCAATAGACTGTGGCGGTAGCTGCACAATAGAAGGAGATGTCGAAGGAAGTATAGATACAGGTGGTTCTGTAACTATAAGAGGAGATCATCAAGGACCAATAGATGCTGGTGGTTCCGTGCATGTAAAATAAGGAGTGAATATTATGCAATCAATAAAATTATTTAAAGCAGAAACAGATATAGAACTTTGCGGCAAAATAAGATTTCGCAAAGGGAAATTATATGTTGGAAAAAACATCGATGTATTTTATATACGTATATATGATGACAAAGACCAAGGATGGGACTTTGGATTAACATTTAGAGAGTTACCTCCACGCTTTTATCGCGATGTACTTTACGACAATAAAATAGTATATAGATATCCAGAAAAATTTACTTTGTTATCTAAAAACATATTAATGCCAAATAGAAAAGAATTCTGTAGTTTTAGAAGAATGTTGAGAAGGGAGAATAATGATGAAACAAAAGGATTATAACATGATAATATCTAATTTAATATTATCTAAGAAAGAACCTTTTACGTACGATGAAATATTAGAAGAAGTAAAAAAAGAAATCGGTGATAGTTGGGAAGTTATCTCAACATTAAATCGATGCTTAAATCGTATGAAAAACGATAATTTCTTAGAACATTTTAATTTTACGTATACTGTTACAGTAGATGATGCTTTACCTGAAAACAAAAATGTGAAAAAAGATGAAGAATGTGAAAGTCTTGATGAATTAATTCAACAAATGAAAGATTGCCAAGACAACATGAAAAAAATAATAGAAAAAATAAATAGTAAAACAGATGAAGTACTTCCAGAAATAATTGGCAGAATTAATAAAGATATAAATATTTTAAAAGAAATGGGATTTAGAATTACATGTGATGGTACAATTATCGAATCATTTCCTGAAGAATATGACAAAGAATATAAGACAATTGAGTTGTCAACATATTCTTTATTTAGAGATAGACATAGATTTTAAAGGAGGTATATATGAGAACTTTATTAATGTTTAGAGGTGCGCCAGGCTGTGGTAAAAGTACATTTATAAAAGATCATGGCCTAGAAGAATATTCATTAAGTGCTGACAATATCAGACTAATGTGTCAAGCACCTGTACAAAAAGCAGACGGTACTTATGGTATATCACAAAGTAATGATATATACGTTTGGAAACTATTATTTGAAATGCTTGAATTAAGAATGAAAAGAGGAGAGTTCGTAGTTATTGACGCGACTAATAGCACAACAACAAATATGTCAAAATATAGACATCTTGTAGAATTATATAGATACAGAGCATTAATAGTAGATATGACAGATGTACCAATAGATGTATGTAAACATAGAAATGCAAATAGATTACCAGAATATAAAAGAGTACCAGAATTTGTAATTGATTATTCATATAAAAAATTTGAAGAGCAAGAAATGCCTAGCTGGATTAAAAAGATTAAGCCAGAGGAGGTAGATGATGCAATACAATTAAAACCATTAGATTTTAATAAATGGAATAAAATTCATCATATAGGTGATATTCATGGGTCTTTAGATTGCCTTAAAGAATATTTAGGTGATATTAAAGACGATGAATTCTATATATTTTGTGGAGACTATTGTGATAGAGGAACACAAAATGTAGAAACTTTATTATATATGATGGAACTTGCTAAACGTGATAATGTTTTATTATTAACTGGCAACCATGAAAGACATTTGTGGGATTATTCTAAAGATCAACCATCTGGATCAAAAGAGTTTAACGATGTTACAGCTAAACAATTTGACGAAGCTGGTATATCTAAAAAAGAGATAAGAAAATTTTACAAAAGATTAGCTCAAATGGCTTATTATACTTATGATAATAAAACCATAGTAGTTACTCATGGTGGAATAGCTAAGATGCCAGATAATTTAATGTTAATGGCAACAGAACAATTCATTAAAGGTGTAGGCGATTATAATGAAACTGAAACGGCAGAAGATACTTTTACAAAAAGTGTTGCAAAATATAGTGATACAACTGATTTATATCAAATACATGGACATAGAAATTTAGAAAAGACTGATATATGGAATGGTTCTGCATTTAATCTCGAAGGAGAAGTAGAATTTGGTGGTTGTTTAAGATGCCTTACATTAAGACATGATATAGGATTTGAAAAGTTTTATACTAAAAATAATAATTTCAATGCTATATCATATGAACCTGACCATTTAGACGACATTCCATTAGAAAAGATAATACAATCATTAAGGGATAATAAATATATCAGAGAAAAACAATTAGAAAATAATGTGTCATCATTTAATTTCAGTCCACAAGCATTTAAAAAGAAAATATGGGATGAAGAAACAATAAGAGCAAGAGGATTATTTATAAATACTAATCTTAATAAGATAGTAGCAAGAAGTTATAATAAATTCTTTAATATAGATGAAATGCCATTGACTAAATTAGGTAATCTTGAACTTAATTTCGAATATCCTGTATCTGTATATAGAAAATATAATGGATACTTAGGACTTCTAGGATATAATCCTGAAACAGATGAGCTTATGTATTGTTCTAAATCTACAAATGAAGGAGAATTTGCTCAATGGTTTAAAGAATATATGGAATCTCATTATAGTAAAGAAGAATTAATAGACATCAAAGCATATATAAGAGACAACAATGTAACATTCGTATTTGAAGTTATATTGCCAGAGAAAGACCCTCATATAATCGAATATGCAAAAGACAAAGTTGTATTATTAGATATTATATACAATACAATGAATTTTAAACATATAGAATATAGCAAATTAAAAGTAATTGGCGAATGTTTTAATATGGAAGTCAAACGTAGAGAATATGTATTCGATAATTGGGAAAGTTTTATGGACTGGTATGCTTATTATATTGACCATGATCCACAAATAGAAGGATATGTAATAGAAGATAATCAAGGATTTATGACAAAAATAAAAACAGACTATTATAACTCATGGAAAAAATTAAGATATGTAGTATCTGAAGTATATGAAAAAGGATATATACTAAAACCAACTATATTAAAACCATGTGAAATGAATTTTTATAATTGGTTAATAAAACAAGATAAAGAAGTTCAAGGCTCAGATATTATAACTCTAAGAAATATGTATAAGAAAAGAGCGATTAAAAATGGATAAAATGATTTTAATTAGCGAGCAAGCATTAAAAGATATTTTATATGAAACAGATATAAGCCCTGAAGAAAAAGGCAAATTAGTAGCTAAAATCGAAAACTGCAATTTATATAAAGAAGATAAAGAGGAGTCTTTGCTAGATGCATTGAACTCCTTGGAGTTTAATATTCAAAGCGATCCAGCAGATATTCATGAGTATCGTATCATGTATCTAGGTATCAAAGGATATCTAGAAGGAGAAATGACGCTTGAAACAGCATACGACTATTACTTTGGTGATCATTGTCCACCATTTGGTTATACATGGTGTGAAAGAGGAAAAGACAAAATAAATGATTGCAACAATTGTGACTTAAAACAAAAACAATGGTCTGATAATGACGCTCGATGCTTAGAGTGCTGGAAAAGAACACTTGAAATAGAAAAGGAGAGATTAAAATAATGGATTTATTTTCACTTGTCGTTAGAAAAATAGCTTCAACAGAAATGAATAGAATAAAATGTAAATGTGGTCATAGAATAGAAGATGATTTCTCTAATACGACTACAGTTATAGAACATACTAATAAACCATGCCCAGAATGTGGCAAAATATATTTGGATAATAATTTTGCAGACGTTATGAAATATGCATGTATTCTCAAAGCAAATGCAGAAAAAGAAGACTACGAAATATGGAACGATGATTTAGAAACTAAAATAAAAGATATGTTAAAAAGTAAATAAGAAAGGATGAAATGTTATGAAAATTGAAACGCTTACAACAAGAGAAGAATTAGATAACCTTAAATCCGCTTTAACATTAACAGGAATATCAGAAACATCAATACCTGATTATATAGAATGGGTTAAATCTTTTACACCTATGAAACAAGAAAAAGCTTATATAATCAAAGGTGAAACTATGAATCGAATATATAATTTAAAAGATGATAAAGCATATCCAAATCATTTACTACTCGTTGCTATTAAACTAGAAGATATGGAAGATCCTATGGAAGTTGCATTCCCTAGATTTATAATTGGTGCAAGATGGTTTGACGATATAGTAGCAAATAACAATAATTAAAGAAAGGATGATGAATTATGGCAGGTTATAAACCTACAGTAGCAATTGATTTCGATGGAGTAATTCATAGCTATACTAGTGGATGGCAAGGAGCAGATCAATGCCCAGACCCATTAGTAGAAGGAATTGACGAAGTTATAAAAGATTTAAGAAAAGATCATAAAGTAGTTGTTGTATCTTCAAGAGCAGATACTTACGAAGGAAGACTAGCTATAAGAGACTATTTAAAGAAATATAATATAGAAGTAGATGGTATTGATTGTAGAAAACCACCAGCAATAGTTTATATAGATGACAGAGCTATATGTTTCACTGGCGATACAAATAATCTAGCTAAACAAGTTAGAAATTTTAAGCCATGGACTACTAAAGATGAATAAGCTAAAACAAGCAGATCCATTAGTTATTGGCGCAGCCGTAAGTAATCTATTTTATAGCCTTGCATATCCAATAGTTCATACTATTACTATGCAAGGCATAGATTCTAAATGGTTAAGCTTCGCTAGTTTAGCTAATTGTATTTTAGCATCTATTATAACAAAGTTATGGTTAAAGAAAAGCAAAGAACTATATTACTTCTATGGTGTAATGTTAGGCGTAGAAGTAATAGTGTATGGTATATTAACCGTAGCATTTTTAGGTGGAGCAGCATCTCCGTCTATGTATTATATGGGAGATGCTATATTAAATGCTGTTATAACAAGAAATATAATCTGTGGTGGTACTAGACTTAAAGCATTAAGATATGAAGGTGAAGAAAGAGAAGAATATGACAATAAAAATAACTATTATAGTTATATAACCAGCATAATAGGTTTTGCAATAAGCTCATTTATAACATTCTCTACACCAATAGGTTTTATATTAATGTTTATTGGTATTGCTATAGACAATATATTCTATTATCAAGCATTCAAAGAAGAAAAATCGAAGGAGATACAAAAAGAAAATGATTAAATTCATAATAGGTGTATGCGTTGGATTTTTATTAGGAGTATTTTGGTTTGGCGCAAATGCAGAAAATAGAAGGGAGAAAGAAAATGAAGATTATAGAAAGTAACGAACAATATTATATATATGGAGGAGACAGTGTATCAACACATGACGAATTACCTGCAGGATTTTATGAAGTACAATTTCAAAAACAACAAGGTTTCTGGTTGACTAAACATCCTGCTATGCAAGTTAAAGAAGATAAAGTATATGGAGACCATAGTAAAAAAATTAATAAAGTATTAAATGCATTTAATTCATTTAATAGAAATTTAGGTGTTATGTTATCTGGAGATAAAGGAATGGGTAAATCCTTATTTGCTAGAATGCTAGGTAGAGTAGCAGTAAATAAAGGTTTACCAGTAATAATAGTTAATTTTTATACGCCAGGAATAATGAATTATATTAATAGTATAGATCAAGAAGTATTAATACTATTTGATGAATTTGATAAAACATTCGAAGTAAAAGAAGATTTTAATCCTCAATACGAAGTACTAAATGTATTAGATGGTCTAGGCGTAGGTAAAAAATTATTTGTATTTATATGTAATGATTTAGACGAAATTAATGACTGTATGCTAAATAGACCAGGTAGAATACATTATCATTTTAGATTTAGTTATCCAAATGAAGCAGAAGTAACTGCTTATTTAATGGATAAACTAGATAAACAATATTACAATCAAATAGAAAAAGTAGTTAAATTTAGTTGCATGACAAAAATAAATTATGACTGTTTAAGAGCAATAGCATTTGAATTAAATAATGGTTATGAATTTGAAGAATCTATAAATGATTTAAATATATTACATTTAGATGATTCTAATAGTTATTGTACTGTCGAAGTAACATATAAAAACGAAAAAGTATTTAGACGTTCTCTTAAATTTAATTTATTTGACCCAAATGAAAGTACGATAATATGGGCTACAGATAAAGGTAGTAGACCTATTGGCGAAGTAAAAATAGCATTTAACAATGTAGATATAGATATGGCCAAACATAAAGAGTATTTTGCAACTATAAGTGATTTGAGAATAGAATCTTTAGATCTTTATAAAGCATATGACGAAGAAGAAAGATTAGAATTAGAAAATTATTATTTAGACAGCGATAATATAGTTATGGCTTGTATTAAAAAAGATTCTGATAAAAATAAAAATAAAAGATTTTTCTAGGAGGTAGATAAGAATGGGATTCCTTAAAAAAATATTTCAAAAAGGCGAAGCAGCAGGAGCAGAGGCAACACAAGAAACAACACAACAAATGCCAGAAAGAATAAAATCTGACGCTATAGCAGCTGTTAATTTAAAAGAAGAAGTAAAAGCTGATGCTATAACAACAATTAACTTAAGAAAAGAAACGCTTAATAAAGTATGCTTAACAAAAACAGAATTACAAAATTTAACTGCTAAAGTTGTGGTAGTATTAGATTATTCTGGTTCTATGGATCAATTATACAGAGATGGTGTAGTACAAGAAACATTAAATAGATTATTACCATTAGCATTAAGATTTGATGATGATGGTGAAATGGAATTATATCTATTTAGTAATCATTGCAAACAATTAGCACCACTAAATATAAATAACTTTAGTAATTATATAGCAGACGAAAAAATACTACATAAATATAGCATGGGAGGAACAAATTATTCACCAGCTATAAATAAAGTAGTTAATGGTCAAAAAGGTGATATACCTACATTCGTTATATTTATAACTGATGGGGATTGTTTCGATACAGATAAAGATAAAACTACAAAAGCAATAAGAACAGCTAGTAGTAAACCTTTATTCTGGCAATTCGTAGGAATAGATAATTCATCATTTAATTTCTTAGAAAAACTAGATGATATGGATGGAAGAGTTGTAGATAATGCAGACTTCTTAAAAATCTCTGATTTAACTAAATTAAACGACGAAGAATTATATAGAGCTCTATTAGGAGAATTTCCAGATTGGTTAAAAGCAGCTAAATCTAAAAATATAATAAAATAGGAGTGATAGTATGATAAAAAGCTTAATTTTGTTTCTATTGACATGGTTTTGGGTAACTATGGTTGCATTTTATGTAAAAGATAGAATATTAAGATTTATATTACACTTTAAATATGGAAACTGTTTTATGATAGGATGTACTATAGCTTTAGCTCTTGCAATAATATTTGCATCTTCTTTAACAGTAGGTTATCTTATGAATAATAGTATAGATGATATAGAAAATAAAACTATAGAACAAATAGTACCAACAGATAACAATACAAATTCCCAAGAAGATAGCTACAATCCCTAAAACAAAAACAGAAAGAAGTAAAAATAATGTAAAGAAAAGCGATAGTAATAAAAAAACTACAACAAAGAAAAAAAATAAAAAATCAGAATCAAAAATAACAACCATAGAAGATATGGAAGGTTTTGATTCCGCTGATACTGTAGGAGGAAATTATGATAATAAGTATGAATTACCAATAGGTGGCTATTTTAAAAGATGCCCTAATGGACACAGTATTTATACTATAAATGGAGATTGGTGGTGCGGTCTTTGTTGTCCAGAAGAAAGTGATGAAAATGATAACAATGACGAAGATAATATAGGAAGCGAAGATAAAGATTACTTCTATCCAAATGACCCTGATCCCGAACCTTCCAATGGAGAAACTAATGTTGGCGATTCTGATTATGAATAGTTATAGCAGGGCTTAGTCCCTGCTATGATTATAAAGGAGGAGATAATTATGGAGATAATATTTGTTCTTTTATTTGCAATGTTAAGTATTGCAATATACGTAGCTGCTGATGGACTAATGTCAGTAGCATTTGATGATGACGATGAGGAGGAATAATATGAAACAATTGCTCAAACAAATAGAACAAGTTATTGCAATAAAAATATTATCGATAATAATAATGATAACTTTAATAATAACATTTTGTAATGCTGGACTTACCACACTAGAAGCTATATGTATATCTTTTATCTTTGGTTTTGCTGCTATCATTCTATTATTAAGTGCAATAGAAGATTATATGCAATACAAGATAATAAAAGAAAAACACGAATCTTGGAAAAGATTTGAAAATGGTATGACACATTTAACACCAGAACAACAAAAGGCATACAATGATGCATTAGACGAACTATTTATAAAAACTGATATTAACTTATTTGATTTAATGGACAAGGAGGAAAATAAAAATGAATAAATGTCGTAACTGTGATAAAACATTTGATAATGATATAACAGAATATTTTGTATATTTACCAAGCAGTACTGTAGCTCAAAGTTGTTGTTGTGAAGCTTGTGCAAAAGAATTAGTCGTAAAAGAAAGAAAAAAAATAGTAGATAAACTTAATAAATTTGATGATGAGACTAAAATATATAAATCTAGCCTTATAGATTTAAATATAAAAGGAGAATAATAATATGTTTATAGATAAACCGACATGCAATTTAAAATCCTGTAGATTTTTTAGTGATTATAATTGCATGGCAAAAGAAATAAAATATGAAAGATGCCCGTACAAAATAATGCGTGATGATGTTGATGCATTAGGATATATTAATGTAACAGGACATCTAGAAAAGAAAGAAGATTATTTACAAAGAACATGTAAACATAAAAACCCAGATGGAACAGATGCATGGGTATATGATTCAGAATATGAAATGAAAAGTTCTCAAATGCATTGTTCTATATGTGGCAAAAGTAAGGAGTAAATATTATGGGAAAAAGAATAGTAACAAAAACCGCAGCAGAAGCAAGGATGGAAAGAGAAAGAGAAAAATTAGACATTAGCGATATATGCCCAGAATGTGGTACACAAGCACTTATGGCTCTTGAAGGTGATGAACATGAAGGTGGATTTTTCTTAGGATCAACTGTAAAATACGTTTATTACACTTGCAATAAATGTGGGTGTGAGTGGAAAGTAGAGAAAGGAAGATGGTAGTATGTGCGTAGTTATTAATTTATGGGGTGGACCAGGTTGTGGAAAATCTACAACAATGGCCAAAATATTTTCAGAATTAAAAATAAAAGGATATAATGTAGAAATGGTATCTGAATTTGCAAAAGATTTAGTTTATGAAAATAGAATGGATACAATGAAGGATGAGCTATATATCTTTGCCAAACAAAATCATAGATTATTTAGAGTTAAAGATAAAGTAGATATAATAGTAACAGATAGACCACTACCTTTAACTTGTGTGTACGATAAAGTATATGGCAAAAATGACAAGAATTTGCATACATTAGTTAGAAGAACATTCCAAGAATACGATAATATAAATATATTATTAGATTTTAATGAAAACAACTATAAAAAAGAAGGCAGATTACAAGAAAAAGAAGAAGCATTGAATCTGCATAATAAAATAAAAGAAGAATTAAAATTATATGGAAATGTTCTAAGCGTATATACTATAGATAGTATAATAGAAGAAACGAAAAAAAGATTATGGATGACTAAGTTTAAACCTGGAGACGAAGTATTCGTTAGAGATGATGTAAATAGCAAATGGAAAAAGGCAATATTGTTAAATTATGATCCTATTAGAGCATTTCAATATTATACGTATAAGATAGATGATGATATAACTAGCTATAATAAATTTATTACAAAGGAGACTCCAGATGAAAAAAAGTAATTTGGAATATATGATACAAGATTATATAAATACTAACTGTAAAAAGTGTAAACATAGTTATTGTTGGAATAATTCTTGTAGAGAAGATTTATATGAATGTCTTTTAAATAATAAAAGCTTTTTAAAAAGATACGAAATATATAAAAAGGAGGTTCCAAAAAATGAGAACAGTAAAAGTAAACGTGGAAGAACACCTAAACAAGTGTATAATCATAAAAATTCCAGATAATGTAGAAGATCCAGAAGCATATGCAGATGAAAAAGTAGCACAAATGTATAGAAATGGAGAAATAGTATTAACATCAGATGATTATAACGGTGTAACATTAATGTCAGTAGGAGACTCAGAATACTATGAAATTTAACAGCAGACGCATGAAATATTACGAAAGTAATCCATTTAGAAACTTTGAAGAAGAAAGTTTTGTTAAGGACATAAAACAACAAAAGAGAAAAGAAAAGGCAAATAAAGAAGCAAGAATAAGTAAATATACCAAAAAAGGCTATAAGCTTGCAATAGACATTGTTAATACTTATTGCTCATTTGGATGTTTTAAATACGAAGACCCATCTTCTATAACAATACTTAAATTTGATGAAGATAATTATGAAGTCAGAAGTAATAGTGGTTTATTGACAGAAGAAGAAACTAACAAAACATTTGTAGACTATGATGATTTGATAAATTATATTAATCAATTTTATGACTATAACATTATAGAAGAGCATTATAAAGAAGAAGAGAAAAATATGATGGATATTATCTCTGACAATACGATTCGAACACTTAGAACAGATAATGTGTATATTGATAATACAGGAGAGATGTATTTTGACACAGAAATGTAAAACAATCAAAGAAATACTTGAAGAACTCAAAAATAAAAACAGGAGGAATATCCCAAAAATTATATCGCTGATGATGAATGGGAAAAATGGTTAAGAAATAGGAGAAAGAAGGGAGAAGATAATGTTCCTAAACGCAGATAGAGACATGACTTTAAAGTCAAAAATGTGCCTAGCTAAAGAGCTAGGCGCTACTTATATATTTATTAGTATTGTAGATTTAGTTATAGCATCAGAAGGTGGTATGTTTTCATTAGAATGTGAAGACGGATTAAAAGAAGAATCTATTAAAAGAATAACATTCGATGACTATGACAATCTAATAAAATATATAAATGATTTCTATGATTATAATAGAATAGAAAATGAATTTGCAAACATGGAAGGACGAGTATATACTCAAAGATCAGACTATGAACGCTATATTGAATTAAAAAATGCAAAAGATAAAATAAAAGATGAAATGTTAGAAATATCACCATCTGATTATAGATATAGTCATGAACTTGCAGAACGCATACGTTTATTGGTAAGAGATAATATATATACAGCAAATAGTATTGCCGCTTCAGAATATTACGATACAATTCAGCATACTTTACCTAGAGGTGCAAATTCAGGTACAGTATTATATAGCTCGGAGGAGGATGATGATTAATGGCTGCCAAGAAAAAGAAATATTTTTGTAAATCTTGTTTACATAATCAATCTGGGTTATGTTTAATAAGACATATGCAAAATCTAACAACTATAAAACGATGCGAATTTAAGGATGAAAGGAATGGATAACATGAAAGATGTATATTTTACAGTAGTTCATGATCAATTTGAAGATGGAGAAAAAATAGATTGGGCAATAGTTGTAGAAAAAGAATTTTGGGATCAACGCAAAGGATTTGATGATACTATGGACGAAAATCTAGAAGATGCACTTGCAGAATTAACAAGCATAGATAGCCCAGAAACTGTATCATGGGATCCTACCAGCGTATCATTAGAAGACATAATAAATATAACGAAAAATAGAGGTTATAATTTATTAGTCGATGACGAAAGATTTATAAATGAATTTAAAGAAGAACATGGCGTAGAACCTAAAGATTATTATATATAAGGAGACAATATTATGGCCAAAAAAATAATAGTTAAAGATATAGTAATTGGTGATCCTATTTGTCATCCATGGTATATGTTTTGTAATGAATACAACGAATGGGATTTGATTAAAGATGATATAATATTCACCAAAGAAAGATTCTTGCCTAGAATATTAGTAAACGCAGGTGTAGTTAATTCTACATCAGAAGTAAGGAGAAATAGACCTGAATTAGTTAAAACTTTAGATAAGCCAGACTTTATAGAAGTTAAATGGGGCAAATCTAAAGTATATATTCAAATAGGAGATTAATTATGGGAATAATAGAATTAAAACGAGAACTAAAAGAATTATACGAAAAAAGAGACAAAATAAATAATGAAATACAAGAAGTTTTAAATGCTATAAATGAATATGAAGAAGAATATAAAGATGATCCATATTTTCAAAAACATGGCGTAGCATTTGAAGAAGTACACGACTATTCACCGTAATATATATGCAAGAGGTGATATAAATGGCTTGCAAAAAGAGTTCAGCTAAAAAAAGCGGAAGCAAAAAATCAAGTGGCAAGAAAAAACCTTGCTAATATAAATATGTAGATTAAAAAAGCAGATAGATTAATATCTGCTTTTTTTATTGTAAATAAGGAGGAATACAATGTATGACGAAAAGCCTACAGAAAAACAATTGCTATACATAGAAAGAATATGTAAAGAACTCGATATTGAATTCAAAGGCACTACAAAAGAACAAGCTAAAAATTTCATTAGCAATAATATAGAAGAATTCAGAAAAGTTCCTACACAAAGACAAATAGATTTTATTAATAAGATTATACCAGTAGTCAAAGTTCAATTTACTGGAAATACAAAAGAAGATGCTACTTATTATATAAGTAAATACAAAGATGAATATTTAAGAAAAACTATGAAGTCGCCACGTATTATGAGATTTGAAGATTACGATGATTATTATGAAGGATACATTGGTGATGATGATTTCTTTTAAGGAGGGAATATAATGAAAAAATCAGAAATAATAACTGCAGCAGCAATAGCCGCTGCTACAACAGGAACAATAGGTATAGTACAACATGTAGATGCTTTATCTGCTCAATATAAAACTACAGCAGTTTTATGTATGAGAAAAGGTCCTGGAACTAATTATCCAGTAATTAGAAAATTAGCATTAGGTCAAACAGTAACAGTTGTATCTATAGATAGACATGGATGGGCTAAACTAAGTAACGGATATTATGTAAGTAGTTTATATTTAAAAAGAGACACTGGTAATTCATCTAAAGATACTAATGTAACAGGTCAAGGCGTATTTAAATATACTAAAAATAATCTTAATTTAAGAAAAGGACCAAGCACTAACACATGGAAAATAATGACTATACGTGGAGGACAAAAAGTTAAAGTAATAGCCACTTATAATAATGGATGGAGTAAAGTCATATATAACAATGCTATAGGTTATGTAGCATCACAATACTTAACTGATAGTAAAAGCAACGCTTATACAACAATAGATAGAATAACAGTTAGTCTATCTAATAAACAAATGAATTGTTATTCACATGGTAAATTAGTAAGATCTATACGTTGTGCGGTTGGTAAACCAAGTACTCCTACACCTAAAGGTCAATTTAAAATAGTTAATAAAATTAAAAATAGGCCATATTATAAAGGACACATAGCAGGAGGTGCACCTAATAATCCATTAGGCAAATACTGGTTAGGTCTTAAAGTAGGAAACTACGAAGGAACTGTATATGCGATACATGGAAACAATGATGAGTCATCTATAGGTAAAGCAGTAAGCCACGGATGCATAAGATTGCACAATAGCGATATTGAATGGTTATTTAATTTAGTTACAGCTTATGATTGCACAGTAGTTATATATTAGATAATAAATAATAAAATAGGAGGAATATAATTGAGAATGACGACAGTAGAGATAATAGACATGGATAATAATGAACGTATAGTAAATGGTTTATTTGGTCATTCATTTACTATACCTAGAATAGGAGAAAAAATATCCTGTCTAGATAATAAATATAGAGTAGTAAATATAGAACATGAACTAATATGTGTAGGTTCGATACTACAAACAAACAAGGTTACTTTAGAAGTAAGAAAAATACCAGATAATTTATATACTTAGGAGGAATATAATGAAAAAAACAGATTTAAAGAATGGAATGAGTTATTGTACAAGAAATAATGTAAAACATTATATAATAAATAACCGTATATTTGGAGAAAGAGATGCTGACCTTATTCAAGAAGCTGATGATTATGAACGTTTTATTCAATATCATTATGATGATAAACTATTATGTAGTTTTGATAAAAATGACGATATTGTAGCTATATGTGATGTAGATGGAAAACAAATATGGTCAAGAGTAGATTGGAGCAAAGTGCCAGTAGATACAAAAGTATTAGTTAGAGACAGCGATAATGCTAAATGGACAAAAAGACATTACGCTAGTTTCGATAAAGAAAAAGATTTATTTAGAGCATTCACAGATGGAGGTACATCATGGACAACTAAAGACACTACTGGATGGATACAATGCAAATTAGACAACGAGGAAGACAACAAAGAAAAATTAGAACAAAAAGAAATATCAGCATATGATTTAAATGAAGAATTTGGTGAATTCTGCCATGAAAGTTTTCCAAATTGTAGAAACTGTAAATATGATATGGATAACTTATGTAAAATAAAATGGATATTAGATACTTATAATTTAACTAAAAAATAGGGAGGAATATTATTATGATTAACGCAACAAAACATGCAAGAGAAAGATATGCATCAAGAATAAAAGGAATAGAAAAAAATGCACTAAAAGCAAATGTAACTATGTATGGAGCTGAATACGAAAAAGATTTAAATAAAATGTATGATAACAGTAAAGAAATATATACTGGTAAGTTCCAAAACCATAACGAGTGTAAATATAGATTAGCAGATGACATTATATTAGTAGTAGATAAACAAGAGCAAAACTTAATAACTTTATATAGAGCTGATTTTAACTTCGGTAAAAATATCAATAAAGATATTTTAAAAAGTTTAGTCCAAGAATTAAATGAAAAGGAAGAAGCTTGGTTATCAGAAAAAGCTAAAGCAGAAGAAACAAACGGAGGATTAAACGACGAAAAAACTTTATTAGAAATGAATATTGAAGCTAAAACTCAAGAACTAAAAGATTTACAAGAAAGATTAACTGCTCTAAAAGAATATATGAAGACTACCAATGCAGACGAAATAGAAGCTAAAGAAGCTATGGATGAAGTAGCTCGTAAAATAGTATATAGCATAGACTATAAAAAATCTATGCAAGAAATAATAGGAGAATAGCTATGAAAAATAAAAGATTTATTGTTATGTTAGGCGCTCTATTAATTTGTACAGCAACAATGTCTAGTGGATGTACAGCAAATAAAACAACAGGTTTTCGTGTAATATCAAAAGAAAAAACTGTTAATGGAGAAGTGATACAGGAAGTAATAGATGAAGATACTGGAGTTCATTATTATGTAAATATGAGCTATCAACAAGGATCTATGTGTCCTGTGTATAATAGTGATGGAACAATAAAAGTAGATAAGGAGAAATAACTATGATTAATATAGGATTTACAGGTCATAGACCAAATAAACTTTATGGATATAAACGAAATAAACAATGGGACAATTTAGAAGACAAAATAGAAGAAGTTTTAAAAGACATAGTAGAATCTACTAAAGATAGATCTATAAAAGGAATAGTAGGAGGTGCTCTAGGCTTCGATACAGAAGCCTGGTATGCCTTAGATTCAATTAAATATGATTATGGTGATGATGCACAAATTGAAATAGAAATGGCTATACCATTTGATGAACAAGATGCTAAATGGCCAACTGAATCTAGAAATATATTTAAAGAATGTAAAGAGCATTCAGATTATTTAACATATGTAGATACACTAGATGATTATAAAGTACCTAATACAGCAGAAGGTAAATATAATCCTAAAAAATTATTTAAAAGAAATGAATATATAGCAAATAATAGCGATATATTGATAGCATGCGTAAGAGATATGAAAAGTGGCAGTGGTCATTGTATTGATTATTTTAAAAAAGTAAACCCAGGAAAGACATTAATTATAATTAATCCCGATACATTAGAAGTAACAAGTGAGGTAGTCTAATGTATACAATAGTAGAGGTTATAACAACAGCTATTATATTAACTGCCGCATATGTATTTTTATTAAAGAGTTAGGAGTGATGCAATGCGAAATACAATGTATATTGTTATTAATGAAGATTTAAATATGAGCCCTGGTAAAATAGGAGCTCATACTGCTCATGCAGTATTTGATTATCTTTATGCATTAAACAAAGCACAAGATGTAATCCCAACAGCCTTTACTGACGTAATTGATTCATTTAAAGACAATGGAGATACAATAATTGTATTAAAAGCGCATGAGGAAGTTTTACTTGAATGCGAAAGAAGGGGTTATATAACAGTAAGAGATAGAGGTTTGACAGAAATTGAACCCGATAGTATTACTGCAGTATGCTTAGGTGTATACGATAAAGATGAAGGTATACCTAAATGGATACAAAAACTAAGATTATTATAAAGAAGGGATATTATGATTAAAAAAACTAAAGTATCCGATGATGTAGAATATTTACAACACTATTGTGATAAATGTGGTATAGAAACTATTTATTATTCTACATTAGAAGACCAAGAAAGACAATATCATGAACACATATGTCCATCGTGTAAAAAACGATATTATGAAGATAGAACATATCCGTATATAGAAAGAATCAATAGCAAGGAGGAATAATATTTGAAAGAACTAAAGAAATATATGGATAGAGCTAATGCGAGTTTTGTAAGAGACAATAATTGCGAATCACCAATAGGAGTTTCTGCGTTCTCAAAAAGAAAAAGAATACAATATGATAATACACTGCAAGGTTATTATAATTGGATAGTAAAAAATATTGTACCAATAAAAGAAAAATTAGTTCCTACATATAGATATGTTGGAGAGTGGCTAGTACCACACGAAGTAGTTCATAAAGAAGAATATTATAATTTCTATTTATTTGGCATATGGGATGAAGAAACAGAAGAATATCTACCAGATGATTTAGTAATATTTGAAGCTGCAAGACTTGGTCTAAATAAAGTATAAAGGATTATGGAGGAATGTAATTATGTATAACAATAATTATGATGAATTTGTAAATAAAGACGTATGGGGCTATGCATTTGAACCTAGTTCAAAATGTGATAGCTTTTTACTAAATCAACCACCTGTATTGGGAACAATCAAAGATCGTAAATTCTATGAATACAGTAAAAAAGGTAAAATAAAGAAATCTAGTGCAGTATTTGCATATAACAGATATTATGCATTAACAGAAGATGAAGCCAAAGAAGGATATAACAAACTTATAGATAATCATATAAGATGGATGCAAAATATGATAAAGAAATATCAAGAATCTAAAATATAGCATATAGGAGAGATGTCAATGGTATTAGAAATTTTAAAGTTTGTGTTCTCGAATTTTTTTATATGGTTTGGGGTTGCAATTATAGTAAGCGAGTTCAATCCCTTAAAGGGAATGATAGACAAAAGTACACATATATATTTAAATGGTAAAGAATTAGATCAAGATGAAATATCAAAAATCTTAAAAAACAAAAATAGATAACAGGAGTGAATGACATATATGAAAAACAGAATAAGAATAGTAACTTGCAAAGAAATGTTTCCAGAGTTAGCAGATACATCTAACAGAGAAAGATTTATAGATTTTCTAATGGAAAATGACGAAAAAATATTTGTAAGAAAGGCCCTAGAAAAAGCTAATTATACTCTTACAGATAAGGATTTACAGTTATGCGAGATAATATTAGACGATATGATATATAGAGATGTTTTACAACCTACAACAAGACAACAATATATAGATGTATTAATAATAGCAGCTATGTTAAGAAATTGTTATAGAGATGAAGAACATCCTATCACTTCTTTATTTAGAATAAGAGAAGAATTCAATGATATAGAAGTTCTTGATGAATTTGAATATGGAATTCCTAAACAATTTTATGAACAAATTTATCAACTAATAGAAGCTCAAGATGGTGAAGCAACTGAAGTACATTTTTGTAGACCAACTGTAGGATCAATACAACAAATGTTTGTAGATTGTATAAGAATGCAAGATGCAATATATAAATATCCTAGAGTAGGTGAAAATGATGCTAATTAAAGAATCTGATTTATTAAACTTTATATCTTGTCCAATAAAATATATGGTTTATAAAAATAATAATATTAATGAACCTGATACATATAATACATTATTACATAAATCATATAAGTGGACCATTAATGATTATAATTATAATGGACTAGAAGGTCTTGATGCTAGAATTAAAAAGCATTGGGATAAAGTATGTATCCAACATCAAAACGAAATATTGCCTAAAAAAGTAATAGAAGGTTGGGGTATGCTATATCGAGTATATGAATTATTAAGAGATAAACATGTAGAAGTATTAGATGTTGATATTCCATATCATATAGAAATACCTGGAACATCGTATGCAGTCGAAGGACAAATAGATATGATATCTAAATATGGAGATGACATAGAAATATTAGTACCTAGTTTTTCTAATAGAATGCCAGAATCATATTTAATAGATAATAATATTAAACATAGTCTAGACGCATATGCAATAAAAAAGATGTTTAATAAGAATACTTTTATTACTTATCATAATTACAATATTAGTAAGGATAAGTATACAGCAAGATTAGAAAGAGACTTAAATAAATTAGAATTAATAGTAAAAAATGCAGGCAACTGCATAGAAAATAACTTATTGTATCCATGTACAGGATATCATTGTTCTAATTGTATGGCTAGAGCAATATGTTCTGAATGGGGTAAAGATTATAATAATGAGGCGTTTTAATTAGCGCCTCTAATAATACAAGGAGATAGATTTATGAAATTATCAAAAATAAATATAGCAGCAGGCACTGTTCTTAGAGAGCTGCTAATAAAAATAGCTACAAAAACCAATAGCTCGTTATCAATAGAAGAATTAAATGACATTGTCAATAAGAGCGAATCAATAATAAGCACTAATGAATTAATGGCATCTGTACATTTCTCAGTAAATAACATAGAAATAGATTTTGATGATATTATAATTGCATTTAGTGATTTATTTGATGAAATATCTCAAAAGCTAGAATTAGATTCTAAAACAGATGAAATAAATAAAAGAATAGAATTAGGTGTACAAGATAAATTAGACAATGAATACCTAGAAATATTTGATAGTGTTAGAGCAACACATCAGTTAATTGAAGCAAATAGAGAAAGAATAGAACATATGTATGCTCCAATAGAAAAACCAGATCCAGACACAGATATAGATACAGAATTTGAAGGTGATCATGTTGACGTTGGAGACGCAGACAGCAGCACAAACTAAAATGACTGAGATAGTAGAAGTATACGGAAATAGCTTTACAGGCAAAACATTATATGCATTATCATTATTAGATAAAAATAAAGCGTCATTATATATAGATGTAGACTGTAAACTTCAAGACAATTTAGACTATCCTGAAAACATGTTTATATTTAGGAATAATGATATTGATAATATATGTGAATTAGTTGCACGAACTATTGGTGACTTAGACACTATAGTAATCGATTCATTACCTAATGTAACAAGTGACAAGAATATAAATAATTTACAATATGATTTCAGTATCTTTAAGAAGATAAGAGAGATAATAGCTCTATGTAAAGATAATGATGTTGATTTGATTATTGTAAATCAAATGAGGTATCATAAAGGCTCTAAGAGAAAGTCATTTGGACTACGTGCTCTAGGACTTTATTATACAAAGAGAATTTATATAGACGATAACGGTAATCCAAAAATTACAAAGAATTTGCATTAAAAGGTTTACCGTATATATATTATGTATACTAAAAAGAACTACATTCTATTTCCATTAGAGTGATAGTTCCTTAAGATGAAAAGTTTTTTAGTTTAAACCACTCAAGTCGGCATTTGGGTGGTTCTTTATTAAGTCCATACAAATAGCGTATGGCATTACACTTATATTTTAAGGAGGCTATATTATGATAACAAAAAATATGAATGCAATATTATTTAGAAGAAAGAAACAATTTATGGTAGGAAATACAGAAGCCGTAGTTACATCTGAACAAAACATGCAATTAATGTATGTATTGACAGAAGAGTTAAAACGTCTAGGCTTTAGAATGTCTACAGACTTAACTAATACATTATTAGGTAAACACACTGCAGACATACAAATGTTAAGTGAATCCTTAGTTGATTTTTGTAGAGAAAATCGTGGAGAAAGAGAAAATATGACACCATTATTTCACAACTTCTCTACTGCAGAATTCCCAGAAAACCTATCAATAAGAGTATTCCAATACGCTTATGTAGATTTAAAAGATGATCCAGAAGCAATGGATGCATTAATAGAAAGATATGGCGATGAATTGTTCAAAGAAGAATTAGAAAACACATTAGTTGATAGTTCTTTAGAAAGAATAGACTTAGGTACTGAAGAAGATTATATTAATATGTGTAAACAATTAATAAGTAGTAAAGTATCTTATTCAAGTCAAGACCAATCAGATATAGATGTTATACTATCTAAAATATCTCTTTCACATTCTGGTATATATTTAGATAAAATAATGCCTGAGACATTAGATATAAAAGAAAATATAGCATATATAACTTCTGTATTAGTTAAAGAGTATGGATATGATAACGTAAAAGATATTGTATCTAAATACTTTAAAACATATACAGATGTATTAAGATATGCTGTAGCATTATCTAATGGAGATGTATCATTAGCACGCTCTAGTAAGTTTAGAAACTTTAAGAGACATGAAAGAAGAATGTTATTAGATATGTTTAATGAACTAGGCACTAATAACTATGAAGATTTATTGAGACATAAATCAATGTTCTTAAAGCTTGGCGAAAAGATACATCCAGGTGAATATAAAACTAGATATGCTAATACTTTTAAATGTTTCGATGGTCTAAGAAATAATGCTAAGAGCTTACAATCAAAAACATTTAACAGCAGAAAAGAAAGAGCATTTAAAAACAAAGATATACACACTGTATTAAAATTATTAGAACAAAGACCTGGCGAATTCGCTAGAAGTTTAAACAGAGTATTATTATTAGCTGAAGAAATAGAATATAATACTAATGCAGTTGTACAATGCTTTGTTAAAGCAGCATATAATAATGTGCCAATAAGTACATTGTTAACTATAGCTAACTACTTTGAAAATAGATCTAGTAACAATAATTTAAGAGTTTTCTATCCAAAGGGACAAATGGCGAAGCTATATGTCAGAGAAAATAACCTAGAAGACTTAGATATAGATACATTAGTTTCTGTATCAGAACTATTATCTGATCTAATGAATAGTATGTTAGCAGAAAAAACTGATTTAGGTAAGGTCTATATAGACCCAGAAATAAGACAATATGTTGCTCCTCTTAAATTAAGAGATATGAGCAGAACATCTAAACCAGTTGAAAGAGGATCTAAGTTCGATATAACAAGTGATAATATAAGATTCTATTGTCATTGGTTAAATGCTGTGATAGATGAAAGAGAATGGCGTACAGACTTAGATCTATCTATAGGAATGTATGATGAAAACTTCAAAATGATAGATTATGTTAGCTTTTCTAAGACACAAGCTGAAGGATGTCGACACTCTGGTGACTTTACAGATGCGCCACATAATAAAGGCGGAGCTACTGAGTATATAGATATAAAACTAGACAAAGTTAGAAAAGATGTAAGATATATTGTTGCAACTGTACATTCATTTAGCTCACAACCTTTCTATCAATTACCTGAAGCATTCGTAGGATATATAGAAATCCCAGAAGGGGCTACAATAGCATCATACGAACCTTCATTAGCTAAAGTTAAATTAGATTTAACTAGTGAAGAAAGATCTACTATACCTTGTGTAATAGATGTTAAAACTAAGAAACTAGTATGGGCAGATTTAGGTTCTGGTATTAATGATTACAGCCGTACTGTTTTAGACAATAAATCTAGAACTACTGTAATATTAGAAGGATTAGTTAAAACAACTAAACCTAATCTTTATGAGCTAGTATCTATGAATGCACATGCAAGAGGTAAAATAGTAGATGATATAAAAGAAGCTGACATAATCTTTATATCAGATAAAGACAAACTTGATGATAACGACACAGTAAGAAGTAGAATAGTTGAAAAAGTTGTACAATCTGTAGATGAAGATGGCAATACTATAGAAGAAACGGTAGAAGATGTTGAAACATACGAAGCTCAAGTGGTTACACCATATGATACAGCGTATATAACTTCAGAACTATTATAATAAAGACAAATGAGGACCAGTAGAAATACTGGTTCTTTTTTTATATATAAAAATTTATAATAAAATTTAGGAGGAATATAGAGATGAAAAAGGCAAGCGAAGTATTAAGTAACAAAGGTTTAATAAGAAAAGGTGAAGAAATGTTTAAAGGTAAATATGAAATAGCTATAATATCATTAACACCTAGAAAAAGAATTGCATTTGAATTAGAAGATATAGTTAAAACTATGGATGAAGCATTAGTTATAAAAGAAGACCTAGAAAACAATGGTAAAGCTGTACGATTATTACTTAAATCAAAAGGAAATAAATATAAAGCAACATACTTAAGCGACTTTAAAAATACAGTATGCTTATCTCAAGGATTAAATAGAGCATTAGAAGCTAACATTATACAGTTAAGAAATAAATTAAATCCTAGAAAGAATCAAAGAACTGATTATAGTTTAGAAATGACAGGTTATATGGGATTTGGATTTAATCAAGCACAATCTGTTTATGTTTGTACTCGTCTATATGAAACTGCAGATGAAGCGCGCCATTATATCACTAAGAGATATGGTGTTGACCCAGAATCAGTTGAAATATTAGATGTGTCTAGATTAGCAGATGGTTCATTTAGATTTAGTAAAGTAGCTTATGAACAAATGAAAAGACTTAAAAACGTTAAACTATCTAAATTAGTAGAAAAATTTGGTGAAGAAGCTTATATCATAATGGAAGAAATAGAAAGACAAAGGGCTGAGATTTATGCACAAATGAAACAAGCCCAAGAATTAGCACAAGCTACTGGTAAAGAACTAATGGTAGATGAAAAATCTAATTTGGCTCATGCATATATAACTAATGCCTTAGAAGCTGTAAAAGAAGCACAAAGAGAAATAACTCACTCTAACCTAGAAACTTTAACATCTGAAATAGGTAAACCATATACAGACCCTAATACAACAAATGCTAAAGAACATAATGCAGCAGCAATAGCAGAAACTGTTAAAGCACAAAAATTATTAGAGAGTATATTATCAGGAAACGAAGATAAAATGATGGCTCAAAAATAATTATAGTAATATTTTGCTTACTTTTGTAGAATAATATATCAGGAGGAATACAATCAATAGAAAGGACATCATACATATATTATGGAAACATTAAGTAACATAGCATTAGAACAGTTAGAAGAAAAATTAAATAAAGAGAAAATATTATTCTGGAAAGACGAGACTCATATCTATTTACAAAGAAAGAAAATAGTATTTCTGTATTCAGATTATGAGTCTCTAAATATTCATATTAAAATAATGACAGAAGATGGTTGGTTGTTTGAAAGAAACCACCCAGACCATAAGATAAAATTCTTAAATAAAAATACAAAGCAAAAGCATGAATATATTATAGCAGAATTTAGAAAAAACTTGTAAGGAGAGTGATGAGCTATGAGTAATATATTTTTGATTTTTGTAACACTTTTATGATCACTAATTAAGTTTGCAATACTAAAAACTCAAGCAAACCATGGAGCTGTATAATTGCAGCTCCTTTTTATTGGCATAAAACTATCTATTTTATGTCATTTAAAATAATATAAGTAATTGCAACGCTTTGATATTTTTATGTCAGTAATTCTGTCAGTAAACACGCAGGAGTGATAAAATTATGAAAAATATTAAATGTAAATATGTAAAATATTGTGAATTAAGTAAAGACTGTAGTGCATGTGATTTATCAAATCATAAACAAGTTAATAGCAACATTGTTAAGCAGTTAAAAATGGAAGCGATTAATAAGAAAAGACGCAAAATAGAAATAAAAAGTGTTAAATAATTATATTACTATGTTACAATAATCATAAGAAGTTACAAATTAATTACAAATATAGCAACATTTATACGTAATACAATAACATAGCAAAAAATTATAAATAAAAGGAGATTGATTAAATGATAAAAATTATAAAGAGAATAGTCGGGCCCAGGACAACAAAGAAAATAATAACAGGAGCATTAGCAATGTGTCTTGTTCTAGGATGCACACCTGTTAAAGCAAGCGCAGCATCTTCACATACTTTAAGTAACAGCAGCATAAATAGAGTATATAATAATAATAAAAAAGCTCATCCGAGCATATCAAAATATAAAATAAAAAGAGCAGCAGCAACAGCTAGACACAGATCAAGTAAAGGTACTAGCAAATCAGAATATAAAAGAAAAGTAGCAATATTACTTGCTACAATGGAAGTAGAATCAGATTTTAAAATGATAAGACATGTAAATAGAAATGGTTCTGTAGATTATGGAATCATGCAAGTTAATAGTAGTGTAATACCAACAATAAAAAGAGCTATGGGAAGTAAAATAGCTAATGGATTAAAATATAACGTAGCAGATAACATAGAAGCAGGTTCATATGAAATGATAACTCTATGTTATAATAAAGCTAAAAAGAAACATCCTAGTAATGTAATATGGTGGACTTATGCATATTACAATAGAGGATTATATTTCGAAAACTATAGCTATAGCTATAACTATAACCAAGCAAATAGAAATTCACAAAAATTTATAAGAATATATAATAAGTATCGTAAAGACTTATAAATAAATAAGCACCCAATTGAGGGTGCTTTTGTTATATGTTATATAAAAATACGTGTATTTTACCTTCGTCATATGTGTCCACTATCTTGCCTTGAAGACATATTTCATTTATTATTTGATGGTCATCTACTCCAAAGTAATCTGCTATTACATCGGCTATTGATTTATTAAAATTAGGAGTGTCGAACTCTTCTTTATGGTCAAATATATAGTAAGCTTGTATAGGCTTAGTAAAGTCTATATGCGATAATTTATCTAAGTATTGTGTAGGGAATTTATGTCTCCACATACAATAAGCTTTTGATTTTACTATATTACCATTTTCAGTATAACTATACATATGATTATTACTGAAACCATGTACAGGGATTGTTATCCAACCATCAATAGACATAACATGCTTAGCAAATGAATCATTTAGCTTTTTAGCAAGAGATTGCTCCTTGACTGTTTCTTTATTAACTTTAGGATGTTCTATAACTTCTTCTCTTCTTAATGAAGGAAGTATAAATTCAAACATCCATTGACTAAACACTATAGGTGTTTTGATATTAGAATGTATTATAAGAGAATCAATACCTTCATCATTAACAAGTATATGATTATTTTTAACTATTACATTATTACTTATATAAGATTTATAAGAATCATCTCTATAATTAAGAGCTTTCGCTACATCTTCTAGGAAAGGATATCCTTGATCAAACCTTACAGTACCAAATAGCATATGTTTCTTTTTTATTATTGTCACTTTTATTCACCTCATATTATAAATACTAGACTGATGTCAGTAATATTATTTTAAGCATAATATATAAGAAAGAAGTGATAATATGCCACCTAGAATACCACATATATTTGAAAATGGTATAGAAAAGAAAAGATGTAGCAGATGTAAAAACTATTTGCCAGTAAGCGAATTTATATATAAAAAAGATAGATGGGATCGTCTTAACAATGAATGTAATAGATGCAAAACAATAAGAAATAAAAGACGATATAACCCAGACTATGTATATGAAGATAATACAAACAACGAAGAGGAACAGGGCGATATAGATGAATAAAAAATTATATGAACATTTAAAACCTTTCGTAGATATATGTAATAAATACGAAAATTGTGATGAATGTGAAATACAAAGAATGTTTAATGACTGCATATTTATAGATCCTCCAGATATATGGAGATTAGGAGATGACATCGATGGCAAAGAAAAAGACAAAAACAACTAAGAAGAAAGCAAAGACAACTAAAAAGAAGATATGTAAAATGTCTTCACAAGATATGCTACAACCAGGTGCTAGAGGTATCATTACATCTAATACAGGTGTACCTGGATATAGAAAATAAAAAAAATAAAAATAAGTGTTATAAGATATAAGTACAGGTATTATATTATGTACATAAAAGTTAATAAGAAAACAAACGAGTCAAGGGAGACACACAAGTCTCCCATATATCCCTTATAGGTTACGACGCTCCGTAGGCGAAATGGTTAAGCCATCATCCTTTCACGGTGAGGATTACGAGTTCAAATCTCGTCGGAGTGACCATTTAGTTATTTTAAATAACTCCTCATAATTTTTCCTTTCAAACCTATAATATTATATAATTTTGTACTTAATAAAAGTACATGGTGACTCAACCTTGACAAACGGAGCATTAATATGCTCCGTAACATTGGGTGTTCGTTCAAGGGTAGGACACAGGATTTTGATTCCTGGAATAATAGTTCGAATCTATTACGCCCAGCCATTTAACAATTTAATATTGTAACTGCTAGGATAGATGATAATAATACTTCCTTCAATTAATTATTTGTTTGTTTCATCATAAATTTTCCCCCTAGTTATCCTAGCAGTATTTTTTGGGTAGATATCCAAGTGGCTAAAGGAGGCAGATTATAAATCTGCTGCATAATGTCTCGTTGGTTCGACTCCAACTCTACCCAGCATTGATAGTTACTCTATGATATATTTTACCGTTTATAACATAAAATTATAATATGTTAGTAGACAAAATCTATGTTAAACCTTAACGAATGGATATATATAATCTTCCTTCTATATACCTCTGACAAGCCAAAGGTTGTAGGTTCGAATCCTGCTATCTGCATTAAGCAGATATAGCTCAACAGGTAGAGCATTAGCCCTGTATTAGAATATATAATTCCCATTCGTTAATATTCTCCTATAGTTCAGTTGGTAGAACACCGGACTGTTAATCCGTATGTCGCTGGTTCGAGTCCAGCTGGGAGAGCCAATTTAACAATACTCATAAGCATACGCTCCTCTTAATTAAGGAGCACATTCTACACCTTTAGTTCAATGGCTAGAATAGTGGTCTCCAAAACCATAGATAGAGGTTCGAATCCTTTAGGGTGTGCCAATAACAAATACTACCAGACTCTAAACTAAATTTATACTCATATAATAACCTCTCCCTTTCTAGTCTGGTAGTCATATAGCGGGGTGATGCAGTGGTCAGCAGTCAAGGCTCATAACCTTGAAGTCGTAAGTTCGAATCTTACCCCCGCTACCATTATGCTGGTGTAGCTCAATTGGTAGAGCAATTGACTTGTAATCAATAGGTTGTAGGTTCGATTCCTATCACCAGCTCCATTTATATTTGTAGGATAAATAATATCTTCCTTCTATATTTTCCTAGCAAGGAATCGACGTGTAATCGATCTATATAGATATATGATTCCCTACGAATTTAATCATTAGGAAAGCATTAACAATAAGAATATTCCGAGATTGGAATAGTGCGAAATGTATTCTTCCTTCTATTTATTGGATAAAATAAGATGATGTAGATTTTAGAGCTAGATAGCCTGCTTAAGCAGATGCATCTAAGACTAAAATCTAAAAGGTTTGTAGATACATTGATTACCTAATGATTATATAGTAGTATAGTTCAGTTGGTTAGAACGCACGTCTGATAAGCGTGAGGTCATTGGTTCAATTCCAATTACTACTACCATAAACAAGCATTTTATATGGCTATGATTAATTCTTCCTTCTAAAGCCATGAACCTCTGGGCTTCATTTAGGGGTTACCATCAAAAGGTGCTCTCAACTTAGGGAGCTTGCGTTGTAGAATTAATAATTACCATATTTTATGATTCTAGGATTTTGAACTAGATATGTCTTCCTTCTATATTTTTTTAAATCATATGGGATGATAATTACAGTGTAAAAGTTCATACACTGGACTTATAGATATATTGATTGCCTAGAATCTTTTATGCCTTCATAGCTCAGCAGGTAGAGCGGAGGACAGAAAACTCCTCGCGTCGTAGGTTCGAACCCTACTGAAGGCCCCAAGAGATAAGCGCTTAGTAATCCCGAGCAGGAAGTTGCATGGATTACATTTAGTAAAAGTACATGCTTGATAATAGCGACTGGTTATACCGGCTTAGGGTATCAATGCTTTTACTACTCGGTATATACTGACAAAAGACATAAGCTACTAATATTATTATAGCATTGCATCTTAGTAGCACTAAACAAGATTCATTCTTCATGAAGAATTATTATATATTGCTGAGCCGGGCACGTTGCGCGCGGGCACGTTGCGTGAGTGTTGTCAGGCGGCAATATATAATATGTAACTATAATATCTGCGTATGGCTCAATTTGGTAGAGCACGCAGTTGCTGGTTCGATTCCAGCTACGCAGACCATTTGCTTTTGTTTTTACTTTACTTTCCTTTTTTTCTCCCAACAGAGGATAAGTATATTTTTCCTTCTAATACATATAAGAAAACAAACTAATCACAAAAGAAAGAATAAAATATACGCTTGCCTTAGTTGTATAGAGCAGTTTAATTACTGCTCTATTTTTTTATGCAAAAAAACAACAGGAGGTGATGATTTGAGTAGCGACATTAAAAGTACTGACAATAACTTTAAATATAAAGAGAGCTTGAGGATAAAGTATAAAGAACTAGTAGGATTTATGGAATCACAAAACTACTATTATCATAGAAGAAACAAAAGCACACATCTAATATACAAAAATCAAAAGACTGGCAAAACTGTACCCGTGCCATGTAAAAAGGGTACTATAGCTCAAGGTACTGTTTCTAGGATACTTAAAGAAATGGGATTAACTAGAAACGATTTGGCTAGATACATTTACGAAAAATAAATAATTCAAAAGGAGAGATAAACATGAAAGAACAAGCTAAATTAGTAGATTATAAAAACATTATATTGGTAGGAGGAAGAGCTAGTGTATTGGCTGCAAACTTCTCATTTGAACACATTAGAAAATATAATACAGCAAATAGTATTAGAAGATTTACAAAACTTCCAATGGAGCCACAAGATTTCAATAGCAGAAAAGCGATAGAATTAAATGAATTATATGTATTGAACAAATATTTGACAAAAATAGAACAACTATTAGACAAGGACCCTGAATCAGAAGTGATATGTGAAATATCTCTAGGCAATACATTATATGACATAATAACTAAAAACACATACAAATATTGGTTATTAAACAAGAAAACATATAATGGAACTCAAATATTATCAAATGAATTAAAATTATGGAAAGAATTCCAAGATAGATATACTAATAAAAATGTATTTGGTCATGTTAAATTCTATAGCACTAACTTATATAAAAAAGCAGGTGGATCTAGATTTAATAAAGCCAAAATGGATTATAGCAGAAAGATATTAATGAGACTTGAAGAAATATCTAAACAAGATACAGAACATTTGATAGAACAATTATTAGGGTAGTTGTATATTCTGATATATAGTTATATATATTACAGTTAAAAATACAATTATCCCTCTATATAGTTTAATATGCGTCCAAGATAATTTATCGTATTGTCTTGGACCATTCATTAAGAGAGGAGATATTACGATGGATTTAAAATTAAACATAGACAATGTAAAAGAAAAAGATTACAAGAAAATATGCGCTATGTTAAAACAGCATATAAATAATTCAACTATCACGGCTGACATATATGCCAATGAATTAAAAGGTATAGTAGTCAATTATATAAAAGATAAACTTGATATAGATATAAATAAATTAAGCTTCGATTTACAAGTAGATATAGATGAAGATAATTTAGATATCAGTTTTATATTGCCAGATGATGATGATTTGGTAGAATTTGACATTTTCAAGAAGGAAATGAAGCACTCTATGGGGAATCATATAATAAGAGGCAATAAAATAAATACAAAAGTATTATTGAGAACTATATTTATTAATGCACTAAGTTATAGAGTGCATGATTCTAGGCTAATAGTTGAATACTTATCAGACGGTATAGAAGAATTAAATTCAATACAAATAGAAATATAGGAGACATAAAAATGAAAAGCAAAATAAGACTAACATATATTCCAGATAACAACAAAGTAGAAAAAGCCATAATAAGAGGAATTGATGAAGCATTATCAGTATATGATGGCCCTACGCCTATAAACATAGTAATGTTAACAAATATGAATACAGTAGATATTAATATTTCTCCAGGCTCATTATTTAAATCTGTTATAAAAGAGAATATGGAATACGTATCCCAAGAAAATATAATGAATAGTATATTATCAAATATTAAAATGAACAAATCATTAATAATATTAAATGGATATAATATAGACTTACAAAGCCTAAGAGATAATATTTATCCTATGTTAGATAAACAATCTGTAATGTTCTTAATAAATAATATCTCTAAAGATAAAGATTTAGAAATTCCATTTACTTATAGCTGCACATTAACAGATAAGATGCAAGAAGAAGACTGGGAAGAAATATTTGAAGGCTTTGATAAAAGCTATGAAGAAGACAAGAACAAACCTAAAAAAACAGAAAATTTATTTGACTTCTTGGCTGGAGCTATTTTAAGTGGTTTAACAGGATTAGATGATGAATCTGATGATGAAGATGACGATATAGAAGTTAAAACATTTAACTTAGATGAGTCATCTATAGATGATTTATTCCCTAAAGACTTTGTAGAAGGTAAAAGAACATCTAAGAAAGAGAAATTTAATAATGAAATAATAGAAAGCGCTAGCTTTGGCAATAAAGACCATTGTTTAGATATAGATCTATATGATAATGGAAGTATAAGATTAGGTTCAGATGAAGGTGATATAATCACAATACATTCATCTATGTTGAAATTTCTAATAAACTATTTGAATACAACTAATATAGATATGTAAACGACTTTAGGAGGGGATATATTGACTATATTATTAACTGAAGAAATATTAAACAACTTAAGTGTAGAAACAATAGTCATGCTTATACAAAACAACAAGAAGGGATCATTTAATTGTTCTGAAGTACAAAAAGATCTTTTCTGGAAAGTTGCGTATGAAAAGACCCAAAATTGTATATATGACACATTTCATAAAGATGTTCTATTTGATGAGTGGAAAACAAATCAATGGATCAAAGAAGATATATTAGCAATCTTGCGTACTGGTTGGGTAAAAGCTGTACTAAAATATGATATTACAAAAGATAATACTAAATCATGTTTTGTTCCGTTTGCACAACGACTAATGCATCAAGACTATGTTAATTCCTTCGGAAAAAGACACACCAAAGAGAAAACAGGTGTAAGCGTTAAAGAAGTATTTACTAATAATGTAACAGTAGATGGTTCTAACGACAGTTCTAATTTAAAGAATGAATGTGTCAATAGTATAGAGGTAGATGAAAATTCATGCAGAAACTATCATAACATAGAGCTACATGATATGCTATCTCAAAAAATGAATATATTAAAACGCTATTATCCTGAGAGCTATGAAATGATAATAGAATATATATTCAAAGAAAGAACACAAGATGATATAGCAAAAGAAAGAGGTATGAAACAATCTTGTGTTTCTAGGCATATAAGAAAAGGTAAAAATTTCTTAAAAGAATTGATAAGTGAAGACGAGCTATACGTATAATGTATAGCTCTTTTTAATAACAAATAATAGGAAGAGAGGATAAATGATATGGCATTAATACCAACAGTAATTGATTCAACAAATAAAGGAGAAAGAGCTTATGATATATATTCTAGACTTTTAAAAGATAGAATAATATTCTTAAGTGATGAAGTAAATGACACTACAGCTAGTTTAGTAGTAGCGCAGTTATTATTTTTAGAGGCTGAAG